ATAATAAACATAATAACAAATATAATAATAAACATAATAATAAACATAATAAACTACAAGATGAATAATATCCTACACAACAATTATTCCCTATATAACAAACACAATAATAAACATAATAAACTACAAGATGAATAATATCCTACACAACATTTTTACCTACACAATAAAAACTATTCTCATAAAAGAATGTGACTACACATTGTGATATTATCTTGGTAATATCTTGGTAATATCTTGTTATTATTGTTTTCTTATTGTGGTATTATTGTTTTTTATTGTGGTATTATTGTAAATACCATTGATATATTATTGTGGCGGCTATAATGACCTTAATTTTTGCCCTATTTTAGAGCAGGTAATAAAAAATGAAATATAAAGAAGATAAACAACATATTATACATTATTTGTTTAATTTAATGTTAGAATCAGGGATAGTTAATAGTTCAACAGAATTTAGCATCAATATTTGCGGAAAATATAAAGACTATTATGGAAATAGTAAATTAAAAAAATTTGATTTAACCTTAGAAACAGCAATAAATTCAATTTATAATATAAAAAAATTAATAAGAAAATATGAAAAACAAAATCCTACACTAGGATATATTCATAGTGAAAAAATAGAAGTATTAAAACATTGTGAAGAAAAATTACGGGAATATTTGCGAGTAAGATTCCGCGTAGCAGAAATTGTAGAAGAAGTTTCAACCATATATGATGACGAAGCTGACTTCTATGGTATTGTCATATAATTAATAAAATAAGCCAAAATTGTTGTTTTTTACAATTTTGGCCATTTTTAATCATTTTGACGTATATATATACACAGTAAAATTTAACAAAAATGATAAAAACCGTGTAACCCATTGATTTTAAACAATAAATTCTAACATACCCACATATAAAAAACATAATGAAATCAATAGGTTAGCAAAATATGATCAAAAAATCGTAGTATGAAAATGGTATCTTGACGGCATATTTTCGCTATGTTATGTTTCATTGTGATTGAGACAATGGGGGGCGAATCGTGTATCACAGTATGAAGTTGGAATATAAGCTTCAACATAAGCAGAACGATGATTCTTATCGTTATGGTCGTATTGGTATGGGAGAATATTTAAAAATTAAACGCAATATTGAGCGTATGGAGCGCGAATTGGAATTTATGATGAAAGAATAAGCTGCTTGACACTGTGTTGCGAATCGTGTATTGTATCGTTAGAAGCCATTTTATAGCTATGGTGGGCTAAAATGGAGTAATCTGTATTTTTTATTATTTTTTGGACAGATTCCCCCGAAGCCATGCTCCTATCGCGTCGGCTATTACCTGTGCGGTTTCTATAAATGACCATATACGATTCGTTTTACGGTGTCAACACTGTGTATTTTTGTATAGTAATAATTATTATTGTGAAAATTTGCACAATGAAAAAAACTTATTGACACTGTGGGAATCAACCGTTAAACATTCCTTATCAACTCAACAGGAGAATCGACTATGGAAACGAAAACTTGTTCAACATGTTGGGATTATTCTCACAAGTTTTCGTGCTGTTTTTGTCCATTTAATTCTTACACTGGTGGCAATTATCTTACTGTCACACGTGATACTATAGCGTGTCATTTTTATCGAAAAGGAAAGAACGATTATTCCGACGATAAAAAAGTGGTTGACACCGTGGGAATCATCCCTTAAAGTAACCTTATCAACTCAGCAGGAGAATCGACTATGGGCTATGTTGTTTGTCACCGTGCTACCAATCGTCTGATGTTCAATGATCGTGAATTTCCTACCGAACGTGGTGCGAAGATTGCACTGACTCGTGCCTGCAATCGTGACGGATATTATCCGTTGGATTATTGTGTGATGGATGCCGACGAATATTATGACAATATTCCCTTGGTTGAACGTGTGAATTTGATGACGGGTGAAAAATATATGGAAAAGGCCAATACTCCCTCGTATATGTCGCCATCGTGTGAATCATATTGGAGTATGTGAATGTTATGGGGGATGAAATATTCCCCCATTGACACCTACTGAGAATAGCCCTATATGGGTTACAGGTGAAGCCAAACAAGTGAAAGGAAATGTTATGGCAAAGTCGAAAAAAGGAACGGGGAATCGTGTTGCCAAATATGTGAAGGCTGGTCCCAAGCGTGCGCCGAAGCTGAAAAGCTATCGTGATTCGGACGGCAAGCGTCACTGGATGCCTGCGTAGGATCGCGGCACTTTTCGTCACATATACGGTTTATGATAGAGGGAATCAATTAAGATTCCCTCTATTTTTTATTGACAATCTGGATATATTGTGTTATGTTTATTGGGTCATATGTTAGAGCGATTCGTTTTAATATTTTGTCATTAAAAATTGTCTAAATCATAGCTATCCGCATTGTTATAGGAATATAGCCCCGAAGATGAACCGATTGGGTCTGGAGTTGGGTTGATAGCACTTAATATATTATTATTAAGTTCATTTAAGGTCTCGGGGTAATACCCTGAAAAAAGAGTGGGAAGTTTCAGAACGCTTTGATACCCACAAAAATATTAACAAGGTTTCCAATATGGCAGTTAATATTTTGCGCTTAGTGAATTGTAAAAAGGTACAGCAGAACCGCCTTTTCCATACCGTGTAATATACATTACAAAAATGGTTGATTTATATTGGGAGAATAGAGTTTCGGACAATGCACTCTATCGTCTATGATACGGAAATGTTTATATACATTTTTTCTTACAAGGGTGGGCACACTTTAAGCAGGAGAAGCTAAAGTGTGTCTAATCCACGGAAATATATATATAAAGATTCTATAATTATTACAATATAACTTTAATCAATTAAAAATAAAAAAAAGAAAATATATACAAATTCTGAGTGATTAACGAAGAATTGTATATATTTTATGATTATTAAGTAATGGAACGTAGTGAAATTACTTAATATATAATCAATATTCTTTATCCATCTATATTACCATTATTCTTTACATCTGAATCTATTATATGATTATTTTGTAATTATATTCTGTTATCGGAATATACTATCCTTCTATGGCACGGATTCCGTCTATAGTAGGGCGAATCTTGTGTGATATGTTCGGATCATGTGCCTGCTATCATATGCGATTCGTGACCCTATCGGTTGTAGATCATCGTGTTTGGTAAGTTTTTTCACTGTGTTTTCAGTGTGTTATCATTTTTTTGGTGATCTTGCTGTTTTTTGTCTTGCAAGGTGTGATTCCTTGGCCTAAATGTTCTTTCACAGGCAGCGAGGAACGCCGCCACCACCTGACAAACCTGAAAGGATCAAGACTATGACCAACATGACCCCTGCCCACGAGTCCGCCACCGTTTTCGCTGGCACGAAGCTGACGAAGGATGGCGAGGTTGATCGCCGCCAGTTCAACCCCGGTCGCCCCGAAGGCACTGGCGTTCTCGATGACATCAAAGGGCGTGCGCTTGCCCTTCGTATGATTGCGGAAAAGAATGGTTTCTATCACTATGCTGATCGTGGTGCGCCGGTTTCCCGCGTTCTGACTCTGCAACTGGTTCAATCCGGCCTTGTTACCACCCACAAGGCCAAAGTGACGGAAGGCCCCGGTCGCGCCAAGGTGTTCTACAAATTGACGGAAAAGGGTTCTGGTGTTCTTCGCTTCACAAAACATTGGAAACTGTAATAGGCTATCACATTGAAACTATTATGGGGGATGAAATACTCCCCCATATATCAATATAAGATGAAGTTTATAATATATCTTATGGTGAGATATATTCTATTGTCCATCTTAAAAAGGAAATCAAAGATGACTACCACAACTGCAAAGATCAATCTCGCCCAGTATGAAAACTTTCTTTTTGAATCGAAAGAACAATGGAAAGCAATTCCGGTATTTGAAGACGACGAAGTATCAAGCTATTATGTTTTGTTTATGGATGAAGAATATGATCCTGTTCGTGTATCCATCGACCTCGGAGGCATTGTGAATATGCCGGAACCGTTGAATGCTGTTCATCATTCAACATATGCGGCAATGTCGTCAACAATGCTTCGCAAACTGGCTGATATTGCAGACAATATCAAACATAAACACAAAAACGATTAAACATACATAAACACAATATGGGGGATGAAATACTCCCCCATAATGTCAAAACAAAAAGAAACCCATATGCGCAATAATAAAAACACTATGAATATATTCGGTGTTACAGATATTCGTGACATCGGCAAAACAACATTATTCAATGATATTTTGAATTTTAATTATTGGAACCATCGTGATACCGTATATTGGCTGGATGATGGATATATCGTTATCGCCAATATGCGCGAAAAACAAATGCGAACATATCTAGTCAATAATCGCGATTATGTTTGCATCCGTAGCACCACCTTGGATACGCCATAGAATAGCATCGTAGAGCCATTGTACGCCTCACTGACCCGGCATCCTGATTTTTTATAGGGTAGGGTAGCCTGACACTATGATGGCGCTTATATGGTGAAAATATGGTGTTGACGTAGTATTAAAATTTCCCTATATGTTGGGCAATGTTCATCGGGCATTGTCCCGCAACGATTCGGAGATCGCTATGACCACCACCATCGACACCTTTGCCGTCCCTGCCCTGAACCTTGCTGATCTGATCAAGCGGCTGGACAAGCTTGCACGCAAGGCAAACAAGTATGGTAACAATCCAATCGGCTACACCATTGGCAAAGAATATCCCAAAGATACTACCATTTATATCGACAATCGTCCTCGCAATATTACTACCACTTTTGTGGATATTGTTGTTTGGGGTGATGCGCCGAAATATGGTGATCATCGTTTTCTCGCTCGTGTTGAATTGCGTGATGGTGAAAATATCGTCAATAATATTGCTGGCACCGAATTGAATGAACGCTTCCGTCATATGGTTTCGGAATGTGATCATTGTGGGCATAATCGTGTTCGCAATGATGTATATGTTTTTGAAAATTCAAATGGTGATCAACTGGCAATCGGGCGCACATGTTTGCGTGACTTTACCGGATGCGATAATCCTCTGGAAATCGCTGGTCGCGCTGGTTTCCTCGCTGAAATTAAAACTGCCGTAAATGATGAACTCACATTCGCCGGATATGGTTCCGATTATTATAATACCAAAACTGTTCTGCAATATGCTGCTGCTAATATTCGTGAATCCGGTTGGGTTTCAAAAGCAATGGCAATGAACTCTTATGATGAAACAATCGTGACAACCGAAAATCGCGTATTCCATGATCTTAAACCGAATGCAAAGCATCGCCCGATTACCGTTACCGAAGCAGATATTGCAATGGCGGAAACAGTAATGAATCATTTTCGCACAATGGAATATAATCCTGAGAATGGCGATTATATCAATAACCTGCGCGTTATTATCGGTGATGATCTGATCAAAACAAAACACCTTGCAATCGCCGTGTCGGCTGTAAATGTTATTGTGCGTGATCGTGCAAAACAAATTGAAAACAATAATGCCGCCACGGTTTCCGATTACTTTGGAACAATCGGGACTCGGTATCGTGGAATTGAATTGACTGTCAATCGTGAAATCGCAATGGGGGATCGCGGTTATGGTGAACAATATCTGTATAACTTTACCGATAATACTGGTAATCAATTCACTTGGTTCACCGGAAAAAAATATATTGAAACAGGTGAAAAACTTACTGTGGACTTTACCGTGAAAGCACACCGTGAATATAATAATATCAAACAAACAAATATCACGCGCGCCACAATAAAAGAATAATCCTAAACAATATGGGATAATAATGGCGGGGATAATACCCCGCCTATTTTTTTGTCTATCGTAAGGGGCATTGTGCATAGCATCGTAGAGCCATTGTACGGCCCACTGACCCGGCATCCGTAATCACAGGTAGGGTAGGGTAGGCAATACAATGGTGGCATTGTGTGGGCCACTGTGTGCCCCTACGATGATTGGTTTAATCATTGAACCATTATGTCGGATAGTTTAATACTAAACGATTCGCATTATTGTGTTGCAAAAATGTCTGTCAAGCTAGAAAAAAAATATTTTTATTTTTGAAAAATTTTGCTTGACGAATCACCAGGCACATGTAGTGTACAGCGAATCAGTGATTCGGGAGTCCCACCCCTAACATTTTATACAGACCATTTTTTTCCAATCGGCGGCACATGGAATTTTTCCCACGATAGTTTTCATCGTAGTTTCCATCGTAGTTTCTATAATAATATTCATCGTAGTTTCTATAATAGTTTCTATAATAGTTTCTATAATAGTTTCTATAATAGTTTCTATAATAGTTTCTATAATAGTTTCTATAATAGTTTCTATAATAGTTTCTATAATAGTTTTCATTGTAGTTTTTTACCCTATTGAAATTTTAGTAAATGTGTTTTTATGGGGTATGGATTTTTTTTGGCGGGAAATTTTTTTTTGATTCGTTGCCTTAAGGATTTTTTGGGATTTTATATTATGTTGTAAAATATGTTTTTATGGTTTAGATAATTTTAAATAAGTTATAATAAACTATGGTTTTTATTTTACAAAATTTTGTTCTTCAGTTATGTTTACTGATATGCTTTATTATTTTAAAGTTATGCTTTATTAAATAAATAGTATTTATTACAGGGAGTTTTGGGTATGCATACTTTATTAGAATATATTAATTACAATAAGGAAAAATTTGCGAGTAGGTGGCAGAGTGAAGGGAAACCATTTATAGATGTAATTGGTGAAGATGGTGATGGTTTTGTTACTTGGTTAGAACTTTATGATCCTAGTCCTGCAAAAAAATATGTTAATTGGATGATAGTTAGGTATTTGCGCGGTGATATAAAGCGGTTAGAAGATATTCCTAGTCGTATTAGTGGTGCATTGAAAAAGTATATGAGTTTAGGTAATAAAAAGAAGTTAAAGCCTGAGCATCGTGATATTAACCGGATAAGCGATATAGAAGATATAGTTGATGAATATAGTGATGTAGATGTAACTAGTAAGAGCGAAATGGCTGACAAATATGTTAGCAGTGGTGAAGCTAATATTGTTTATGACGATAATGAGTATAAGGTAATAATACCAAAGACAGAAGAAGCTAGTTGTTATTATGGTCGTAATACTCGTTGGTGCACTGCTTCGCGTAATAATAATATGTTTAAACATTATGATGTAGATGGACCTCTTTATATTATATTACATAAACCTACTAATACCAGATGGCAATTTCATTTTAATAGCAATCAATATATGGATGAACGTGATGAACCTATTAATATTATAGATTTTTTTAAGAAACATAAAACTATATTTGGTGTATTTAAAAAGTTAGGCAAGGTTGATTACAAACCAAATCAGTGGATTATTGGTAATACTTATTATAACAATGATAACCAACTTCACCGTGAAGATGGCCCTGCGGTTGAATATAGTGATGGAACAAAAATGTGGTATCAAAATGACAAACTTCACCGTGAAGATGGCCCTGCTGTTGAACGAGCAGATGGAACAAAACGGTGGTATATAAATGACAAACTTCATCGGATTGATGGTCCTGCTGTTGAATATCCAAATGGATCAAAAATTTGGTATCAAAATGACAAACGTCATCGCATTGATGGTCCTGCTGTTGAAGATGCAGATGGAACAAAAATATGGTGGATAAATGGTCAAGTTCATCGGATTGATGGTCCTGCTGTTGAATATAGTGATGGATCAAAAAGTTGGTGGATAAATGGCAAACTTCATCGGATTGATGGCCCTGCTGTTGAACGAGCAGATGGAACAAAAAGGTGGTATCAAAATGGCAAACTTCATCGGATTGATGGTCCTGCTGTTGAAGATGCAGATGGAACAAAAAGTTGGTGGATAAATGACAAACCATATTCATATGATGAATGGAAAGATATAGTCTCACGTATGTCGTCATCATCATCTTCAGTTAATGAAAATTTTATAAAAAGACTAAAATATTTAAGTGGGATAATATAACTTATGCGTTATAATGAAATTACCGAAGCTCGTCGTGGTGGGGATCGTAATCCTAGAACCAGTGCTAGTGATATAGTAAAGGTATTACAATATTATAGTAGTCTCCGTGGTAATGAGTATTATTATATTAGTTACACTATGCTTGACAAGTTGGGTATTAATCCTCGTAGTGGATATAATACTCCTATTGGTATTTACAGTTATCCATTGAATGATGCTATGGTTAGTGACATTGAACGTAGTGGATTAAAAGCGGGTGTTCCATATATGGGTGAGTCGCCTTATATATGGTTATTTCGTCCTAAGAATAACACCAATGGTTTAGTTATTGGTGAGTATGATACTGCTAATTTTAATAGTGATCGTGATAAATTGTTTGAGTTTGTCAATGATCGTGATAAACGTATTAATGATGATGTTTTTGATAAGATAGTATCGTTTAGTATTAGGGATGCAAAAAATCAAAGTTCTAGTGGTTATATATGGAATTTAACTCGTATTTTGGCAAAAATATTAACTGGTAGTAGTAGTTTATCTGTTTATACTGGTAATTTATTAAAGATTAATGATCGTATTAGGTATAAGGGAAAAACTGGCGTTATCACTGACATTTATGATAGTGAGGAGTATGAGGTAGAATTTTTAGATACGGAAAACAACGTTATTGATAGTATTGTTATAAGTGTTGATGATCCCGATATTACGGTTGTTAGTGATACTACTAAAAATGAATATGCAAAGGCATTATCTGGTTTGAAATTTGCGATTGGTAATTTAGCTGTGTTAAATAACCCCAATGCTACCCCGCGTTATCGTATAATTGATGTAGATTTTGAAAAAGGTGGTGTAATATTAAAGCACATTAACAACAAAAAATCAGAATTTTTCTGGCCATTTCATCGGTTATATAAGGGAAATCCACAATATGCTCCTGATACTAATGAAAGTATTATAGTGGAATATAAGAAAGGTTCACTTAAGGCAAAAAGTAGTTCAGTAATGTGGACATATTTGTTACATCGTGTATTAGGTTATGATTATGTTGACGATAGTTTAGGCATTGGAATTATACACGACAATGAACCAGTTCAGGCGGTATTTTTTGGTCGCAATGTGGTTGATGTTGTTGAACGTTTTGTGAATCCTGATAAAAAGAAAGTAATAATAGAACCACGTGAAGTATTCGCTGGTGCATTATCTCCTGTTGAATTTTTACGAACAGATCAACAAACTATTGATGCTGCATTACGAATTTTGCTTACTTATGCTACTCCAAGTAATGTTATTCCTAGTAAGTTTATGGGTATGATACACACAAACAGTAATAAATTGAAAGCAAAATTAATATTACGTGACTTGCGTATGTATAAGTATTTTAAAGATATTGATGCAAATTTACAAAAAACATTGGATAATTATATAATTAAACGTATACGTGGATTGAATAGCAACACTATTATTAATCAGGTTTACAGTGGTATTATATGGGATTATTTTGAGCTTATAAAGGATCACAATTGGCCACAAGGTGAGCGTGAATTGTTATCTGTTATGCGTGAATTGGCGGATTATGACGAGGCTAAATTGATTAATGATACTTTTGAAAATAATGTTTTAGGTATTCGCTGGAGTGAGGGAAATCGTTTATTATCTGCGATGCGTGATAGTAGTAACACTGATTAATTTTCTGTTGTAGTGAATGTTATGTGTTTGTTGTAGATGATCATTTCTGGTGGATTAACATTGTATACCGTTGCGTGTTCGTAGTGATGTAATTCTTTATAATTTGGATTTCCTAATCCTATCCATAGTTCGCTATCGTGTCTAAGGCTGTAACTTTGTGGTATACATTTTTGGAAGTCGTTGGTGTGTGGTTTTGGAAATTGTGGTAGTGTTTTTATATAATCGCTATTTGCCCAATATATGTTTCCACTGTAATGTGTTGGTTGATGAACATTTACTCCTACCGTATCGTATGTATCTAAATATTTTATAGTATTTCGCCACTGTATAATATTATAATAGTCTAAGTAATTGTTCCATTTTAGTGATTTTATTCTGTTGTGATTATGCAGTTGTGATAATCCTTTGGTATGATAACGGAATATAGGTGTATTTTGATTTAGTGAATCACAAATACTTTTAATTGTTATATTTGAATATATTTCGGCTAGTGGGTTAACACTGTCGGTATATGTTATTGTGTTTATTCTTGGATCATTGCTGTATTGATTTAACAAATTGTTAAATGATTGTGGATTATAGTGACATAACAGATATATTTTTTCAAATGATTGCCATAGGTTTTTGTTTTTCATTAGTTGAATCTTTTCTTCAACTAATGTGTTCCACATTGGCAAATCTGTGATTGTATAGAATAGTATCATTTTTTGCTAATAATGTATTTTAAGCCTAGTCTATTTTTTAATTCATTACTGATGTGATATTGTGGTATACGATTTATAAGTTTTTCATAAAATTTTTCTTTGCGTAATTCATTTGCTATAATATGTATTTTATCTGGATTAACTTCTTGAATTATTTGTTGCAATACTTTTGCTACTGTTGCGTATATGCGTGATGCTTTTGTTTTTTGTATGTTAGTGGTTTTATAATTATAATCTATACTGAACTCAAAGTTTTCTATTATTTTTTTAATATCGTTGTTTTTATTTTTTATTATAGTTATGGTTGCATTTACTATGCAATAATGGTCATAATGTGTTTTTGGATCGAGGGTTGGAATGTTGAATTCTGCACGAACTAATCCTTTTTCTGATGTGGAATTATTATCGGTTAAGTCTTGTAATAAAAGTTTATATTCTTTTGCGGGTGAGTGTGTTTTCCAAGAAAATGGATAAGCGTAAACTGGGTTTATGCTTTCGGTTACTTTTTTGTTATCATCATTCATAACAGTGAAAAGTGGTTGATTAATACTGATTAGATTTTGATTTTCACTATAAAGATGTGTTTGCAGTTCTTTAATTATATCACTGGTAATATGACGGTTTCTGTTAATTCCACCACTAAAAAATAAATGTGTTTCTGTAGGAATGTCACCATATAGTTCTAAAATTGCTTTCATACGGTTTCGGCCTTCGTGTTGAGAAACTTTTGCTATTTCTAAGTGATTATCATCACTCCATTCTACCGGAACTTTAATGTTTAAAAAAGGCGCTCCTATTTTTCCACCGTTTTGTAAATGATTAATTATATCGTTTTTAGACGTTGGTTCGCTTAGTGGTGCTGCTAATTGTAAAAATATGCTTGGTTTCATTTTTACACGAAGTCCCATATAGTTTACATTTTGGTTATAAGGAACACTTCCCCATCCATTTACATTATCTATTATAGTGTTTGTATTTTCTATTAAAGTTATATATTTCATATCATATAAAGTCCGCATAAGGATCAGTAATAACTGGTGTATTTTGATTTCTAAACATAATGTTATTGTGAGATAAGTCCAATAAGTATTTATTACTTTGTAATTCGTTTAATATTGGTATTAATTTTGGAAATTGTTTTTGTAATTTTTTTCTATTTATTACAGCGTATTTGTAATCTTTGCCATAGTCACTTATATAGTTTACAATTGATTTATAAATTTCCATTTGCTGTTCATTGTTTTTATCTAGCTTTTGTAATTTTTCTATTCTTAGAATTTTATATTTTTTTAAAAATCTAATAGGTTTACTTTTTATTTTTGGAACGTGTGGGTTGTCACGATTTGATAAAACATACTTTATAAATTTTTCATATCCAGGATCGTTTTCAAATATTTTAATAACATAATTGTCTGTTGGTCTAGAGAATACTCCTGCATAAAATCCTTCACCTATTAAATATTTTTTATAACCACTTTGCTTTAGGTTTTCAATGAATTCCGTAATGTTCAAACTATTGCTTAATATATCATAAAGAGGTTCACTACGATATCCTTTTAATTCACTTAATCTCATTTGTTTTGTCTTTCTCTTACATAATCAATAATTTCAACTGATCTTTTATAGTAATGCTTTCTAACTTCTTGTGCTATATCACTAATATATGAGTTTTTTGAAAAAAAGAAATCTGCATTATTATCATATAATTTACTAACAATAACACTTGCAGCAGCAAATTTATTAATTTCACTTATTCTATTACTGTTCGCATCCAAAAAGTTTTCTAAATATTTTTCCCACTCTGTTTTATATTGTTCTATATATTGTTTTACTTTATTTTTTGTTCTTATAGATTTTGTTAGTTTATCATAATACTTTTGTGATTTTGTTTTATAATAGTTTTTTATTTGAGGATGTAAGTCTGGTTCAGCACTATACCAAGCCAAGTCTTCTAATATATAATCTACAAATTCTGTTTTATCATATCCTCCGTTTAACACGTATGGTTCTAGTATTTTAACTAACTTGTTCCATTGTTTTTGTAATTTTTTTCTTTCCCATTCTAAAAAATAATTTATAGTTTTTTTACGATAATGTTTTTGATTTTTTGGAGACAATTTAACCCACTGTAGTAATTCACGCATAACGTCTAATGTATAATCTGTGTGTCTTGCTTCATTGGTATAATCTTCTGGTGAAATTGTAGATATTATATCAGTCCATTTTGCATCCCATTCTATTTGTCTTTCACCCCATTCACGTTCTGTTTTTGTTTTTTTATCAATTCTTGCTTTTTTGCTTCTAAGATAATCAGGATATTGAACGTCTTGAAAAAGATGGCGTAACTCGTGAAATAAAACTTGTTTAACGTTAGTAAGGTAAAAAGAAGGATAAGGATTATTTCTTGTCTTTTTTATTATAAATGGCTTTGAAGACCCTTGTATTCTGCTAACATATATGTTAACAGGACCATATGCATAATCGCCGTAATTTGGATGATATACTTTTTCTTCTGTGTTATGAAAATATATAGGAGTGCTTGAAATTCTAATCAAAGCATTTTTTATTTTTGGATTATCTTTATGTTCTTCTATAAGTTCTTTTATAGAACGTATTTCTGGCGAACTTGTATTATCCATCCAGTCTATACGTTTTCCATTATCTGCAAATCCATATACATAAACAGAATCAGATGGTATTACGCTAGGCATAGTGTCAATTATAAATTTAACTATGTCTTTGATTATTTCTACATTTTCATATGTTGCTTCGGTTATCTGTGTTATTTTCATTTTATGGCACCAATAATAATTTTGTTACACCATCTGGAATAGCTTGGGTATTTGATCCTCCATATGGATTTGCCGTTGCTGTTGCAGTTAATGATGTGGTAGGAACGGTAAAGTCTCCTGTATATACTGCTAATCCTTTTATCCAACGAAAATTAGTTATATATCCTACCCAAGATGCCTCTGTGCCGTGTGCATTTGATGCACCTATAGTTAGAGGATTTATTGTATTATTAATGTCATTTGTATCATTAAACTGTAATCCCCATAGTGTTCCATTTCTGTATATTCTGGTTACTCCACTTTGTCTTACTACAGCCCAATGATACCAAACATTGGTAGTTGTGCTTGCTCCTTTGCTATATCTAAAACCACTATTAGCCCAATAATAAAATACTGCACCTTCTATGCTAACACCAACATCAATACTTGGAAAATCATCAACTGTGAATACTCTTTCAAATTGGTTAAATGATGTTTGTAATCCAAACCATTCTATAGTAAAATCACCTGTTCTTAATGCCCAATCTTCGCTTGCTGCTACGTCTATATAACTGTTAGTTGATTGTATAAAGCTATAACTATTTCCTCCACCAGAAAATGGACTTTGTGCCACTACAGTTACGCTTGAACCTATATCCAATGTTGGATTAACAAATGACGAAATTGTTTCTATCCAAGGTCTGCCTGTTATTAATCCTCCTGTATTTGGGTTATCTATTAAAACATTACCGCTATATCTTGTTGGTAATTGTGTTAAATCATAACTTGCCCGAGGATTGTTAGCATTTGCTCTTTGTATAGCAGCTAAGTCTAACTTTGCTTTTTGTTTTAGCTCTTTTGTAGACAGTGTTGATATTCCATTTTGTGCCATTTTTAAATTCCATATTGTGTTTTAATATAATTTTTAATAGAATTAAAATCATATTGTAAATCATTCTCTTTATTAGTTATTCCTAATTCAACAGTATTAATCATATCATTTATCGAATAATTATGAACTTTTTGCATATATTTTGCAAAGTCTTTTAATTTTTTAGTATTACCTGGCATTGCTAATGTAACCGCCAAAATTAACATATTTTTTTCAAAGTTGTTATTTGGTTCAGTTACTCCACTTAATATGTTTTGTAACTTTGGTAAAATTCTATATAGTGGTAATAAAAATTTATCACTGTTGTAATTGGGTAATTTTCGCAAATCAAAATTTTTCAAAATTGAATGGTTAGATGATATAGAAACTTTTATATCTTGTGGTATTTTATTTTTTATATAATCTTCATAACGTTCACGAGTATTTTTCTTTTTTTGCGGAGTTTTATTGTTAAAATAATACTTTATAGTTTTTTTACGATAATGATCATATTGTTTTTTGTTTAATCCTCTTTCCTTAGTAAGAGCAACCATTACTTGCAATGCATATATTTTTGCATTAGTAAATTCGGTTGGATCATATAATTCCAATACATCGTGCCAAGCAGCATCTATCTCTATTTCACGACTTTTATATTCTTTACTTGTTAATGATCTGTCTGCATATGTTTTATATTCTATCCATTGCATTGCGTGACGCAATTCGTGCACTAATACTGGTAATAAAGAAAAGTTATCGCTTCTTGCACTTTGTAATTCTTTTAGTGTTACATCACTTGTTTTTCCAGAAATAGCAGAAACATTTATTGATATCGTGTGTTTATCCGGTTCATATGCGCCATATGTTCCTACATTTACAAAAATCCATTTATGTATAAAATCTATTTGCAATTGACGAAGTTTGTTTATTGTATTTGATTTTTGTGGGTATTTTTCTAAAAGGTCAACAATATTTTTTTCATTAAACATAACTTTAAATATGTTATCTTCTACAAAAGTATTCGGCAACCTAGACAATATTATTTTTGTTAAATCTTTTAAAAGATTCATATTAATAGAAGTTGCTTCTGTTATTTGTTTTATTTTCATAACTAAATCCCTGCGATAACTATATTTATTCTGTTTTAACAATATTATATAAATAATTTATATTATGGAGTTACCGTTATGAACATAAGCGAAATACTAAGAGCATTGTTAGACAAATTAGAAAATATAGAATCTGGAACGGTTGGTGATGATAGTCAACCTTTTGATGTAGAACCAGAACAAAGCAAAGAAAAAATGATGCCGCCTTTGCAACAAAAAACTGAATTGCTTAAAAAAAGCGTTGGCGTTGATAACGAATACGATGATAGCGAATCCAGTTGTGGATGTGAAGCTGATTGTATGTGTGGATCAACATCACATAATACCTTTGATCAAGAATTAGCAAACATAAAAAAGAATGCTGGTATTATGATCAAATATAATGACGATGATCTACTAAGTTAATTAAAGTTGTATTTGTGCTACAGTTACTTCTAATCCTGCAGTAGTTGGACCAAATGCAGTAGAAGCAACTGCATCTACTCTAACATTAATATTAGATACTGCAACCATAACTTCTATATAATCATTTTGCTGTAAACTTAGTATTCTTGTTGTAGAAATTGTTTCATTTGGAATTCTACCATCTATACCACCTGTTCTCATACTATTCGGAATGTCTGTTCCATTTTTTCTGAGCCAAGTATACCAACTGTCAATTTCATTTGTTCCACCACTACTTGCCCAATGAACTGTCCAATCTATTTGATACAATCCACTTTGACTTACTATTAATCTACTTGTAGGTGTTCCTATACTAACCCCATTTGATATTTCCGTATTATTTAGACTTACACTATATGCAGTATTCGCCGCTATTGGTTGGAAGTCTGTTGTTCGTGTAAATACACCATAATCCATTTTTTGTTCTATTGTAGGTCTTACAAAAATTTCACCATCGGTTGCATCTACTTTTAATATGGCTGCAACTGGAACTACATTGTTTGGAGCAGTTGGTTTTATTTTTGTTAATCCACCGGCAACAGTTGGACTTGCATAAAGAATATCACCAATTATCCACGTTTCTCCATTCTGCCCAGTAGTATTTAACCCACTAATTTTTCCCCAAACACAAACACGTCCGTTTGCACCATCTGCAAAAGATTGTGTTGTTATTCCTAATCCATATAAGCTTGGATATACTCCATTGGCTTGAAATGGTGCTATTAGTAATCTTGCTTCACCATTGTTTTGTGCACCATCAAATCTTACACATACTCCATCTTCTATAGTAGAACCAGTATTGTTTTTAACATATGCATAAAGTTCTTGTCCAATTTGTTGAACAACATTTCCTTCGTGATGTAAATTTAATGTTCCATCTTCTGCACTCCAGCATAGAGTTCCTACATCAGTATGATCATCTACGTGTGTAGTATCAAAAGTTATAAAAGTTGCATTTGATAATCCTGCATCACTGCGATTTAGGGTAATGCCATTTTCGTCTATTGTTGCAATTGTTGAATTACTTATTGTTCCATTTGGAGTTACATATAGTTCTAATTTTGATCCTCTGGCAACATCTGTATAATTTTGATTGGCAAGTATTTTTAAACCACCAACACCTAAACCACCATAACCATTGCTTGCCCATCCTGCCGCAGTTATATTTCCAAGTATATCATCATTTTGAACTGCCACTGGAATTGCATTTGTTCCACGTGCACTTCTAAAAACAAATTCACCACCTGTTATTGTTCTGGTAGAATCTATTCCATATGTATCTAATACTATTATAGAAGTATTATCGTCACGTCCGGTAAATTGTGCAACACTACCCGTGACTACAGCAGGAACCTTTGTTAGCCCATCTTCATTTATAGTAACGTTTAATGGTGCCATTAATCCTAGTTCATTTGAATTTTCTATGTCTAGCGTTGTTGCTTTTATTTTGCCAACATTGTCAACACTAAAAACAGGATCACGAGTTGCTATACTTCCGTTTGGAGTAAAGATATTAAATTCTCCAACTACGCTTATTGAGCCTGTTCCGTTAGACGCAATAACTATATCTTCATTTGTGTTTATACTTGAAAGATATGCTGCATCTGTATTACTTGGTCCAGTTTGTATTGTTGCAGAAAAATCACCAAAAGAAAAGTCTAATCCTGTTGAATCTATAACAATTTGATTTTGATCATTCAACAAAACACCTGGCCCCAACTTTATTCCACCAAGGGTAGTTGTAGTTGCTGGTTTAAGTTTTATATTATTGTTATCATCAAACTCAATTCCTTCACCAACTTTTATACGAATTGATCCGAACACGTCTGTGACTTCTAATCCTTGACTAGGTAATACTGCTCCAGTCTGATTATTTGTTGCCGTAGTAATAGGTATAGGATTTCCGCCTGCAGTAGTTCCATCACTTATTCTTATGTTTCCGGTAATATCATCATAAAAAAGTCTACCACGATGCCCTACATAATTGTTAATTGTTGTTGTTGATGCATTTCTGCTTAAAAAGAAATCGTATACAGCCATTTTATTTTCCTATCCTATCATTTTATTATTTATTCAATAAATAACATTATAGTTGAAATAAATAAAACCAACAGGAGATTTAAAATGAAAGCTAACGAAATTATTACAGAAAGTTCTGATAATTTACAAGAAGCACCAGTAGGTGGGATTTCTAGATTTTTTACTAATTTAGGCGCAAAGCTTGGTATGAGTGGTTCACAAATTCAAAAAGAAGTAAACGACGAAATGATGCAAGTAAGAGCAGAAATTGCACCAATATTACGAGCAAACAATGGACAAGTAGATGTAAGCCAAATGGCATCATTTTTGCGTTCAAAAGGGTATGGTGCTGATGTTGAAAAAATAATCAGAATGGTTAAGAAAAAAACAAATTCTAAACCTAGTTCTCCATTATCTACAAATGAAATAGATGAAGTAATAAAGCAAGCAATAGTTCGTGGATATGCAACACAAGGTGGATTAAGCACTGGAAAATTTGGTCAGAAGCCAAGTAAAAAATCAGGTGACTTTGCTACTCGCAGAACAGATGACAAGAAAATCAGAGACGTTGCAACTACCATACTAAATATGCCAACAGAACAAAAACAAAAATTAATGGATATATTAAACAGAAGTTAACTTATTTTTTATATTTCAATTTAATTAGCAAATCTGATAATTGAGTTGGCGTCATTTTTAAAAGTTCTGATTTATCTGTTTGTGGAGCCATTTTAAGTATATCTTTTATGGCTCCACTTTTTTTGCCTTCAATATCTAAGTTATCAAAACCATAAGTCAAACCAACTTTATTTTTTCTAAGAAATGTTAACAGCTTTTTTCCAGTTAAATAATAATCTGGAACCCAGTTATATTTTCTATAATAATCTTCTGGTTCTACAGTTGGGTATTCGTTTTCCAGATCATCATCACTTCTATAATCAAAATATTCTTCACCTTGTTTAAAGACTACTATAACGGCGTGTTCATAAAAGTTTTCTGGTGTAATCTGTATTCCACTACTTTTCATTGCACCAATTATTGCACTAATGCATTTTCGTAGTCCACGTTTGTCAGCAGCAAATAATAATCTTGGTAATTCTATTCCTGCATCCTTGTATTCCCAGTATGCATCACGTGTAAAATCTCCAACCCGAGGTTCTACCCCATATTTCATTATGCTAGGTAAGTTTTTTTTAATTGTTCCGTGATACAGTGTTTTTGGTGTGCTTTCTGTTATAATTTCTTTAATATGCATAATATGTTTTATCCTAGATTATTTTATTATTTATCCATTCAAATACCATATTTCCTGCATCATAAATTATTCTATAACCATTATCTATCATATTTTGTTTTTCTGTTTTTGAATCATCAAAGTTTTTTAATTTACTTTTTAGTTTATGTTTTTGAAATTGAATACGATTAAACACATTATTACAATCTGTATAAAAATAATTAGGATTTGTATGATTTACAAAAGAAAATCCTAATTTTTCATAAAGACTTCCAGTTGATATTCTTGCGTCAGCATAACTTACAATTGATTTTGGATTATATGTATTTTTAAAATAATTAAACATTTTCCCTGCACCACCAACTACTGTGGTATTTAATATATTACAAAATCTAATCATTTCCCACTCGTGATTTTTAGAAAATCTTGATTTACTAAAAGACATCACAGAAACTAATATATTATTATAATATAACCCTATTCTTATTTTTGATATACCATACCCTTGCAAATGATTTATTTCACAAAAATTAATATATTCTTTATTTGATATTTCTTTTATTACACAATTTCTTGCATATATTTTTTTATTTTTTCCTATCTTGGAAGATATAATTGAATTTACTATATCACTATTATATATAATTTCATTTGAAAAAAATTGTAATAATGTTAAATCACTGCTATTTGCCAACAAAGCTTTTTTCTTGTGAGTATAATCTGTTTTTGTATGATCAACCGAATGCCAATATAGTCCATTATATTCAATGCCAACTTTATAATTTTTTATTAAAATATCTATTTCATAAGGATTAATTATTTGTCTGTTGTTTCTTTCTAAAACAATATCAAAATTATTTACCAATGTATTTGCAAATGTGTTTTCTTCATCTGATACTTTTCTGTTGTGTATTTTAAAATTATTTTTATGAAATATAGATGCGAGTTTTTTAGGTTTTATTTCAACAATTTCACTTAATCTTTGTATTGTGCACTGTTCTTTTTCATATATTTCTAATATTTTTTCTTGATTATTCCAATAATATTTTCCAGTTTCAGATAGATTTTCATAGTATATAGGATAAACATACTTTTCATTAAATTCAGATGTTTGTGTGAACCATTCAACGCCATACTTTTCTGTATTTGTTCTTTTTATTTTTTCTTTGTATTCCTCATTTTTCATCGGATGAGATGTTCCGTAATTTTTTTTACTAGTATATTCTTTTTTTTTAATTATTGATTTTTTATTTTCACGAAAATTTTGTAACTGTTTTTCCCTGCATTCGTCTGTTGCAAGATATGATGTTTTTCCATATCTTTCCAAATTTGTTTTTCGCGTTTTTTCTTTAATTTCTTTGTTTTGTATTGGCGCTATAACGCCATACCGTTCTAAATTTGTTTGTTTTGTCTTTTCTTGAATTTCTTTGTTCTGTGATGGTGCTATGGTTCCGTATCTTTCTAAATTTGTTTTTCGCATTTTTTCTTGAACTTCTTTGGTTTTTGATGGTGTAGCTGTTCCATATCGTTCTAAGTTCGTTTGCTGCATCCTTTTCGTTCTCATCTTAATACCACAATCCTTACATACAAATGAATTGTTTTGTGTTATTTTGTATAAGGTTGCTCCACACTCTGAACACTTGTCTGAGTTATTATTTTCAATAATACATCTTATTTTTTCACTAATACTCAATTGAGGAAATAATTGTTTCAAATATTCAAATTCTTTAACTATGTTATTATTTTCTATATATTTTTGAGTTATTTGTGATTTGTATTTTCCTTTTTTATTTAATAAATATCTTTTTATAAACTCTTCCATATGTATGTTCCTTTATTTTGTATTTATGTTATTACTACAACAGTTGACCTATTATAACACGTATTTGATGAAGTTACAAGACAAATAAGATTGTTCTTGACAGTAAGGATAGTCTTAGAGTATGATATGATTCGTATTACAGATATAATCAAAATGGATGAATAACAATGACAATAAATGTAACAACCCTGAAACAATATGCAACCGAAGGATACAATGTTCTACTAAGTGGCGGTCACGGTGTTGGTAAAACTGCTATTATCAAAGAAGTGTTTGGTGAAAAATTTGGCAAACACAATGTATCTTGGAAATATTTTAGCGCAAGCACGATTGATCCTTGGGTTGATTTTATCGGTATTCCTAAAAATTATACCAACGATAAAGGTCAAGAAGTATTCAAAATTATTCCGCCTGAATATTTAACAGGTGATGAAAAAATTGAAGCACTGTTCTTTGACGAAATTAACCGTGCAGATGAAAAAACACTTAACGCCATTATGGAACTTATTCAGTTTAAAAGTATTAATGGTCGTAAGTTTCCACACTTAAAGTGTATATGGGCTGCGGAAAACCCGCACGATGATAAAGATCACGAATACAGTGTAAAACCTCTTGACCCTGCACAACGTGACAGATTTCAAATTCAATTAAGTGTTCCTTATGAACTCAACAAACAATACTTTGTTAAAAAGTATGGAAGTGAATATTTTGATATTTCAAAATCTTGGTGGGACAAAAATAAGAAAATAATTTCTCCACGAAAATTGGATGATATGCTTCAAGGTCATTTAAAAGGATTTTCTCTTATTGATTTTTCTAACAAGTGTGCAACAATTCGTGAACTTCAATTTAGTTTGAATTCTATCAACGATATGAAACAATTGAAAACTGTTGCAGAAAGCGGTGACGGTGAAGCAATTATGAGGTATTTTACACTAGATAAGATACGATCATATGAGAAAATAATTAAAAAAGATCGCAATCTTATTTCAAAATTCTATCCACACGTAGATCAAGAAACTCAAAAATATATTGAAAACAAGCTTGGTTTTTATATGAAAACAGATTTAGATTTATCACTGTTTACTAAGGAACAAGCAGATTATATACAAAAATATAGATCAAAAAAGCCAGTGAAACTAACAAAATATTCGGACAATGTTTTGACTAGCATAGCAGAAGAGTTTCCATTTACTATGGACAACATTCCGATATCAGTTAGCGATTATAGCGATGAAGTTGATAATATGTTTGGTTTTGAATATGATCCATCAGCTTTAGGAAGTTATGATATTCGTGATTTATTTAATGGTATGAATAAAAAACAAATTAACAGTGTGTGTAACTTTTTTACTGTTATCTTATATATGCTTAACTTGTCTCATAGCAGTAGTAAACCTGAAAATACAAATGCTTTTCAAATTTTGAAAAAGTTAAGTGGTTCTAGTTTTTTCAATAATCCTACAAATCTTAATAAAAAACAATTTAATAAGATTGCTAAAGTTATAGCATCAAATGATGTGCCACTATCAGCAGAACAATTTAAAAAAGGTTTGTTTGAATGAGAAATGGTTTGGAAATAATAGGTGAGTTGACCCCTTTTCTTTTAAAGGTCAACTCTATCTTTTTTACATTCACACAAGATATGATGATTCCAGAATTCAGTAGCGAAATACCAACTGCTGCAGTTGCGTTTGATCGCAAAGACGATGATATACCTTGTGTTAAATTTTTATTCAATCCTGATTTTTGGGACAGCTTAAATTATAATGAAAAGATATTTGTTTTTGTTCACGAAGTATTGCACGTATTATTTTCTCACGGAAAACGTGGAAAAGAGTTTTTTGAAATAATTCCAAAAGAAATACAGTCACCACAATTACTAAATGTTTCAATGGATATCTGTATTAATGAACTAATACTATCTCAATATCTTTCTGATATACCTCCTTCTACAATGCCAAAGATTATGGACATTGCTTGTTTTATAGATACCGTGTTTAAAGATTGTTCAGAAGACATAGAGAAAGCAAAGAATTTTCAATATTACTATCAAAAATATTTAGAAAAGTTTGGAGAAGAAAGCTTAAAAGAGTTACAATTAGCTTCTATTGATTCACACGATTTTAACAATGTTGATCCAGAACTTCTGGAAGAAATAGAAGGTATGATTGATCAATTAATAGATAGTGAAGAAGAAAAAGAAGAAAGCTTAGAAAACGATAATATCATAAAACAACAAGGAAAAGGATATAGTCTTAATAAAAATGTTAATAGCAATGAGATAACACTTCACTATGAAAAACCAGATCACTCTTTGGAAAAATATTTTGATCTTGCTGTAGCTACTTCATTTTATAAAGAACCTCCAATTATAAAAACACAATGGTATGGTGCAAACCGTAGAAATTTGTCTATATCAAAAAACAAACTTACTTTACCCATAAGAAAAGAAATTCACAAAAATGTAAAACATAAAATATTAGCATATTGTGATGTATCTGGATCGTGTGAATATGTTAGTAGAAAATTTATATCAATGATAGACAATTTATCTGATAGCAAATATGAAAAAGATATTTATGTGTTTGCAGATCGCGTCACACAGTGCACCATACAAAATAAAAAAGTGATATATAATGGCGCAGGATACGGAACTAATATTCATTCAGTATTACAAGATTATAGAAATTATAAAATAAAAAATAATTATGATGCTGTTTTTGTGTTAACTGATGGATATTATAGCAGTATAACATCTTATAATGATGATTACTTTAATAAATGGCACTTTTTTATCATAGATAATGGATTAACAAATTGTCCAATCAATAGCAAACATTATAAAATAGCATAAATTAATTATATAGAAAACCTATTAAATGTAGGTTTTTTTAATGTTTTCGCTAAATACTTCTAAGATATAGTTTCAAAGGAGTATAGACTATGGCAGAGACATTAGTATCACCAGGTGTTAGCGTATCCGTTGTTGACGAAAGCCAATACGCATCACCAGGAACAGGCACTATCCCTCTTATTGTTTTTGCAACAAGAGAAAATAAAGTTGACCCAACTGCAACATTTACCGATGGTATTGCATTATATACAAAAAAGCAATTTGCTAATCAAATTATAAGTATAACTTCACAACGTGAATTAACACAATATTTTGGAAATGCAAGCTTTCGTATAAGTGGTGGCGGTGTAGTTAACGGAGACGAAACAAACGAATATGGACTTTTATCAGCATATTCATACTTAGGACAAGGTTCTCGTGTATTTGCACTTCGTGCAGATATTGACCTAGCACAATTAGAACCACGTGCAGTTGCACCGACTGGACCAATCGCACCATTTACATATTGGATTGATGTAGATGCTGCAAAATGGGGAATACACGAATATAGTTCTGCAACCGCAAGATGGAATTATAAAGTTCCTTCTGTTGTTGAATTCACTGAAAGTGCATTAGTTACTGCACCAACTGCAACACCAGTAGAAGATGAATATGCAGTATTGATCCGTAAAAATACAAATGGTTCTGTTACATTTGATTATTACATAGGAACAAATGGTGGATCATTGGCTTGGACAAAGTTGACAACCACTTTAACATTTGCACCACATTATAGCGTTCCAACTTCACCAAGCGACGGCGACGTATGGGTTAAAACTACTACTCCAAGTAATGGAATTTCTATACCATTATTGAGAGCAGATATAAGCAGCGTGTTCCAAGATGTCGCTATTGCTGGAACAAAATTGAGTTCAGATTCTTCTTATATTCCACAAGACGGTTCTTCTACAGTTCAACCTGTTTTTGTTAATGGCCAAGCAGTTATTGAAGCAAACACAACTACAGATACTGTTGAAATAAAATTAGTGTCAGTAGTAAATGGAACTACTACTTTTAATTCATTTACAACTGCTGATGTATTGTTAGTTCAAAATAATGAACCAACTGGTGAACCAAGCATAGGAACATTGTGGTTTAATTCTGCCGTTGATGCACTAGACATTTATATTAATAGTGGTTCAACTTGGACACAACTAACAAGTGCACAAAAGATTTATTCTTCTGTTGCACCATCAACCCGTGCAGATGGAACATCATTACAGCAAGATGACGTTTGGATTGATACAAACGAAGTTGAATACCCAGTATTGTATAAATTTAATGATACAACATCTTCTTGGGAATTGCACGAAAATACTGATCAATCAAGTGAATATGGCGTGCTATTCGCTGATATTTCAATTGAAACAGGAACAAGTGATGTAACCGATTATGCTAACCAACCAACTCCATCAATAAATCCAGTAATATACCCAACAGGTATGCTTGCAGTTAATATGGCAAAAAGTTCAAACACTGTAAAAGTTTATAGTGAAGTAGAAATTGTTGATCCACTTGATAGTGAAAACACTGTGACTATAAATGCTTGGGTTAATGCAGTAGCAAATAGTTCTGACGGTAAAGGCGCATTCGGTCGTTTAGCACAACACAATGCAATTGCACAAAGAATGCAAGCTGCTATTGTTGGAAATGATATTCTACGTGAAGACATTTATAACTTTACACTATTGGCCGCACCAAACTTCCCAGAATTAACTAGTGAATTGATTGAACTAAATCAAGCACGTGGTGAAACTGGATTTGTTATAATTGATGCTCCAATGAGAAAAAATCCAACACAAGTAGTTAGCTGGATTAATAACACCAATGCACCAGAAGATGGCGAAGAAGGATTGGTTTCTATAGGAAATCCATATTCTGCCATATACTATCCAAGCCTTCGTGCAACCACACCAGATGGATTTACAACAACTGTTCCTGCTTCATACGGTGTTCTTTATCAGTATGCATATAATGATAATGTTGCATTCCCTTGGTTTGCTCCTGCAGGGTTAACACGCGGTGTTGTAACTAATGCTTCAGGTGTTGGATATATAGATTCTGCATCTGGTGAATTCAGAGCAATATCATTAAGTAAAGGTCAGCGTGATAATCTATATACTGCAAAGATAAACCCAATCGCAAACTTTGCTGGTGAAGGTATTGTTATATTTGGAAACAAATCACTTTATAACCAATCTTCCGCACTTGATCGTGTCAATGTAGCAAGACTTGTTGCATATATTCGTGAAAGATTTGAAGTTATTGGTAGACCATTCTTGTTTGAACCAAATACAAAAGCAACTCGTGACCGTGCCAAGGCAACATATGAAAACTTCTTGTTTGATATATTGTCCAAACGTGGGATATCAGACTTTATAGTGCAATGTGACTCTAGCAATAATTCTTCAGTTCGTATTGATCGTAATGAATTATGGATTGATGTTGCGATAGTGCCTACGAAGTCTATAGAGTTTATATATATTCCAATTCGCTTGGTAAATACTGGCGAAATATAATATATTTTATAATAGCAAAAAGGGCAAGATTAATCTTGCCCTTTTTTATTTGTCCATTCGTATTTTTTATGACCACAATCCCAAATTCTATTCCATCCTTCTGATTTTCGCAGTTCCCATTCAGTGATGTCTTTTGGTTCATTTTCTTTTTTTCTAAACATATATCTATGATATCTTATATCTTTTTTAAAATACCAATAATTTGGAATAGTAACACCTACTTCTGTCATACCTAAAATTTTATAAACATTGCCTATATTCCAACGTAGATCGCTATATGATATTAGTTTAATAGGATTATATTTTTTTATAAAATATACAAACATTTTAGAAGCTCCGCCAACAATATTGGTATTTGAAGAAAATCTATTAAGTTCGTATATATTTTCTGGTATATCTTTATATCCTTTTGCCCTTGAAAGTTTTGAAAACTTCATAACAGATACAAGTTCTTTATTAAAGAATAGTCCTATGTTTATTGAACCATAACCTTTTCCTTGTATATGTGTATTTTGTAAAAATGTGTTTGCTTCAGAAGAATTTATTTCTTTTATTTCACATTTTCTTGCGTATATAGGTTTATTATATTGTAAAATTGAATTTAATCTTTGTTTAACTATTTCTTTTTTATGTAACCACTCATCTTCAAAAATTTGTATTAATCTTATATTTTGTTGTTTACATTTGTCATATTTTGTTCTATGATACCATCTTGATTTTCCATTCAATTCACTATGCCAATATAATCCGCAATATTCAATTCCTATATTATCTTCAGGCAATAATATATCAATTTCAAAACCGTTACTTAATACACTTTTATCACTTGTTATTATTGTTTTGTTATATATACTTTTTATATATTCATATACTTCTAACTCACCTTTGCTTACTTTTTTTATAGGATAACAAACATTGCACATTTGTTCGTGAATATATGTCATAGAAATTCTAGTAAAGGTATTATTGCATTTATTACAATTCAATAAATAAAAATTGTTTTCTTCGTCAAATGTTGCGATATATCCAAAATCATTATATTTTTTTATATTTTTTTCTATTGTGGTTTTTTTAAGTAATTTAAAATAGCCATTATCTATTCGTGTTTGAACAGACTTTTTTGCTCTTTCTTTTAATATTTCTTTGTTGTTTTTTGCATAAAGCTTTACACCATCTGAAATCTTTTTCTTTTGTTCATCTGTTTTTGAAATTCCTTTGGTTGTGGGAGGTCTTTCTTTTGCTAAGATTCGTAGTTTGTCTTTTTGTTCTTCTGACATAGGAATTCCTTTATTAGGTGGAACCCTGCCTTTTAATTTTTCGCTTAATTTAGCTTTTGATTCATCTGACCATTTATTATTAAAGTTTGGGTTATTTTTACCAATTCTTTCTTTAGATAATTTTTCTTTGTATTCTTTACAAGATAAACTATCATCGCCATAAATTTTTTTATAATCAGTTGTAGTCATATTGTGTTTTTTTAAATGACTATTTGTTATCTGTGAAGAAAATTCTTTATTACATATTTTACATATTATACTCATTCAATAACACTTTTTTCTTTAGGTGTATCAAATACTTTATGACCGTTTTTTCGTATTAAGTTTGCCATCATTTGTGGATTATCATTTGCAGCTTGCATTAGGGTTTCTTCTGATAAATCACTCCAAAAAATCCATACTTCTGGAAATCTTTGATTATTTAATCTTGCACGTAAAACCATCTTGTTTACAAGACTGGTAATAGCGATTTGAGGATCAATTTCATCGTGCATAAGTGATTCCATACGATGCATTTCATCACACGTAATATCTATAATAGATTCAAATCCAAGAGAATCAAAAAGTGTAATATATCTAAAATTCATAAAAAACTCCACAAAAGTGTTACCCAAGCAGTATAGTATGATTTTGGTATAATGTCAACCTATAATGAATCCATATCCGCCACCACCAGCAACAAACATTTTAAGTTCATTTTCTAATCTGGTAAGTTCTTCTGTTGCAGTAGTTCTTAAAGAATCAGCGTTTAATGTAGTTCCGCCTTGTGGTCCAGCAATAGTATTATACTTACCACGTGCTTCTGCTAACATTAATTTACTCATACTTAGTGAATAATCTTTTAACCAAGGACCAGCATATACATCATTGAACAATTGTTCTTCAGGTTTATAGTTGAATATGTGAACTATGACTTCATCTTCTGCACGCATTTTACGATGTATAAAAAGATTTTTTGTGACACGATTAAATGTAAAATTTAAATCAGCACCAAACATTCTACCCAATAACTCACGATGTTGTGCCAATGCATCATAAACTGCCAGACCACCTGCACGACCACTATGTAATAGATAGTTATTTAAGAATTGCGCCTCAAAGGGTTCGAAATTATTTGATGATGAAGTTCCTACTCCAACACTTCTACGATATATTTGTTTTACTTCAATTACTTCATCAGGTAGGGTATAATCTGTTTTTTCAGTTTCAAGTAACAATGGCATAAAGCTTTCTTGCACAGCATTATCGCTACGTTGTCTATATCTTTCTAATGATTTTGTAATTGCAAGATGGTAATCATCTGGGTCTAATTCTACATCAATCATAGACCCACCGAGCATTTGTTCTATTTCTTTAATAATAGTATCACGGGTTATGTTCATATTGTTACTCCTAATATAACATTATTTATCTGTATTAATCCAAATCCATTCACACTTGCCACAATCATATATTTTTGGTATTCCAAGTAATTCCATTGCTTGTGTTTCGGTCATTCCATTATCAATACTTTCGCATAATTCTGGAAACTTGACTTTGATATTAGATTTTTTAAAGTTACTTTTATGTGTTCTTTTATTATTGAATAAGTAACGATAGTCTGGTGGGATAACTTTTACAAGCGTAAATTTATTTGTTTTATAAATATTGCCAGTAAAACAAGTGTTATCACTGAAGCTTAATACTTCATTAAATTGTATATCGCTTTGTGCATAATTAAACATCTTTGAAAACAATCCAGAATGTATATAATTGTCGGTTACAAATCTTTTTAGTTCAAATCTGCCATTACGAGTAGTTCCAAATGTCATAACACCAATAAGATTATCAGTATTGTCAAATGCTCCATAATGTGTTCCACTTACGTATCCTTGTAAATGATATTGATCTAAAAAGTGTCTTGCTATTTTTCCATCTATCTTATTGATTATAGTTTTTCTTGCAGGTATTCCTTTGGGTTTTTTACCAAAAAAGTTTAACAACATATTTTTTATTTTTATATTTTGAAAATTCCAATCATCTTCAAAAATACTTATAAGATGAATTCCTTGTTCATTGCATATTTTCCATTTATTATAATGATAATACTTATCACATTTAAATTTGTCGCTATGCCAATACACGCCATTCATTTCTATAGCCATAGCATAATCGGGAATATAAAAATCCAACTCACGTCCGTTGAGTATAGTTCTGTTATTTGTTTCATATGAAATATTATTTTCATCAAGAAATTCTTGCATTTCGTGTTCAAGATAAGATGGCGATTGTTTTTCTTTTTTTATCTTATCTTGTATTTCATTATCTTGAAAGCAACTTACAATTCCGTGTCTGCTAATAGTGGTGGTAATTTTTTTCTTTATTATATCTTTATGTTGTAATACACTTTGAACGCCATATTTTTCTAAGTTAGTAGCTTGTTGTTTTTTTATTGTTTCTGGATGTTGTGTTACATATTCAACTCCATATTTTTCTAAGTTAGTTTGTTTGGATTTTTCCAATACATCTTTGTTTTTTGTAGAACAAGATAAACTACAAAAATTTTGAGTTTTATATTTTTGTAAACTTATTGGATGTATTTCTGTATTACATTCTGGACATTTTTTTACTTCGTATATATCATTTATTATAAAATAACATCTTAATCCAAGGTGTTGATATTCTTGATATTTATAAAAGCTTGTTTCTTTTATAATAATATCTTTTATATCTTCTGGCATTTTTCTTAACTTAGCTTTACCAGTTTTAGAAATATAATCGTTTTGTAATAATATTTTTAATTGTTCCCGAGTCATTTTAAAACCTTATTTCTATGAACATAACACATATTTACAATAACGTCAACAGATAAATATAAAGATAAGGAGTTTTCAGTATGCCAAAATTAACTATGTGGAAACCACAAAAAACAAAAGATTATTATTTTATGGATAGAACTATTCGTGAACAATTTTTTGTTGGAGGAACAAGTGCATATATACACAAATATATAGGCCCATATCAAACAGTAGATAAAAAAGATAAATCACAACCAAACTATTTAGAAGGAACTGAAACTGATCCTGTTACGGGAAAGTTAACAAATCCAGAAGGATTAGTAAATGAAACTAAAATACAAGATTTATTATTTTTAGAAAATCGTGATAGAAAATATGAGAGCGATGTATATGAATTGCGTGGTGTATATAATGTCACTGATAATGATTTTGATTTAAGTCAGTTTGGATTAATATTATCTAACGATACTTTATACCTTTCATTTCATCTTAATGAAATGGTTGAAGTATTGGGAAGAAAATTAATGAGTGGTGATGTATTAGAATTACCTCACGTAGCTGAGTATTTGGGATTAGAAATAACTGAATCTCCCATTCCTAAATATTATGTAGTTCAAGATGGCAATCGTGGTGGAGAAGGTTTTTCTCAAACTTGGTGGCCGCACATATGGAGAGTAAAGATAGGACCAATATTGGACAGTCAAGAATTTGCAGGAATATTAAAAGAACCTGGAGAAGATGATAGAAACGAATCTGTTTCCATATACAACAAAATACTAAATGCAAATAACCAGATAGTATCTGCTGCAAAAGACAATGCAGAATCTTATACAACTAGTTTAGCTGAACATTTGTTTGGATTTGGTTCAACCGAAACCGATGTAACATATGATCCCTCTATTCCAACAGGAACTGCTTTTCCAAGTAGTCCAAATCAAGGAGATTATTTTGTTAGAACAGATTATAATCCAAATAGATTATTTGTAAGACGTGGAACAAAGTGGCATCGTATATTTGATAGAACTGGTGAAGGAGATACTTGGGAACAGAAAACTTTCAATTCTGGAAAATTTGTTAATAATGAAGAACCCAACATGATTACCAATACACGAGTATTTGCCGAAAGACAACCAATATCTTCGCCTATTCCTCCTAAAATTGATAAAGGTAATATATAATGCAATATTTTTATGATAATCAAATAAGAAAATATATAGCACAAGTTATTAGATTATTTTCTGATTTTAAAGTAAAGGTTGGCGATTCTGCTGATGGCGAACCTATATATAGAACTGTTCCGGTTAATTATGGTGATATTTCTCGTATGAGTGCACATATAATAAAAAATAACAGTGAAAATGTTTTGTCGTCTGCACCTTTTATTAGTGTTTATGTAACTGATATATCTATGGCCAGCAATCGCAGAACATATCAACAGTATGAACATAGAACATACGTAACTGAAAAAAAGTTTGATGAAACTACTGGAAAATATACTGATGAAATTGGACAAAGATATGAGGTTATAAAAAACAATCCAGTTCCGTATGATATGACAATTAACGTAGACATTTGGACAACAAACTTAGAACAAAAATTTCAATTGTTTGAACAAATATCAGTATTATATAATCCTCATATAAATTTAAAAACAAACAGCAACCCTGTTGATTGGAGTGCTTTAACTTATATGGAAATGACTGGAACAAACTTTAGTGGAAAAAGTATACCAAGTGGGGTTGATGAGGTAATTGATGTTTTTACATTTAATTTTATGATTCCTATATATATTAATCCTCCTGTTAAAGTTAGAAAAGAAACACTTATACATACTGTAATAAACAAGCTAACTGGTGTAGATAGTGAAAATATACAATACTTCAAAGATAAAGAAGACTTTGCGAGTCAATTTACTGCATATACTATAATAACTCTTGAAAATTATAAGTTGCAATTTGAGGCGGATCGTGTTACACTGTTATCAGAAACAGGAACAAATGTTAATAGTGATAATACCCCGATAGTATGGAGTGATGTAATTAAAAAATATGGAAGTGTATTGCGTGACGGTGTAAGCCAGATACGTTTGCGTAGAACAAATGACATTGAAGATGACAGTGAAGATATAATTGGAACAATTTCGACGGATGAAACAAATGCGCAAAAATTGATTTTTAATGTTGATGTAGATACTTTACCAGACAACACGTTAGGAACAATAACTGCAATAATAAATCCTACAAAGACTTTTCCAAATGATGGAAATCTTGCTGCATCAGCAGTTGGTCAAAAATATTTGATTACACAAGAAATAGGTGCAGATGGTATTTGGGGAGTTGATGCAGATGAAAATGATATTATTTCATATAACGGAACAAATTGGGAATTATTTTTTGATGCATCTGTTTCTAATACAATAGAAAGAGTTTATGATGAAAATACACAAGACCAATATGAATGGAATAATGGTTGGACAAAAAGTTATACTGGAATATATAGTGCAGGATATTGGAGACTTTACTTATGATTAATGCAAGTGGTTGTGTGTTTCTTTCTCTGGATACCAAAAGATTATGTTTACAATTAAGAAGTGATAGTTCTACTTATGGCGGAACTTGGAGTTTTTGGGGAGGAAAGCAAGAAAAATCCGAAACTCCTTTTCAAACATTATTACGAGAACTTAATGAAGAAATAGGAACCATACCAAATATTCAAAAAGTGTATCCAATACATAAGTATGTAAGTCGTGACAAAAACTTTATTTATTATGCATATGTTCTTACAGTATATGAAGAATTTATTCCAGAGTTAAACAGCGAAAGTGGAGGTTATGCTTGGGTAAATATTGGAAATTATCCAAGACCATTGCACCGTGGAGCTAAGAGTGTTTTACTTAATAAAAAAATAAATGAAAAGATTAATACTATTTTGGATACAACTAAAGTATTAACAGAACAAGAAAGTTGGCTTGAAACTTTTTCTGAGTATAGTAGATAATTACTTATCTACTATAAATTTTGTGTTTCCTATATGATCACATATAACACTGCTATCAGCCCATATCTTGAAACCTTTTTTTCTTGCTTTCATACAAAAATCAATATCTTCACTTATCGTATTTTTATGATTTAATGCAGAATGATATTCAAAGTGAGGATAAGGAATAGTTTGAAAAACTTTACTCTTTATAAGTGCACATCCCATTCCACATCCTGCTACTTCAACTATACCACGATTTTTAACTAAATCATATGGTATATTTTTTTGACCTCCATTTGGAGTATCCATATATATTTCCAACGTGTGAGTGTTTGGTATTCTTTGAATATACAATCCACTTATAATGTCTTTATCTGCTTTTAAAAACTTTGTTAATGTATCTTTTGGTAATACAATATCGCTATCTACTGACAATAAATAGTCATATCTTTTAGCCCATTCACTAATTAAATTACGAACCTGTGAAATAGTATAACCGAAGAAATATTGAAACTCAGTTTTATATCCATCTGGAACTTCTAAATCGTATATTGATTTATATGTTTCTGGTTCAATATACTTTGCAGTTGGTATTGCTATAAGTATTGTTTTTTCTTTATTTTTATTCAATATTTTTTCAGCAGTTTCGTTTTGTTTTTTTCCATTTATTTTATAATCATTTAATGGGTTTGCATCATTATAAACATATATTACTTCTTTTATTGCTACTATATTTTCTGGATTAGCTTTTTCTATAAGTGAGTAAAATACAGAACCATCACCGCCTGCACGATACCAGTTTCCATCACTGTCTTTAAATTCGCTTTCCGGTATATCATTCAATAATGATTTTTTAAAAGTTCTAAGATGAGTATATGGCATATTCCAGTTAAATTTATGCTCACGATAACTTTTATTTTTCTTTATACTTTCTGGATAATCTTGTGCAATTAGTGGTATACTATCTACCAAACTCCAGCAACTACCATAAGTAAATTCTGTTCCGTGATGATAATAATCATTATATAAATGAAATACTGTATTGTTATTGATTAACCAATCATCACCATCCAGCAACATAACAATATCATCATCGCTTCCGTATTTTTTTATAGCATTTATTTGATTATATACTGCTCCATTATTTTGTTTATTCTTTAACAAAATAAATTTTGATCTTAATTCTGGATCAAGTGCTTCTATAGTAGACTTTGCGATTTCATAAGAATTGTCAGTAGAATTATCATCTATTAGAATATGTTTATAATTTTCGTAATCTTGTTGTGCAACACTTTGAATACATTGTTTTACATAATTTTGTGCATTATAAAATGGAGAAATTATCAATATAGCTTGTTGGCTATTAAAACTTATATATTCTTTATAATTTGGCATATTTGTAGTTCTGCCAAACACTCTGTTTACTTTTTGTGTTATTAAACGAGAAACACGATATTCTTCAAGTGGTAAAAATAATCCTACTTTATTATATAAAAATCTTTTCCATTCTAATGCAACTGCATCCCAACCATATATGTCATCTATAACAGAACAATAGTTTTGTTTTTGTTGCAATATATAACTATCATTGTAAGCATCTATAACTAATTTTACAAACTTTTCAATTTGTTTTTCTTTGTTAATATATGGAAAAAGAGAATTAGGTTCTATAGCAAAATCTATAGTATAACACGCATCACTTATTGCAGTTTCTTCCAATGCACCAAACTTGGTAGTTATTATCGGAGTATTGTATAGTAGAGATTCTAATGATGAAATTCCAAATGTTTCTGGAAATGCACCCGGATATAGCATAAATGTTGCATTTGCTAATATCTCTGCTATCTTTGGCTGTGGTATTACATCGGTAAATGTTATATCTAATTCTTTTAATTTTTCATCATTTATTAAGTTCTTAATGGTTTTTTCTTGTTCATCCGGCTTTGCATTTTCTCTAAACCTATAATAACCACCAATTACAGTTAATTTTGCATTTGGAATATGTTTTTTTATTTTTGGCCAAACATCCTCTACAAGTGGAACTAATCCTTTTGTAGCACTACTATTATATACAAAATGATTTTTATCTTTTTTAGTTAAGTCAACTTCATCAATATATTTAACTGCTCCATTTCGTGTTTGAAATACTTTATGTTTTAAAACTTCAAAATTTCTTCTTTGTCCGTGGTTACAGTTTAATATATAATTTGTATGAAAATCACTAAGAGTAAACAAATAGTCTATTTTATTTGACAAAAGTAAATTCTGAACGTGTTCATCTTTTTCACAAAAAGTGTCGTGTAACCATAATATCTTTAATTTTGCCTTTTCAATGAAGGGATATCTTTCTGTGAATAAAAAAGGTTCTGCTGTTCTACTGACAATTACTATATCAAATACTTCATCAATATTGTTGACATTTGTGTTATCTATATAACGAACACCATCATATACACCTTCACTAGAATTAGTTCCATCAATACAATTATTGAAAACTGTTACGTCAAATCCCAGTTTGTTTAGCTCTTTTGACATTAATATGACAGCAGATTCACTACCTCCCAGTCCACGTTTTGATAGTGTGTTACCATCATAGCATAATCCTATTTTATCGCATATAGCTATTTTCATTATCTAAAACTTGGTCCTTCTACCCAACTAACAAGAGACTTTCTTGTTCCACTGGTTACTGTAGTAACACGATGACTTAAAAAAGATGGAAACACAAATACTGTTCCTTTTGTTCTAAGTAAATTTTGATCTGGTTGTGGAAACTGTGGATCAATTTGAAAAACTCCACCCTCATAATCACTAAATCCATCAGTTAATTGTATTACTACTGAAATTTTTCTATCATAAGGATTGTTTGAATCCCAGAATGTATCAAAATGCCATTCATATTTTCCTTCATTTGTTCCGTGATATTCTGTATATTGAATATCGTTAATCATATCAATATGAAATCCAAATGCATTTCTATTTGCTGTTTGTGCAAAATCGAATATTAAATCTTTAATCCATCTACTACTTGGGTTATTACCGTGAACCCATCTTATCTGACTACTACGATAAGAAATGTCTGCATCATTGTTGTTAATTCCAAGCTTTGCATCTTGAACTGGATATTGTCCACATTCTGAAATAATATCATTTATAGTTTCATCGTTAAGATGATTCGGCCACATTTGCCACAATGCTTTCATTATTGTTCTCCAATTTTCTTATATAATAGCAAAAAACAATAGTTATGTCAACAGTTTTTTATGTATTGTTATACTTTCATAAAAATCATTTTCCAAAGTAGATTTACTTCATCCCACTCATAAATATTTCCATCATTTGGATGTGGAACTGGTGCTTCCCAATCTGAAATATTTTCGTTATAAATCCAACTATCATAAGGCTTTTGGGGTCTAAATCCTTCAATTTCATTGTAGGTGAAACCTATTCCTGGCAGAGTTTCTTGCGTGCAACTAATCCAAGTCCCTTCTAAAGTAGATGCAAAATCATCTTCAGCTACTATTACGTTTGTTACTATGCCATCTTCTATTTTTGCTTGATAAATCATAACAGATACCTCACTACAATTCTACCTGACCCACCTTTTCCGGAAACTGCACCTTGTCCAGCAATGCCACCGCCTGCTCCACCGCCGTTTCCTAATCCATTGGTGGCATCTGAACCGCTTGTATTGACGGTTTGACCCCTTGATCCTGCTCCCCCGCTGCAATAACCTCTATTACTTCCATCATAATTTTTAGAAATACCAGTGCCCCCTGAACCACCTGCAGTAGTACCACCGTTTGAACCATTAGAACCCATTCCACCGCCACCGCCGCCACCACCGTTTGCAGCAACTATAGTATTTCCGCCGTTGAAACCTATTAAACCTGTGCCTCCTGTTCTTGCGGTAGAACCTGAAGCACCAGCGCCACTACCACACGCCCCGCTCAATCCATTACCACCAGTAGTCCCGCCTTTTCCGCCAGCGCCCCCACCGACTGAAATTCCAAACCCGGAAGAAGTTCCTCCTAAAAATCCATTTCCTGGTGTTGTTCTGCTATTTCCGCCTGCTCCAACTAGTATACTATTTGTTGAAGTAGCTACAAATACATCTAAATTTTCGGATATTCCGCCACCACCGCCACCACCGCCACCGTAAGTTCCATCAGTAAATCCTCCTGCTCCACCACCACTAATAATAAATGAATCTACATTTCCTCTTTTTGAAGCATTAAAAGTAGCAGAAGATAAAAAGGTATGCACTATATATTGAAGTCCGCCTATAGTAGCTGTTCCAACAGTTCCCCCAGTAGCTCTACATTTTTTACCTATATTAGAAGGCATACTAATTAACATTATGTCAAGTCTCCATATAGATACCAAGTATTTGCTGCAACTTTTGTAGCACTTGCAATTGAATATTGAACTGCCAATGTATTTGTAAATCCGTTTCTTATTCTAACAGTAACACCAGCTTCACTATCTATAGTAACTGTTCCTGTTCCATTTCTTGCAAAGTGAATTGTTGTTGCAATTGGAAAATCTGTTGTAGTATCATTTGGTATTGTAAGTGTTAAATTGGATGAACTGTTTGCAAACACCATATCATTGCTATCTGACAAAATTAAAGTTCTTGAACTTGTTACTTCTGTTATTTGTTCAATTACTACCCCTGTGTCTCCATTATCTCCCTTACTGCCTGTATATCCAAGTTCTCCACGAGGACCACTTGTTGTAATCCACTGTTGACTATCACCATCGTCATAATATAAGTTTAGAGTTGTATCAGTTGTGTCAAACCATAGTTCTCCATTTTCTGCTGGTGATGGCGGAGTATCACTTATAAATGTTTGTTGTGACAATCCTTGACTACCTGTAAACCCTATATCACCTTGTATACCTTGACTACCTGTAAAACCTACTTCAGTTGACCAAAATGCCTTTTCACCGTCACTTGTTAAAACTTGACCACTTGATCCTATAACACCATTTGCTTTTAAAAATCCAGTAATTTCAATATTAGTTGATTTAACTGTTCCTAAAACTTCAAATTTTTCAGTAGGATTATCTACGCCAACTCCTACATTTCCGTTTAATTCTGCTAAAAGTATAGTTCCATCATTATCTATTTCTACAGATGGAAATCCTTCGCTGTTGTTTACACTAAATATAGTCCCTTCAAATGAATCTTTTATTGAAAACAAATTACCATTTACGCTGCCATTAAATTCTAATGTAGCATTATCAAGCATACTTGTTTCTATGTTTGAGAATTTATCAGGAGAAACAAACTTTACATTTTGTGTTTCTACGCCATTTTTTACTTTAAATTTGTTTTCCATTTCAGTTCCACTATCCCCTCTTATGGTGTTATTATATTATTTATTCAATGTTTGCAATTCGTGTTACACCAACTATTTGCATATTTTTTTCAAATTGTTTTTGCGGATCAATAGATAAATCATCAACTATAATAGAAATATTACTTATCAATGTTTCTAATTGTGTTTTTATGTTGACTGGTAAATTATATATTTCTATTAATTTATCTATATCTGATGGCAAAATAATTTCCGTATTATTTTCTGTGTCATATTCTTTTGGAACAAGTGCATTTGCTGCATCACTAGTCCATAGTGTGCTTAATCCATAATGAGTTACAGGATAACTTCCAGTTTCAGAAAGTTCAGCTATAAAAATATTTTCAGGAATGTCAGTAAATTTTAATAAAACTGCTAATTGTCTTGCTTCTGCAACATATTGACTTGAAACAATCATAGATACTCTTTTCATAGTTAAACCTTTATAAATCTATTCCGCATTTTAATCCATATTGCGTTTGTAAAATTAATCTTTCATCTTCATTTACTGAAGATGGAATTAATAATCCGCCATAAAATCGTCCGACTCCGTATAAGCTTGCTGAACGAAACAGCGTATCAAATTCAATTCCGATAACAGTTCCATCCAATGCAGGATAATTTGTGACTAATTTTCCATTTCTGCTAAATGTTCTTTCAGTTCCACTTATAATAGAAACAAAATCTACTACCTTTCCTGGTATTGAATCGGTTTGTGCACTTATTCTTTCTGTTGCAGATACGCGATCAAGATTAATTCTAGTTCTACTACCACGATAAAATTTAATTTGTGTAGTTATTTCGTTTCCAAAAATAATACCTTTTGTGCTATCAAATGTTATATTTTCTGGTTCAGGATACATATCGTGCGCTGCCACTATGGTATATCCTGCTATAGGAGCAAAAGAATTTTGCAAACTCATAAAATCATCTACACCATCAACATATAGATAATAAGCAGACCTGTTGAATTTTTCAGTAATATCAAATGCACTAATTCTTTTTTGATAGTTTGATATAGAACCAACTTCAAGTTGCGGTGCTTCTATTTTAAAGCTTGCTCCCTGTGTTACAGATAAAGACCCATTTCCATCTACTATATAAAATCTATTAGATATGCTTGCTGTTTCTCCTGTAGTAAATGTTATACTTATTCTATATCCATTTCCAACAGGAGTTATTGAACTTGTGTTATTTGTATATACTAATCCAGTTCCGCGACCACTATTGCCCAACTCTCCTGTTCCTAAATTAAACCAAGCAAAAGCAGCGTCAGTAAAATCACTATTAACGCTTGAACGAATTTTAATCCATCCTGTTCCAGAAACATACGCAGATAATGTGTAAGTTCCAGCATCAAGGGTTATAGGAGAAGAAACTAATGCCCCGCCATTTACATTGGTTTCAGATGCAGTCACTATAGTTGCAGGTTCACCTATTACTGTATCCACAGTATCTTGTCTTGTAATTCTAAAAGAAAAATTCCATCCTTCTCCTTCTGTAATATCACTTGTGTTTGAAAGTAAAATATTTCTTATACCAGCTTCAGGATGTCTTCCAAATATAGGTCTTGATGATATTGTAGATTGTGTAGCAACTATGGCATTTTTATGATCACGTATAGCAGCAACAGGCTGTCCATATGTAGCAATAGTAGTTGCAGTAACATCACTGTATACATTAAATGGAGTAACGGGTATATTGATTATGCCGGAATATTTCTTATCTAATATTCTTTGATAGTTATATGCAATATTACCAGTTAATCGTTTTCCGTAATGTATACTCATCTTATTTCCCAACCATATATGTATATATTTATATTATAAATTATCCAATGGTGATGTGATTTCACCATATGTAAATCCAGTTGGGTCAGTTGGCCAAATTACATTCCAAGGAAATGTTTCTTGATTTGATACGTCACGCAATGATTGACGATATGCGGCCCAATCTTCTGAAACTGCAGTTCCTAAATCAGTTGCACGAATAGTAACCCAATCACAATCTGACAATAATTTATCACGTATTTTTCTAACTTCGGTTGCTTTTACATTTGTATCATTGTCTATTTGATCTTGTGTTTTATCGTTTACAATCCAATTAATTATCCATCCATCTTGTTCATTAAAAGCTGGCGTATCTTCTCTTATTATAAATTGAGTTACAACATCATAATTTGGTTTTGGTGCATCATATACTGGAAATACATTTTGCGATGCCAAAAATCTGTTGTTAAGAAATTTTGGTAAACTTACATTTTTATTTTCTTCTCTGAACATATCAAGAGTATATGGATATGCTACTATGTTATTTTCATTATCTGTTTTTACAAACATTTTAAATCTCCTGTTTAGTCATTATATGTATTTATATAGAAGAATAGTTAAATTGTTCTATTCCATATATAGTAGTTCCACCATCATTCGTATAAAATTCAATAAGTAGCGATTGGTTTAATGATAAACTTGGTGGTATATTTTGTTCCCAAATTATGTTGTTTGGCCAAGTTATTGTTGGTGCAGGTATATCAATAAAAATTCTTGTAACCCATCGTGAACTTCCACTTGGAATATTAGAAAAACTTACTGTAGTGTTAGCGTTTGTTTCATCAATAGTTATCTTATGAAATTTGCCTTTGCTTAAATCTACAGAACCATTGTTTGACTGAACTATATTAGAAATTATTGATCCAGATATAATATCCCATTTGATACCATCCCATTCATATGTAATTCCGTTAACTGAAAATGTGTCTCCAATATTCGGAGAAGTTGGAAATGTTGTCATTATGATATGTTATCCTCTGATTGTTTTCCATAATATATAGTGCCATTGCTGTCTGAATAAAATTCAAGTAAATCTGTCTGCCCTAACGATGGCAATGTTGGTGATGAACCAGTTTCCCATAAAACTGTATTTGGCCAACTTATAACTGGTGTGTTTGAAGTAGATGTTCCCCCAGTTGTATATTGAAATACAGTTTTATTGGTAAATCCAACAATATACATTTTAGCACCATCAGTATCAAAAAACATTCCATATGTATTTGGTTCTTGTGCAGATATAGAAAGACTATTTGATATTCCATCATATGTTGCGGTAGAAACATCCCAAGGAGTAGATAATGTATATGAGTATATTATATCGTTTGTGAGTCCAACAATTTGCATTTTTGTTCCGTCTGTGCTGAAAAATAACTCAATTGGTTGCCCATCCTCACTTCCTACACTTTTAAAAGTCTCATAAGATGCCGTAGATATATCCCAAGGAGTTGAAAGTGTATATTGGTATATGTTGTCATTTCCTAACCCATTAGTATACATTTTAGTTCCATCACTTTTAAAAAATATTCCTCTATGTGATGCATCTTGGCCGGAAACATTAAAACTTACGGTATCATAACTAGCTGTAGCTATATCCCAAGGAGTAGAAAGGGTGTATTGATATATATTTGCTGAAACTGCTCCCAATACATACATTTTTGTTCCGTCGCTTTTGAAAAACAAACCTACAGGAATTGATTCTTGAGAGGAAATACTAAAACTTACATTATCATAACTTGTAGTAGATATGTCCCAAGGTGTAGATAAAGTATATTGAAATACTCTATCATTACTCAAACCAATAATATACATTTTTGTTCCATCGGGTTTAAAAACAATGTCATAAGGGTCTGATTCTTGGGATGAAACACTAAAGCTTGCGTTATCATAACTTGCATTTTCTAAATCAAACCCAACATTAACTATGTCTTCGTATCCAGAACTTACGCCCAACTTTACATAAAACTTTTGAGCATTTAATGAACTTGGCGGATTTGAAAATACAATATTAGTTTGTTCTGATACATCTAAATTAAAAAAATTGCCACTACTTAAATCTATAGTAGAAGTATTACTTATATTTGGAACAATTACTCCATTATATCCATACTTGACTAAATTTGGTTTCCATTTAACACCATCAAAAATATATTCAGACCCATTTGTTATATGAGTATCGCCTGTATTCGGAGAACTTGGAAAAATTAGTGACATTATGAACTCCTTAAATCTGTTGATAATATGTTAGCAACCCAATTTGAACCATCGTATGTTGTAAAATTTATGAGTATATTAGAAGCATATGCATAATCAATCGTGGGTGCTGATCCACCTGCCCATAATATATTATTACTCCAAGTTATTGTTGGTGCAACTGATCCACCTGTAGAATATTGATGAACCAAATCTCCTGTATCTCCACTAATATACATTTTAGTTCCATCTGATTTAAAAAATATTACATATGGAGCAGATTGTTGAGCAGAAACACTAAAACTTACAGTATCATAAGTTGCTGTGTTAACTTCCCAAGGTGTAGATAAAGTATATTGATAAATAGTATCAGTTGAAAATCCCATAATAAACATTTTAGTTCCATCTGGGTTAAAAGAAATACCAGTTGGAATAGAATCTTGGGCTGAAATACTAAAGCTTACAGTATCATAGCTTGTAGTAGATATATCCCAAGGAGTAGAAAGTGTATATTGATAAACTGTATCATTACTTGTTCCAATTATATACATCTTGGTTCCGTCTGGTTTAAAGAAGAATTCATATGGCGATGTTTCTTGTGACGCAATACTAAAACTTATATTGTCATAGCTTGATGTATTTACTGCCCAAGGAGTAGAAAGAGTGTATTGAAATATTGCGTCTGTGACTATATCAAGCACATATAATTTAGTTCCGTCTGGCTTAAAAAATATTGAAATAGGAACGCTAACTTGAGAAGTAACACTAAAATTTACGGTATCATAACTTGTAGTAGATATGTCCCAAGGAGTTGAAAGTGTATATTGATAAATTCTGTCCGTGATAGCACCTCCCATATACATTTTAGAGCCATCAGATTTGAAAAACAACGCAAATGGCTGTATATCTTGATCTGTTACACTAAAGCTTGCATTGTCATAACTAGCGTTTGTTAAATTGTATCCAGCAGATATAGGAGCATAATTTAATTCCATAACAAAACTACTATATGGAGAAGATGATGGTAAATCTATAGATATATCACCATCAATGTTTATTTTATAATAATTATGAACAGAAGGATTTATGGAAATCGTAGAAGAATTTTGGCTTACAGAATCCGTAAATTCTGTAATCACCGCATTACTATTAAAAGAAGCATTTTCCCATTTTGTTCCATTCCATTTATAACTCGCACCATTAAACTGATAAAAATCATTTAAAGATGGGTTAGCCGGAAAGTTTAATGGCATTATTATACCTCAAATAGCAATCTTTTTATTCTTACATTTGCACTTGTGGTTGTTCCCATAGTTATACGTAATTCTATATTTGCACCATTTACTGCGGTAGTTAATGTTCCTAATTCTCCAAGTGTTTCCAATACTGCGAATTCAGTATCATAAGTAGTGGTTCCATCGTGAATTGTCATAAGTTCACTTATTTGGAAATTACTTCCTTGTGATACTTGAACATAATATTTTGCAGAACGATACGTAGCCAAAGCAAAACTATCAATAACTGTTGGTGAAGTTGTTGTAATACCATTAACTACAATATCATCAAATGCGGTATCACCAGCAAATGAGTTTGTGCTACTAATGGTAATACTGTCACTTCCTGCGTTTGTAGTTATAGTGATATTATCACCAGCAACCAATGTAAGCGTATCGTTTACAGTGTCTGCAACAACGGTATCTTGGCCACTAACTGCAATATTTTGGAAAGCAAGTTGTGTATTATTGATAGTTGTTCCAGTTATAGCTAATCCTGTTCCTATAGTAAGCCAATCAGTTTTATTAGCACTGTCATCCCAGAAAATAATACTATCTGCATTTGGATCAACTAAGTCTTCTATTCCTAAATGACTTAGACTAAATTCGTTTCCGTTAAGGTCTAACCCTAATCCTGCAACATATGTTCCTGCACCACTAAATTGAACCCAAACTATATCACCTTTTGTTGTAAATCCATTATCGGCAGATGCATCTGTGCTACCAAAAATGAAGTCACTTGGTATAGTAGCTACCCATCCAGTGTTTATGTAAAGTGTGCCGTTTGTAACAAATTCAAATCCGCCTTCAATTTCGCTTTCTTCATTAAAGAATTCAGCACGGGTCAATACCCAAGGTGTTCCTGTATCACCAACAGTTGTTAAAATATAACTTCCATTTTCATATGCATTTGTTTGATCTTTGACCAACACATTGTCATTTAGTAGAACAGTGTATCCATCTGTTACAGGAAATGCTCCATTTGCGGTAGCAGTTAATGTTCCAGCAGCGTGATTATAAGTTGCTGTTAAATTTGCAGTAGTTGCTACATCTGCACTTGGTAATGCATTTATACCTTGTGCAACATTGTCAACATATTGTTTGTTTGCAGCATCAGTTGCATTAGTTGGTGTTGCAACACTTGTAATTTTTCTACCACTTACGTCAACAGAACTTCCACTTGCTGGCGTGAGGGTTATACCATCATTGGTAGAAGAAATTGTATTGCCATTAAAGTTTAAATCATCAACAGTTAATTCTGTTAAACCAGCAAGAGAAGTTTGTGTTGTTCCCAATGCAATTGTTGTTGTTCCTATAGTAATACTATCATTTACAAGAGTTAATGCAATGTCACCAACATTTGCAGAACCATCAATTGTAAAATTACCAGTAACATCACCTGTTGCAAAAGTTACAGTTCTCGCAGTTTGCCAAGCACTTGCAGTAGATGCATTTCCTATCAAACTTCCTGTAAATACCGCATCGGTCCCGTTTGTTCCGTTTTCTAATATTTTACTTGTTCCGTTACTTGCGTAAACATCACCTACCAAATCACTTGTAAATGTAGGATCACCGCCGCCGCCAGTGTCTAAACCAGTTATAGTAACTACTATGTCTGCATTTTGTGATCCATCAAAACTTACACTTCCTGAAGCATCACCGCTTAAACTTATTGTTCTTGCAGTTAGTAATTTTGATGCAGTTGGGGCATTAACTAATAGTTCACCGCTGTTGTTAAAAACGTCAACACTAGAAATCTTAATACCGTCTTTAATCTTGAATGCCATATAAAATTCTCCTAATATATCTTATTTATATTATTTTTCTTAGTTTTATAACATAATTTGACGAACCACTAGCTATATAAGATGCGCTTATTTGTAGCTTTAATATATCGTTAATATCTGAGCGAAATGTTCTTAAATATATTATTCCAGTTCCTCCGCCTCCTGCGCGATGTAAAATAATTTCATCATTTGGTAATACAATACTTTGTGTAATAGGTTCTGAAAACCAACTCATTATACCACTATGATATTCTTTAATACTTTCTCCACCACTGGTGACATCATTTGCATACAATTGTATTGCATATGTTCCGTTTTCCAAATCAGTTCCATTTATTCCTAAATCTTGCCAGTCTTGTGTTATAGTTAATGTTTTTGTTATAGTTGTTATACTATTAACACTTGTTACTATATCAACATTTTGTGAACCATCAAAGCTAACGGTTCCACTAACCTCTCCTGATAGTGATATATCTACTGGACTTGCAAACTTAACTACACTTAATGGGCTTGCCACTGTTCCTACACCATCAATAGAATCATCACTTTCTATTTCGGCATTAGAACCAGTGTATCCTTGGGAACCATCGTATCCAGTTGATCCCGTAAAACCTACTGGATTTCCCCAATATCTTGTTCCATCAAGCAAAGAATATAAAGTTTGGTTATCAGATTGAGGAACCCCAAGGTCAGGTTCAGCATTACTCAAACTAATAAATTCGTAACGTTCCGGGTCTGCTTCTGTGCTTGGAGTTTTTCTTATTCTATCTGATAATAATTTTGTCATTATTATTCTACTCCGATATGCTCATTAGATGGTTTTTCTTCTGCGGATACCCATATATCAAATGTATTTGATGTTTCTGCACGAATTTGTATTCTGTCTCCGTTTGCAGCATTTGCATTTCTTTTAAATATACTTCTACCTTGAAGTGGAATAAATGCGGTATCTTCTTTTGGGACATACACTTTTGCAATTTCTATTGTAGTTCCATCTTCACTAAGCAAAATAACTTCAATCCATCTTGTTGTGCTTGTTTTATTTTTAACAGCTAAAGGTGTAAGGAAAAATATTTCTCCAGGTCTTATTGCACGTGAAGTATCAAGCGGATCACGTGTGGTAAATCTGTTTGATGTATCCGGAATAGAAAAATCAGGTGGTTCAATAACTGTTGTAAATGTTGTTGGAACATCATTTAATTTTGCATATATTGGTCTACCAGTAGACGGTGTGCGGCACGTAATTCTAGCCATTTCTTAAAAACTCCTTGCGATTGCTGCTCTTGTTGCTATTCTATTGACTGCTGTATCAAAGGGTGGTCCAGATAATTCACCAGTATCTGCATTTATTTCCATTCCACCAATGAATAATGCAGAACCTTGATCATCTTGACCGCTTGCTATAACTACGCCTCTGTCAAGTTCTAAAATACTTTCCTGTATACTATTTTGGTTTCTTGCGGGAGGTATTTTAGTAAGTGCAACTCCTGACATAATTCCACTCCAAGTATGTCCTATTGCAGTTATAGTTGAAGGTTCACTTATTTTATTAGGATTTAATATAGTTCTTATTAGCGAATCTACTAATGCGTTTATGATGGTTATAGAACCTGCAGATATACCAACTATAGATACTAATTCATCACGAATATATTCCCAAGAAAATATAAATGCTCCCAAAAGTGATTTATTCTCTACATTTATATACTTTAATACATCGGTGGCAATAACATTGGTATTTCCAAGTATTGTATTAAATGATGAAATATAGTTTGACGCAGGCCAACTAGTATTTGGTAAAATTCTAGTGGGTGCACTTAGTGTTGTTATTGATCCTATAATATCATCTATTCTTGATAATGTGAAAGTAACTGCTTCTTGTGAACCTACAAGTCCACCTGTAGTTTGTAGTGTAGTATTTCCAGTTGTTGGTGTTATTGTTACATTAACTAAAATATCACTCAATATTGTTTTGAGATAATTATAAGTTGCAACAGTTGGTTGTATTTCACCAGAACCCAATTGAGATATATTGCCCAGAAAATAGGCAACAGCAGCATTATATGTTTCTAAATTTCCACCATATGTTAGATCATAACGAAGTGCATCTATTATTAATCCAACATCACGTCTACAGGCCGCTTCATCATAGGTAAAGCTAGTAGTAAATGGAGAAATATTGTTTGCTACTTGATCTGCTATCCAAGCATCAATTTCATCTTGAATGAAGGTTTTGTTATCAACAAGCTGTTGTCTTGCATTTCCATACCCAATTAAAAATGTAGTATTGTAACCAGTTGGGTCATTTAAGAAATAAGAACTTGCGTTTTCTGCTCCGTTATTCAAGATATTCAATATCTCAGTAAACAATGCGTTTGCTCTTGTTATTGAATCTCCGTCAGACAACAATGAAACAAGAGTTTGTTGTTGACGTTCTATAGCTTGTATAGTTATTGCTTTTTGACTATTAATAACTTTATTTGCATTTTGTCTGTAGTAAGATAATGCAGAATTTATTGATCTATAATTACTATTAAACAATACATCATATGCAACAGCTTCATTTATTAACAACACATCACGATAGCATTTATCATAATTATAGTCTGTGTATATTGTGCTTAAATAATCCATAACAGCTTTTGATATTTTTATAGTGTTTTCAGTCAAGATATAATAAGATAAATTATATTCATCATCTGGCCAAGATAGTTCTGGTATTAAAACTGTTGGTGGAGTTCCATCAGAATCAATTGTATCTGATATTTCTTGAATTCTGGTTTGAGCAAATGTTGCTGCTTCTAAGCTTCCAGCAGTTCCTGAAATATCTTGAACTGTGACATTATTTGTAGAAGGTGTTATACTAATTCCTTGTAAAATATCACCAATTATATCTTTTAATCTTTGATACGCTGCAAGAGTTGCTTGTTTTTCACCAGCACCTAATTGCGAAGTAGCTCCAACAAAATATGCTATAGCAGCATTATATGTTTCTAAATTTCCACCATATGTTAGGTCATAACGAAGCGCATCTACTATTAATCCTACATCACGCCTACAAGCTGCTACATCATATGTAAATCCACTTGTAAACGGAGAAATTTCATTTGCTATTTGATCTGCTATCCAAGCATCAATTTCATCTTGAATGAATGTTTTGTTAGATACTAAAAGTCTTCTTGCATTGAAAAAACCAACATCATAATCTGTTGGGTCTGTTAACGAATAAGCACTTGCTGAAGATTCACCATTCTCTAATATATTTAATATTTCGTCAAATAATGCATTTGATCTTGTTAATGAATTGCCTTCAAGATATGAGGCAGTAATTTCTTTTTGTTTTTGTATTGCAAGTAGTGTATTTTCTAATTGTGTAGTTATAACTTCACTTGAATTTGCACGATAATATGCCAATGCTGCATTTATACTTCTATAGTTAGTTCCAAAAAGAACATCATATCTTATTGCATCAGTTATTAATTGTGTATCACGATAGCATTTATCATAGTTATAATTTATATCAGTAAATGCTCTATTTCCATTTGTATCAAAGAACCCTTTGGCAAAATCCAACATAGGTCTTTCATTGGCAGTTCTCAATACCCAAACCAACGATTGAAAAAATAATTCTGAATCACGTTCTGTTAATGTTAAATATTCAGTTGGCCAGTTTGTTGTAAAACTTTGTGATTGTAACTCTGTTAACAAATCTTGTATAACTGCATTTGTTGCAAGATTTACTAAATTTGCAGACCCTTCATCAACAACAAGAACTATATTGTCATCTTCTACGCTGTATGGATTTATTAAATTTCTGGTTCCTTGTGAAACCATAGTATAATCGCCAAATTGTGTTGAACAAGATGAAAGAATTATTTGTCCACCATCTATGGCTAAAAAGTGTTTGTGTGCCCATAAGCTAATAGCGTTAACAGCATTGATCAATCCACCATTTTTTGCACAATATCCAATGCCATTATGTGAAACTGGGGTAGCACCCCAAGTCATAATGTTTGGAAATATTGAATCTGGGTCTAACACACTTGCATCTGCTAATGCAACACCAGCGCCACGCCCTACTAATGGATTTCCATTTAGTCTGTCTAATGGGGGAGCAATGGTTGACCAATATGGAGGAGTTCTTACTGCAATCTTATGAGCATAAGGAACACGTGTTATTTTTGCACCGGGTCTGAAACACACAGCAAACCCTTCGGTTGGATTGTCTAAATCATCAAGACGCCAATTTTCAAAAACAATACCTTCTAAAAAGCAACCTGATCCCAATCTAAATACGTTTCTTTCTTCATATCCTGTCTCTGGTTTAACAAACACAGTTCTATGCGTAGCTTGAATTACCGTATTATCTGGAACATCTATATGTCCTTTTGTAGTATATACACCGGGACCAATTTGTATAAGTGTTAAACTATTGCGTCTTTCTGCTTCCCGAATAGCAGCTTCAATTGTTAAAAATGATGAACTCCAAGTTTTTCCATCATTATTATCATCACCAGCTTTTTGAACATATATTGTATTTTCTACTGGAATAGAAGAAGTAAATTCTATTATTTTTTCTTCATTAACTGTTTCTTGGAGAGTATCATCATAATATTCTTTAATTTGTTTTAAAAATATTTTTCCGTCATAAGTGTTAACAGCAAATTCACCTGATTGTAAATCACTTAATAATGGAATTTTTCCGCTAACATTAGATTGTTTTTGAATAATTTGTGATGACATAATTTTTTATCCTATTATTTTAGCATTTATAGTATTTATATTTAATAAGTCCCACCATCAATTTTTCCAACAAACAAATCTGCATTAACGGTTCCTTCACTTATAGAAACAGTTATTGTATCGTTTTCATATATATTTATAATACCATTTTCAATTTTTATTCCAGTATCTAAATCTTCATTTAATATAAAGTTTCCAATAGGAATCCATCCATTTGCATCACGTGCTTCAAATACCTGTTTTTCTGTATTATATCTTAAAGAACCTATAAGTTCACTTGCACGTTGTGCATTGTCACCTTTTGGTAATACTAAATTTCCAGAAAATGAAAATTCAATTTCATTTGTTTTTGAAACTACTTGATTTATCTGATAAGTTACTAAAGACATATTATTCTCCTATATACAAGTTATTTATCAGATATTTTATTATATTTAAATATTAAATTTCCACATCCCCAATATCTTCTAAATCCAGCATTCATCATATTTTCACGTTCACTTAAATTTGGATCATATAAATCGCCAATTATTTTTTTTATATTACTATGCTGCGTTTTATATCTTGGTATTATACTTCTTTTATCTGTCCAAAAATAGTTTACTTTGGTTTTTCCCATATAAGTAAACCCCATTTTTCTGTAACCATTTCCATATGATTTAGAATAATCGCAATATGTTGTTATATTGTTTATGTTATATGTTTTTGTATAATATTTAATTATTTTGCTTGCACCGCCAATTACTGTTATACCTTGTTTGCTTGCTAACCTATAGAGTTCAACTCCTTCTCCAAACCTATTTTTTCCAAAACTCATACACATAACAAGATCGTTATCATATATTAATCCTATATAGTTAGTTGCTCCTATAAATCCTTGTAAATGATTCTCTTCAAAAAATGTTTTTGCATCTTTTGTATCTATTTGTTTCAATACACATTTTCTTGCAGGTATACGCTTGTTTAATCCTAGTTTTGTTTTTATTATAGATTTTATTATATCATTTTTGTTGTTCCATTCCCAATCCGTAATGTGTAACAAACTTATGCTTTTTTCTTGACATTTTTCTGTTTTATATAAATGAAAATCTGTTTTTTCTATATCTGCTTTTCCATATGAATGCCAATACAATCCATTTATTTCAAAAGCAATGTTTTTATTTGGAATATAAATATCTAATTCTTTTCCATCCAGAACAGTTCTATCATTTTCTATAAAATCAATACCCAAACTTTTTAAAAAATCTTGTATCTCTAATTCTTCCAATGAATAATTAGAATATTGACGTATTTGAAAATCATTCTTTTTTAAATATTCTATAACAGTTGAATTGTGAACATCTAACTGTTTTGCTATATCAACACTTGTTCTTTTTTTAGTTTCGTATTCAGTATACAACCAATCATAATCACTAAGAATTTTATGTGTGGTATTTGATAATTTTGATTTTTTCAATATAGGTTTTACTTCTGCTCTTTGTGAATTATAAGAAACTCCATACTTTTCGTTCATAGTTTTTATTCTTTTGTTGTTTGATTGTTCTATATCGTCCAGTGTTAACTTTGACTTTGTATTTGTTACAGAAGATGATATATTTTCTTTCGTGCAATCACAAACAGATGCAGGACCACATCCTACAAATCCTGATGACCATCTATCAAACTTTTTAACTTTATTATACTTGCACACATCACTTATAGAATGTATTGCACTATATATTTGTGCAGATACTTTTTCATTGTCGGTTTTTTTGTTTTCTAAAACCCAATTATATAAGTCACTGTGTTTTTTAATTATTTTACTATAATTTTTAGGATTTTCTACAATAATATTTTTTATCTTTTGTATTATTTCGTCAGACATTTGTTTTCCATACCCATTCACATTTTCCACAATCATATACTCTAGGTATTCCCAAAAAGTCCATAGCTTCGCGTTCAGTCATACCATTATCAATAGCTTCACACAATTCTGGAAATTTTGATTTTATTCTTTGCTTAGTATAATTACTTTTGTGAACACGTGTTTTGCCAACAAGATAAAGATAATCTGGTTTTAATATCCCAACTAAACTAAATCCATTCTTTTTATAAACATTACCAGTAAAACAAGTATTATCACTGAAACTTACTACTTCATCAAACTCTAAATCACACCGTGCATAATTAAATAATTTTGAAAATAAACCTGGGTGATTATAGTTGTCCATAACAAATCTTTTCAATTCAAATCTGCCATTACGAGTAGTGCCAAATGTCATAACCCCAATAAGATTATTATTGTTATCAAATGCACCATAATGTGTCCCACCGACATACCCTTGTAAATGATATTGATCTAAAAAGTGTCTTGCAGTTTTTCCACTTATTTTAACTATACGTGATTTCCTTGCAGGTATTCCAGACATTTTTTTGCCAAAAAATGAAAGTAACATATTACACACTTTTTCTTTTTGTAAATTCCAATCATCTTCAAAAACGTTAATTAAATGAATATTATTATCCTTGCAAATCTTCCATTTGTTATAATGATAATTTTTATCTGGTCTTATAATATCACTATGATAGTATAATCCATTCATTTCTATAGCCATAGCATAATCCGGAATATAAAAGTCTAATTCACTTCCATTTAAAATAGTTCTATTATTAATTTCATATGTTATATTGTGAGTATCAAGAAATTCTTTCATTTCACTTTCAAGATAAGTAAGACCACGTTTTTGATACAAATGATTTACACCATAACGATTAATAAAATCATATATAGTGCTTGAATGGACTCCTAATTCTTTTGAAATTTCATATACTGGTTTATCATTAATAAACTCAGAAAATTTTGTTTTATCATTTAATATATGTAATGCATCTTCACTAATATGAAAATGCTTATTATGTGTTACTCCATATTTTTTCATAATAGTAGTTTTTACTTTGTTGCGTATTTCAGGCAACTGCATTGGATGTTGTGTTCCATATTTTTCAATATTTTTTAATTTTATTTGGTCTTTAATGTCACTATTTTGAAATATATTTTCAACACCATACTTTTCTAACAAAGTATTTTTTGTTTTTTCTATTACTTGTGGTGATTGTAAAGTGCATTCTACTCCATACTTTTCAATATTAGTCTCTTTTGCTTTTTTTACAATATCACTATTTTTCATAGGATTTTCAACACCATATTTTTTCAAATTGGTTTGTTTTATTTTTTCTTTTACTCCATTAACTAATACCGCATTGTTATAAAACTTTTTATGATTTTCTATAGCAATGTCAGTTTTTCCAACATTATCAACACCATATCTTTCTATGTTGGTCTGTTTTCTCTTTTCGCTTATTTCGCTTATTTCTTGTTCAGTCTTTGTTGATAATGTTTCTGAAACTGATTTTGAAACAGATAACTTGCAACATTCACACATTTTTGCTACACCACAAAATCCAAACCCACTAATAATATCTTTAAATTTTTTTGTTTTATTATTTTCACAAATATTTGTTTCATTATATAAAGAACTATAAATGTGATGTGATAATGGCATATTATTGTCAATAAGTGAGTTATCAATAACCCAGTTGTATAATTCATTATTACTCTTAATCATTCTTGTATAATGTCTGGGATTATTAGTTATTATTTCTAATATTTTATTTTTTATATCATCAGTCATTTGATTTCCATACCCATTCACATTTTCCACAATCCCATATACGAGGAATTCCCAAATAACTCATTGCAGCGATTTCACTCATACCATTATCAATAGATTCGCATAATTCTGGAAAGTTTGATTTTATTCTTTGTTTGGTATAATTACTTTTATGAACTCTTTTTCCATTTATCAAGTAACGATAATCTGGTTTAATTTCTTTGATAAATGTAAATCCATTCTTTTTATAAACATTACCAGTAAAACAAGTATTATCACTAAAACTTACTACTTCATTAAATTGTAAGTCACGCTGTGCATATGTAAATAACTTTGAAAACAATCCTGCGTGATTGTAATTATCCATAACAAATCTCTTTAACTCAAATCTACCATTACGAGTAGTGCCAAAGGTCATAACCCCAATAAGATTATCATTGTCATCAAATGCTCCATAATGCGTCCCTGTAACAAAATTTTGCAAATGATACTGATCTAAAAATGGTTTTGCAACTTTTCCACTTATTTTGACTATATGTGATTTTCTTGCAGGAATACCTTTTAGCTTCTTTCTGAAAAATCCCAATAACATATTACATACTTTTTCTTTTTGTAACCTCCAATCATCTTCAAATATACTTACAAGATGTATTTTTTGATCACTACACATTTTCCACTTATTATAATGATATTTTATCTCAGGACGTGCTACATCATTATGCCAATATACCCCATTCATTTCTATAGCCATAGCATAATCCGGAATATAAAAGTCTAATTCACTTCCATTTAAAATAGTTCTATTATTAATTTCATATGGTATATTGTGAATATCAAGGAATTCTTTCATTTCACTTTCAAGATATGATGGTCCCTTTTTCTGATATAAATCTTGTGCATCATATTTTTTTACTGACCTATATATTAATGTGCTTTCAACCCCAAGTTCTTTTGATATTTCATAAACAGTTTTATCTTTTATGAATTCACAAAATAATTCTTTTGAGTTTAATATTTCTAAAGATTCTTTGGAAATATGCTTTTGTGCAGGATTATCAACCCCATATCTCTCTATACTGGTTTGTTTTGATTTTTCTTTAAAAGATTCAACTTGTAATGGATGGCTTACTCCATACTTTTCATTCATTATATCTTTTATTTTTTTTCTTATTTCTTTTGATTGAAATGGATTTCCATCATATTTTTTATATAGTTTTTTACGAGCAAATTGCATATTATGATTTGAACCATATTTTTCAATATTAGTTTGTTTTATTTTGTTTTTGATTTCTTTATTTTGTAACGGACTTTCAAATCCATATTTTTCAATATTAGTTTGTTTTATTTTTTCTTGTATTTCTTTACTTTGTAATGGATTTTCAACACCATATCGTTCAAGATTAGTTTCTTTTAATTTTTCTTTGAATTCCACAGAATACATAGGATTAGAAACACCATATCTTTCTATTAATGTTGCAACCCTCTTATCATTTTCTCTTTCTTTTTCAATATCACTTTTGTTATTGTGTATATTTTTAATAGCATTACTTTGAGCATTTCTTGCACATTGGCATTTGGTTTTAGAACCACAATAGTCAAAAAATCCTTTAAATATTGTATTAAATTTAGGATACTTACCACACTCTTTTTCTAACGGAACCCCATTAATAGAAACATATATTCTTTCTGCATAATTATCAATTTCATATGAATTGGATAATATCCAATCATTTAATTCACTATTACTCTTAATCATTCTTGTATAATGTCTGGGATTATTAGTTATTATTTCTAATATTTTGTTTTTTATATTGTCCGACATTATCAAATATCCTTTTATCTTGTAGTTGACACAACAATAGAATCAGTGTATGGTAACTCAAATACCAACTATACTTATATATCATAAAAGGATTGTTGTCAATGTATAAAAGAAAAACGGCCCGAAGGCCGTTTCCCTTAGTCTCGCTGTGTCTTCTCTATTAGGAGAATGATAGGTTTGCAGTAGTAACTTCTATTTTGTTTAGATAGTCCGCAGCATTGCCCAAAGATGAAGCAGTGTTGGAAAGTTCTACATAACCATAACGCGTCATGAAGCCAACTACTGGCTCTAGAGTGTCTGGATCAAGAACTGAACCAGTGCTCATTAATGGCACATATGGGCAGTAGAATGCAGCAGCATCACTTTCACTTTGACCTTTATAACCAACAAGAACGTCATCATTGGTTGCATACTGGTTAACATAAACTTTCATTACGTTGTTCAAAGTTCCTACCAACTTTGTGTTGGTTGGTGCTTCAAAAGCGCCTTCAGTTGTTCTTGCAAATGCAGAAGTAGTAGCACTTTGTAGAACTGTCAAGATGCTTGGGCTAACAACTAACCAGTTACCAGCACCACGACGCGTGCGTGCTGCTATATCGTTGGCAGCTTTGTTAATTAAAACTGCAAGAGCAGCATGTTCATCACCAACGAAAGTTGCGGTTCCGCTTACGGCACCTTGGTCAAAGGTGTAAGCAGCAGCACCAGCTAGTGTTGACAAGGATGTTAGAATTTCCTGATCAATTTCAGTAGTGATTTCTTGTGCAAGAGCAGCCATAATTTCTGCTTCTACATCAATACCGTGCATCGCTTGTGCATCTTGTGCAGCTTCAAAGGTCCAACGTGCACTTAGCTTTCTGGACTTAGCTTCAACAGTTTGCTTAACGATTTGAATGTTAAGTTTACGGCCTGGGCGTCCTTCAAGAGTGCTTGTAGCTTCTGCTTTACCAGTAGCTGCATTACCTGCATATCCTCTTGCAATTGCAAATGGGCTTAGTGCTTCTTGGCCAGAAGTAACACCAGCAGCAGTTTCAGCGTAGCGCACACGTAGAGTGTGAATTTGTCCAACAGGACCAGTCATTGGTTGAACACCAACTAATTCATTGGCTATGACTGTTGGCATAACACGGCGGATAACAGGTAGAATAACTTTGTTTAAAGTTGCTACGTTACCAGCCATTGTTGCACCAGTGGTTGCACTTTCCATTAAGGAACGCTTAGTATTTTCCAATACTGTTTCCATAACTGTTTTACGATTTCCAGTCAGCCCGTCAGTTAGTGCTTCTTTTGTAGCTGACCATTGTTCGAATAGGTTTGCCATTTTAATATCTCCTTAGCGTTTATTATATACCGGCTAATTTTTTAATTCTAATTATTTCGGCGGAACCATCAACTTCAGGTTTGGTTCTTAAAGCTCTATCCCCGGTAACAACTGTTTTGGTTTCAGTAAGCTTTGCCTTAGTGTGTGAAGTTTTGACATTATTTTCATTCAATACTGTTGGTAAGTATTTGTTGAAAGAGTCACGCAACTTTTCTGTTTTTACAGATTCAAGTAGCGAGGTCATTACCGCACGTTGATCCTTGTTAAGCGGAGAAAGCATTTCATTTATGATAGCTTTACGATTGCTTAAATCTTTTGCGATTCTTGCGGCACGTTGGGCTTCCATAATTGCTTTATCTTTATTTTCAAGGAGTTTGCTACTTTCACTCAACTTAGCTTCAAGAACTTTTAGTTTACGTGAAAGTTTAGAAATTTGTGTTCCTTCTGAGAGTGCACTAGTCATAAACTCTGTTGCAAAAGTTTCAAAAATCTTTCTTCCAAATTCGTTTTCTTTAGCGGTTTTAATGTCTTCTTTTAAGACTTTAATTTCGCTGCGTAATACGTTTTCTATGATTTTATTAACTTTTTTAGCAGATTTTTGTATGAACTGAGTTCGGGCTTCTTCGATTACACGCTTTCCTTCTTTAGCCATACGGACACGTTGTTCTACCAACGCTTTTTTGTCTATATGGAATTCGTTTAATTCTTCTGTTAATTTTGCTAAAACAAATTCTTCAAGTTTAGCAATATTATTTTTTTGCTGGTTTCTATCTTCTTTAAGTTCAGCAATTTCTTTTACAAGAGTTTCGTTTATTTGTTTATCAAGAATTTTAGCGTGTTCTTTAATAGCTTTGCGATAAGCAACTCTATCTTCTTGTAGTGCTTTTTTATCTTGAGCAAATTCATTTAACTCTTCTTTTATTACATCGGTAAGCATAGCGTCCATTGCGTTAACAATTTGTGCTTTATCATTTTCATAACGTGCTGCAAATTCTTCGCGTAATTCTGCGGTGATTTCATCACGCATTTCAGACATTTTTGCTTCCCAAGCTTCAGAAATGTTTGCCTTTACTTCATCTGAAAGAAACTCTGAGTTCATTATACTGTCAAATGTTTTGTTCATCATTTTCTCCCCAGGTCTCTAATGAAATTTATTACCTCTTTCTGGAGGTGTCTTTGTGCACTTGGATCAAATTTAGAAGCAGTGGCAACATCCCAAATAACATTGCCCCTACGATGGTTCATAAGATTTTCATAAATTGGTGAAGGATATGCATTAGGTGCACTTGGATTTGCAACAATATCAACTGTTATTATTTCAAATCCGCTCACATTACCATTCATATCAACATCACCACTACCTCTTGAACTTACTCCAAGTTTTACGTTATTTTCTAATAACGTTTTGCAAACATTGCCCATAGGGGTAGGCAACATTTTTAGTTTTCCAATTCCGTTGCTTCCATTCATATTCATATCAACTATTATATGAGAAACACGGTCTAGATTTATATTCAAGTCTTCTGGATGGTCTGCCTCACCAAGAACAGAATATCCTTTTGAAATTTTTTCTTTTAATGTTTTAACAGCATTACTAATTTCACTAACAGGATATATACGATTATTTTGATTTCGTCTGTCCCCTTCTATAAAAATGCCTTTCATATACAAATCTTTTCCACCGGAACCATTATCAATAGCTTCGGTTACTATATTTGCACTTGTTGGAGACACTATTTCTCTAAGAGGCGTAAACATTATCCATTAACCTTTCATTTTGCGAACTGTTGCAGGCTTCATTTTAGCACCGTGTGCTTGTGGACCAGGAACACCAAGTTCTTTTGGTTTTGTAGCAGTTCCACCAGTTTCTTCCTTATTAACAATAGCATTTTTCATTGGTTTGCCGAGGTCGTGGCCTTTACCCTTTGCAACAGGTGATGATTTTCCATCATCGCCAACTTTATTTGAAGGGGCAGCAACTTTATTCAACTGAACACTTTCTTTGATTTTTTCATCGTCCATTTCATCATCCATAGACATTTCATCATCCATAGATGTTTCATCTTCGTCGTAATCATATTCAGTATCTGTTTCTTCTGCACCAAAATCATCATTCATTTCATCGTCATCAGAATCGCCAATGTATTCATCAAAAAATGCTTGTAATTCATCTAATGCTTGTTGTATTTTTTCTTCATCAGGTATGTCCATTTCTGCATTGTCCATATCCATTCCATCATCAGGTATGTCCATTTCTGCATCGTCCATATCCATTTCATCATCAGCCATTTCTTCATCAGACATTTCATCTGACAAATCCATTTCTGCATCATCCATATCCATTTCATCTTCGTCGTCATCATCATCGGCTTCATACATTTCTTCTGAATCAATCATGTCGTCGTAGTTTTCAACATCGTCTGAAATATCATCTTCTAAATCATTTTCCATATCAGAAACATCAAAATCATATTCGTCATCTTCTGCTTCTGTCATAGCTTTTTCTAAATCTTCATCTTCTTTGATCATATTCAAAAAGATGTTACGTGATTTTTCAACAATTATATTATGAAGAATTTCACTGGCTTTGTCAGTTTCTTCATTTATAAGAAGTTGTAAAACACTTTCTAATTTTTTTGTGCTCATTATTTAATACTCCTTTTATATATGTGACACAGCGTTGTCATATACAATCAATTTTATTTATATTTTTAATCAAAAATATGCTTTTTAAGGCTAAAAAACGCATATTTTAGTATTTATAATCCAAAATCGCCACCACCCTCGTCACTTGATGTTCCATATATTAATTTTAATCTTTCAATTCTTGCTTGATTTTCAAGATTTTGCAATTCTCTTCTTTTTCTCAATAAGTTTAAATGACGCAATGATAAGTGAACTTTTCTGGTATCGTCTGGATAATGTTTTGTAAAATTATCATTTTCTGCTTCATAATATTCTTTTATAATATTCATTATACTGTTCCTTGTGTTCCGCCAGTTGGTGGTGGCGTTTGTGGTTCACCACCTCCTAATGGTGATGCTGAACCTTCATCAGATGGTGTTTCTGTTCCGATATCGCCTTCGCCACCTAAATCAAAATCATCACCGCCTTCTAAATCACCTTCAAAATCATTTGTTCTAAAGCCCATATCGTCCATTCCAGAACCACCTAGCCCACTATCAACAGAGGTATTTTTTATAACTTTATCACTATTTTCTTCAAAATATAAACGTTCATTTTCAAGAATTTCATCATCAGTAAGTCCAAGATACCTTTTTAGAACAAATCTACGACTTAAATATGCAGTTCCTTCAACTTGTCCAAATACACCAGCTTTTGCACTATCCAATTCAATTTGACGATAATCGCTAAAACTTTGTGGTTCACCAAATCGTAAATCAAATATACTTGAATCAATGTTAAATCCACGATGCTTCATAAATCTTTTAAATTCTCTATCAAACACTGGTTGTATTATATTTTGCAATCTCATACAATATTTGTTAAATCTAAATTCTTGAATAAAGCTAGTTCCTACTCTACCATCTGTAAAGTTTGGACCACTGTCATCGTGAGCCATTGGCATATAGCTTGATGGAATTCGTAACCCCCTCATCATTTTATCAGTAAAGAATTGTAAATCACTTATTTCGCCAAGATTATCACCACCGGGCAAAACCTCTACCTTTGAACCACGGCCATCACTTGATTGGGCAAAAAAGTAATCTTCTAACATACTAAGAGGAGAATATTGTGCATCCATAATTGTGCTTCCTCCACCAGTTTTATTTGGAATTCTTTTTTGATGGACTTCCATCTTAACTCTTTCCAAAAATGAATTTGCACGGTGTGGTGGCATATCACCCGTGTCTATATAAAAGACACGTCTTTCTGGAGCACGCTGAACACGATATATTATAATTGCATCTTCAAGCAATTCTTTTTGTTTATATGTTTTGAATATAGGATCAAGTATACTACTTCCAAAAGGATAATTACTATCCATACCTTCGGTCATAGCGATATGAACAATATTAGTTGCATTTACATATACTTCTTCATTTGTTCCATATGCTAATTGTTGACTATAACTTGTATTAACAGTTTGTCTTGTTGGTTGTGTAAATGTGCTTGGCGATATTCCACCAGTGGTTTTGTTTATACCAATAGGAGTAGTAGCAGTTTTATCACGTATATTTAAATCTAAATTTTTAAGTATATATTGTTCTGGGTCTTTGCCTTCACTTTCATTTATTACTACACCAATAACATCTTGAGGGTTTACGTATAATAATTCCCAAGTTTCTGGATCACGAACAAATGGTTGGTCTCCATATTTTATAACATTTCTAAATGTTCTGAATATACGTCTATCCCAGTCATTGATATTACACCATTGTTTAAGAGATTGTTCTATTATTTTTGCTTCACTTTCAGTTGGATTGTTTTTATAGTTTATTTGAAAAGGTGATGCAGTTTTTTCGTCAATTTGTGTAGCAAATTCTGCAATAGTATCCAATGCCATATTGATTTCACTATCCATATCCATTTGATCATATTGCATATATCTTTCAGTTCTGTTTGGCATACCAGTATAAACTTCTGGAAGCCAACTTTGAAATCTACTATTGTATCCTTCTTTTGCACTACCAGAACTTTTATTTTTTGTTTGATATACGGTAAAATGTTTTTTCCAAGACATATTTTTAAACTCTTTCTTTATTATATGTATATTTATACATTAGTTAGTTGAATACTCTTCTATTGCACGAACGTTTGCTCTATTTCCTTGATTTATTGATTCATTTATTGAATAAAGCAATTGGTTCATTCGTTGTATAGAAGTTAGTAATGATCTATCAGTTATTTGATTTAACATAGTTTCAGGAACTTGTTGACCACTTCTTACCAAATCCAAAACTTGTTCTTCATTTTGTATATCTATTTTATCTAACCTTGCTTGTATCACCGCAGTTAGATGATCAATTTTTAGTTTATTACGTTCTAATTCAGCTTGTTGTTGTGGTGACATATCAGTATCAACCATTTCTTGAGTTAAACCTTCGTAAATATTTGGATTATCTGTTAATGTTCCATCACCCATTGTTGTAGGGACTATAAAAGGAGCTAGTGGTCCTGCTCTTCTTACAAGAAAAGATGCTACTCTTCTTGTAACATTTCTTGTAACATCATTTTTTGCTAAATTAGATAAAACAGAAGCAGTTGAACCAACTAAAGAAGCTGCACGAATTGCAGCAAGTGCTATAGATATTGCAATGATTGTTTTACCTATAGGACCAGTTTCCTTCCATAAATCATAGATTTTGTTTAATACATCTAACATATCAATTTGAGTTAGTGTTTGAATAACTTCTTCGCCTAACATACTAAGTATATCGCCCATTCCTTCCTCAAAAGGACGAACATTTCCATCTGCATCTGTAAAACTACTTCTAATTGTTTCTAATGCTGTAACTAGTCCTCCACCAGCATCGTCAATCTGTAACATATTATCAAATGTTTCTAATAATGAAGCACGAACAGCATTCATTGCTCTTTCTTGTTCAGCAGGAATAGCAGCAGCACTTTGTGACATTAATTTAGTTATTTCTTCTTCGGTCATTCTTGCAATGTCTTGCGGAGTTAAATTTCTTTCTGTTAATCCGCGTAAATTTGCAGAAGTAGCTAATGCACGCTGTGCTTCAGCAGACATAGGCCCTTCAGCTAATGCTACATTTATTAATGTTTGTAAATTATCTTCATTTTCTGTTAGCTGTGAAATAAGTGATAAAAAGCGATTACTTATATCTTCAGAACTTGCTCCTGCCATTATATCATCACGTAATACAGATATAATTTCTCTAAAGTCACCACCAAATATTTGTTCTAAAAAGGCCATTTGTGGACCAACAAAGCTTTCTAATTCACGACCAGTAACTATACTGCTCTGAAACCCTCGTGTTAATTCTTCTCCAAATAATCCTGTCACCATAGAAATAGTATTTTTAAATGCTTCTTGTTGTGGTTCATCTAATGTAGTTAAAAATGCGCTTATAACAGGATCACTTACCATTTCTTGACGACTTCTTAACATATCACGTCTGTTTTGTCCGGTTAATGATGCTACTGCCGATGTTTGAAAAAACAAATCTTTCATACTATCTGCCAAATCTGCGTTATTTTGTGATACTAATAATCCACTTTTTCTTCTGATTTCTATTTCTTGCATTATAGCTTCATTTAAATCACTTATGTTCATACCAAAATAATTAAAATCTTCTGACATAGTAAGAACACTTTCACTTATTTTTGCAAACATCATCATACTTTCAGAAGCATTATTTCCTAATCCACGTAATGCTTGTGAATTTTGTGAAATCAAGCTGCTAAAATCTTCCATATTCATACCAGCTAATTGAGCAGAATTTCTTAAATCCATAAGTGATATACCAAAAGAAGCACCAATGTCACTAAGTTGCAGTAAACTTTTTGAATAAGTATCTAATGTTTGAAAAACAAAACCAACAGTCATTCCTACTACAGAACCCAGACCTGCTCCCACTGCTTTTCCAAATATAGGACTAGCAAAAGCTGTAGTTACACTTCCTAACATATCGCCAATATTTCTTCCAAGGTCTGACAAATTATTTGTAATTAATTCACTCAGTGTATATGTATGACGTTCAATATTGTGTGAAAAATCTCTTAAATTATTTCCCAATCTTTGAAAATGTTTATTATTATCTTTTCTACCGTCATCATTTATTTTGTTTAAATTTCCTATTGCCTTAGCTATTTTTTGATCTTCTGTTAAACTTTTTTCTGATAACTTATTATTCTTTTTATATTCTTTTAAAACTTCTTTTGCTGATTTATTATCTCTCGCTGATCCAACAGTCATCACTTGTAACAAACCAACCATGTCTTCGGAGAAATCTTTTATTTTGTTTAACGTTTCTTCAGTAGCCCATTCTGGAATATTCCATCTTTTTCCATCTACTTCAATATAATCTCTCATAAAAACAACCTTAATCTATATAGATAAATAGTAATAAGTATTTATCATATACATATTTATAATATTTAAAAGGAGTATTTAATGAGCGATAATCCACTCTCTTCATTATATAGAAGTAAAAACATATACGTGTCTTTGCCTAGTAAAGGTAAATTTTATTCAAGTGGAATTGAATTATCAGTCGATGGTGAATTAGGAGTTATGCCTATGACCGTTAGGGATGAAATACTGTTAAAATCCCCAGATTCTTTATTTAATGGTGAAGCATTAATTGATGTAATCAAAAGTTGTGTTCCTGATATAAAAAATCCAAATGAGATACCTGTTTGTGATTTAGATTCAATAATTTTGGCAATAAGAGCAGCAAGTAATCCAAATATGGAATTAAATGTAGAATGTCCAAAATGCAAAACAGAAAACACATATAACATTGATTTATTAGGTTATATTAATACTATAAAAAGTATTCCGGAAGATAATACTATAACACTAAAAGACACAACCACTGTAATATCATTGAAGCCTTATACTATTAAAACTATGATGAAAAGAAAAATGCAAGAATTTAATTTCATAAAAGTAGAACAAAAATTAAAATCTTTGTTAAAATCAACAAAAGATGAAGATATAAATGAAGATACTCTAAACGCAGTGAAAGAAACATTAGACAAAGCATACAATGATTCATCAAGATCAATCATAGAAGTTGTAGCAGAAAGTATTGTATGTGTTGAATTATTGGATAAAAATATAAAAGTAACTGATAAAACACACATACTAGACTGGGTTATCAATATGGACAAGGACGTATATCATACTATCGTTAACAAAATAAGTCTATTAAACGAAAATAATATAAAGAAAACAACTGATGTAATATGTTCAAAGTGTGATCATAAGTATACAAGTAATTTGGAGTTGAATCCAGTAAATTTTTTCACAAAAGAGCAGTCATAATGGATGATATAGAACTAAAAAAATATATTGATTCTATGACTGCTCAGAAAAATAAAATAAGAGAAGACGTAATAAAACTAAGTATATATTCAAATGGATCAATACCTCTTCAAGACATGTATATGATTCCGGTTAATGAATTTTCTATAATAGAAAAATCAATCACAGAAAAACTAAAATTTGAAAAAGGAATCAAAGAACAACAAATGCTATAACTATGTAATTTTCAAAAGAAACAAATTAAGAATCTAAAAAAGAAAATCACTTGAATTAATTCAAGTGATTTTTGTTTTATTGGTTTCGTAGGAACCAATATTCATTATATGTATTCTTGATCAAGTAGTAATATGATAAGCGATATATATTCACTTCGTTCATATATATCATTATAAAATCTTTCATATTCACTCCGTTTTCACTTCGTTCATTTGAAAGATTTTATTTTTTTTTGTTTTAATTGATTGTTAGTTATTTAAGTATAATTCTTAATTATGAATTATAATGAATCTAATCATAATGATTCTGAATTATATTACCTTGGAGATTAGACACACTTCGCCTTAAGCGGCGAAATGTGTCTAAGTCCAGTATTTTACATTACCTCATCGACTTTGACACTCTATACAGACAACCCAATAACGTCTGGGTAAGGCGGTTGTGCGGTACCTTATTACGTCCATTTTCCTTAAATCGCATTTTTATTATTATAAAAATACTTTTAAGACAGCGCAAGCTTTGTTAAAGCAGTATAGATTACATTAACAGCTTTGTGAATTGCAAGTGGTCTACAGCAGAGTTCACTCATTTTTCGGTGGTCAATCCGAGACGAAACCAGTTTCCTTATCAGGGAAGTGCAACGTTCACCATACCATACCTATAAAAATAGTTAATCTTGGAGGGCATTTTACTGCCATTTGTTGTTGCTATGTAGATAATTTGTTTTTCTTGTATTAGTTAAATGTTAGTTAAATGTTAGTTAAATGTTAGTTATGTATTAGTTAAATATTAGCCATAAATGATTCGTTTTATAATCTATAATATACTACAAAGTTCTATGTATGTCAAGTATTTTTACAACTTTTTTCAAAATTTTCTTTATTTGAGTCAAAAAAATCTTCAAATTTTGTAAATCTCCATTTTCCCCATTTTTTAGAATCATAGTCTATATATTTGTTTGAAACAAAATCTTGCGGAAGTTGATATGCAACATACCTGCCAATATAATCAAACTTCATAAAAATTATATTAACATCACCTTCATCGGCAACTTCCATAGTTTGATCAATAAAATTTTCTAAATCAGAAATAGTTTCAGATGAAAAAAGCTTGTGAAAAGGAAAAGCAGAATAATTTTTACATTCACAATTGAACTTTTTCCAATCATCTGGAGGAACAATATCACCTTTATATGATTGAATTTGTCCTTCACTTAATGTAGATTTTCTGATATTGTTTTTTCCGCCTATCATAGCTCCACTCGTAATAGAACGAGTGAAACTTTCTCCATATAAATCTGAAAGATACTTTGCAACTTCTCTTTCAAATCCTTTACCTTTTGTTTTACTTTTACTTGCCATATAGTTATTTATATAGTTAATTAAAAAAGGGCTTGATAAGCCCTTAAAATTTTAATTTTCTTCTTGGTCTGACGTATACGAAGTAAATCCATTTTCTTTAGTAACAGTTAGAATATTATTAACTCTTCCCATTAATTCTTCACGATGTGATATTAAAAATATAGATTTGTTTCTTTCACGGCACATTGATTTTAGTATTTCCAATGCGGCTTCAACACCATTGCCGTCTAATCCACTATCTATCAATTCATCAACTGCCATAAAATTTATAGTATGGTTCATACTTTCAAATACATCACGGAACGACCAACTTAGTCCCAATATGAGTCGGTTTCTTTCGCCTCTACTTAAGTTATCAAAATCTAAATCTCGTCCTAATTCTGTTATTTCAACATTTAAATCTGATTTGAACTTTACTTCATGGGGTAAGCCTAATTTTCCAAGATAATATTCAAGTCTGCTATTTAAGTAAACCAAATTTTGTTCAATTATCTTTTTTCTTATAAAAGAATCTTTATTTGTAAGAAGCTTTAACAAAAAATCTTGATGCGTTTTTAATTCTGTAAGATTATTAAGCTTTTCCCAAGATATAGGTTTTATCCCAGTTTTTTTAAGAGAATTTATTTGTTCATCATATGGGTCTGTTTCTAACTTTTTTTCTTCAATTTGTTTCTCAATGTAAGAAATAGAATTTTTATGTTCGTATGCATCTGTTATTGATTTATAAAATGTTTTTGGTTTTTCTTCAATGATATTAATACTTTCCAACAATCTTTTGTATTCATCGTGTTCTTTAGTTATTGATTGAATATTTTCTAACAGTGAACTTATAGATTCTTTTTTATCTTCAATCATACTTGTATGATTATGATCTTTTATTTTTTGACCACAAGAAAAGCATTCATTGTTTTCTAATTTTTCTAATTCTTTTTCGTATTTTGTTTTTCGGTTAGTTAATTCTATTAGTTGTGCTTTCTTGCTTACTACGTTTGATTTATATAATTCATATTCTTGGATATTTTTATTATATTGGGTTAATAAGTTATGCAACTCTATTTCACGTTCTACATCAAGTTCTTTAAATTGATTTAAAGAAAACTCTAATTCATCTAAATCTTTTTTCTTTTTATCATTCCATACTTTTTTTCTTCTTTGCAAATCTTTTATGCTTTTTTCTATTTGCATATTTGCTTCTTCTATGGCTTTATTTTTGTATTCTTCTTCTTTTATATTGTCTTTTGTATTTTTTATTAGTTCTTTTAATACGTTTGCTTTTTCACTTAATTGGGTAATTCCTAAAAGTTGTTCAATGGTATCACGTTGATCTGCTGCTCTCATAGCAAGAAATGGTTCTGTAAATGTATTCAAGCATACTAAATGTTTAAACATAGTATGGCTCATTCCTATTAATTTTTCTATTTCTTCTTGAGTTAATCTACTTTCACCTTGTTGTTCATCCGTTTCTTTTTCAATGTTATTGATTAAAAACTTTAAAAATGCAGGTTTACGACCTCTTTCTATTTTATAAGAATTTTTATTAACTTCAAATTCAAGTGTAACTATCATATTTTTATTATTGGTTATATTAACCATATTATCTTTTTTGATACTGGTAAGCGCAGAACCATATAAAGCAAAAGAAATCGCATTTATAACAGTGCTTTTTCCAACACCATTTCTACTGCCATTTCCTCCTAAATCTAAGTTATTTCCAATAACCAATGTTAGATCGCTATTTTCCAAATTTATTGCTTGAGTAACTGCGCCAATACTCATAAAATTTTTCATAGTTATATTTTTAAGTGTAATCATAATTTGGAATAAATCTCCGTAAGTTTTTTGTTGTCTATTATATCACTATCTACTGAATTTAGTTGTGTTATTACTATTTTATCTACATTTTCTATTTCTATAATAGAATCTGATTTCCAATCACCTGAATTATCTTCTATCTTTTTTGGAATTAGTGACAATTCTCTTAATTTATAATCTGTTAAAAACACGTCTTTGATATAATTGCCTTCTTCATATGAAATTGGTATATCAATTGTTACACGACAATATGAATTTGGTAATAAGTATTTTTCTGGATCATCAATAAGAGTTGAAAGATTTATTGTTATATATTTTGGACCATCTTGCCAATCTATATATTGTGGAATTCCACCCCATTCTAAAATCATCATTCCTCGTTCGTCGTCCCACGCATCTGCATAATTGTGACCAAATGGTGATCCTATATAATTTATTTTTTCACTACTTTGTCTTTTATGAAAATGACCACTGAAAACATATTCTGGTTTTGTAAAATCTTCTTTTTTCAATTCTCCGTGATCTGGCATTTCTACCATAGCATTCATTTTAAATTTTGGTAATTCAAAATGTCCAAACATATATTTGACATCAATATTTGGAATAGTTTTCCATTCATCTTCTACTAACCAAGGAACAATAGCTACGTCTTGTTGAATTAATGGAACATCATTTATAACAGTGATATTTGAAAATAACTCAGCAAATGGAAAACTATATAACTCTCGTTTTTCACGATAATATAAATCGTGATTACCTGTTAACATATAAACGTTATCAAACGTATTACTTATCTTTTTTAAACCTTCATATCCATATTTCATAGTAGATATATTAATTGCGTTTCTTTGATGGTTCCAATCACCTAAAAAAATACAAGTTTCACAATTGTTTTTAGTAGACTGTTCACAAAACCAATCTATAAATTTGTCACAGTCTTCATTGTGTATTTTTGAGTTATTTTTTAGTCCATAGTGTATATCGCCAAACACTGCTGCTTTTTTAAAAAATGTTGTCATAAAATATGTTATATCCTTTAAATATTTATTTTCTATTATACCACATCATAGTTCAAATGTAAATACCAAATTGCCACAATCCCATATGCGATCATATCCGTTTTCCGACATATTTTCCCATTCTGTTTTATTACTATTATATATTGATAAAATATTTTTTAGTTTATGTTTTTGATATTTTTGTCTTGATTCTAACATCATAGAATTTGGTTTAGTATAATAAAAATTTGGAGGGGATGACTTTTGCGGTTTCATACCCAGTGAAGAATACGAATTTCCAACAGAAAATCTTCTGTTTGCATATGTTATTAAAGAACCAGTAATTGGAATATTATGTAAAAGTTTACTTATGCCACCAACTACAAGAAAATCTTTTTTTGTTGCAAGCCTTATTAACTCATAGTCATAGTTTGAATTAAATCTGCTTTTTGATAATATCATACACTGGACTAATTCATTATTGTGAAATAATCCATATTTGTGAGTTCCACCAACAAAGCCTTCAAGATGGTTTTCATTTAAAAAGCTTTTTGCTTCTTTCGTTGATATACTTGAAAATATGCATTTTCTTGCAAATATTTTTTTAGATAATCCTAATCTTGACTTAATCATACTTTTCCATATTTGATTTTTAATAGGATCATTCCATTCATTTTCAAATATATGCAGTAATTGTATTTGTTTACTTTCACACTCTAACGTTTTATTTAAATGATAATTTTTAGTTTTTCCTTGATTTTCACTATGCCAATAAACTCCATTATACTCAATTGCTATATTATAATCTTTTAAATAAATATCAATTTCTTTTGGTGATATGATTGATCTATTGTTTGTATCTATATTTGTAACACCTAATTCTTTTATAAAATTTATTATCTCTAATTCGGAATATGATGATTGTGAATTAATATAATTTATTTCTATTCCATATTTTTCAAAGTATTTTCCTAAATTGCTACTAGAAACACCTAACTCTTTTGAAATTTGAAATATAGTTTTTGTTTTATGTTCGTTTTTTAACCATTCCGGATTATCTAGTTTCTGTAATACATCTTGCGAATAATAATTTTTTCTTTTTGTTTGTATTGATTTATTTAAAATATTATTATTCTGTAATGGATATTCTTCACCATATTTCTTGATATTTGTATCTTTTACTTTTTCTTTTATTTCTACCAAATGCATAGGATGAGTAGTTCCATACTTTTCAATAGAACTTAATTTAAATTTTTCTTTAAATTCTGGGGTTTTTGAGTAAACATCAACCCCATATTTTTCTATATTAGATGATTTCATCTTTTTTATTATACTGTCACATTGGGCTGGATAAGAAACACCTAATTTTTTCTTATTTGTGTTGATAGTTCTTTTATTAAATTCATCAGTTTTACTATAATGATCTACTCCATATTTTTCAATAGAAGTTTTTTTAACAGATTTTTTAAATTCATCAGTTTTACTATAATGATCTACTCCATATTTTTCAACAGAAGTTTTTCTTGATATTTCAGCAGTGCCATATGCACTACAACTATTACTGCAAAATTTTCTATAATCTCTCTTGTCAGGATGCCAACTTAAATCATTAGAACATATTGGACACTTTGGAATTTCCATAGTATCATTAATTATATGCCATAACATCTGTCTGGCATTATTAATAGTATTCGGAAATATAATATTTCCGAATATACTGTTTTTAATATGAATTGTTCTGAGACTTTTTATCTGCGAAAGTCTTTTTATTTCTTCTAACTTATCCATTAATTCCTAAATTTTTTTGTTCTTCCATTATACGTGCTTCATAATCTAATTTTCGAGCATCTTGCTGATTTTTTTCATCACTGAATTGACGAGTATAACTTGGCATATATCCGTTGTCTTGAAGTAAATCATCACGAATATTTTGAACTTTTTTCTCATTGTTTAATACACCTAAGAATGCATTGTTAATAGTGGTAGTAAAATACGAGAAAGGATTTGAACTTTTACTTTCATCAAAATACAATCCAAACTTTGATAATTGTAATAATGCATTTCCTTTCATTTCTTCAAGATATGTGTATCCTCTAAAATTTGCTCTCATTGCATATCTATCTACCAGCATCATCATCATTTTGCCGAGTCTGTCGTTTACTTTTCCTTTTATAAGAGAAAAAGTTCCAGTTTCTAAATCTCCATCCCAATGTGAACGCACTACTTCTCTCCATACGGAATTTTCCAAAGCATAATGTTTAAATGGAGGAAAATTACATCTTATGTGTTTGTCTATTTCATTTTTTGGATTTTTCTTTCGCGGACTTATCGGTATATGATCCAAACACATTACACGAATTACAAGTGGAGTGCTATCAATTTCTTCTTGTGTTACTGAAAATTGTGATAGTTTTGGTTTTAATTTTGATCTGTTATTTTCTTTTTCCCATAATTTAACAGCATCTTCATATTTTGCATATATCAGTCTTTTTTCTTTATTTTCTAATGTTTCTTTTATTTTATCTTGTGTCATTTCTGAAAGATCGTCTACAATATTATCATAATAAAAATATTTTTTATCTTCTATATAACAAAAACTCATTTTACTGTTATGTAATTGCTTTAATATTTCTCTGTTGTTTAAATAGTTTACTCTTTTGGTCATAATTAATCCTTTTCTTCTTATTATATATCATTAATGGAAAAATGTCAATATAATTATGTATAAATATATAGTATAATTAAAGGAATATTTTATGGCAGATTTCAGACCAAGATTAATAAAACCCGGTGGTGGACAAATTGTTTTTCCATATACTCCTACTATTTCATTTGGTTCAACTGCAAACTATTCTGAGTATGAACTAGTTCATACAAACTATGCAATTAATGCATTTACGAATAGTAGACCAAACAATATTATTATCAATGCACCTTTTTATAATCAAACACGTGAAGAGGCAATTAATACAGTTGATACATTGTTGTTTTTAAGATCAAATTTAAAAATGGATTTTGGAAATAATGCAACAGGCGCACCGCCGCCCATATTGACATTTAGTGCATATGGAGAATTCAACTTTAATAATGTTCCTGTATTGTTATTGAATTTTGACACAAGTTACGCCAATGAAATAGATTATGTTAATGATGGTAGAGGAAATTATATTCCAACTGATATGACGGTTAATATAACATTATTGCCTCAATATTCTGCAGAAAAACAAAGAGCATTCAGCTTAGATGCTTTTTCAAATGGGATTGGATACAGAGAAGGTTATATTTAATGGCATTATACAAAAATACCAGCGTATATAGAAATACGCTATTGAATAAAAAATATCTTGATTTATATGTTCCTCCAATTGACAACAATACGGATGGAATGAAAAAACAAAAAATATCTCAAAAATATCATCGTCGTCCAGATTTGATGGCATATGACTTGTATGGTAATTCTGAATATTGGTGGATTTTTGTAATACTAAATAGAAATGTTATCAAAGACCCACTTTTTGATTTTGTGGAAGGTTTGGAAATATTTGTTCCAGATAACTTACAAATAATAGGATTATAATATGGGATATACTCCAAATGTTTTGAATCAATTTGCAACATATTCATATAGAATTAGAATTTATATGCTTCGTGAAATTGAAGCAGATTATTCAAATTACAAATCCGGAATACTAATAGCAGATACTGCTTCAATAGCGCAATATAATATTCAATCAATTGAACAAGTTCACTATTTAAGTCATTCGCTTGCCAGAAATGCATTTGCAAACAGATTCAATATGGTAATATCAGAACCCAACGGTGCTTCATTTTTTCAATTTTTAGCTAATTCTTCATATGAAATGGGAGTTAAAAATTGGGCATCAAATGCAAAATATGTAATAGAAATTTCATTTCCTGGAAGAAAAGAAGATAATAGTATTTCCAGTGGAGGATTATTTGTAATACCTGTTAGGTTCATAACAGTTACTAGTAATATTAATTCAACTGGTTCACTATATAATATAGGTGCAGTAGAAATTTCAACAAATGCACATTCGTCTGAATTGGGTGTCTTAAAATCTACTGTTGTATCTAACGGAAAAACAATTGGAGAAGTTGTATCTGATTTTGAAAGACTTTTGAATGAATCAGAAGAAGCAAGTTTGTTAACAAATAGAAATGCATCAAGACGAAATAGATATAAAATAGAATTTGATGAAAATATTTCTGAGTGGAGAAATTGGACTATAGAATTTGATGAAGAAAAACCAGGACCAGATGATGTGATTGATCAAAGACAATTTCCTTTTTATGCCGGATCAAACATACAAGAATTATTTACATCTATTCTTACAAACACAAAAGAATATAAAAATTATCCAGTTGTAACAGGAGGTTACAGCACTAACGATTCAGAAAGTCCACCCAGTAACCTTGATTTAAAAGTTTTATTTAAAGTTATTGCAACAGAAGTTGACAGAGAATTTGATCCTGTTTCTGGAAGATATGCTAAAGATATAACATATCGTATAAAAAAATATATTACCCCAGAATTAATAGTTAACGCAGAAGAAGTATTAGAATACAAAAATGATACAAGCATACAAAATAAAAGAGTAAGTAATTTACTTGGATTAGGGCTTATGAAGAAGCGATATGATTATCTTTATACTGGTCAAAATACTGAAATAATAAATTTAGACATAAAGTTAGAACATACATTTTATATGGTATCGCCTACGATGGGTGGACAAGTTTCTACGGCACGTTCATCAAACAATTTACAACCTATTGCAAATATTGTTAATGCTGAAAATAAGCCTAATATTAACATACAAGAGGTAAGAAGAGCCGCAGCAGAAACTCAAAATAGAATTTTAAGTGGAGAAGAAACTAATCCGTTTATATTAGGAACTATAAGGCAACTTGATAGAACTTACATTAATCAATTATCTCAGGCATATACTAATAATTCAGGAATGTCATTAACTTATGTAAATGATGGTAGTGAGCAAACAGATATTAACACACCAAAAAATGATACTACTACTCCATCTGTAATGAGATTTGGAGCATCTCTTCAAAATTTATACAATAGTGGTGATATGTTGGAAATAGAAATGACAATACGTGGAGACCCTTATTGGCTTGGAAATCCAAATAGCTTGTATAAATTAAATTCAGAAATTGCCAGCGCAGATTATGAATTAGGTTCACATTATTTTTATCTAAAGATAAATCTACCTTCTGAAACTGGTCCCAGTAGTGATTATATGATAACTGGAGTTTATAAAGTTGTTTCTGTAATTAGTGAATTTCGTAACGGAAAGTTTGTTCAATTTTTGAAAGCATATCGTGACAATCTTGTTAATATACCTGATGTTTTATCTGTTGTGGAATCTGGTGAAGGAGTTGCACCAAATCTTTCGCCTAATGCACCTTTAGATGGGTCATCTACCAGAAGTCCTACTTCTGGAAATAGTAATATATCTTCCAGTCGTGATAATAGACCTGACAATAGGTCTGGGGATAGAGTTACTAATGAAGATGATGGACCAAATATACCAACTAATGCAGAGGTTGCAGAAACTGCTACTGAACCCGGCGCGGTTGACCCCGATACTGGAAAAAGATTAGTTATTGGCACAAGTGGAACAACAAATAATTCACGAGCATTAGTTCGTGAAAGTGATGGAAGTATTATAACAGTTACACCAGGATCAACCATAGGAAATAGAACAATAACTGGAATTACCACTGATCCATCAACTGGAATAGGTTCAATAACATTTGATAATGGAAATAGTGCAAGTGTTGGTGATAATTTTTAATATTAAATAATATACAAAGTAAGGAAATATAAATGCCAGCTAATATGTCAGTTAGTAGATTTCAGAAAAAAGTAAGACCACAGTATAATCAAAATTTGATAAATCGTGGTGTAACTATTCCTGCTGGAATATATTTAGGTGAAGTAACAAGTAATGAAGACCCAGATGGATACGGAAGAATAAAAGTTCTTGTATATAAACTTTTTCCTGCTATAGTTCCGGATAATCCATCTGGTGAAACTGAAAGTGAACAAAGTGATCTTGGCAGTTTATGGTGTCAAAGAGTAACACCATTTGGTGGCGTAACTGCGCAAGGTGGTCCTACTAGCACATCATATGGCGTATTAGGCCCACCCCCAGATGTAGGCAATACAGTTATAGTAGCTTATACTGGTGATTATAAAAGTGGAATTATTATGGGAGTTTTGCCAGACTTAATAAGGCAAGATTCTGCCAATACAGGAAAACCAGCAGGACAAACTCAAGAAGGAGTTGGTGCAGCATTTGAACCACAGGAAGATGGAACAAGACAAAGTAGACCAATAACACCCGGAACTGCACAAGATTTTTTAAAAGACGATACTATAAGAGGTCCACAAAGACCAAATCCTAATAATATGGGTATGACCGATAGAACGGGCAATGCAATATCATTGTCGCCCGGTGATCCAGAAGACAATACTGGTTCTGGTATAAGAATAGTAACTTCTCAAGGTTCTCAAATTGTTATGGATGATAGAACTGGAACTATTTACATAAACAATCGTTCTGGAACAAGTTGGTTAGAAATGAACAATAATGGGGATGTTGATTTATATTGTCAAGGAACGTTTAGTGTTAATGCGGTTGGTGGATTTAATTTTCATACTGCCAACAATTTTTCAGTTCAAGCAGATGAAGCAATAAATATGAAGTCTTTGGGAGGTGGAGGAATAAAAATTCAATCTGCTGAAGGCAGTATAGATATGAATTCTTTGTTAGATTTTAATTTAACTGCTCAAGGTGGACAACTACAAGTAAACACAGGTGGCAATATACTTCTTTCATCACGCGCACAAATTCATTTGAATGGTCCTACCGCAGATCGTGCAAAAACTCCTTCTATTGCTAATCAGTTAGGAAACAAGGGTGTTACCCAAAGTATATCTGGGCGTGTTCCTGAACCTGAACCTTGGAGAGGTCATTTAGATTATAGTCCAGATGCCGATAGTTCTGGAAATCCAAACGAATATTCTACTGCACCCGGTGCAGGTGTAAATCCACAAAGAGCGGGCAATCAATATCAACCTATTGCAGAAGATGCTTCTGATTTAGTTTTTTGGGATGACAACGTAGATAGACGCATTAATCCGGATTTATTTTCATCAGTTGAAGCTATTGCAAGAGAATATGGAAAACCATTTAGAATAACAAAAGGATATATTGAACCTTCCCGTTCTGGTGGCACAAGTGAAGCAGATAATTCTATGCATATGAAAGGTGAAGCAGTAGACATAGTTCACGCTTCCGGTATTCCTAATATGACAAAAACACAAATATTTCAGCTTATTGATTTAGCAAGAAGTAATGGAATTGGTGGAATTGGAATTTACAGCGATGCTAGACCTGACGCCCCGTTAGCAAACAAAATGCATTTTGATCTTGGTAGAGACAGAATATGGGGTAGATGTAATGATGGAACATTAAGCTATGATTGTTTGCCTCAAATAATAAAAGATAGAGCAGAAGAACTTGGCTATAATCCTGACATTCCTGCCGAAGATTCGAAAAGTTCTAATATTACAGAACCTCCTGCTGGCTCTTCGTTGACACCAGAAGAAAGAGCAAAATTAAATCAAAATGAACAAAAAGCAATAGAAGTATATAGAGCATTCAGAGAAGCAGGATATAGTCATAATCAGGCTATTGCATTCACAGGTGAAGTATACAGGGAAAATGGATTTCGTGAACAATTTATGTATGGCACACACAGCGATCCTTATAACAATAGCACAAATGCTGGTATAATTAGTTGGCAAAAAGATAGAAGAACGAATTTGCTGAATTATTTACAATCTAAGGGAAGAATTGATTCAAAAGGAAATGTGATACCCGGATACGATACTCTTGTAGCACAGGCAGAATTTACTAAATTAGAAATTAATACTAATAACTCGTATAATAGAACAAAAAACCAATTTTTAAGTAATCCAGATATAGGGTTGGATGACGCAAGAGATATATTAGGTGAAAATTATATCAGATGGAGAATAAATGATCCAAATTATAGGTCAAGTGGAATTAATAATATAAATTCTGGAATAGGATTTTTGTCATCTGGATTATCTAAATTAGAGTAATCAAAAAGGAATTTAAATGATAAACAAAAATGCACCTATATCAGCAAGAACACAATGGGAAACATTTGAAATAGTAGATGAATTTCGTGCTACTATGGATGTTAGTATTAGAGCATTGCAAACCAGTGACGAAATGATAGAAATAATATTGGCAAACTATAGATATCGTATGTATAGATATAGTGCAGAAGATAATAATTCTTTTAAAATTGGGTATGGATTTGGAAATCCAGATTTGCCGTATGGTATGACAGAAGATGAAGCATATAGTGAATGGATAAGAGAATTTAAAAAAGTTGAAAAAAACTTTGTAAGACAATTGCCTATAAATTTTATGACACAATCACAATTTGATGCGTTAATTTCACTTTATTTTACTACTGGAAAATGGAAAACAGTAGATTCCAATACTGTCACTGGAACTTATGATATTTTAGGTGCAATTAAATTAGGAAATTGGGAAGCCGTTGCAAATATGATTTCAGATGGTTCAATTGATAGACCGCAAAGGTTGATTGAAGCAAGAGTATTAATGCTCGGAGATTATAATATATCAAAAAATAGAAGATGGCTTAGACTTGAAGGTATACAATTTACCAGAACTCAATATATTGCAAACCAAATAACTGATCCATTTGCAAAAAAACAAGCAGAGTTTGCGTATTATCGTCAAACAAATGGTGGTTATCTTCCTAATACACCTATGCTTAGAAAAATGCAAATAAAAAAAAATATTTCCACTTAAATAAAACTATGCAGTTTATAATATAATAAATAACATTATGGCATATAAATTTATTGGTTATTCTACAGTTGATATTGAGTTTGGTAGTGTTACGTTAACAGATGTTAATTTAGCTATCAGAGATTTATACAATCATTTTTACACCAGACGTGGCGAACGATTGGGTGAACCTGATTTTGGGAGCATAATACCTCTTATGGTATTTGAACAGTTAGACGAAATATCTGTTTTTGAAATAGAACAAGATGTTAGAAATATAATTAATTCTGATCCAAGATGGGAATTTATAAATTTAAAAACAGAGATAGGTCAAAATAGTGTGGCTTGTATAGTAGAAATAAGATATGTGCCAACAACACAAGTTGAAACTTTATACTTGAATTATACAGCAGAAGAGAGTTAACATAATATGTCACAAAGTGCAAGACAAAGAAATTTATTTGCTGCCGAAGATTTTACAGTAGTATATGATACATTTAGACAAAGTAATTTCAAATCATACGACTATGAAACCATAAAGTCTACTATGGTAGAATATATAAGAAGAAATTATCCAGAAAATTTTAATGACTGGATAAGATCAAGTGAGTTTACTTCACTTATAGAATTAATGGCATTTTTGGGACATAACTTAGCATTCCGTAATGATTTAGCAGTTAGAGAAAACTTTTTAAGCACTGCTGAAAGACGTGAAAGTGTTTTAAAGATTGTGGATTTTCTTGGCTATAATCCTGCAAGAGCTTTCCCTGCAACTGGATTTTTAAAAATAAAAAGTTTACAAACAAATCAAAATGTATATGATGTTTCTGGAAAAACTTTAAAAAATATAAAAGTAGATTTTGTTGATTCAACTGACTCTGGATTTCAAAATTTTATGTTGATTATGAATGAAGTTTTATCTCCAAGTAACCGATTTGGAAATCCTTATGATCGTGTATCAATAGATGGTATTAATAATGATCTATATGTGCTAAACAAAGTAGTAAGTGATAAAGTTGTATATTCTTTTAAAGCATCCGTTAGTGGAGTAAAACAGCCTTTTGAGATACATAACTTATCTTCAGCAATTGATAGCAATTCTTTAACCGAACCATCGCCCAATTCTTTAAATGGTTTTAATGTATTATATAAATCTGACAACAAAGGAATAGGAAGTAAAAACACTGGTTTCTTTTTTGGATTTAAGCAAGGAACTTTACAATTTTCAGATTATACGATTGATAGTCCAGTTTCTAATTTAAAGATAGATATTCCTACAATTGGAATAAATGATACTGATGTATGGGTTCAATCTATATCGGAAGATGGAATCGTTCTTGAAAATTGGGAAAAAGTAGATTCTGTAAATGGTTTTTCTCAGTTATTTAATACAACAAATCCGCAAGATAGAAAATTATTTTCTGTTAAAACAATAGAAAATGATGGAATATCTATAAACTTCGGTGATGGCGAATTTTCTGATATTCCAAGAGGTATTATACGAGTATGGTATAGATTAAGCTTAAATCAATCATACAGTTTAAATCCAGATGATGTTGGCAATATAAATCTTTCAATACCATATATTGCATCTGACAATAATCAGTATACTGCTATTTTTACTCTTGAACTACAGGAACCAGTTACAAATGCTTCTTCTCGTGAAACATTAGAAACGATAAAGTCAAAAGCTGGTAGAATATTTAATACTCAAGACAGAATGATAACAGCAGAAGATTATGCAGTTTATCCTGTATCTGTTTCTGCAAACGTTGTAAAAATAAAAAGCATAAACAGAACACATAGCGGGCATAGTGTATTCATAGATTTTAATGATCCAACTTCACAATATCAAAATGTTGAAATATTTGGCGATGATGGTTATTTGTATACAGAAAATATATTGAATAGAGTTACAATTCCATCAATTTTAAATTTAAGTAATTCTCAATTATTTGATTTATATTTAAAAAATATACCATCTGACCCAGAATTGTTAAATTTTTATTACAAATATTATAATGCACTTGTAGTAACACAATTTGACGATTTTGAATGGCAACAGGTAACATATGGGCCAAATACAAGTTCTGGTTATATTACCAGCTTAGAAGTTGATGAAACTGTTATAAGACGTGTTGGACAATTTACAGATAACACTATTTTAAGAGCGGTAAGACCAAATTCTATTATCGAATTTGTTTTAGGTGATAATGATCCTATATGGGCAAGAGTAATAAGTGTTTACGAAGATGGATTAGGGATTGAAGATAGCACAGGAAATCCAACTGGTTTGACAAACAAAGGAAATGGTTCTATATTATTATCTAAAACTATTCCTGATGGATATAAAATAAATCGTGTATTTCCAGCATATTCTAAAAATTTTACAGAATCTGAAAGAACAGAAATATTAAGAAACTTGTCATTTAAAAATGATTTTGGATTGCGTTATGATAATATTGAAACAACTTGGAAAATTATTAAACCAGAAGATTTGGCACCTTATACACCAATGATGCAAGATGAGTTTAGCTTAGACAATGCAGGCAATATAACTAATAATAATTTAGATAATAGTTGGTTAATAAGATTTGCATATTCTGGTTCAAAATGGACCGTATTAACTCGTGATTACAGAATTGTTTTTGGTAGTGATAAAACAGTAAGATTTTATAATATAAAAGGAAATTATAAAATAAACAGATTAACACAAAAATCTGAAAAAGATAGAGTAAAAATATTACCATATAATACATTTTCAAACACATTTACTCCAATTGAAAAATCAATTGATTTATACTCACATAGATATTATACTGAAACAGATGGACAGGAAGATGATCATAAAATAATAATGACTCTTGCTGACGTAAACAATGATGGATATCCTGATAATCCAGTAATAATAAATGATTTTATAGGAAATAACACGATACCTATCGTTAGTAAAACTGATGGTATAAATGAATATTTTGTATATAGTGAAACTGGAACTCCAAGTAAAGTTGGAAGAGCTAATATCGCATTCAAATGGACAAGAATTGCAGATACTGAAAAAAGAATCGACCCATCTATAAGCAACGTTATTGATACTTTTATTATTACTTCTGGTTATGATCGCTCATTTAGAAGTTGGCTTTCATCTAATCGTGATAAAAGATATATGCCAATTCCCCCTACATCTGATACACTGGCTTTACAATTTGCAAATATTAATCGTAAAAAAAGTATTAGCGATAGTGTAATTTACAGAAGCGGAAAATATAAAATATTGTTTGGAGAATTAGCTGATTTAGAGCATCAAGCAAGATTTAGAGTAGTAAAATCGCCATCAACTGATCTTAATGATGGTGAAATAAAAAGTAGAATAGTCTTGACGATACAAGAATTTTTTAATATAAATAATTGGGACTTTGGAGAAACATTTTATTTTACAGAACTGTCTGCATTTATTCATAACAGATTGAGTGGAATAATAAGCAGTGTTGTTATAGTTCCAGTTCAAGAAAACGGAGTATTTGGAAATTTATTTCAACTTACACCCGACACAGATGAATTGTTTATACCAGACATATCTATAGATTATATTGACATAGTTGATAGCTTTACAGAATCAAATTTACGACTTAGAAGGACTTAATATAAATGAAACCTGAAAATCCAAAAAAAGTAGAAAAAAACATACAATCTGGTGGAACAAACATATTACAAGGATCAAGAAATGTAACTGATTTCTTGCCTACCGTATTTAAAACACCAACAAACAAAAAGTTTTTAAGTTCTACTTTGGAAAATCTTTTTAGTTCTGGAACAACAGAAAATGTAGATGCATATTGGGGAAAGATAACCCCATCAATATTTGATTATAATTCAGACAATTATAACAAAGAAACAACTACATTAAGAGAAAATTATCAATTTTCACCAGGATTAAAAAGTCAAGGTGACAATTTTGATTTGAATGCATCATATATAAACACTATCAAATCCTTGGAAAGTTTAGGATACCGTGTAGATGATATGGATAAGCTTTTGGCAGAACGTGATTATATATTGGATTTACCAATTAACCACGATATGTTTGTAAATTATTTAAATTATCATTGGATAGTTGGAGAAATTCCATTATGTGTAATTGAGCCAACAAGTTCAAATCCTATTGATATTGATAATATAGTTTATTTAAATTCTTATACTACTCCAATATTGGAAAATGGAAAAACGCTTACATTTGTAAATGGTATGAGAATTAAATTTATAGGTTCAAACGTATCAAGTTCATCTGGAAATTACAATGCAGATTCTGTGTATATCGTAGAGGGCGTCGGAACTGGTGCTATAAAACTTATTGAACAATTTGATCAAAATGGAAAAAATGTATTTCCTCGTTCAGTTCCATATACTCCAAACGTATACACAGATGGTTGGGATATAGAAGATTTTGATACTATAGAGTATGATGACAGCAACTTTGTCAATATATTAAAAGAATATGTTGTTATTGATCGCACCAGCATAGACAAAAATCCTTGGGCAAGAATAAACAAATGGTCAAGTATATATGCAATACGAGAAACAGCAGATTATAATGGTGTAGCTATTGGTTCTATTATAAATGAAAAAACATCTGCAAGACGGCCTATAATACAATTTAATCCAAACATAGAACTGTTTAACAATGGAACATTGTTAAAAGTTATAATAGATCATCATATAGATGGTATAGGAACAGATCAAATAATAGGTGAAGAAATTTATTTTAACAATGGATACTATCTTGAAGATGGAGATTATTTGTTAATAACAGATTTTGAAACAGATAATACTATAAACATATATGAAGTTTCTGGTGTAGGAACTAGTATTTCACTTACCTTAAAAACAAATACATTTTTGTTTGAAGATGGAGATAAATTTTTTATATCACATTCTAATATACAAAAATACGTTGCTAATGAATTTTATTTTAATAATGGTAATTTTATACAAGCAACACAAAAACAATTTAGAAGTGATTCACCACTTTTTGTATTGTATGATATCACAAATACCAGATTAGATAACTTTGACGAAAGCAATTTCAAAGGAAATTCAATATTTTCATATAAAACAAGTGATACTACTATAGTAGATGACGAGTCTGGATTACGATTAGTTTCAGACAGTAATTCACCAGAATATTACTTATTTGAAATGTCTATAGAAAAAGACAAATACCACTATAATTCTATTAATAACATAACTGTTTCTATAGAAGGAGATTACTTCTATAAAACTATAGGAAAACCATATTTAGATTTCCGTTCAATATGGAGTCCTTCTAAAAATATACAAAGATCACAAGTTTCAGAAATAGTGGTTGTTGAAAGTGACAATCAAGTTATATCAAACAATATTAAACCATTATCCGATATAACAGAATATATAGTAACAATTTCAAATTCTGGAATAATTTGGTTTTCTAAAAGAAATGATCACATTTATAGTGATGGAGAAAAAAATCCAAATATAGTATTACATACAAATACTGATTATAATATAAATTACATAATTGGAAATGAAACAAATATATTTCAAATAACTGATCCATTTGGAAATATTCCAACCGGCGTTTCTATGTCAAACGATAACACAAACAAAATAACTATTAATATCTCAGATAGTTATGAATATGATACTTTGCTATATAACGATATTGAAAACAATTTCATAGGATATATATTTGTTGAATCTGCACAAGATTTTTACACTATAACAAAAAATGGAGAAAAATTACAAAAATCAGTTGATTTTGTTGATACTGACGGATTTATAAAAATTTCAACTGATTTAAAGATTGGTGATATTATAGAATTTAAATATTATACCGAAGATGCTTCTAAACCAAGAGAAGTATCACCAAGTTTTAAATATAATCCACTTAATGAAAAAATCGTTGAATTATCATTAACCGAAATAACAGATCATATAGTAAAACAAAATATAGCAAATCCATATTTGTCAACAAACGTTTTTGTTGGCGATAATGATTATCATAAAACTGTAAAAATAACTACAGCAGATGGAAATATTAGACAACAAATATATTCACCTGCATCACTTAGTATACTAAATTCTATAGAAACATTTGACTTATTAGAATCTATTGACATCATAAAAGTTGATTACGAATCATTTAAAAATGTATTTAAAAATAAAGTAAGACAACTATGGAACAATACGTCTTATACAACTGTAAGAGATTTAGTAGATGATGCACTTTCTCAAATAAATATCGGAAAAGATGATACATTTAAATATGCAAATAGCAATATGGCATATTATTCTGAATTTACCACTTATACTTATTCTATAACTGATTCAAATATGAACATTACTGTTCCTTTTTCTAAAAACAAGTATGGTGATATATTTACTATATATCAATTATGGATAAATTATGATGGAAATTGGGTTCCTCTTAAAGAAGGTGTTGACTATAATTTTACATTTAATAACATAGAAATTTTAGATATTGGTGCAGCAACACAAGCAACTGTTGAAATAAGACTTTATAACAATAAAGCTAAATCATTTATTCCATATAGCCCTTCAAAAATTGGATTTACTAAAAAATACAAAGTTTCAGTTGATAATGAAAAAATAGTATGTCACGATGGCAGCATTCACACTCTTTCTTCTTCTGAAATATTTGATATGAATTCTAGTTCATTTGATGTAGTATCTTCTGCAGTGTATGATCTTGAGACACGTATATATAATAATTTACAACAAAATGAAAAAAATATTTTTGAATTGTTGCCAACATTTAATAATTACGAATATATGAATTATTCTGTTTTCAATGAATTAATGAAAGAAGAATGCTATGATTGGGCATCAATATTTTCAAATGGATATAGTGAAGAATTAATAGACGACTTTGATCCGGTAGACAAATTTACATTTAATTATAGTTCATATTCAACGGATTACCAAAGCTATAAATCATTATATAAGTATCTTTTCAATACAGATCGTCCACATACACATCCTTGGGAAATGTTTGGATATGTTGAAGAACCAAGTTGGTGGGCAACTACATATAGTTGGGCTGCTGGACCATTAAGAGACAGTTTGATAGAATCATTGAAAAATGGAAAAATAGGATTGACCGAAACAGTTGATCCAAAATATGCATATTATCATTATGATTGGGACAATAAAGTATTAGTCACCACAAGTGCAGAACTAAATGATCCAATTACTGCTGAAATAATAAGTGAAAGTAATGTTCCTATTGGAACCAGATTTAAACAATTTTCATTTGGAAATAAAATGTTTAAAATTGAAGAAGATTGGCAAAAAACAAGTAGTTATACATATTCAGTAGTTAAAACACTATTTAAACTAAAGCCATACAAACTATGGAATTTATTTTGGATAGCAAATGATATAAAAAATGTTGAAAATACTAATAAGTATTACGAATATTATGATTCATCAAAAACAAGAACCACTCGCCGTTCAGATAACTTACATTTATCACAAGATCAATTCAAACACGTATATGATGTAATTATTCCTACGACTCAATCAAATAACGAGCAAATACTTAATGTATTCGCCCCTGTTAATGAATTATATGGTCAAGCAAAATTTGAATATGAAACAGATATAACTAATACAAAAATAACAAACATTGTTATAACTGATTCTGGATTTGGATATAAAAATGATTTTAAATTGATTATACAAACAGCAACTGGATTTTACACCACAGAATTAACTGCAAAAGTAGAAAATATTCCAAGTAACATTGTGTTTGGTATAAATTCACTACTAATTGAGCAACATAAGAAAACATATGAAATACCAGATATACTAAATCAAACAATATCTTTACCAATTGTTCATATTGGAGGATTTACTAAATCTGAATTAACAAAAGTTGAATTAGACGGAAGCTTTAACAAAGGAAAAGTTCGTATTCCTCCTGATGATTATAGCATTTCTCTAATACAATCTCCTCCTACCAGAAGAATAAGATATTCTGGTCTTATATTAAGAAAAACAATAGACGGTTTATATGAAGTAGAAGGATATAATAAAACCAATAGATATTTTAATTATATTCCTGTTAATACAAACGGAACTTCTGTTGTGGTAGATATAAATCAGTCTAATAGTATTGTTCAATATCAAAAATTTCATAACAGAATAGAAAAGCTTCCGTATGGAACTAAATTTAAAAAACGTCAAGATTTATATAATTTTATAATCGGACTTGAAGCATATTATAACTTTATCGGATTTAATAATTTAAGTTGGAAAAGTGATGCTATAACTTTGATTGAGTGGACTTTTATTGTAGAAAATGATAACTTTACTTATGTAAATGGCATAAAAGATAATATGTTAATATATAACAATCTAACAGAAGGATTTGTAAAAGAATTTACAAACTATAGCAACTTTTCTAATCCAATTATTAACAATAGAAAACAAATTATAAATCCTAGTGATTTATTAATTATAAGAAATGGTATAACTACTGGAATAAAACCAAAAAACCAATCTAATGCTATGTTTGGTATAACTATTGATATTGTAGAGTATGAACATATTTTAAATATAAATCCAGTTACTAAGTTTGGAGATATAGTTCAAAAAACATCTACTGGAATATTAAATTCCAGAATAAAGATCAAAACAGAAAGAACCAAGAATTGGAATGGAAGATTGGAAACTTCTGGATTTTTGGTTACGGATAATGCTATAATAAACAATTTTGATAGTCAAGTTCGTGAGGTTGAAACTGATTTGTTAAACACAAATAACAAGTCATTAAATGTATTAACAAGAAAAACAGATAAGTTCACAGTTGGGTATCAAGAAAAATCTTATTTTGCAAACATATTAAATAATGAATTTTCTTCATATGACTTTTACCGTGGAGTTCGTAAATATAAAGGAACACAAACAAGCATTGATGCTCTTGTTAGAAACAAAAATATATTTTCCAAAAATCCAAATAGTATATCAGAAGAATGGATGATATACTCAAAGGATTATGGTGATAAGTCAATAAGTGATAATATTCAGATAGAATTGCCTTTAAGTTTGGTTAAAACTGAACCACAAATAATAAGATTTAACCCAGAATCAGTTAAAGATAATATATATGATACTGTTATAGATATATCAAAAGGCTCTTCAAACTATATTTCTGGAAATTTTGAAAACCCAATTCCGTTATTACCTGCAAAACCATTTACTATGCAAAACATAGAAGATATACAAAATTTTGAAAACTTTTCAAAAACTGCAGGAATACCTTTTGAATCAGAAGTTGAATATGTTGTTAATTCTGTAAGAGATATGTTAGAGGTATATGATTACTCTGCAAGTTATGCAAACATACTTCCTTGGTCTAGTAAAGTATCATATCAAAAAGGCGATATAGTTAGAAGGGGTCCAAGTGTATATCAATATTTGTTAGATTCCACCGGATTTGCACAAACTGCTGGACAAATATTTATAAGAGGAACAGTTACGTTCCCAAAGGTTCCATCATTAACTAATTTTATAATAGGTATAAAACAACGTGGAGAAGATGAGTTAACTTATAATGAAATAAACTTTGCAAAAACTGCTGAAATTGCACAGTATAATCCATTAGAATATATTGGTTCTGTAGCTAACCCAACAACAGATGTTGGGAATACTATTTCTATAAATGGAACAACTATAACATTCAGTGCATCAACTTCTACTCCGGTCACTCCTTCAAATCAAACAATAACTGCAACTGGAACAACAAATAATTTCACAGTTGAAGGAAAATTTCTTGACCAAATAATTATAGATGATTACAGAATTCGCTTAAGTAATCTTAGCACAACATTAAATCCTGCTATTTCACTGTTGACTACATTTAACTTAACTGCTATTGATTTGCAGAGTTTTGGAATTCCAGAATCTGTTTCAACTGAAATGAGCAATATTCCTCAAAAATTAAAACAATTTAGGGATGCATTTATATCAGCAAATTCATTACAAGAGTGGTATCAATTTATTAGTGGATATTATAGTGGAATATACGAAAATTATGGATTTAACATAAATTATTTAACTCAATATTATTCTACACTGAGTATATTTTCTCCATTCTTTTCAGAGTTTGAAGAATTTTACCAAAATGAAATTGACATATATGAGAAAATATTTCAGATATCTATTACAAAAGGTGTAACCCAAGTTTCTACTGCAAACTTAAATACTATGAATCAATATTTAAGAAATGCAACATACCCAACAACAATAGCAAGATACATAAAGTCTGGTGGACCTATAAATGGTTCAGACTTTGTTGCTGTAACTGGCACATTTGGACAGGGTTCATTAAATTCTTCTCAAATAGTATCTAAAATAAATGAATTTTTTACTGAAAATAATTTATCAGATACTTATACTGCTTCAATATTTGAAAACAAATTAAGAATTGTTAAAAAATATCCATTAGATGCAACTTCTGGTGTTATGAATATAATTACAGATACTGGAAATTTCTCGTTAGGATTTCCAAATTCAATTAATGTATATAATACCCTAGATGAATTGATATTTTCTGAATTTTTCGTATCACTACAAAATATGGTAACAACTATAAATTCAGTAGGATTAAATGGAGTAACTGCAGCTATTCATACAGTGGGTGGTTCAAGTTATTTGAAAATAATAAACAATAATCCGCAGTTGGTTATTGCAGAAGGAACCGCAAATACCGATATAGGATTTGAAGTTGGAGTTTACAATTCAACATTTATTGATGGAACGGAATTTTTAGATTTAGATATAAATGATGTTATAGAGCAGATAAATGCTGCCAATATTCCTAATTTTGTTGCATCAAACGTTAATAATTCCGTTGTGCTGTCTGCTGTTGTTTCTGAAATTGATATTGGAAACGGAACTGCAAATCCATTTCTTGGTTTCTCTGACACAGATACTATTTTTGTTCCGGATAATATTGAAAATGATGACATAATTAATAATGTATTTGATTCTACAGAATGGCAAATTATAGATGATCCTATTGATTTTTCAGTATGGGTAAATGATAATTTAGACCCATTGATAGATAATACCAATCGTCAATCTGGATATAACGTATATACGGCTTTTGATTTTGAATTAGAAATTTTTGAAATATGTCCTGGTATATTGTCAAATGATGATGCTATGGTTAAGTTTTTAGTTCCTCACAATCTTCAAGTAAATGATTACGTTATATTAACTGCAACAAACTCAACTCCAATATTAGATGGAATTCATCGTGTAACTGCAATATATTCAGATACTATAATATTTGTTGAATCATATATAAGACGTAATGGTTCATATGGAAAATGTATTCCACTAAGACCAGTAAGATTTTCTACTACGCAACAATTAATCAATAGCGGGACAAATCCAAGATACCAGCTTGGTGTTTACGGATGGAAACCCGGAATGTATGCATATGTAGATTCTTATGAAGGAACAAATATTCCTGCTGTTTATCGCTGTATAGAAGTTGACGTAAACAATGGAGCATATTTTGAACTTGTAAGAAAGTTAGAACCAGTTGCAGACAATAGCAAACTTGTTTCTGCATATGTTTATAATTATAAAACAAAAGAAATAAATGCAGAATTAGAAGTATATGATCCAGTTAAAGGTATCATACCCGGTATTGCAGATATAGAGTTGACTATAAAAAGTATATACGATAATGCAAGATATACAGATTCAACTGATCAAAATGAAGAAATTGATCCAAATAATTTTTGGTCAGATGATCATATTGGAGAAACTTGGTGGGATATGTCAACTGCGGTATACCTTGAGTATGAGCAAGGACTGTTGGAAAATCGTCAACAAAATTGGGGAAAGCTATATCCAACATCTTCAATTGATGTTTACGAATGGACGAAAAGCCCAGTTCCGCCAGATGAATATCAGCAAGCAACAAGATCAAATACAATAATTGATGGCATTGAATTGACTGGAACTCCATATTTTACTATAGGTCAGTTTGGTGATCGTGAATACTATTGGTCTGAAAAAACATTTTTCAATCGTTCTCGTGGTATTTCTGAAACTTATTATTACTTCTGGGTAAAAGATAAAACAACTGTTCCAAATAACAGTAGAAGATATACTACTATAGATTTAGAAAATATTATAGAAAATCCATCATCTTATGGAATATCTTGGATAGCAGGAATTTCAAGCAATGCCGTATTAGCATCAAATCTAAGTAATTGTTTAAGTTGTGAAAATGCAGTATTGAATATATTGTTTAAAAATAGTGATGACAATTATCATAGAGAATATATGCTATTATCAGAAGACAACTTAGAAAGTAAAATTCCAATAGAATTGCACGATACATTGCGTGACAGCTTGGCAGGATATACAGGATTTAGCATAAAACTGGATTATTCTCCTTGGTTAAGTTTCAAGGATTATAAAAAAGATGATGTGGTAAAATATGAAAATCGTTATTATATTGCTATGCAAAACAATAAAAACGTAGTTCCTGTTCCTCAAAATACTACTGTTCCAGTAACTTATAATACAACTTGGTATGAATTAAAGTTTATAGATTCTGTTCAAAATGAAGATTTTTGGAACATAAAAAAGTATGGTTATGTATGGGACGAAGATGAATGGGATACACAAGATTGGTCAAAACCATTCCCAGAAAATAATCTTGATGATGTTGACGGAGAAATCTACATAAAACCACTTTACAGTATTCCAGATTACGATAAACACATATTAAGAAGATTGGGTATAAATGAGCCAAAACAAACTTGGTTTAACAATATAACTAATGCAAGAAGAGAGTTTATTGTAAAACTAAATTCTATATTAAAAGAAATAAATATGCTAGACATCAGATACCTATGGTATGATGACTTTAATAGCATATTTCATCCTTCAAACGTAGAATATGATAGTTATTACACCGATTATAAACTTTCAGATGTGTATAGTTTTGTAGATTGGAAATCATCGTCTTTTAATGTTATAGTAAGACCACAATACAAAATAAATTCTATTGATGATCTTGCAGGATTGCAAGCAAATGTTGGCGAATATGCAATCTTCATAGATACACAAACTTTTGATAACATTTCTCGTCAAAAAATATATAAGTATGATGGTGAGTCTTGGAATCTAGTATATCACGAAAAAGCAACTATTCAATTTTCAGAAGATTTGTGGAACCCTGCATTATCAGATCGTAATTGGTCAGAAGATTTATGGGATATTGGTTCTTGGGATCGTGACACTGGCCCATATTTTTATAGATTAACTGACTTATTATATAACAAAGTATTTGATACACAATTTAAATCTTTGTATAATGAAATATGGTTTACGATGTTGAAGTATGTTCACAGTGAACAAGATTTTGTTAAGTGGGCTATAAAATCTTCTTACTTTAAATTTGTTTTGGAAAATGATTTTTCTAAAAATAAATTATACAAAAAAGACCTGATACAAGATGTGTTGGATTACATAAACGATGTAAAACCATTTACAAGCAAATTAAGAGATTTTGTAAATAAGTTTGAAAGCAATGATTCAATGAATATTGCACTCAGTGAACAAGATGAAAGAAAAATTATAACTCTTAATTATTCAGATACTTCTTCAGATACTGATTTTAATGGTGATGTAGTAATAACAAATACATTTAACACAGATCAAAACATTGATATTATTACTTCTGATATGACAACGACAACGTATGATTATATATATGACGGAAATGGTATGGATTATTCAAATGAACAATTTTCTGATGAATTGGTTCCTGCCAGAATAGTAGATAGTGCTGGTATATTTATTACAAGAAATGTAACTGGAAATACAGAAACAATTGATACTAAAAGATATGTTATATATTCTGATTATAGAAATAAATTAAAATACAGTATATCTACAAATGATGATATATCAACTCTTACTGCTAATGTATTGCCTACAGATACTGAAATTCAAGTTGCTGATGGTAGTATATTTGAATTTAATTCAGAAACTTCAATATCACAAGATAAAGGAGTTATATGGATTAATGGAGAAAGAATTGAATATGCTAACGTGTTGGGAAATACTTTGTTAAATTGTGTAAGAGGTATATCGCCAAGATCACATAGTATTGGAGATACCGTGTTATATACTAACGGTGAAAATACTGACTATCCGCCCATAGAATTAAGCACAATTCAATATAATGCTATTAATTATAATTTATAAATACTATCATATTATAGGAAATTAAAATGATTGACACAAATGAAACTATGAATTTTAATATAGAAGGTCATATAAAAATAATAAATTTATATGACAACTCTATTATAGTTAATAAACGTAATGCTATTAATTATCAAAATTTTGCAAAAATTATATCTGCTGTATTAGCAGATTCCAGTGACAATGGAATTCATTCTATGGCATTTGGAAATGGTGGGGTTAATATAGATAGTCTTGGTGTTATTACTTATAAACCAACAAAAACTGCGGGGTCATCTGGTGGATTATACAATGAGAATTATAGTAAAATTATTCAAAACACACCGCTGATAGATGCAGAAAATAACATAACTTACACATACGTTGATGGCAACAATTATTCAGATATAATAATTACTGCAACATTAGATTATGACGAACCTACAGACTATCCAGTAACAGATGCCACCGGCAACATAAATGATGATTATGTTTTTAATGAAATAGGATTAAAAACCATAAATGACGATTATTTAACTCACATTATATTTCATCCTGTATTAAAAAGCCAAAACAGAAAAATTCAAGTTATATATACTATAAGATTGACTATAGGAGCCTAATATGATATATGTTGTAAATTATACCGACCCCGCAAAAACTCCTATATTAGTTGAAGTTGGTGAATTAGATAAAACTACTTCTCTTTCTCTTGTTGGAAAAAACTTTACAAGATATGGAGAAGTTTTTGCAGAAAATTTTGTTCACCTTATGGAAAATTTTGCATATGATCAACCTCCACAAAATCCAGTAGAAGGACAGATTTGGTATAAATCTGACGAACAAAGATTAAAAGTTTATGATGGAACACAGTGGAGAGGATTGGACGAAGGCGGTAATAGTGGTGCAATCGTTAAAAACGTATATTATGTTTCTGAAAGTGGAAATGATTCTAATACCGGCGAATCTCTTGGAGAATCATTTAGAACCATAAATCGTGCATTAGCCAGAATAGCCGAGATAGATGCAGGGTCACAAGAGTTTCGTGATCCTGTAACTATATTTCTAAAAAGTGGAACATATACGGTTACTAATCCAGTAGTAGTTCCTAAAAATGTTTCTATCGTTGGAGATAGTTTGCGTTCTACAAATATAGTTCCTCTTAATAAAGATCAAGACATATTTTGGGTTAATAATGCAGTTTATTTTGCAAATGTAACATTTAGAAATCACGTTTCTCCCTCTGCTGCAATTGCATTTCCTCCAGATGGCAGTGCTGGTATAATAACAACAAGTCCATATGTTCAAAACTGTTCAAGCATTACTACTACTGGAACAGGTATGCGCGTTGATGGAAATCACGCATCTGGTTTAAGATCAATGGTGGTAGATGCCTTTACTCAATACAATCAAGGCGGAATTGGTATTCATATGTTGAACCGTGGAAACACTCAATTAGTTTCTGTGTTTACAATATGTTGTGATAAAGCAATTTTGTGCGAAGATGGTGGTTTTTGTTCATTAACAAACTCTAACTCATCTTTTGGTAATTACGCTCTTGCAAGTGATGGTGTAAGTTCACCAATGTATACAGCAAAAGTAGTAACACAAGATGCAGTTAATATTTTTACATTAAACAATATTAACAGAAAGCCAACTATAGGCGATGCAGTAGGGTTTGCAAATGATTCAAACTTTTACACGGTATTTGAAACAAGTAGTTTGTCTATTGGTGGAACAGAAATATTTTCTCCATCATATACAACACAATCAACCACATTACAAGATGCAAGAGATACTATTTTAGAAAATCTAGATTTATTTAAAGCAGAAACTATACAATATATAGTAAACACATATCCCGAATTAGTTTTTAATCAGTTTTTATGTTCTCGTGATGTTGGGATAATAATTAATTCTATAGCAGATGATATGGTATTTGGTTCAACTTATCTTTCAACAGTAGCAGGTTTAAGTTATTATAAAAATACTGCTGAAGGCGTTATAGATTTTCAATTAACAGAAACAATAGATGCAATTGAATTTTTGAAAGCAAGAGTATTATCTTTGTTTAATGGATCAACTACGGTTACAAGCCGTATTGCACAAAACTTTAATATCATATTGAACATATTAGAAAATGGAAAACAAGCCGCAGTTGCACCAATATACACTAATCCAGAAACGGTTAACGCATTTGTTGTAAATGCAAAAGACATATTAATAGCAAATAGAAATTTTATTGTAGCAGAAGGATTGGCCTATTTGGATACTACATATCCAAGTTTTGTATACGATCCTGTAGAATATAGTGAAAATATAGAATATATAGTCAATGCACTAATATATGATATATTATATTTTGCAAATAAAGAAACAGCCGATGCTGCTGATGAATTTTATACAGGCGGATTTATGGAAGTAGATTTAGCTGATGTTCCAGAAGTTTCTGATATGTTTGATTATTTGAAAACAATATCACGTGATATATTAGTAAATACTTTAGTAACTCCACTTAACAATACTGTATCACAAGTTACAAATTTACCAGCATCTAACAGCACACAACAAGATAGACTAGATGCACTATATGATATAGTAATTGAACTTTTAGAAAACGGATATACAGTTACTGTTACGTTAGAAGAAGCTGCAACAGAAACATACAATGCTGGCGACAATGTAAACTTTCATCAATATAGTTTAATTACTGCTTCAAGTCATACTTTTGAATGGGTAGGAGCAGGAATTGACATTAATACTTCACTTCCATATTTGGGCGGTGAAGCAATCGTAGAAAATCAAGTATTAGAACAAAATGGCGGAAAAGTTTATTTTACAGGAACTGATCAACGCGGAGATTTTAGAATAGGAACTGATTTCACTATAAATAGAGCAAGAGGAACAATTGAAGGCCGTGTTTTCCGTAGAAGTTTATATGGAATAATGACACCTTACATATTGGCATTACAGGAGTAAATAAAAAAGATGGCTTCACCATTATTACCACTAAATAGATTTGTTAATGTAACAAAAAAAATAACAACTGCAGACCAAACAGTTTATACAGTTCCAACTGGAATATCTTCTATTGTATTATCTGCAATATGTGTCAACCATACATCAAGTTCAGTTGTTATAAATGTTAGAATTTCAAAAGATGCAACTACATATTTCTTGATACCTGATATAGAACTACCAGCAAATGAAGTAATGACTGTTATATCTGGAAGAATGGTTTTAACAGAAGGCGATCAACTTATAGTAAAAACAGATGTTGCAGATTCTGTGGACTTTATTATGAGTTTGAATGAAGCAGCTAATGAATAAGGGATAATGCTATGAGTTATAAACCACGATATCCTATAACTGGAAGATATAAAACTACAGATTTTGGTGATCTTTCTCCTACCAGATTTGATTATGTAAAACCTGCTGAAAGTGAACCAAACCTTGGTTTGCCTGCTGAAAATGGTTATGTTTTGTTAGGAGATACCGATGGAACAAGATATTGGGGATTAAATGCATCACAATTAGCAGGACCACCCGGCCCACCCGGACCATCTGGACCTGTTACTGACCCTGAAACTGGATTTGTTATTGGACCACCCGGCCCTACTGGATTTACTGGTAGCCAAGGATTGACTGGTGCAACTGGCCCTACCGGATTTACAGGATCACGTGGACTATCAGGAGATACAGGAGCAGTTGGATTTACAGGGTCTACTGGTCCTACTGGTCCTACTGGATTTGTTGGTTCTACTGGAACAACTGGTCCCGCTGGTCCTATAGGATTTACTGGTTCCGCTGGAACAACCGGATTTGTTGGCTCTACTGGTCCTATTGGCCCCTCTGGTCCTCTTGGATTTACAGGATCACGTGGAGCAACTGGAACAACTGGTGCAACAGGATTTACTGGTTCACGTGGTGAAAATGTTTCATTCGTTTCTGGCGATGTTGGGACATATGTTTTTGCAGTTTATGATTATAATTCTCAAAATCCCGGTCAATTTTCAACATCTGTTATTGTTCCAACAACTTATCACTTAATACAAATTGGTGATACTGTTCAAGGAAGTTTACTCAGACCCACTGGGGGAGTTCATAGAATATCTGTATATAACTATCTTTCATTTGAAGATATAACTCTAAATGTTGGTGATACATTAACTGGAACTTGGCGTTGTATGGGAACTTATGAAAGTGTGGATGGGGTTTCTACTGAAGGAGGCGATAGCTTTGATCCAGCGTGGTCTTTTCTTTTTGGTGCAACACTCTGGTTAAGAATAGCATAATTTTATTGAGGGAAAATAATGGAATATAGAAATCCAAGAAAAAACAAAAATGATACAATTGATTGTGAAATAAACCATCCAAAATATGGATGGATACCGTATACTTGCCATAGTAATGACATAGGCGCAGAATTTGATACAAACGACCTTTATATTAGAATGAATTCTGATCCAACTTTAATCCCATATGTAGCACCACCTGAACCTACACAAGAAGAAATAAATATTATGCTATCAAAAGAAGCTAGAAAAAAAAGAAATTCTTTATTAGTAAGCATAGTAGACCCTATAGTTTCAAATCCATTTAGATGGAATGATATGTCAGAAGAAAAAAAACAAGCATATATACAATATAGACAAGATTTATTAGATATAACAAGTCAATTAGGATTTCCAAATAATATAACTTGGCCAACAAAGCCATAAAAAAATAAAAGATAAATACAACATATAAACAAGGCATAATATAAAAAATGAGTTATACTATAAATTATTCAGATTTATCAAAAATTCCATTAGTCATTGAAGATGGGACTATAAACGATCAAACAGATTTAAGTTTGTTGGGAAAAAGTGTTAGCAGTTATGGTAGATTTGTTGCACAAAACTTTTTACATCTTTTAGAAAACTTTGCAAGTCCTACAGAACCAAGTAGCCCAACGGTTGGTCAGTTATGGTATGATTCTGCAAATGACTTGTTGAAATTTTATACTAAAAATGGTGAGTGGAAAACTGCAAGTGCAAAAACAGTAAGTAACGAACCACCGCCAGAAATATCTGGAAATACCACTATTAACTATACTTCAGTAGAAGGTGATATATGGTATGATACTACTACAAACAATCTTTACATATATAACGGAACTGATTGGGTTAATATAATTCAGTTTGATGATGAAAACCGCGTATTAATTAACACAAGATACGACAATACTGGTATATTACATAAAACTATGGAATTTTTATTAAACAACAAATTAGTTTATTTGTTGTCAACCGATAATGATCCGTGGATTCCTAGTTCTGTTGGACCGACTGCAGAAAGTATGCAAGACGGTAGATTGTTAATAGCAGATTATCCTGTTATTAAAAAAGGTATAAATTTAAATAGCGATACAACATATGATCTGCATAATTATATTGTTAAGTTACTTGGAGAATTAACAATTGATGTAGGCAATGGCGATGTATTAATGGAAGATAATGCATTAGATGGCGATGGTCCTAATTTTACACTGAGACCAGTTAGTTCGCCAGCTTCTACTTCAAGCATATTTTCCATACGTAACACAAACAATACTTCTAAATTATGGGTAGGGACTGAAAATACAACTGTTGGAACAAATGGATTTGCTGTTGGTTTCACTGGTTCTGCTGGAAATGAAAGTAATTTAAACAACTATAATATAGTTTTAAATTCAAATGGAAGTATGTCTGCATCCTCTATCAATACAACAGGAAATATAGTTTCCGCTGCAAATATATCGGCTGCACAAGCAACTGGAGATTGGATTGCTATTCAAAGTGATATGGATCAAAAAACATCACTAACAAAAATAGTAACTCCTGCTATGCTTGATTATGCAATTTTAAATGTGTATAGTGGTGGTAGCGGAGGAATATTAGAGGGTGATGGATTAGGTATTGAATTATTAGCTACTGTTCCTGCTGGATCATATGGATTTAGTATTGCTACAGTTTCTTCGTTAGACTTGTCTGAATATAGATTTTTGGTAGTAAAGTTTTTTTCAATATCACACGGTCAGTTTAGTGGACAAGAAGACCCTCCGCCGAATGTTTTAGTTATTGGAGAATCTGGAACATCGTTAACTACGATATTAACGATGCCTCCAAGTCCATTTAATTCTGTTTTTTGGTTTGATCTAACTGACGGTATAGCATTCAATTCTACTTTATCAACACAAGCAGTTAACATACGTGATACTACAACATCCATATCTTTTGCAATGAGTGGATCAGAACTATCTGGTTGGAGTATAGGTGGATATGTTCAGTTATATGGAATAAGATAAAATGACACAAAAATACTATGAAATAATAATTGATGCAAAAACTGGAAATCAAACAACTCGTGAATTGTCACCAGAAGAGATACCTCGTATGTCAGAAGAGGACATACGGTCTTATAGAAACACTTTACTACAAAATAGTGATTGGACACAATTACCAGATGCGCCAGTAGATGCAGTTGCTTGGCAAACGTATCGTCAGGCATTACGTGATATAACAAGTCAACCAGAATTTCCAAACAATATAACTTGGCCAACAAAGCCATAAAAGTATCAAAATTTAAAAAGATAAATATATAATATAATTAAGGAAATGACAAACTAAATGATGAATTTTTATATATATGATAAAAATACAGGAAGAATAAAATACAAGGTTGATTTGTCAACTCCTGTTGACAATTATCCTGTAAAACAAAATGAAGCAATTGCAGAATACAATATCAGTAGAGAAGATATGTATCACGACTTAGAAAACAATAAGCCAAAAATCAGACCATCTTTAGATATTTCGTCATCAACTACAATTAACATAACAAGTTCTTATGTTGTAGAAAATCTTCCACAAAATTCTGAAATATATATTGACGGAGAGTTTCTTACTACTATAAATGATGGAATATTAGAATTAGACTTTCCTTTATCTGGAAATTATGAAGTAAAATTTAAATTGCCATTTCCTTGGATTTCAAAAACAGTTTATGTAGAGGTTACAGAATAATGGCTAAAGTTACTGCTGATATTACCAAAATAAAAGAAAAAAGAAATTTAGAAGCTGAACAAAAAAGATTAGAAGCTTATCGTATAGAATCTGATCCATTATTTTTTAAAGCACAACGTGGCGAAATTGAATTACAAGAATGGACTGACAAAGTTCAAGAAATAAAACAGAGATTTCCAAAATTATAAAGAGATATTGAAATATGAGCTATACAATAAATTATTCAGATTTAAGTAAGATACCATTAATAATAGAAGATGCAACAATAAATGCAAATACAGATTTGCGTTTACTAGGAAGAAATGTTTCTGGCTATGGACAGCACGTTGCACAAAACTTTTTGCATCTTTTAGAGAATTTTGCAAGTCCTACTGCTCCAGAAAAACCAACTGTAGGACAGTTATGGTATGACTCTGAAAAAGATTTATTAAAATATTATACAAAAGACTCTGTTTGGAAAAATGCAAATTCTACAACAGTAGATGATATTCCGCCTCCATTGGTAACTGATTCTAACTATACTGTCACAGAAGGTGATTTATGGTATGACACTTCTAACAATTATTTTTATATATATTCTGGATTAGAGTGGATAAACATATTACAATTTGATAATCAAAATAGAGTTATGATTAGTAATAGATATGACAATACTGGTGTATTGCATAAGACTATGGAATTTTTATTGAATAACAAAATTGTATATTTGTTATCAACCGATGATACTCCGTGGATACCAAGTTCTTTAGGAACTACTACGGAAAGAATGCCTGATGGTAGATTATTGATAAATGATTTTCCTACTATAAGAAAAGGTATAAATTTAAACTTTGATCTTTCTTATGATATTCATAATTATTATGTAAAAAGATTAGGACAACTAACGATTGATGTTGGAAACGGTGAATTATTTATGGAAGATAATTCATTTGATGGTGCAGGCCCAGGGGTTACTATAAGAACATCGTCAGACCCGATTTCAAGTTCAAGTATGTTTTCTTTAAGAAGTGTAAACAATACTTCTAAATTTTGGGTAGGTATGAATTCTACTACGGTAGGCACAAATAGTTTTGCTGCTGGATTTACAGGAACTATCGGAACAGAACACGATTTAAATAATTACAACATTGTCTTGAATTCTAATGGAACGATATCAGCATTGGGCGCAAATATTGATGGAAATATAACAGCTACTGGAACAATATCTGCATCGGAAGCAACTGGTGATTGGATTGCAGACGAAGCAGACATTGATGCAAAAACATCATTAACAAAAATAGTAACTCCTGCAATGCTTGATTATGCAATAGGTTCAGGAGAAATATTTAGCGGAAATACACGAATAGTTCAAAGAACTTTATTAGATAATCGTGATAATCCACGATCTGTGTTGATGCATATAGTTAATGATAATGTAGTTAAAATTACATCACTTGAAAATAATCCATATTCTTCGTTTGTAATAAAAAATACAGAACAAGATTACAAAGGAAATGCACTTCTGGATAGTTTTAATTATATTTTATACCCCGGTGATAATTATAATAAAACAAATAATATCACAATAAACCCAACATCATTAACACAATTTAGTGAAATACGTGCTGCCGCAGAAGCCAATGGGGCATTATTTTCTGCTATGACCCTTGATTCTAGTATTGCATCCTCTCGTGTCACTGTAACTGCACAGGCATCCGCAGCAGCAGTTGATAATATACTTACTAATTACATTTATGATGCCAATAATCCAACTGTAAACAGTGTAGTAACATCACTTCCTCCGGTAAGTCGGGGGCTATCACAAGCATCTTCTAATTATTTTAATAGAATTAGTTCTTTTGGTGATTCGGTTACACCCATAGTAGAAGATGTTCCAAATACGTGGACAGAAATTTTATCATTAACACTTAATGTAGGACATCGTGAATGGTTTCCAGTAAATCATTTGTTTATGGAATTTAGAATGGTTCATACAAGTGCAACTAATATTACTTATAGATTGGTTAGAGAAGGAGTATTGGGATCAGCCGTAGAAAGATCATTATATTTAGAAAGTTCTACCATTCCAACAGGAACATTTGATAATAAATATAATTTTAATGCGCAAGATTATATTAGTCCTATTTTATATTTAGATACTAATTATGTAGCATTTTCTCCCGTAGTTTATCGTCTTGAAGTAAGAAAAGGAACACCAGATGGAAATAATGCCACCGGACAAATAGACATTATAAGTGCCACACTTAATTGTGATACTAAATATAATCTTCCTTCATATGCACAAAATGAAACTCAAGAAATAACTACGCCACTATAATTTCCTTGACTCTTATAGTAGGTTCTGCTATAGTTATTACTCAAATAACTTATAGGAGAATCTATGTCTAGAATTTTTAGTGATAGTGAAAAAACAAAAATTAAACAACTTATTTCAGAAGGTGTTCACGTGTCTGGCGAAGTAGAAGCACTAAAAGGTGGATTAAACGATACTATTAAAGCAGTTGCAGAAGAGTTAGATTTAAAACCAGCCTTGATTCGCAAAGCAATTAAAGTAGCATACAAAGCAGAAGCACAAAAACAACGTGACGAATTTGATGAATTAGAATCATTACTAGAAATAGTAACAGTAAACAACTAATAAACTTAAATAGATTTATAATGAGAACAGAAATGTTCTCATTATATTATAATTGGAGAACGTAAATTGAGTTATACTGATGCCTATTTTGATAGGGAAAAAGATAAAATATATGTAGTAGAACGTATAAAGGGAAAACAGCATTTTTTTGAACATCCTGCTAAGTATGTTTTTTATTATCCGGATACAAAAGGAAAATATAAATCTATTTTCGGTGAACCACTGACAAAAGTAGTATGTGATAACAAAAAAGAATTCAATAAAGAAAAACGAATACACAGTTCAAAAAAACTTTATGAAAGTGACATAAATCCACTTTTTAGATTTTTAGAAGAACATTATACTAATGCAGACGTTCCTAACTTAAATATAGGATTTTTTGACCTTGAAGTAGATTTCAATAAGCGTCTAGGATTTGCTCCACCAGAAGACCCATTTAATCCGATAACTGCAGTTGCTTTGCATCTTACACATTTAAATCAAACATTTTGTTTAGCTGTAAAGCCTAACACACTTGACAAAAATGATGCAACCCTCATTATGGAAAAATTTCCAAATTCTTATCTTATGGAAAATGAGAAAGAATTATTAATTACATTTCTTGAACTTATAGCTGATGTTGACGTATTAAGTGGATGGAACAGCACCGGATTCGACATTCCTTATCTTATAAACAGAATTACTAGAGTATTAGGAAAAGAATACAACAAAAAACTATGCTTATGGGAAAAATATCCAGTAAAGCGTGAGTATGAAATGTATGGAAAATTAAATGAAACATACGATCTTATTGGCCGTCAACATCTTGACTATTTAGAATTATACAGAAAGTATACATATCACGAAATGCATAGTTATAGTTTAGATGCTATAAGTGAATATGAATTAAAAGAAACAAAGATTGCATACGAAGGCTCACTTGATCAATTATATAACAATGATTTTGAAAAATTCATAGATTATAACAGACAAGACGTAGAACTTCTTGTTAAACTTGATAAAAAATTACAATTTATAGATTTAGCAAATGTTATTGCACACGATAACTGTGTTATATTGCCTACCACAATGGGGTCAGTTGCACAAATTGACCAAGCTATTGTAAATGAAGCACATAAGCGTGGAATGATTGTTCCAGATAGAAAAAGAAAAAATGACTTTAGAAAGAAAGAAACCGTAGCTATTGATCTGGATGGATTTGAATACGATGATAGAAAGGTATATACATTTGATGATGATGATGAAGAAACATCATTAAATGAAAATGAAACAGTTGCTGGTGCATATGTTGCAGAACCGAAAAAAGGAATACAAAAATGGGTAGGAAGCATTGACTTAAACTCACTTTACCCAAGTATTTTGCGTGCATTAAATATGAGTCCTGAAACTATAGTAGGTCAAATACGTTTAGAATTAACTGCACAGATGTTATCAAAATTTGATAAAATAAGTGAGGCGTGGGACGGAAAGTTTGCAACACGTGAATACGAACTTGTTATGGAAAAAAACCGTGATATTTTATTAAAAGTTGATTTTGAAGATGGAACTACTATTGAAGCAACTGGTGCAGAAATATATAATATTATATTTGCAGAAAACAAACCGTGGATGCTAACTTCAAATGGAACTATTTTTACCACTGAGATAATGGGCATAATTCCAGGATTATTGGAACGATGGTATAAAGAACGAAAAGAAATTCAAGCAAAAGCAAAAGAACACAAAGGAATTGACGATGAAAAGTTTGTATTCTATGATAAACGCCAATTAGTTAAAAAAATTCTACTCAATTCACTTTATGGAGCACTTTTAAATGTTGGTAGTAGATTCTTTGATGCACGTTTAGGACAAAGCACTACTCTAACTGGACGTTGTATTGACCGACATATGGCAGCATCTGTAAATGAAGTAATAACAGGAACATATGATTACAAAGGTGATACTGTAATTTATTGCGACACTGATTCGGTTGTTTTCGACTCTATAATTAAAATTCATTATGAAAAAACACAAAAAGATATAACTATAGAAGAATTATTTCACAGAGGCGAAATATATTGGCAAGATGGTGATAAAGAATATTCAAGAAATGACAAAATAAAAGTTATAAACTATAATAATGGAAATTTAAGATATGAAAACTATAATTATGTTTATAGACATAAGGTTTCAAAGAAAAAATATAAAATAACAGACAATGAAGGAAATACTGTAACAGTTACCAGTGATCATAGTATAATGGTATTAGAAAATGATAAGTTAGTTGAAAAAAAACCAACTGAACTAAAAAAAGGAGATAAAATTATATCATTATTTTAATAAATATTATATATCGTGACTTCACAATATATAATAGCAAGGAAAATATGGTATGCCAAATAAAATAAAATCTTTTAAAGATTTCTTAGAATCAACACAATTTAAAAAAAGAACAAACAACAAAATATTTACAGAAGATGAATTGATTGAAATAGAAAAATTATATAATTATATACTTGTTAATGAAGGCGGGCTAGTTTCTAAAATAGGAAATTATAATACTTTTATTAGTTTAATAAATTATGAAATATATGATTTAATAAACAGATTTAAATTTTTAAAGAAAAACAGAAATAAAAATACAAAAGAAACATTTATTTGTAGATATGGAGAAACAGAAGGATTAAACCGATGGACACAATATACTAATAAACATAAAGTAAAAAATACATTTGAATATAAAAGTAAAAAATTTGGATGGACAAAAGAAGAGTTTGATGAATATAACAAATCTAGAGCAGTCACGATGGAAAATTGTATAAAACGCCACGGCCATATCAAGGGAATGGAAATATGGAATCATTATGTTGACAGGCAACGGTATACAAATTCATTAGAATATTTTGAAGAGATATATGAATCTTTTGGATATGATGAGTGGATGAAGTATAACAATAAAAAGGGAAACTCAAAAAAAATTGAATGTATAATGGAAAAATATGATGTTAGTCACAATCAGGCATTAATTATTTTATCAGATCGGCAATCAAAATCACACACATCTAAATCTGAAATGTGTTTTGTTGAAAATTTAGAGCTTGAGCTTGATGAAAAAATAAAATATACTGCAAAGACGAAACAATTTTCCTTATGGTGTAATTATACAGATTCTGTAAGATTTTATGATATTACTTGCACAAAAAGAAAAAAAATTATTGAATTTAATGGAGACTATTGGCATTGTAATCCATTGTTATATGAATCCAATTTTTACCATAAACATCTTAAAAAAACAGCATCGGAAGTATGGAAACAAGATTATTTAAAAATAAAAACCGCAATAGATAATGGGTTTGAAGTTAAAATTGTTTGGTGGAGCGATTTTGAAAAAGACCCAGAAAAAGTATTAAAGGAATGTAAAGAATGGATGAATTAAGCTATAATATAACTGAAGTGGAAACTGTTGAAGAGTTATCATCATTTGATGACGAATATGTATACGATATTGGTGTGAATAAAAATTCTCCATACTTTTTTGCAAACAATATTATGGTTCATAATTCAAGTTATTTTTCTGCATATCCAATATTAAAAGATCAAATAGAAAATGGTGAGATACGTTGGGATCGTGATACTGTAGTAGAATTTTATGATGCAGTATGTGAAGAAGTAAATAAAACATTTGCAAAATATATGAGAGAAAACCATAATAGTCCAGATAGACTAAATCATACGATTGCCGCAGGTAGAGAAATTGTTGGGTCTACTGCTCTTTTCATTAAAAAGAAAAGATACGCTATAATGGTGTATGATAACGAAGGGTATCGTGAAGATATAAACAATAAACCCGGAAAAGTAAAAGCTATGGGTCTTGATTTGAAAAGAAGTGATACTCCTACTTTTATGCAAAACTTTTTAAAAGATATATTACATATGATCTTAGAAGGCAGTGACGAAAAAGAAGTTATATCAAAAATAAAAGAATTTAGAAAAGTTTTTCGTGAAATGAAACCTTGGGACATAGGAACACCAAAAAGAGTTAATAAATTAACACATTATTCTAAGTTAGAATATGGTGTTGACAAAGATGGTGACGAGATATATAAAGGAAAAGCACGAATTCCTGGTCACGTAAGAGCAGCTATTAATTATAATCAGCTTTTGGATTTATACAATGATAATTTCAGTATGCGGATTACAGATGGTATGAAAACTATTGTTTGTAAACTTAAAAAGAACCCAATAGGAATAACTAGCGTTGCTATTCCTATTGATGAAAAAAGAATTCCAGATTGGTTTAAAGAACTTCCTTTTGACGTGGATGCTATGGAAGAAGCTATAATTAATAAAAAGGTAAAAAATTTAATTGGAGTTCTAAAATGGAAACTTGAAGATAGCTATAACAAAACCAATTTTGATGACTTGTTTGAATTTTAATCTTGACAAATACTAAGTATTCTGTTATGATTCTTATATAACTTAAAATGGAGATATTATCTTAAATGACTGAATTAAAAGACATTGTTGCTGATATAGTCAAACATACTGCAACAAACTTTATTGAAAATGTTAAAATTACCGATTCTGAAACTGAAACTATAATAGAAACAATTGACGTTGATAAAACTGTAATTTTAATAGGAAAGTTGCACACACCTATATCTAAAATCAATGATGAAATTGGATTAGGAAACCTTGGGTTCTTAAAAGGTGTTTTAAACTTATCAAATTATAAAACAAGTGGTTCTACGGTTGATGTAGAATTGCGAGAAAAAAATGGAAATACAATTCCAGATGGTTTGATCTTTAAAGATCAAGAAGGAAACACTGACCGATATCGCTTTATGAGTAAAGAGATTATCAATCAAAGGTTGAAAACTATCAAATTTAAAGGCGCAAAATGGAATGTTGAGATTGAACCAACAAAACAAAAAGTGTCTGAATTAAAAAGTGCAGCATCCATATATGGAGAAAGTGACACGAATTTTCAGTTAAAAACTGAAAAAGGAAATCTTATCATAACATTAGGTTCTGTAAAAACAAGTTATTCTGGTAAACGAGTATTTGCTACAAATGTTACTGGAACATATACGGAAAACTTTTATTGGCCATTAAGCAAAGTTCTTACAATTTTGAATCTAGGAATGTCTGGAAAGTGTAAGATGTCTGTTAGTGAGTTAGGCGTTTTAAAAATATCTATAGATAGTGGTATTGGAACATACGACTATATTCTACCATCAATTAACACATAATTTAAAGAGGAAAAAATGAATAACCTTATTTCTATCAGTGATATCAAGTATGATCTATTAAAAATCATAGAACCATATGATGGTGTAATCACAAAAAACAATGCCAAAGTCGTAGAGCGAAAGTTTTCTGTTTATTTAGATGATCTAAAAAAAGATGCAGCATTGAAAGAATATACAATAACACTATCACAAAAAAATGATAGTATTATGTATGATGTTGGGTTAAAACTAACAAATGAAAAAAGTCCAAAAAAATTAAAAATTTATGTGTCTACTTTTTCCCATCCTTGGATAAAAAAGTAAATACACGATACATTAAGTAGGCATATTAGTATGCCTACTTTTATTATATAAAAAGGATGAAAAATAAATGATAGGAACTTTAACATCTATAATGGGGCCTATGTATGCAGGAAAAACTACTGAAATAATAAAGAAAATACTATGGGTAAACCATCAAAATTTACCTTTAATGGTTATTAAACCTTCTATTGATAACAGATATAGCAAAGAAAAAGAAATTGTAACACATACAGGACATAAATTTAAATGTCATTATTTAAATCTTGGAAGTTTAGACGAAAAAGTATCATTTAGTGATAATTTAGTATTACAAGATGCTGAAAATATGAATACAATATTTCTTGATGAAATACAGTTTTTTGATCCTGAAATATTAAATATTATAAATAAATGGATTATGAGTGGAATTAATGTGGTAGTGTCTGGGTTAGATCAAGATAGTTCTGGAAATCCTTTTTATATATCTGCACATTTGCTTGCAATAAGTGATGAAATAATTAAATTAACAAGTAATTGCGACGTATGTGGTCAACCTGCTACAAAAACTCAAAAATTAATAGATACTGGAAATACTGTTGATGTAGGCAGTAATGGAATGTATGAAGCAAGATGTTTAAAACATTGGACTCCAAAAAAATAAGGAACTTAAAATGAAATGGCTTAAAAATATATTTTCATCAAAAGGCAAAAAGCCTGATGAAAGTAATGAAAATATTCATACGATTGAAGACAAGTATAAATCAAATGAACCTTGGATAGATGTTGTTCGTATTAATATGGAAGATAAAAACAATCCATCTACTGGTTACTTTGAATTAGATTGGAATACTGCATTTGTTAACCAATTAAAAGAAGCTGGATATAGTGGAAGAACAGAAGAAGAAATTGTTGAACAATGGTTTAATGATCTTTGTCGCGGCGTAATTAGTGACACGCTTCCAGAATAAAAGGGGTTGACAAACACATCTTATATAGATATATTATCATTTTACACCCATAGCAGAAAGAAATAATATGAGTTATATTATTGTTGATACTCAAAATCTTTTTTATCGTGCACGTCATGTAGTTCGTTCTGGTGACATAGATTTAAAAGTAGGAATGGCAGTTCATATTTTGTTTGCAAGTATTGCTAAATCATACAGAGACTTTGAAGGAAAGCACGTAGTTTTTTGTTTAGAAGGAAGGTCTTGGAGAAAAGACTTCTATGAACCTTATAAGAAAAACAGAAAAATAACACGTGATGCAATGTCTGCTGAAGAAAAGCAAGAAGATGAAATCTTTAATAACGCATTCAATGAGGTTGTTGAATATATTAAAAACGAAACAAAATGCACAGTATTAAGGCATCCTATATGTGAAGCAGATGATTTCATTGCAAGATGGATTCAATTGCATCCAGAAGAAAAACACGTTATTGTGTCTACAGATAGCGACTTTTTTCAGCTAATTAGCGAAAATGTTTCACAATACAATGGTGTTGCAAACCAACATATTACTATTGATGGCGTGTTTAATGATAACGGCAAGCCAGTAATTGATAATAAAACAAAAAAACAAAAGACCATTGGAAATCCAAATTACGTGTTGTTTGAAAAATGCATACGTGGCGACACAAGTGACAACATATTTCCAGCATATCCAGGTGTTAGAAAAAATGGAACAAAAAATAAAGTTGGAATAATTCAAGCTTTTGAAGACAAAGACAAAAAAGGATTTGAATGGAACAACTTTATGCTTCAACGTTGGACAGATCATAACAATAAAGAACACATTGTCATTGATGATTACAACAGAAATAAAACTCTTATTGATTTGACACAACAACCTCAACATGTTAAAGAAGAAATGGACAAAATAATCGTTGAAGCAGTTGAAAGAGAAACGCCTACACAAGTTGGTATACGATTTATGAAATTTTGTGGAAAGTTTAATTTAGTTAAAATGAGTGAAAGACCAAATGACTTTACAACTTTTTTAAATTCTTCATACAAAAAATAAACAAAACATAATAAATACATATATAAAATTATTATAGGTGTATTTATTATGTCAAGACCAAAACCAAAAATATTATTATCTAAAAAAGACCCATCTTCTTTTAAAATTGAAGAAATATTAGAAGTAGATGGGGTATATGCTGTTTTTTATCAAGGCCACCCTTTTAGTATAAAATGGGGAAGTGAATATGTAGATGATGTGCAACCAAAATATAGAAAAACTTTTTTTCCAAGTGTAGCACACGCACATAACTTAGCAGACAGGCTCAATAAAAAATTTCAAACAACCGACTTTGTTGTTTATAAATTAGAAAAAGGAACACCACTTTCTAAAGATGAATAAATTAAGAAAAAACTTAGTAAATTATTTTCTAAAAAATTATCCACACCTTGAAGTTAGTGAAGAAACATTGTTTGGAACATTTTCTGGAACAAGGCTCACATATGAAGGAAATGAACTTCTATGTGAAGATTTTATTAATTATGTGTTTCCTATAACTGAACCAATTTCATTATATAAAAAAACTTTGTTAAATGAAAGATTATCAACACCCTATTATCTATCTGAAAAATCATTAATATTATATGATGAACAAGATGCACAATCATTAATTCTTATTGGTGATATGTCTCTTTGGATAGAATCTATGATACTATAACATTTCACGCATTACAACTTTTACTTGACAACACTCGTAGATTCTGGTAATCTGCGAGTATAAATAATTTATATATGGAGATATGTTATGGAAACGAGTATTATGGCAGTTTTGATAGGATTGATTATATCTGGTATTTCATATTTTTATGGTAAATCTAATGGAATACGCTTAGGTCAGCAAAAAGGCATATCTATGGGCGTATATATGGGAACTATATCCATTATTAGCGCATTAACAACAACCAAATTGATCAAAATAACTTCTGACGAAGAAAAAAAAGAACTTATATATGTTGGAAACAATGATAATACGCTGACTAGTTCAGAACTTATTAATATTTGTTCACCAGTTGGAGAAACAAATGATGCTAAGACGAGATGATATCAACATAGACTTTATATTAAAAACCGATATAGACCCAAATTTAGTCAAAGATGCAAACGAATGGTATGAAAGGTTTACAGGAAAAAAATATACTAGCAGCGACATAAAAGAACTTGTCGATATATACCAATCCCTACACGAAATTTTATGAAATCAAATATCATTGAGATAATAAATAAATATCCAAAACATTTCGTCCAGATACTTCAATCAAAGAAATATCTGGACGAAAAAGAATGGATACTTAAAAATAGTAAAATACAATCCGACTATTTTATAGAACATTTAAGGTCTGTTCTATATGAAGATTCTAATATATGTGAATTTGGAAATATTAGACGTTTAAAATCATTAAAAGAAGGATGGAGATTTTGTGCACATTCTTCTAAATGCAAATGTTCTATGGAAAACCAAAAAACCAAAATTCTTGAATATCAGTCTACAGACCAAAACAAACAAAGAAAACAAAAAATACAAAATACAAACATAAAAAAATATGGAAGTATTTCTCCATTTGGTAATAAAGAAATAAGAGAAAAATCAAAAATACCTTAATAGAAAAGTATGGAGAAGAAAATTATTTTGCAACAAAAGAATTTCAAGAAAATTTGTTACATACAAATATAAAAAAATATGGTGTTTCAAGTTTTAAAAAAACTCATATCCCACAAGAAACACTTAGTATACTTGACAACAAATTAAACTTTATTAAATTTGCAACAGATAAGTCAATAGGAGAAATGTCTAATTTGTTAAATGTAGACAACACTACCGTTGTATCAAGAATAAAAAAATATGAATGCGAATCTATTATATCAAGTCGTTCTTCGTTTGAAGCAGACTTGAAAAAATTTCTTTACGAAGAAGATATAAAATATATTGTACACTCACGAAAAGTAATATCACCTTTTGAATTAGATTTTTTTATTCCTGAGAAAAACATTGCTATAGAATGTAATGGAGATTACTGGCATAGTGATATTTTTAAAAATAAAAACTATCATTATGAAAAATGGAAAATGTGTAATGATTTGGGAATACAATTGATACAAATACGTGAGTCTGATTGGAAACTAAACGCAGAATTGTTTAAATCAATAATATATCAATCTTTAAAAATTGACAATACTCCCGTAATCGGTGCAAGAAAATGTTATATAAAACAAATAGACGCTAAACCCGCCAGACACTTTTTAGAAAAAAATCATCTACAAGGATTTTGTGCAGGAACTAGTCATTTTGGAGGATTTGACAACAATAACAATTTAGTTAGTGTTATGACGTTCGGATGGACACGTGGTTCAAAAGCAGATAGAAGATTTGAATTAAAAAGATGGGCTACAAACAAAAATGCAAAATATCCAGGATTATTTACTAAAACTTTTAAATATGCACAGTCTTTATTAGACTTTCAGCAAATAGTTTCATTTTCTATGAATGACTGGTTTACTGGTAATGTTTATTATAAAGCAGGATTTCAACAAGGACAAACTTTTGGACCAAGCTACTATTATTTAATTGATAACAAATGGAGACATCGTAGTGCTTTAACAAAACAACGTATAAAAATAAACTATAGTGAAAATACAATAATACAAGAAATGTTAAATTCTGGTGCAACCGAGTTTGATTTAACAAACTATTTAAACATACTCAGATACTGGGATTCTGGAAAAATCGAATGGGTATGGAAAAACCAGTTGACATAGCGTTGTGATTCTACTATGTTACTGGAACACGCAAACAACACAATTCAACTATGGAGTTAATAATGACTGAACAAACACGCACAGTAAAACTAAGTGAAGCAAAAAAGTATATCAAGCATCACTTTAAAAAGAAGCGTCCTGCAATGCTTTGGGCAGGCCCCGGAATTGGTAAAAGTGATCTTGTTGCAAGTATTGCAAACGAACTGCCAAATTCACATCTGATTGATGTTCGCCTTCCTCTGTGGGAACCCACCGACATTAAAGGAATCCCGTATTATAATTCTACAACAAATAATATGGAATGGGCAAAACCAAGTGAACTACCAAGTGAAGAATTTGCCTCACAGTTTAATACTGTTATCCTATTTCTCGACGAACTTAATGGCGCCGCTCCTTCTGTCCAAGCTGCTGCATATCAACTTATTCTTAATCGTCGGGTTGGCACATATAAACTTCCAGACAATGTTGTAGTTGTTGCTGCTGGCAACCGTGAAAGTGACAAGGGCGTTGCTTATCGTATGCCTAAACCATTGGCAAACCGTTTTGTTCATTATGAAATTCGTGTCGATTTCAATGATTGGCAACAGTGGGCTTTTGCAAACAATATTCATCCTGACGTTGTTGGATATTTGACATTTTCTAAGCGTGATCTTCATAGTTTTGATCCAAGTTCTCCGGATCGTAGCTTTGCAACTCCTCGTTCTTGGTCATTTGTAAGTGAAATTCTTGATGATTCTGATATGTTTACATCAAGTGAGATTACAGATATGGTGTCTGGTGCGGTTGGTGAAGGGATTGCATTGAAATTCAATGCACACCGTGAGGTATCAAGTTTGCTCCCTGATCCTTCTCTTATTCTTCAGGGAAAGATTGACAACCTGAAAACCAAGGAAATTTCTGCAATGTATTCGTTGGCTACTTCTCTTTCTTATGAACTAAAAACAGTTTATGATAACATAGGAAAGACCGTAACACAGGAAGATTTCAATGATATGCTTAACAATATGTTGGGCTTTTGTATGAAACACTTTGAACCTGAAATGAGTGTTATGAGTGTTCGCGTTCTTGCAACACAATACAAAATGAAACTTCCTCTACGGAAAATTCCAAATGGCCAACATTTCTTTACGAAATATGGTGATTTGGTTATGGCTGCTGCATAAATAAATATGTATTGAATTGTTACAGAGGGGCAATTGCCCCTCTGTTTTGTTTGTAGGAATATATATGACTCGTGAAGAATTAAAACAGCTAATTATAAACAATTATTATGATAGTGTTAATGGTAAAGTTAAAACAAGAATTATTCCAGATAATATAAAAACAAAAATATGCGAGCATACCAAATTTTATAATAATACTGAAAAAAGTCATATTAATGTTAGATGTTATTTCATAATAAATGATGTTTACCAATTGAATACGTGCATTAATTGTGGGTGTGAAATTCATCCAATAAGTGTATCACGATATAACACACAAGAGTATTGTGGAAGTAAATGTTCAAATTCTCATAAAAATAAAATACAAAAAACAAAACAAATACATCTACAAAAATATGGTGTAGAAGTTGCCACCCAATCACCTGAAATCCGTGAAAAGATAAAGCAAACTAACATTGATCGTTATGGTGTAGATAATGCTTTTAAAAATGAAAGCATTCGTGAGAAAGCAAAACAAACTATCATAGAACGCTATGGTGTGGACAACGTGTTCAAAAGTCATACTGTCCGTGAGAAAGCAAAGCAAACTGCCATTGAAAGATATGGTGTTGACAATGTGATGAAACTAGAGTCAATCCGTGATAAAATTCGTGAAACCAATATTCAAAAATACGGAGTTGATTATGGGTTTCAAGATGACAATATAAAAACAAAAATTTATGAAACTAATATTCAAAGATATGGGCATAAGGTTCCTTCACAATCACCAGAAATACAAGAAAAAATTCGTGAAACTAATATTGAGAGATATGGAGTAGAAAATCCATTTAATTCACCAGAAATACAAGAAAAAATTCGTGAAACTAATATACAAAAATACGGAGTAGAAAATCCATTTAATTCACCAGAAATACAAAACAGAATTCGTGAAACTAATATTGAGAGATATGGAGTAGAAAATCCATTTAATTCACCAGAAATACAAAACAGAATTCGTGAAACTAATGTTGAGAAATATGGAGTAGAAAATCTATTTAATTCGCCAGAAATACAAGAAAAAATAAAACAAACAAATATTGAGAGATATGGAGTAGAAAATCCATTTAATTCACCAGAAATACAAAACAGAATTCGTGAAACAAATATTGAGAGATATGGAGTAGAAACCCCATTTAATTCGCCAGAAATACAAAATAGAATTCGTGAAACAAATATTGAGAGATATGGAACTCCATTCTCTAATCAAAAATATTACACAGAAAAAGCAATTGATACTATAAATTACAAAGATAAATTTTGCGATTTTATAAAAGATAAGACTGCTTATGAAATTTCTAATGAATTGGGAGTTCATATTTCTACGATTTACAAAACTATATCAAAATATGATGCTGGTGAATTATATAAAAAACGAGGACCATCTTATCTTGAAACCCAAATGGCACAATTTCTTAATGAAAATAATATCACATATGAATTAAACAATAGAACTATTCTTGATGGAAAAGAACTTGACTTTTATATTCCAGAATACAACATTGCTATAGAAATGAATGGTGTGTATTATCATAGTGATGCATTTATAAATGACAAATATTATCATTACAATAAGTGGAAGATATGCAATGATAAAAATATACATCTTGTGAGTGTATTTGAAGATGACTGGAATTTACAATGTGACAAAATTAAAAATATGTTATTGACATTTTTCAATAAAAAACAAAGAGGCATTCCAGCAAGAAAAGCTAAAATAAAACGTATAAATGGAAGAACGGCAAGACACTTTTTAGATAAATATCACTTACAACGATATGTTGCTGGAACGCATTATGGTGCATTTGACAAAGATAACAATCTTATAAGTGTTATGACATTTGGCACAACACGTAATGGTAGATTTGAATTAAAAAGATTTGTTATGGATAATTATAATCATCCCGGTTTATTTTCAAAGATATTTAGTTATGCACAAGGTGATTTACAATTTAGCGAAGTAGTAAGTTTTAGTGATAACACTTGTTTTACAGGAAATGTATATAAAACAAATGGTTTTAATTTTATAGGTATATTAAAGCCAGATTACCGATATTTGTTCAATGCAAAAAGAACACATAAAAGTAATTTTACTAAAAAAAATATTAAAACTAAATTTCCAGAATTAAAAGAAATGTTAGATAATGATGGAATCTCTGAAAGAGAAGCATTAGAATTACTGGGAATTCCCCGTATATGGGATTGTGGAAAATGTGAATGGGTATGGAAAACACCTTGACATATCATCACGCATATGATAATATAAATTATAATAGCGAATCATCGGAGAGATACAATGTCAGACACTGCTGAAACCAAATTAGTAAAAGCACGTATGCGCTTGCTTTTTAAGCATCCTTTTTTTGGACAAATGGCGCTTCGTATGCGTCTTATTGATGTAACAGATGAAGGATGGTGTAATACCGCTGCAACAGATTATCGTAACTTTTATTACAATGCTGATTTTGTAAATAAGTTAAGTCAAGATGAACTAGTATTTCTTGTTGGTCACGAACTTGGTCATTGCATTTTTGAGCATTTTTTGCGAGTAGATGCACGTGATAAAAAGCTGTGGAATATGGCAGGCGATTATGTTATTAATCTTATGCTACAACGTGAACATATTGGTTCAGTTATAACAACTGTTCCTATTCTTCTTGATAATAAATATTCAGGTATGACTACTGAGGAAGTTTATGAAGAATTAAATAAAAACAAAGCAGCATATAAAGATACTCTTGACGTTCATCTTGATATTTCAGGAGAAGGTTCTGATAATGACGATGGAAAAGGCAACGGCGATGGCGATGGCGATGGTAAAGGAAAAATGCCAAGCATTTCAAAAGAAGATATAAAGTCTATTTCTGATGATATTCGTCAAGCTGTGTTACAAGCTGCTGCTGCATCTGACAGTGTTCCCACTGAAATCAAGCGTTTGATTAAAAACCTAACAGAATCCAAAATGGACTGGAGACAGCATATTAGATCAAGCATTGAAAGTTCAATCAAAAATGATTTTTCTTGGATGCGTCCTAATCGTAAAGGTTGGCATATGTCTGCAGTTCTTCCTGGTATGACCCCCGGTGAAGAAATTGAAGTTGCTATTGGTATTGATACGAGTGGTTCTATTTCTCAGAAAACTCTTGAAGATTTTCTTGGAGAAGTTAATGGTATTATGGAACAATTTGATCAATATACAATTCGTATTTGGCAGTTTGATACCCGTGTTTATGGATATGAAAAGTTTACGCACGATGATGGGCGCGACATTCGTGAATATCAAATTCGCGGCGGCGGTGGAACTGATTTTATGGCAAACTGGGATTTTATGAAAAGTCAAAATATTGAACCAAAACAGTTCATTATGTTTACAGATATGATGCCGTTCAATAAATGGGGAGACCCAAACTATTGTGATACTTTATTTGTTGCACATAGCACAAAAACAATTAAGGCACCGTTTGGAACAACGGTTTATTATGAATGATTGAAATGGCAGTTATGCCATTTCATAAATAACTATACATTTAAGGAGAAATTATGACAGAAACACAACAAACTACACAGCCTGCGATCCAACCATCATTGTCTGTTAAAGATTTGGCAGATATATCAAATGTAATTGACGTTGCATTCAAACGTGGCGCATATTCCGCATCTGAGGCAGAAGATATATCTAAACTTTATAAAAAAGTTGTTGACTTTGTAAATTATACAATAGAACAACAATCAGCTAAAAAAGAAAGTGAAAATAACTAATGAATCATGTAGGTAGAGTAGAAAATACAGGTAGACGTTGCTTAGTAGTATTTCGTGAAGTATACGACGAAAAAGGTAATATAATAGAGCCAGATAAGTGCTTAGTTGTTGAAACAGACACATTGCCAGATTTTGCACATCAAGATTTGATGTCGATAGTAGAAAGTGAACCAGCACAACGTGAAGGCGAGTTCTTTAATGTTCTTGCGAGAACACGTTTAAGCAATGGTGATATTGCATTACAATGGCTTCATTCTCAAGGCAGATTGCGCAAGTATGATACATCTAATATCACATTGTTACCAAATTCAAATTCTAAAATAAGTTTAAGCACTTTGAATAGAATTTTAGAATTGCAAAAAGCAGGATATTCTGATAATGACATTGAACGTATATTAAAAGATAATTCAGATTCTGCAAAATCAGTTAAGCCAATAGAACCAACAAAAGCTGTTGATGAACCATTGACCGACGAAAAACTTGCAGAAAGTTTTCTTTCACAGGCCAAAACTTTATTAGAGCAAGCTGAAAAATTACAATCAGATGCATATAAGTTAGCCCCTCATCTTATGCCAACAAAAAGGAAAAGTGTTAGTTCTAAAAGTAAAGAAACTTCTAAAAACATATCTGCGGAAAATAGTTAAATGGCAATAACTAAAAAAGAAAGAACATTTTCAAAAATAATGGATGATGTGGAATTTACTGAAATTCCCATTATCTTTATTAAAAGACTTACTATTGTGTCAACAGAAGATAAAGTTTTTTCATTGAATAACGAAGAATTAAAAGCCTTTCCGAGTATAGAAGATGCCATAAGGTCATTCCCTCACGAAGTTTATGACATAAAAATTGAACTTGATATGAAATTAATTGAAGAAACTGTTGAAAAAGAAAAAAACAGATTACTTGGAGAAAATGGCAACAAAGACAATGATTAAAGCTATATTTGCTTGTGATGATAACTGGGGAATTGGAAAAAATAATACACTTCCTTGGCCCCATAATCCTGCAGACCTTAAATGGTTTAAACAAAAAACAGATGGTCAGGCTGTAGTAATGGGGCGTAAAACTTGGGAAAGTTTACCACGCAAGCCATTGCCTAATAGAATCAATCTTGTAATTACATCTACTAGTATGGAACACTACAACCCAAGACCGCACGGTTATTACAGTGGGAAAGATGTTTGTAGGATCGTTAAAGATGTGATTGAAGCAAGGTATGGCGGCATTGACGATGTTTGGATTATAGGTGGTGCACAACTTTTTGAAAGCTGTATACCAATAATTGATGAAATATATTTGTCAAGAATAGAAGGAAATTATGATTGTGATGTATTTTTACCAAAATGGAAATTAATGAGAAATTTTTTATTAGATGAACAAACATTCACGAAAGATGACCTTTATATACAGAAGTGGGTTAAACGAGTATGAATAGTAGGACAGACTTTGTTGAAAGCTGGCTATCAGAAATGCCAGAAAATATAGGAAATATTGAACTTTATGATATGATAGAATATAATATCAAAGAAAGGTCAAAAATTACTAAACCTCAAGATTTGGGAGGTGGGTATAAAAAGATTGCCGGAAAACAAACTCTTTATTATTGGTATGAAAAAAATGATGAAATTGTTGTAGGAATAGAATTATCTATAAAACCTCAAACTTTGATAGTTAATGCAGTTGCAAAAAACCCACAATATAAAAATAAACCACCATATGCAACTGATTTATATAAAAAAGTATTAGATGATAACTCAAATATAAGGGTAATGAGCGATATTTTTTTAAGTAATAGTAGTATAAAAGTTTGGAAAAGACTTATTGATTCTGGTGTAATGGTTGCAGTATATGATAACACAATGCCAGGACAATCTTTAAAACAAATAAATTCAGTAGAAGAGCTTGAAAAATATATAAACTATGATGATTCTAACTACACAAGGTATCAGTTTGTGTTAATGTCTAACAAAGAGGTTCTTGGAGAAGTAATTAGTAATTTTAATACAAGAAGAATGAGAGAGTTGAGCGGATTATTATGAAAGAATATTTAAAATGTTTACAATATATTATGGAATTTAAATATAGGAGAAAATAATGAGGCAATATCAAGATGCAATTAAACATGTAATAAAAAATGGAATTGATGTAGAAGATAGAACTGGTGTAGGTGCACGTTCTGTTTTTGGATATCAGATGCGTTTTGATTTACAAGAAGGGTTTCCTGCTGTGACTACGAAGAAACTTGCATGGAAATCAGTTGTAGGAGAACTTTTGTGGTTTCTTGAAGGTTCTACAGATGAAAGACGCCTTGCCGAATTGACATACGGAAAAAGTCGTGAAGAATTAGTTAATAAGCGAACAATATGGACAGATAACGCAGACAACCAAGGCATTGAATTGGGGTATGTCAATAATCATATGTATAAAGAATTAGGTCCAATCTATGGGTTTCAATGGAGAAATTTTGGTGGTGTTGATCAAATAAAGAACCTAATTACTGAAATAAAAAACAATCCAACTTCACGAAGGTTAATTATTTCAGCATGGAATGTGCCTTCATTAGAAAAAATGTCACTTCCTCCTTGTCATGTATTGTCACATTTTAGGGTATATGAAAATAAATTGAATTGTTTTATGTTTCAAAGATCATGTGATGTTGGACTTGGGTTAAATTTCAATCAAGCAAGTTATGCACTATTAACTCATATTATTGCACGCGAATGCGGACTTGAAGTTGGAGACTTTATTCATAGTATAGGAGACATGCACATATATAATAACCATATTGATATCTTATCAAAAGTTGTAGATCGTGAAGTTTATCCTCTACCAACCTTAAAAATTGACAGTTCTTTCAGATTACAGGATGGATTATGTAATAAATTTAATTTTTCTGATGTTAATAAATTTACACTGAATAATTATCAACATCATGAGTTTATTCCTATGCCTATGGCTGTTTAGGATCAAACCAGAAACCTAGATCACGATAAGTTTTACCAATACATGATAATCCATAATCTTTAAGAAATTTTGATTTTCCAATACGTTTGATAATGTTATCTGGATTTAAACATATTCTATGTATTGCTGCTGATTTCATAAATAAATTGTTTTTTTCTGCCTGTGACGAAGATGGGAACATACCCCAAGGAGTATGGTATGTTCCTATATATCTACCACTATTTTCTCCAGTTATAGATTCTTTTGCTTCATCTGTCATGATTCTTCCAATATTTGCTTTAGAAATCTTATCTTTAGTTTCTTGATTATGTGTTTTTCCATAAAAAGGATTGTTGTTGCCCGTTCGATTTCTGCATTTATTACATATTCCAGATTTTAGATAAAAATTAACCATATTATCACAATTTTTGCATTTTTTACCAGTGTATGAACGTCCATCTATATATTTAGGATTTTCATTTCCGTTTTTTCCCCATTTAATTTTTTTTTCTTCTTCAGACATTTTACCAACATTTTTTTTCTGGGTTTTTGATCTTTTTTCTATTATTTCTTTTTTATTTGGATGATTTGCAAGTTGATCGCCTCCGCCTGCTTTTCCTAAGTTATAACCACCAATGTTATTGTCAATATAATTCTGCTCTATTAAGAATAATTTATCTTTAGGAATATCTTTTTCAATTATTTCAAATATAAAATTTTTTTCGCCATAAGTGTTCCATGAACGCTGCAAATGAACATTGTGGTGTACATTTTTATTCAATGTCTGAATATGTTTTTTCCATCGTTTATCTGCATTTATTGTTGAACCATAATAACATTTGCCATTAATGACATTTATTATTCTATATATAATACCACATTTTTCCATATCTATTTTCCTTTATACTATTTATAATAGTTGATATGTTTTTGGGTTTTCTATTTAACATAGATTATGTATCGCATCCTGCAATTAAAGCACCTATGGCTGTATAATAAAAAGAGGGGAAATTTCCCCTCTTATTTCTTTTTTGGAACACAGTTTGGAACTTCTTTTCCGTCTTTCATTTTTGTTCCAACTGGTTCATATCCTTTCCAACAAGGATTATCTTTAGGATTACGCAAACTTTTCTTTCTTTTTTTTGCTTCTAAGATTTCTGTTTCTAATGTCATAGGAACATTTGTATTGGTATATTCTTGTTCATTTCTACTCAAAAGATATTCCATATAATGTTTAACTGCAGATAAATCAACACTTGCCCTTGTAATTTTTGCTTGAACCCAAGGTTCTAAATCATCAGCATCATTAATCATTTGATGCAATGCAATTGCATATTTTGCAGTTTTGTATAGTTGACTTTTTGCCATCCATCCATCATCATCTGTAGAATCTAATACACCTTCTGTTACCATTATACGCATCTTTTTCCCAGTTTTTGAGTTTTTTACAACAGCAGGTTTACCTACATCAATTTTGAAATCGGTTTCCCATTCTCCATCGCTGATCTTTTTTTCAATTTCAGCTTTTGTCATTTTTCGTGATTCTTTAATATTTTTTGAAATAGCTTTACGTTTGTTTTTAAGATATTCGTCGGTAGAATCAACCTTTCCATCATTGTTAATGTCATCATCTTCTTTGCCAACTGGGTCAAGTTTGGTTTCTCTCATAGCCTGTTTTGTTGCAGTTGCATACATCACATCTTCCCATTTGTCACCATATGAATCTTGCATTCTTTTTTTATCTTTTTTCATAGCTTGAACTATGTCTTCACGCTTCTTTTTTTGTGCGTCAGACATTTTTTCTTCTAACATTTGTATTCTTTTAGATACCATTTTGAAAATCCTTTTTCATATATTTATCATTTTTTTCGTTTATTTTTTGTTTTTTTCTTGACACCAAAGATGTTGTCAGGTTGGTCCAACGCATTTAAAGCAGTTCCGTCACTATTTCTACGTTGCATAACACCTATCTGTCCATTTGCTCCTGCTATGCTTCCAGCACTAGTTGAACCGCTTGATGACATTTCATTTATTATTTCATTAATTTTCATTATTTTTCCAATCAAATTTTTTTGCCATTTTTGACATTGCACGTTGTTGTTTTATATCGCTTCTTATTAATTTTCTTTTTTTAGATATTACTGTTCTATATTCTTCTTGTGTTAAGATATTTTTTCCTTCAACACCAGAAAAAACTATAGCATCAAATATAGATGTTTTTTCCATTGACCCTATAGTATCGTAAAAATCTACTTTTTTTAATTTTTTGTGCATAGCAATGCCCTCCATAAACAAAATCATTTTCGTTTACCTTTTCTACCTTTATTCTTTTTTCTTTGGTCTATCATATAAGGCAAACTAAACCAATGTTCGAACCATTCAGGAGTTCCTGGTTCTAATCCTTTTTTTCTCGCTGAGACTGCAGTTGCAGTTCCTGTTACACTCATATTTTCTTTTAAAAAATTAATCAAATCAACTGAAATAGTTTCAGAAAGTAATTCTATGTCTGCTATCTTTGCTGTTTTCACAGTGAATTCAGATTCAGAATCACTGTCATTACCACTTATAATGTCAACAGGATCATATTCAAATTTTACTAATATTTCATCAGTATCGGTTAATCCACTGTAATAATTTTTCACAAAGTCTTTGTTATTACTCAAATACAATCCATTTTTACCAATTGTTATTTTCTTGTTTATGTCTATTGGAAATTTAACATTTTTATCTGCCAATGAATATGCTATCTTGTTTTTTCTATCATAAGCCATCACTTTATATCCAAAAGATTCTTTTAAATTACTTATAATTTTAATACGTTTTGGATCAAATACCATCCTAACAGTAGACTTTATTTTTCCAACATTAAAACTATCTAAAACACCAGTAACATCAACTGTGTCAAAATTAAACAACTGTGCTATTACTGAAACTGCATCAGTTGACAATTTATTATTACGTAATTCTGGTGAAAACATTTCTATAACATTTTTTATTTTTTCTATTGAAACTCCACCATTGATAAAAGATTTAATAACAACATCTAAATCTATTCCACGAAAGTCTTTTCCGTCCGCATTTATTTTAAGATTTTTTCCAGCATCTACTTCAACTTTTAAAATTCTTGGATTTGCACCTTGATAGTCAAATGCACGGGTATCATCTGCATAAGTTTTTGCTACATTATAAACATTTGTTAAAAATACAGGACTTTTTACAGTCATATATTTTCTTAATTTTGTAATTTCGTCTAATACCTTAAAGTATTCGGTGTTGTCAGTATCACGAAGTTCATTTGCTTTAGTTTGTAATTCACGCCATAATGATGGATTTGAAATATAAGAAACGTTCATAGTTCTATTTTCAAATCCGCCAATTTTTTGCAAATCACGAACATCTGGGGTTCCGTGATACCATTCTTCTTTGATGACATTCTTGTCTATAACATTTTTTTCAATTTTGTATTCATCACTAAATTGTAACATTAAATCAGCAAAAAAATCTTTAAAATCTTTTTCTTTTGAAAATACAAAAGAAAACAATTTAGAATCGCCCATATCTTTATAATGTGGCAATCTTACAAAATTTTTATTCATATCAAATATATAATAGTTATCATAATAATCAACTAAGTTATATAGATTTTTAGTATAACCGAAATTCAACATTTTTATAAAATTATGAATTACTACATTACAATATATATATTCTTTTTTTATACTTGGAGAGTTATCCGTGTATTCTTTTAAAAACTTAAAAACTCGTTCATTGTCTATTTTATTTTCAGATAATACTTTATTTTTTATAGACTTTTCATACTCTGAAATTAAAAAAGGTGTTAAATCAATAATAGTTTCTCCAACAAGTCTGCCGCGATAAGGATGAGGTTGTTCTCCACTTGTTGATGGTTTGCTCATTTTTGGAAGTTTCTCTTTTCCTTTTACCTGATTTTGTTTTCTTTTTTCTGTTACTCGTTTTGGTCCAGTAAATTTTTTATAACGTTTTTCACCTGTTTCAAAATTTATAAGTTTATCTAATTCAAAACCACTTTTTGATCCTTCGTTTTCACCAGCAACCTCAGTTGCGTATACTATAGGTTGATAATATTTTCCATTATATTCAATAAATTTAGGAGGACCGAATTTAAATTTGTTTCTAAACTCTAGTTGATATCTTGGCAATTGATCGGTTTTTTTCATATTCATACTGTGTGATATTACTTTATATGATGCTCCTTTTTCTAAAGTAAATCTGCTTCCTACTGGCAAATCATCAAATATACCTTGATCTTTAGCAATACGATATGCTTCTGTTTTTTCTTCCATTCTTGAAGAAATATCTGACCTTATTTTTTTATGAAAATCTTTTAGTTCTTTTTCTTTTCTTTGTGTATCTAAATCTACTATTTCAGCCTCAGTCATTGCTAATCTATTTTTATATCTATTGAAATATTCACGTCTATCTTTTAATGCGTGATAACCACCATTTATAAGGTATGTTACTTTTTTAACATCATCAAAATCGTCTGTTAATCTTTTTACTTTTGAATTCCAATACCATAATGCTATTTTTGCTGCATTATGTGGATTAGCTGCAAGTTCTGGATTATTAATCAAATCAATGTTCAATGCTTCGCTTGCAAGATTATAATTGTATTTTCCAGTTAATTGAACATAACCTCTACCTCTATATCTAAATCCATCACCAACTACAGTGTTTCCTAAAGTGTTTGCTCTTTCTGGAGAAGTATCTGGTTCATAACGATCAAAATACTCTTTTGTTCCACGTTCTATCATTTTTTGAAAATGCTGTGATTCTACTGCCATTTGCGACATAAAAGAAACCAATTCTATTCCTTGCATACCTGATTGTTTTGCATAGTTTAATAATAGCTTTTCATATGGACTTTGTGTTAAAAGAAGAACATCTGGTCTTGGTTTTGGCTTTACAGAAGACAAATCTTCTTTGTCATTATTTCTTGGATTTGCTTTTGGTATTGGACTTTTCTTAGGTGCCAACTCAGAATTAGATGTGCTTGTAGAAGCATCCTGCGCGCGCTGTGTAGCCGATCTTGCACTTGACTGACTGGATTGCCCTCGTTGTGCATCAGCCGCCTGTGCCTGTGTCATACCGTCATATCCAATAGCCCCTAAAAACCCAGTTGTTCCAAGAGACGTTGCCACTGCTGCTGCTTTTCCTAGTTTTTTTAATTTATCTAATGGTCCTTCTTCCAGTGTATGACCACCTTCCATTATAGCACGCTCAAGATTGCTATATCTCTCGTTTTTATGTTTAAAGTATTCTATCTGTTTTAAACGCTTTTCAGCATCGGTTTTTGTTGTATAAGAACCTAATTTCTTTTTTCCATCTTTAGAATATATAACATATTTGCTTCCTACTTTTTTAATAGTTTCTGTTAATCCTAAATTAAAAAGAGTATTTGGTGTTGTATTTTTTCTTGCTTTTTTATGTAAGATAGGAGGATAACCATCTTTGTTTACTTTATTTCCAAATTTAGCAGCTTGTTTGGATATTTCGTTAGGACCAACATCAACCGTTGTATTCACACCTTTTACAATTCTTCCAGTATTTTCATTAACAGAAGGCAAATTACTACTTATATTTGATCCGGTCATAAGTTTTCTTCTTATATCCGATAAGGTATCTATGAATATTTCTTTTACTTCATTTAATGTTTCAAAAAATCCCATAAATTTTTGCATTGTAAGAGCAGATACAGAATTCATCATATTTTGAAATATACCAAATTTGTCAAGAAATTCAGAAAATACTGTATCTGAAACAAAATTCACTAATTCAGACAAATTTAAAAATTTACTAATTTTTGAATATATAAATTTAATAAATCCATACATACCTAGTTTATACAATAATCCTTGCCATCCTCCTAATTGAACAGCTTTTTGTTGTCCTTTTGTAAATAAGCCAACTATATCATTAAGTTTATTAATTGCAAGTTTTAAATTAGAATTATTAACTGAATTTGAAGCTTTTGCGATTATTGCTCTTATTGTTTTAATTAATGTTAATAATCTTTTTCCTATTTGGGTTGACACCTTTTCTAAATATTCTGAATTTGATATAATGTCTTTAATAACGATTCCCGCTTCTTTAAAGTTTGTAATCGTTGAACTAACATTATCCATTGTTTGATCAAATCTAGCCTGTAGATAAGTTTTTATACTGTCTAAAAATCCCTCATATAATTCTATTTGTTCAATTATGAATTGATTATCGTAAGATTCTGTCAAGTTGACATTTTTTGGTAATACAACTGTATTTAAAAAATTGTATTTTGCACTTTTTTCGTGTTCAACAAGTATATTATTAATAATATCTATATTTTCTATAACATATTGTCTAATAATACTTTTAATTGTTTTTGATAATTCATTGTCATCTGGTTTATCTTTAAACAATTTTAGGACGTGATTTGGATTTAATTTACTAACTAATGCCCAATTATCTTTGACCTTTACTAAATTAAATAATTCTAATTTTCCATTTATCAATAATTCTTCATACTTATTAAGTAACTCACGTGATCTTATATTTGATCCTATGTATCTAGATACATTGAATGCTACATTTGGAAGACTAGCATTTTTATCTGATTTAAGTAATCTGTCAATGTAAATTAACCCAATTAACATTTTAATTTCACGTTCCATTATTATTATCCTTGTGTATTTTGTATAATAATTATTTATCAAAAAACCCTGCCATATTTCTATGACAGGGTTTTGTCTTTGTAACATTTAATTATTTAAATATTATTCGTCGCCTTCAAAGTCATCGCCTGCTACACGAACTGTTCCAGTTCCAGTTCCTGGTGCATTTGCCATAACAAATGTGTCTCCGACTGCATATGGTGAGTTATCTCCACCGGCATCAAATGTTGCCCACACAGTATTACCTAGTGTTACAATTACATATTCGGTTCCGTTGACTGCTGCGGTAACTGCGATTACATCACCACCAGCTTCTTCCATTTCTGCATATCCATCAGTAGTTGAATCACTCCAATTCCAAGCAATAGTAGCGCCTGTTTCTAGAGTAACGCGATTTGCTGCAATTTTAGAAACTTGATAAACATTTCCAGCATCATCTTTTACTGTTATGCTCATTTCATTAGCTAACAAATCACCACTGTTTTTTGGAACAAGATAGCATTTTACTTGTGTTGAACCGTCACTGCAAATAAAACGTTTACTTCCAGTTTGTCTTACAATCCAACCATTTACACTTGCAGTTCCATTGTTAAATTGAACTTTTATTTCTAAACCATCATCAGTTGGTGGGCCGAAATGTCTTTTATTTAATGGTCTACCCATATTAATTCTCCTTTTTGATTGTCATTTACGGGTTCTAACCCGCTACGAGGAAGGATTGTATCAAACCCCGTAAAACTCAGAATGAGTCAATTGACACTAGTATTTATCTTTTTACTATAATTATACAATTGCAAACTAGCTAAGTTTTTGTTTTTAGCTTCTACCATTATATCAAACTTATCCCAAAATGACAATGCCCAATCATTGCATCTGTTGTTATATAGCATATCACTGTGTGCACGTAGTTTTGTCTTTTTATGACCTTCTAACAAAAGTTGTTTCATATCTGGAAATTCATTAACATTCTTTGTATATTCTTCACGACTTATACTATAATGCATAACTGGACGAACACCTTTCCAGCTATCTAATATTTTTGAAATTCGTGAATCAGTTGGTTGAATATATTCGCCGTCTGTGCGAATATAATGATGATGAATATCTAACACGATTGGAATAATGTCAGCTAGTTCAAGACATGAATCTAGCCCCCATCCAAATTCGTCATTCTCAATTGTGATGGTATTTCGTGCTTCTGTGCTTAGACGTGGATATACTTTACGAATACCATCTGGTCCAAGTCTTCCGCCAATATGTAAATTACATTTAAAATCCTGAAATTGTTGTCCGTAACCCATCCAACGAATCATATCAGCATGATATTCAAATTCTTGGATGCTATTTTCTACCACATCAGGATTATCGGAAGCCAAAACACAGAACTGACCAGGGTGAAAAGACAAGCGAATACCAAGCTTCCTAGCATTACTACCAATTGTATTGAATGATCTTTCAAGCCATTGTTTTGTATCTGTGTTATCATAATAGTAAGACCAATGCTGCTCAGTATAAAGAGGTAAGATATCTGAACTAATACGTAATAACTTGCATTCATCATCTAATTCTCCCACATATTTAATTAAGTTGTTCAATGAATATAAATTGTGTTTCACTACTTCTTGTAGTTTTTTTTCTGCTACGTGTTTTGCCTGTCTGTTCAACCAAGCACGTGTCACTGTTTTTGTATTGTATTTGCTTTCTATTTCTTTCTTTTTCTTTGCATCTATAGTTAGATCATTATGAACATACTTGCAAGCAAATCCAATTTTTTTAGTAAAAGTCATTTAACTTCCTATCTGTGAGTATGATATGATTCTTCATACTCACGATATATGATATTATCTGTGGTGTCAACCAAATAGTGTAGGGTGTAATTCTATTATTTTTATTAGTTTTTCGTCATCAATATCTATATTATTTCTATAGTTATTTGGTAAAGTATCCCAATCTCTTAATGAAGGATGAACTTTTTCTTCTTTATTGTAATAAATTCCATATCTCCAACCTTCTGAAATTTTAGAGTTTACCCACCTGTTATGTAAAAATTTAGAAAGTATTTTAATACATTTTTCTTTTGTTTCTTTATCAATAAAGTATTCGTTATTGTTTATATTAACATTTTCATTTACATTAATTTCAACACAAAAGTCATCTGTATAATAGTTTTCCCAAGCGGAAACTATGAATTCAGCATCATACATAGATATTTCACGTTTTAAAAATATTTTATATTTAAATTCGCTTGATGTTTTTTGGCATACAACTTTACGATTTAAAATAGAACCATTGGTTAAAAACTTAAAAACAATGTTTAACCATTTTTCTTTTTCTTCTTCGTTTAGTGGTTTATATGTTTTTAATAAAATAAAATTAATCATCATCTTCTCTTAATCTTGGTATATTATCAGCAGATATATCATCATTTGTCACAGGATTTTTTTCAGGTTCTATAGATTGTATATTTTTTGGAGGTTCACGAAGATATAATCCAAACCATGCTGCTCCTGTTCCTATTAATGTGCTAACAAGAGTAGATTGTTCAAAATTAGGCTCTGGTAGGGTCATAAACCAAAGAACAACCTCGTATAACAAATATAGATATACAGATATAAAAATTCTAGGAAAAACTCTCCACCGATCAAAATAAGCAGGAGCATTCCACCAAAATGATTTAATGAATATTTTTGTTTTATTCTTCATTTGATTATACTCCGATCTATAGTATATTTATTAAAAAAGGGGGCATTTATTGCCCCCTTAGTTTAAGTTTATTTTATAGTTAATTATACAGGAATTTGGTCTGCATAGAATGGGCTACCAGTCAAAGCAACTACAGTTGCGCTTGAAAGATCAACACCAGCAGCATTTGCGCTTTCACCTGATACTGCAATGGTTGCAGCACTACGTGCACCAGCAGCAGTTAGAGTGCGAATTTCTGTCTGCAAGAATGCAGCAAAAGTTTCTGAGTTTGTGCCATCATATGTATCAGTTGGGAATTCGCCTTCTACATAAATATCAAAAACTTGACCATCGTTTGCGCCATCTGAACGAAGTGCACTGTGCATAATGATAGTTACATTTTTGCCAAGAACACGTAGAACTTCTTGAACTGCGCCATTTGGACCCATTTCAGTTGTTCCGAAATCAGTTGCGTTTACTGCTAGGTCAACGGTATATGCCTGAACAGTTTTTCCATTGAAACTTCTACCAACGTTGGCTATGGTAGGATTAACTTTAATTAAAGCCATTTACTTTCTCCTTAATGTTTTTTGCATCGTCTTGATGCTTAATAGTATTTATAAAATTTAATCAAAATATATCTATAATCGGGTATATTCTACAAAAATTCTCATACTTCCTGTGGTAGCGTCAGTTATTACAACAGATAAAGTTTCTGATAAAGTATAAAATTTATCTAATGAATATATATACGTTCCAACTTGTGAAGTTAATATTTCATTTGAACTAATGAGTGTTTCTGATTCATCAGAAACAATTATATCATCTGTGTCGTATGCTTGATCTATATGTATTATTATAGATTTTAATTGACTATTTTCTGGTAATGTTGTTATGTCATCGCTGCTTACTGTAAATGAATTAAGCTGAGATATGACAATATTTTTTAAATTAGTAGTATCTTCCCATATTGGAAATCCATTAGATATTGTAAGAACTTGGGAATTATCACCTGTTCCTATTTGCAAGGTTTCCAAAAGACCTTCTGAATTTGCATATAATATATCACCAGAATTATAAGAATCTAGTCCGGTTCCTCCCTTATCTACTGGCAATATTCCCTCTATATTTGAAGATTCTAAATCAACAACTTCGATATCGGTGAGTCTCATTATTTCTGGAATAAATGCACCTATAGAAGCATCCCATCTAAGCCAATACTTATCTTGAACTGTTGCAGGATCAACAATTATAAGAGGAACTGTTTGTGTCGTAATTGTAGATGTGCTTGCATATATTGCCATAGAAACTCCTTTTTATATATTTATTATAACTTTATCAATTGTTCCATGTGTTATAGGATCATATATAGTTTCTGACAAATAGGAGCGATCTATTCTTGCACGTATATACAAAAGATTTGCACGGAAAGTGAAACCTTCTGTAATAGTGTCACCATCATTAATACCAGATGGACTCAATGAGTTTATAGGATATTGTCTATATGGGGTTCCGCTTGTAAGATATATTGGAAACCAGTCTCCTTCTTGTGGATCAAGTGCTATACTTCCTTCAATAAAAAATCTTCCTATAAAATTACTAACTGAGATACTAGCTGTATATAAATTTTGTGTCATACCAGAAAATATATCAGTTCTTATCTTATCGCCAGTATATGACATTTCTGATTTATTTGTAAGTATAGTATAGCTAATTTTATTCATTGTGCAAACCCTTTATAGTTAATAATGCCCTTGCGGGCATTATTACTTCTTACTCTATATTTATCTTATTATCTTCTATTTTTATTGTAAACTCTTTATTTTTACTATCTGAAAATAATATTTTTCTTGAAAGTGGTTTTTTGATGTTTTCTGTAATCACACGGTTCATTGGTCTTGCACCCATCAATGGATCAAATCCATTTTTAGCAACCCAACTTACCACATCTTCATTCCAAGATAACTTTATGTTCTGTTCTACAAGAAGATCATTAAGTTCATTTAAAAACTTTTGTGCAATTGAATTTACATTATCTTTATCTAATTTATTAAATTTAACAATTGCATCAAGACGATTTCTAAATTCTGGTTTAAAGAAGTTTTTAATGGCTTCATCTTGTGCGTAATCATTTGTTGTTGAACCAAATCCAATTACATTTTTTTCACTATCTGCTGCGCCAAGATTACTTGTCATTATTATAATAGCATTTCTTGCACTTGCAGTTTTTCCATTACTTCCAGTAACTATCCCATCGTCCATTATTTGGAGTAAGATGTTAAGAACATCTGGATGCGCTTTTTCAACTTCATCTAATAGTATAATACAATTTGGATATTGTTCCAACTTATTAATCAATAATCCACTTCCTTGTTTTCCATCATTGTATCCAACATATCCGGGAGGCGATCCTACCAATTTTGAAATTGAATGCTTTTCTTGATATTCACTCATATCAAATCTTACTAATTCAATATTTAAAGAACTTGCAAGAACTTTACATACTTCTGTTTTCCCCACACCTGTTGGACCAGTAAACAAATAACTTCCTAATGGTTTATTTTGCGATTTTAAACCAGCTTGACTAATATACAAAGAATCCGACAACCAAGATATGGCTTCATCTTGTCCAAATATTTTGTGTTTAAGTGTGTTTTCTATGTTTACTACCTTTTTTGATTTTTCTGTTTTTGAAGTTATAGTTTCAATCGGAATTCTACATAGTTTAGATACTTCCAGTTTGATATCATTTTCTGAAATCTTTTTAGTTTTTGCAAACAGTTTTTTTCTTGAAGCAGCACTATCAATAATTTCAAATGCTTTATCTGGTAGCTTTTTATTAAGCATATACTTTACGCTTAAATCTACTGCCATATCAATTGCATTTTTGTCAAACTTTACAGAATGAAAACTTTCATATGATTTTATACTTTGATGTAATATTTTTTTAGTTTGATCTGATGTAGGTTCCTCAACATCTATTTTGTTGAACCTACGAACCAATGCAGAATCTTTTTCAAATTTTTCTCTATATTCATCATATGTAGTAGAACCGATACATCTAAGCTTTCCTGTTTGTAAAGCTGGCTTTAAAAGGTTGGCAATATCAAGTCCACCAGAATTTCCAGAACCTGACCCTAATATGGTATGAATTTCATCAATAAACAGAATTATATTTTTTTGCTTTTCTATTTCTTCTATGATGTTTTTAACTCTTTCTTCAATATCGCCTCTATATTTTGTTCCTGCCATAAGAATGCCTATATCAAGACTATAGATAACATAATCACTCATACTTTGTGGAACTTCACGGTTTACAATTTTATGAGCAAGACCTTCAACAATTGCAGTTTTTCCTACTCCGCTTTCTCCAACTAATATAGCATTGTTTTTCTTTTTTCTTGAAAGTGTCTGTATTACTTGTTCTACCTGAATTTCACGACCTATCAACGCATCTATCTTATTGCTAAAAGCAAGTTCATTTAGATTTATGCAAAAAGAATCTAATGAACTTTGTTTTTTATTTGTATTTTTATTTGTAGAATTACTTGAAGTATGTTCTTCTACTAAGGATTGAAGTGAGGCAGTATGTATCAGATTATCACGTTCAAGGCCAAATTTATTACATATGTAAACAGTTGGTGATTCTGTTTCATATAATACTGATAGTAATAAATCAATAGTGTTTATAGATTTTTTACCAGAAAATAATGCTTGTGCTAATGCTCTATTGAACACACGTTCTATAGATAATGTTTTTTTAGGCTTGTGACCAGAGTTATTGGTAAAATCTATCAGTTCTTCGCTGATATAATGGTCAATTTCTTCTTTAATTAGGTCATAGTCACAACTAAGATTTTCACATATTAACTTAACACTTTTATCTGTAAACAATACAGATGCAAGGTGTTCAACCGTTATATATGAATGATTAAATCTTTCGGCTAATTCATATGTATTTTCTATTATTCGTTCTATTGGTGTATGTGATGTTGTCATATTTTACCTTTATTTCTTTTGTTACATAATATCACAAATGTATCACTATGTCAATAGTGATACCGAAAACTCATTGAGTTTCATAATATCGTTTATAGGATTCTATCAATGATTGTTGTTGTCTAATAAGTCTTAAAAATCTTACTTGATTTAAACTCAAATTTTGATAATTTTCTTCATCCAATGCAAATAGCACTGGTGTTTTATAATTTTCTTTTAGTTCTTGGAATTTATCATTAATGTTTTGTTCATTTGCCACAATCCATTCTACTTCAAGAGTTTCTATTTGCGTAACTTTTGGTAAAATGAGAGCGGGGCGTTCTTTAGGAGTTTCAACAATTTCTATTTGTTCTATATTAGGAGTTGAACAACCACTAATTATTGTAATTGGGATTAGCAAGGTCACTACAAAAATCATTGATTTCACTTTTTCTGGTAGCATTGATTTCCTCCAATGTTAATTGACTTCCACTTAAAATTTCAAAACATCTATTTAATTCGTTTGCTGCATTATTAATTCTATTTTCCACTAATCCAGGTCTTTCCAGTGCTAACATTCCAAGATCGTGTTTACTTAAAATAGCATTTAACTTGTCTACTATAGAGTTTGCAATATCAAATTCAGTAGATACAGTTTCATTTTCTATCGCAATAATTCTTATATCTTCTAATATTCTATCTAACTCTTGTTTATTTTGTTCTGCAACATATTTTAGTTGTGCATTTTGTTCTATCAATGTTTTAATAGTAGTTGTTACTGAGTCATACATATAGTATCCAAACCCGAATAGTCCAGTGACAAATGTTACAATTAATACATATTTCCACATTTACGTGTTATCCTGCTTTCTATGGTTCACCCATATCTATACACTATTCGTCCCTTTGTCAAGTCATAAGTAGAGATTTCAACATCTACTTTGTCACCAAGTAATATGTTTATATTAAACTTTCTAATTTTTCCACTGATAATACCAATAATTGTATAATCATTTTCTAATTTTATTTTGAATTTTGCGTTTGGCAAACATTCTATTACTTTACCACTAAATTTTATTATATCTTCTTTGCTCATATTAATATTTTATTAAAAACTCTATTCTTTCTTTAATTTTTTGTTTTTCTTCTTGTTCTTTTTTTATTTTAAATTTGTTATCATATTCTTCTGCTGTTGAAATTATATATTTTTGAAGATTGTCAAGAGTTAACTCTACTTCGTTTTCCATCTTATAAGTTATAAATTTCCAATCAGTTAATTTATAGTTTGTAACATTATTTATGTCTTTTACTAATTTCAATATTTTATTATATACATTTGGTGTTCTTGCGAATTCAACAAAAACTTTATATTTACCTTCTTCATTTGGCACACTTGATGCCTCTACATCTAAATGTTCTAAATCTGAATTACTTATAAAATTACTTAAATCTTCAGCAGGTTTATCGTAATCAACAGTTAATGCAAAAACTACAGTATCTGCATCTGTTCCTATTTTTGGTTTGTATTGATCAATGCTTGCAGTTGATTTAATAAGTCCATCCAAATCTCCATAATGCAAACCTTCATATATTTTCATTATTGTCTCCTGAAACATTTTTAACAGTATCTAAATCATTATCAGATGCATCTTTTATAGAACTCATATCTAATGTTACACCGTTTATTTCTAACTTTTCTGTATTGTATTCATCTATTAAGTGTCTTGGAACTTTAATTTTTACAAACCATACATTTACATGTTCTTTTTTTGGTTTTCTTTTTCCGGTTAATGCTTCCATTTCCATATCTTCGGGAGAAGTTATTTCGGCACTTATGACGTATTTAATTTTTTTATATCCTACCTTACAACCAAGACTTATTAATCTTTTTGCAGCACTAGGGTCAGGCATTAATTTGTAGGGATACATAAGTGTTACTGTAACCCAATATTTGTTTATTTCTGGGCCTTCTACAACTTCACCTTCTATCCAGTTTTTGTAAGCATATATATGTGTTTCATCTAATATTTTTTCAAACTCAAGAAGAATATCTAGAGAACTTTTACTATCATATATGCTTTTAATGTTTTTAACTATGTCAGTATGATTTATCATAATTTATGAAATCCTTGAATTATATACTTATTTATATTTTTTCAAAAATATAGGCTAAACTGGACATATTTACATTACTTATGTAAATACATGTGCGACTTGGAACCAGCCTTTTTAAAAGGAGATCACATAGTGACAAAGCATAGAGCTAGAAAAACAAAAAATACAGTTCCGCAAAATGTTGGAACAATATCACATCAAGTTGTAGACTTCCAAAACTATAAAAATCGTAAAAAAAATGTAGTTATTCTTCCAAAAAACATTAAACAAGAAGATTACATTGAATTACTAGATAATAATAAAATAGATTTGGTGTTTGCAATAGGACCAGCAGGAACAGGTAAAACTATGATAGCCGTATTGGCCGCTATTCGTGCATTGAAAAATGGCGAATGTGAAAAAATAGTAGTTACTCGTCCTGCAGTTAGCGTAGATGAACAACACGGGTTTTTACCAGGAAATCTGGTAGAAAAAATGGCCCCTTGGACACGTCCTATATTTGATGTTATAGAAGAATATTATTCTCCTATAGAAATAGAAGCTATGATAAAAGAAAATATAATAGAGGTAGCACCACTTGCATACATGCGTGGAAGAACTTTCAAGAATGCATATATTCTTTTTGATGAAGCACAAAACTGCACACCTAACCAAATGAAAATGATTTTAACTAGGTTAGGTGAAAACAGTAGAATAATTGTTACTGGAGACTTAAAACAGCACGATAGAACATTTGATGAAAATGGACTAAAAGACTTTTTAGATTTACTACAAAATCATAATAGTTCCAGAATGGGAGTTGTTGAATTTTCACGTAATGATGTTGAACGTCATCCTACAGTAAGAGACGTTCTTCGTATTTATGGTGATGAAAAGTAACATAATATAAGTATAAATTGCTGGTTCCAAGTTGCACTTATATTATAATATTACAAATTTCATTCCAATCATTTGTTCTAATTAATCTATGGTCACTACAATCATATTGATTATAATGATGAGTTAGTAATATTGGTTTTAATCCTAAATCTGCACCTAAACTTGCATTTTTAGGTAAATCTTCAATCCAATACAATCCACTATCTTTATATTTTTCTAGTTCTGATTTTTTACTAATTTTTTCAGAAAGACATATAATGTCTATAAATGTATCTTTTCCAAAAAGAGTTTCTAAATTTATTGTTCTTAATTTTTTTGTATATGGATTATCGCCTATACTCGTTATAACAACAAATTTATACCCATTTTCAGTTAACCGTTTTAACCCTTCAACTGAATTTTTTAATGGTGGTAAGTCAATTACATAAGAACTTGTGTTAAATTCTTCAATATACCGGATAGCACGATCTTCTGCCATATCATAAACATCGTGGATTTCATAAAATCCACTTTTTGTTTGGTTATAACCACGATCATTCATCCATTTATGAAATTGACTTTCCCAATTTAAAAGAACACCATCACAATCTGTTAATATTACTTTATTCATTAAAGCAGAGCCTTTGCAAGCCTTTTTCCAGCATAGTAAGAACCAACTGTTATTGCAGCAAGACCAGCCGCATTCACAAGGGCACTACTTTTTTTACGTTGTGGTTCTGGTGCGGTATACCGTTCAATGATAACTGGTGTTGGATCATAACGTTCAACAGGTGCATGAACATACGTTTGTGTCGTATCTTCATACTCGTCTTCGTCAGCATAAAATCCAGCTTCTTCTAACATAGATACAAGTTCTTCAGGATAATCAAAATATTCGTTATATTTTATGTTGATGTTGTCAACTGCATCTTTCCACTTGTATGCAATATCGACATTTTTTTGATTATATTTGTCTTTTTTGCTTTCTGTAAGTTTGCCCATAATGGATAACTTAAGATTTTTAAGGACAAGATTTTCAGACATTTCATAATACTTTTCATTTACTTTCAGATATTTGTTATATGCAGATTTAGACATATGAGTATCCTTTCATTTCAGTATCTATTTATACCGATTCGGTATCGTTGTCAAGTTCCATGTAATAGCTTTCTAACTTAGTTAGAAAATAATTTATTTCTGAAATATCAGTTTCGTATATGTCAGTTGGTAATACAAATTTTAAATAATCAAATGTATCTTTATCTATTTGGTTGATATTAGTATAGTTGTATGGCATTTTTATTCTCCTGATTAATTATTGTGATTTTATTTTTGGAAACAAACAATTTTCTATAAAGTTTTTTACTTCAATTTCATCTAGGCCCAAAGCTGTCATAGTTTTTGGGGTATGTGGATTTTGTTTTTGATAATAGGCATAATTATTCTGACTTAATATTGATTCTTCTGCTGAACATAGATTGTTGTATTTTTCTATATCATCAAGATAAAAGGTTATCATATCATTTACCATTATAGTTACTTGTGTTATTTCATCAATGTTAGATATGTTTCCTGCTGCAACCATATGATTACTGAATATAGCTTTTGCCCAATCTGGTAATTCTCTTTCTTTTTTCCAATTTAAGTTAGAAACATAATGTCCAAGTTCTTCAATCATTATGTGATTTTTTTCAACAGTTGGTGAAAAATCTAAAAATGCTCCTGTCATTTTATTTTTTCCAGCAATTACATCAAATCCAAATATTGGACCATTATTTTCTAAATGAGGAAATACACAACAGTGCATCATCCATAGTCCTTTAGAATTACGAGCATCAACTACATCAATATGTGCACGTCTATAACTATTACTTGTCCACACACGATTTATCCAACCGTTTTTATTATATATTTCCATTCCTTCTTCTTGTATTTCTGTCCCAGATTTATCAAATTGAGTTATTAAGAAATCTTGAATGTTAATTAAGTTATTCCATACTTCACTCATTTGTTGATAATTCCTGAAATAATTTTGTTGCAAAATCAAAACAAACCTTAGCTTCGTCTGCCATAGTATCATCTAACATATTTCTAATTATTGTTTTTAAATTTTCAACATTATCAAAATCATACATTTTTCCACTTCCTGGAATACGTTTTTTTATAATTTGACCACCATACATATCTCCAAAATGTCTAACATATATATGCGAAATAACTTTTGATTTATCTAATACTGATACATATTTCATATATTCAATGGTTGAACTACACAATTGATCTGTATTTTTTAAATCATACAATTCTTCTAATTCTTTAATATCTTCTTTTATTTTTGTAAGTCTTTTTACATCTTCTATTTCTGGTATATCCAGTTTTTCTTCAAGGGCCATATAAATATGATATTGATTATAAAGATATTTGTAATACAGTTGTGGAGTAATTTTTCCACTTAGTAATGTTTTTGCAAATTGCTGTCTTTCGGCATTATGATGTGCTTCCCAAGTTAGTTGTTTCAAATTGTTCATATATATCTACCTTTATAATGTTTTCCCAACGCATACTGCGCCAGCCGTTCATTTCAATATCCCATACTGCAATGACATCTGGGTTTTTCTTTTTAGATGTCTTTGAAGATTCTATCAAATTTCCTCCATTAACAACATTTTCATTTAATGTGCAATTCATTTCACGAATTTCTCCATTAACTTTCTTAAATTGAATTTTCACATTGCCTTCTTTTAAGTAATTCAATAGTTCGGTTTTTTGTATTTCAGTTTCAAACATAATGTCTCCAATCTTAGTTTATCAATTTATCAAAAAAATTAATCTTATCATATTCTGCTTTTAATTCATGCGGAATATCTACATAAAAATTAATTTTTAGTTGCATAGTTTCTATGCGTCTGTGTGGCAAATCATAATATGGATTAATTTTATTTTCATAACACCATTGACCTATTTCTGTGTTTGTATACCAATCTTTTATTGATTTTGCAATTAAATCATACATTCCGGTGTCCCGTGCATGGTATACTTCATGTTCGTCAACCAAAAATGAAAAAATTAAAATTTTATACATTTTACGTCCACAGTGATCTATAATACTTTCCAAAAAGAATTAAACCATTACTAATTCTTTTTTCCGTATTTTTCAATGTTTCAAAATCTCTTTTTTCATATAATGTATCTTGCCAACTATCATCTACTATACTTTCAAAAGAAAAAATAATTTCATCTAAAACCCATTCCCAACGTTTAATAAACTTTTCATCGGTAATACCTTCATAATTAAGTTCATCAATTTCTTCTTTAGAAGAATGAAGGTATTCTGGAACATCTTGATTATCTACAAAAGGAGTTCCGTGTTTTTCATTTTTAATTTTTTTTAGCATAGGAAGTATAATATAGGCAAGAGTCGAGTCCATACTCCATAAATCATAATTATCAATTTTTACTTTGATTTTTCTTTTATTTTTTATGTCAACCCATAGCATAAATTTATACAAATAAGTTTTATGGTTTTCTTCTTCGTTGGTTAAATCTATCTTAAATTTTCTATGAGCAAGCCAATTTCCGAACTTGTAAACAAAATCACTATCTGTATCCATCCAAAACAGTAAAGTTTCTGCTAATTGAAATGGTCCAAACCAGCTTTTGTAAGGCCCTATTTTGACATACATCGGCTTGCTCCTATATTTTAGTTTTTATTAAAATTTTTGAAAAATTGTTCTTGATTTTTTTGAATAGTAGATAACATATCATTCATAAAATCTGGATAATTTTTGTATACATTTTCCTGCATTTGTTCACTTAGTGAATTTACAAATTTTGTCAAGAATTCAGTTTGTTTTTCACCTGGAATAAATAGTTCTTGAAGTTCTTCTGGTGTGCAGTCAATTTCAATGTTTAGTTTCATAATCTTGTCCTTTTGTTAAGATTTAATACTACCATATTTTCCTATGATTGTCAAGAGGATTTTTCTATAGACAAACTTCCATTTTTTACTCTAAGTTCAACGAATTTTGATTTGTCATACATTCCACATCTAGTATAATCACGTCCACCATCTATCCATACACTACCGTCATCACTTTTTCTATAATCGTGACGAAATCTACTATAAATTATATCACCGTTGTCTGCAATGACACCTGTTATTTGTTGATCTTCTACGTCTGATGCATTGCATATATAAATATCATTTTTAACATAATACATTCCAAAATATCTGCTATTACTTTCAGGATGAGGTTCTTTTGCATAAAATATTGAGCAATCTTTTCCATTTTTTAATGTAGTATCACATACATATTTTGCATCTTTTGCTTTACATATTTTTTCTATATTTTCTATTGAAAATAAAAGAGGTTCATTGTTGATAGTTAATATCATTTTATTTTTATCCTATTCAAACAAATCGCTTGGTAAATCTTTAATATTTTCTTTTTTCTTTTTTTGCTTTTTTGTTTTTTCTGGATTATCACGAGCGTATTCAATACGTGCTTTTGCAATATCAAAATATTCTTTTTCTAATTCAATTCCAACAAAACTAAAACCACAACGAACTGCTGCTTTTCCGGTAGAACCACTTCCCATAAACGGGTCTAACACTGTTCCATTTGGTGGAGTTATCATACGAACTAGATATTTCATAAGTTCTGTATTCTTTACAGTAGGATGATTGTTCTTTTTTGTTGGAGGATTAATCCAATTTTTTTCATCACACTTACACAAGTGCGCTTCAAGACTTTGAACCCCACAGGTAGCACATATTCTACGAATTCCATTTCCTTTTCTTCCTATAGATTTTTCTTCAAAATCTTCTAATCCTTCATTTCTATCGCTTTGTGAAGCTTTAGCACAATAAAAGAACCTTGCAGCACTTCCACTATCGTTACGCTTCTGTGATTCTACTCTTCCATATTCGCCATATATACCATTTTGGCCAGTATGTGATGGTTCTGAACCTTTTACGTCTCCTTGTTGGCCTTTACTTTCTGGAAAAAGAGAAATTACTTCATCACTGCCGTCATGAATTATATTACTAGGAAATCTGCCCAATACACTTGATCCATTTTCTTTACCTGAATATCCACCTGCATAAACATTTTTTGCCATACCATCAGTTTTCCAAGTTCCATTTCCGCCAAGTCGTGGATCATCTACTTCTGGATTTATAGGTATTCGGCTTTCATCAATATTAATACCACCTGTTCCATATTTTAGCACATTTTCAGCAATAGTTTTTTCACTTATGGGTTTACGCAATAACCACCAATCTTCCATTGCTGGTTTCAAATTTGTCCCCCATCCGGTCCATTGTTTAGATTCATCTGTTGCAGGTTCAAAATCATAGTGATAATCGCTTGCATTTTCACTTTCCATCCAAGGACGTTTCCAAGCTTTTTCACCATTAACTCCTTCTAAATGGCCTTTTGTAGTTCTGTTTACAAATTCTTCGTGACCGGGTTTTATACCTTTTTTTACTGTTCGTGTTTTACCAAAATGTGCATCTATAGATTTACTTATATCCATAGATTTTGGAAATCCAGTTCCAAATATATGTGCAACTTTATCACGAACTTCAAATCCGCCATTTTCCCAAGCCATACCTGTCCAATGTGATGTTCTTGGCAAGGCCCATACCAAAGCGTGACCACCTGGTTTTAAAACACGGTTACATTCTTTGGCAATATCTCCCATCCATAAAATCCATTGGTCTCTCCCGCCTTTATCACTATCCCATCCTTTATTCATAAAGGAAATTCCAGCAGGAGGATCAGTAACAATACTATCAACGCTGTTATCATCAAGTTTTTTTAACTGATCTAAACAATCGCCTTGTATTAGATTTATAGTAACCATATTAAAATCCAAATTGTTGTATTACTTTGTCAAACTCGGTATCTGACATTTTTTTATTTTTAGTAGGTAATCCCCATTTTTCTCCATCACTTTTCTTCATTTCTTCATAATTTACTGGTTCTATTTTTGACCAAACATACGGAGAAGACCATGCGCTACTGCTTCCAAAATTTCTTGGTTGATGTAACAAGCCATCGTTATGAAGCATTACAGTTATTTCATAAAATTGCTTTTTAGCATCTGTATCATCACGATACTCATACCAATTGGAAGCACTACTTGAAAATAATGAACTATATCCATCCCATATTTTTTCCCAATGTTCCAAATTAAGAGGATCAAATCTTGTTCTTGTTATGATAACTGCTATATCATTATAGTTTACATTACCTTCATATATATCTAATATACATCTACTATATGAATGTCCTACATATTTTGCCATTTTATTTTCCTATTTTTTCTAACTGAATTATTGTTGCACTAAGATTAATTTCTGGATCGGCACATTGAGTATGCTTTACCATTCCGTCACGAATTTTAATAATTGCTTCATCCTGCGATTCCAATGTGCTTCCAAAAAAATCTAAGTTTCTATATAAAAATTGAAATATTTCAGTATATTCATCTGGGCGAATATGCTTACATATATGTTGTCTTGCTTCGCGTATTTTTCCTTCACGAAAAAGAGAAACCATTTTTAATTTCCATTCACTTGAAGAACTATCACCACTATCTGGCGATTTCAATTTTCCATCTATTGAATTTTGTTCTACAGAATTAATTGCTTTACGCAAGTCTGGATATGTGGCTCTTACATATGTATCTAATAGACCTATTTCAAATTCAATATTTTCTTCAACTAATATTTCTGCTACTTTTACTGCAAATTCAGTTTCTTCCATTTGATCTAAAAATATAGACTGACACCTACTATGAAGTGCTGGAATTATCATATTAGGATAATTACAAGTAAGAATGTATCTAACTACGTTGGAATAATTTTCAATAGTTGCACGAAGTGCTGATTGTGCTTCTTGTGATAGATAATCTGCTTCATCAAGCAGAATTATTTTAAAATCTCCCCAAGGCATAGATTCACTAAATGAAGTTATTTTTCTTCTTATAGTGTCAACACCATTATCTTTACTTGCATTTATTCTTAAAACATCTGCTTCATCTACTTCCAATTCGTTTATAAGAACTTTTGCCAAACTTGTTTTGCCAGTTCCAGCAGGTCCAGCTAAAAGTATATGGGGTATAGACTTTGAATTTATCCAACCTTCAACTTGCTTTTTTAGTTTATCATCACGAAAAGCATAATCACTCACTTTTGTAGGTCTATATTTTTCAGTCCAAATTTGTTTAATCATTTTTTATCCTAATTTAGTATAATGGGTTTTTATCTGAAATTCCTAATATCTCATCCAAATCAACTACATAATACTTGGAATCATCTGAATTGTCAATAGTAAATCCTCGCGTCCATCTACCATGTGCTACCAATATATAATCGCCAACCTTAAAATCTGTGTTTTCGTCACCTATATGTGTAACTTGAAACCACCGTGGTCTTATAGATGTTTCCACACCATCTTTTTCATTTATTAACAATCCGCCAGCAGTTTTTTTGATTCCAAATCCATCAATCATTTTTCCTGCTACTTTATCTTTTAGTGGTTTGAATGTTTTCATATTATTTTTTGTCCTTTATTACTTCAATACTGCCATCGTCATATTCTATTTCAACATATGAATTTCCATCTTCATCTACTTTTTCTACTCTTTCAATTACCATTCTCTTTGGTTCTTTTTCTGGTAATTTTTTCTTTTTTGTAGATTTATCTAACTGTGCAGTCTCTGATATTCCCATAGTTTCAGATGGTTCTGATAAATTATGCTGAACTCTTGCAACTTTACTTACTGGTATAACTTTTTTTCTTTCAGCATTAAGTATATCGCCGCGTGCATTCATATATACATTACTTACTGCAACAGTTTCTTCATTTTGTTTGGAAATAGAAGCCATATCAATCTTCTTTCCCATAACACTTTTTACTACTCTACTCATTTTAAAAATTCTCCTATATCTAAATCATATTTTATTGAGTTAACACGATGTATTCCTATTAAATAAAGAACATAGCTGGAAGTTGAACTTCCACGACCAACCCCCCATAATACTTTATTTTTTCTTAATGTATCAACAAAATATATTAAAAATTTTAAAAGGTTATACAACTCTTTTTCTTTATATAAAGTTAATTCATATTCAACTCTATCTTTTTCTTCTTGTGTAGAACACAACGATATTATATAATCGTAAACATCAATATTAGAATATTCTTCTGGAATATTCCAATTGTTGATACATTGGTTTATATATTTTTCTTTATCAGAAGATGGTAAACTTGCTTTAATTTTTTTATCTAGTTCAAACAATGAAGAATATGAGTTGAATGTTTCTACCCAACTCATATCTTCTGTTACAATCTCATTAATTTCTGAACCTGACAACAATATGTTTAATGCGTCATTTTCATCTAATACATATTGATTACATTTATTAATATACATTATTCGATATCTAAACTATCACTTTCGTCTTTTTTCTGATCAATTGCATATTTTTTTAAACCCATATAATGATTTAAATCAAGTTCTATGAGTTCTAACTGATTTTTTAACTGATCAAACAATTGATTAGACATATTATTTGAATATATAATTAATTGCTTTTTTTGAATTTCTTCTCTACGAGCAATAAGTGAATCTATTTTTTCATCTATCTCGTTGTTTTTTTGTTTCATATATCGTCTTTTGCCTTGTTATTAGAACGATGTTCAGAAAATCCATCAGGATATCTTGCACTTAATTTTTGATGATTGGTTGAAATAATTTCCATAGGGTCTACGTTCAATGCTTGGCAAGCAACTATCCAATAAAAGATTACATCACCTAATTCTTTTTTTAAGTGTGTTTTAACTTCATCTGTTAATGGTTTTCCTTGAAAAAACAGCTTTTTAACGATATCATTGAATTCACCACCTTCGCCAGCTAATCCAGTTGCAGCGGTGTCAAGCAATGATGGACTTACACCTTGTTCTTGTATGTTTCTTAATGACTGTATAAAGTCTTCTAAATTTTTACTTTGTGAACTCAATACACTGTCTACAAATTGCGAGTATTTATTTATATCTATATTTTCCATTTTATATCCTTATTTTATACATATTCTAACATAAATGCTAATGCATTAAACTTATCTTTAAATCGTAGTATCAATGCTGAACCATATGTATAATTTCCTCTATGTTTTCCTAAAGTCCAATCTATATCTTTAGTTCCATAATTTTCCAAATGTTTTTCAAGACTTTTTTTATTTTTTTTAAACAGTCTGTTTACTTGGTCATATGGGTCTTTTATATCATCATAATCTGTAAATTCTAATATAAAAATATAATTAAACTTATTAAAGTTTGAGGAATCGTTCCAGCTTGATAATACTGTAAATTTTGGCGGTGATGACATTATGATTTACCTTTTATTATGTTATCACCATATTTATTATATATTATTTAGATCAAAAATAAATTGATCTGTTGGAGTAGTTGAGTTCCAAAAAAGCATTTCATTTTTGATATTTTCTATATCTGTTTCTAACTTGTTTACTTGTTCACTTGTCAATGATAGCATAACTATCCTGAAAAGTCTATCAAAATCTTTGTCAGTTGCAGAAGTATGTTTTGTTATTAATTTTTCTATTTCATCTTTTTTCTTGTTTTTGAATTGTATTTTATTTTCAAGAACAGCGATAATAAATTCTTTTTTAACAGTTAACCAACGAATTTCTTCTTTACATTGTTCCAAGTTTTTATCAATTCGTTTTTGCAAAATGTTCATACGATAATCGCAAAAATCCTTAATAAGTTCTCTTTCATCAGAATATTCTTTTAATTTTGAATCTTGATCAATTACAGTAATGTTTTCAGAATGTGTTTTAGATAATTTAAATTCTTTTAAAATCTTTTCATCTGACCATTCACCAGTTTGGTTTTTTAATTTTACATCAAATTCAAAGCCTTTTGAAGAACATTTATCTTCATATGATACGATTATATTATTTTCTTCAAGGGTATCTAAAACCTTTACATAAGTTTCACGATCATATCCATATGGAACATCAGTTATAACTAATCTGGTTTTGCCAATTCTTTTAAAGACACCATTGCATATAAACTTATTATTTGAAGCATCATACTCAGTTGTTCCCGTAAATTGAGGGAACGAAACAGGAATTTTGTTTTTTATATTTTTAGTTTTAATATATTCAATACAAGCTTTTTTTACATCATTGATATGTCTTGGAAGAATATTTGTTGCAAATCCAGTAGCAATTCCTTTTGCACCATTTACAAGGACCAGTGGAATTATAGGAATATAAAATCGTGGGGGTTCATGCTCTGGATCGGGGTGAGTAGGTGATAACTCTAAATCTTTTACATAATTATAAAAGTTTTTATGAACACGAGTGTAAACATATCGTGGTGCGCCTGCTTCTTGAATAAGCCTAGTTCCAAAGCTTCCCCGACCTTCAATGATGCACAAATTGTTATTCCATTCTGCTGCCATTAGTTGACCAGTAGAAGAAACACTGGTTTCACCGTGAGCATATCCATAATCACTAACAACACCAGCAATTGCACTAACTTTCCTAAAGTCTTTTGCAGAATTTTTTAACGAACTGTATAAATACATACGCTGTGATGGTTTTAAACCGTCAATCATACTGGGAATTGCACGGTTTTCAATAGTATACATTGCAAATTCGCGCCATTCATTTTTTGCAATATCAAGAATTGTATATGTTTTACTTTTCATTATTTTTCCTATTATACCAAAAATTCTTTTCTTAATGTTGATTCTTTTCCAAACATCACTTCAAACCAGTTCTCTTCATTTATTATTATTGTATCCAAAACCGGCTTATTTATGATATCATCATACTCTTCCGTTGTTAAGGATGCAAGACCTTTGATGTATCTATGATGATATCCACTTGAATTTTCTTTAAATGTGTTTGCAGTGACATAATCATAAAACCATTTGGTTTCTTTATTATTAGTTGAAATCAATATTGGTGTTCGGGTAATATGAACTTTCTTTTGAATAAATAGCTTAGGCCAAAATTTATAGAAAAATGCAAGCAATAATGGTGCAATATGTCCAATTCCGTCATGGTCGGAGTCGGTAAGTGTTGCAATATTTGCGTAATTCATATCATCAACACTATCCGGATCAGTTATGTCTAATCCAAGAACTGAAATTAATTCGCTTAATTCTTTGTTTTTTAATATATCAGATGGTTTCATATCCCAAGTATTTAAAATGACACCACGCAAAGGATAACCACCTGCTTTGGAAGGATCACGAACTTTCAAAAATGAACCCAATGCAGAATCGCCCTCACATAAGAACAAGGTAGCTTTATTATTGTTTGCTGCAATGTGTTTAGCAACCTTTACTTTTTTTAGTTTCTTTTGTGCTAATGTTGCTGCTCTTTTATCTGCTGCAAGTTTTTTTGCTAATTGTGCATCAATGATTGGTTCAATAATGTCATTGGATGCCATTATCTTTTTTGCAAAGTAGTTAAAATCATTTATTCCAGATTTTTCCCAATGATCTTTTACTTCTGATTGCGTATTAGTCAATCTTTCTTTTGTTTGTGAATCGAATTTTGGATTTTTAAAATTTCTTGCAAATGATACAAAAGTTAATCCATTTTTTATTACGCTTTTGTTTACTTCTATTTTATACTTTTTCTTAATCATAACAGATAATTCTTCTGTTATTCCATTTATAACAAAATCAATATATGAACCACCTAGTCGTGTGTTTACTCCGTTAACATATCCATTAGAACGAAATCCATCTTCACTTGAAACAATGAATAAAGATACTGTATCTGTTTGTGAGTAAATTATTGATGAATTAGCATTTTCAGTAAAAAGTTCTGCATACTTTTTTATTTTGTTTTCTTGAACTTTTTTCTTATTAAAGCTAAATGCAATTTCTGGAAATGCCATTTGAAGGCTTGCAATACGATCTTCAACTAGTGCGATTGTATCTACTTCTGATAATGAGTTAACACCAAATAAACTAAAGTCTGGAATAAATGAAACTTTTGTTCCACTTCCTATCCTTTTTTTCAATTTTGTATTGATTGTATTTGATCCGTCAAAACACTCTACTATGACAAGGTTTCCATCACGCCAAGTTTCTCCATAGAACTCTATGCTTAGGTAGTTTGTTACCGCGCTACCTACCCCATTTGCTCCTACCGTTGTTCTGTCGTCGGTAAAGCTTGTTCCTGCGTTAGTTCTTGTCCAAGCCGCAACGGGTCTTAAAATAGTTTCACCAGTAGTAGTATCTGTTACATTGTCTTGTGGTATTCCTCTACCATTGTCTGTAACAGTTATTTTATCACCTTCAATTGAAACATCTATTTTGTTTGAAAATTGAAAGTTTGTTCTAATAGCTTCATCTATTGAATTATCAATGATTTCATCAATCATTTTATTTAAAGCAGGAACATATTCTACTGTTTTCCATTTTCCAAGTAGAAATCGTTCTGTTTTTTCTAAAGATGCAGAACCCATATACATGCCAATTCTCAATCTTGAGTGGTCACGCGGTGATAATATTTTAAAATTTTCTGTCATTGTTTGTAACTGACTCCTAGTATTTTGTTTTTATGGTTAGCACTACTATATATCAAACCTATAACGTTGTCAACTGATAAATCGTATTATAAATAAATATAATAATATATTAGGAGAAATAAGATGGATAAGATTGATAAAATAGTTATAGACGTTCCTACATTTTTAAGATTATTAGAATTGGCACGTGAAGAAGTTAAAGAAGATGCAGAATTACATTATATCGCAGAAATAGCTACTAAAATTAGTAAAATGCATCCTATTACTATGAAAGATTATAAAGAAATTTATGATGGCTCTATTAATAAATCAAAAGAAAATGATTTAGAAAGAATAAAACAACTTAGTGGACTTCAATAACATATTTGTTTCATAACATATTCTACATTTTTATATAAATTGTCTAAATCACTATTGTTGTCTATTATATAATCTGCCATTTCCGGTGTTACTGTGCAAGAACTATTGTCTTCTGGTGGTAGTCTTTTTGATGCATCTACCCAAAAAATATAATCACATACATTGTTTTCTTTAAGTGAAATCAATTCTTCTTTTCTTCTTAGCCCACAGTATATGTCATATTGAGAAAATATTTCTTTTCCTAATTTTGATAAATCAGTATTATTATACGATATTATCAAATCAAACCATTCTTTTCTATGATTATGTCTGTCTTCGTAGCATTCTTTTACAGAATTATAATTGTAAATATCTTTTAATTTTGGATATACTACAATTTCTGCACAAAATTCGCTACTGCTCATAAAGTTGTAATTATATTTTTCTTTTAAAATATCACATACTGTGTCTTTACCGTGTCTTCCATAACCAATAATAATTATCTTAAAACGTTTGTTCACCTATTTCTCCTTATATTATTGGTTATTTATTTTTTACAACAATTTCATCTGCTAACCCAAAATCTATTGCTTCCTGTGGATTCATAAAAGTATCACGATCCATTATTCTTTCAAAATCTTCATATGTTTTATTTTTTGTATTATGCTCTACATAAATTTCTGTTAATCTATTTTTAAGATATTGTATTTCTTTATAAGAAATTTCTATGTCACTAGCCATACCTCGTGCACCGCCGCTTGGTTGATGGACCATAATTCGTGAATCTGGTAGTATATAACGATGCCCTGCTTCTCCTGACTGTGCTAATACGCTTCCCATTGAGCAAGCTTGCCCCATAACGATTGTATGAACAGGAGAGTTAATATACATCATAGTTGAACGAATCGCTAATCCAGATGTTATTACACCACCGGGACTGTTGATATAAAATTTAATTGGTTTTTCTGGGTTTTCGCTTTCTAAAAAAAGAAGCTGTGCAATTACAATATTTGCAGAATTGTCATCTACCTGACCATTAAGCATAACAATGCGATCTTTTAAAAGACGACTATATAAGTCATATGCTCGTTCACCGTGTGAATTTTTTTCTATTACACTTGGTATAAAATTACTCATCTTTATCCTCTACTATATAAACTTCTGTGTTATTTTTTCTTGCTATTGATACCATATGATTAGTTCCATTTCCTCCTGGAAATGCAACTACTATATCTGGATTTTCTGATTTTAACATTAATTGATTTCTTATCGGTCCTGCACGATTTCCATATGCTTTCCAATCTGCGAGATATACATTTGATTGAATGTTATTTGCTTTTGCCCACATTCCTGCTAGATTGTCTGCGCCGCGCGCGCCGCCGTGTATTATTACTATTTCTGATGAATTAATAATATTATTTTCACATATTTCTTTAATCATATCTAAAGTTTCAAAAACTTTATCTTTGTTAGTATAATCTCTGCCACCACAAACTAATACTTTAAATTGCATTTGTTCTATAAGTTATAGTTGATATATCTGCAGTTGACGTTTCTTGTTCTGTATATCCAATAGTAGAACTAACTGTAAACCACGGAAGTGTAGGATTAGTTGATGGATATTGTGATGCTCCTGTCCAGCAAAAACATGTTGGCGTAGATGGTGAATTACTTCTTCCGCATTTTGAACAAATCCATCCATATTGTTGAATGGGTAATCCGGTTGGATAATTTATATATGTCATTTAATAATTCCTTTTAATAAAAGGAACAAGAAAGATATTAACAGAAATTAAACAAATTACAAAAATCAATTATCAATACACAAATTTATGTATATACCCAGACAGCAAATAACAAAAAACATATATAATATATTTTTAATTCTGGATCACACAAATTTAATAAAGCTTTCAAGGCTTGATTCCTAACTGGATTTCTGATAACGAGTAAAAGTTATCTATTTCTGTGTTCTATTACTTTCTTGCTCCGATATGCAGATTGAATTCAACCTGCATACACACCCCTATTATATAAGGGATTCTTTTTGTAAAATAGAAACAATTTCATCAGATAGTTCTATATAGTTAGAAATATTTAATTCTAACAACTTATCCTGTAAACTTTGTTTTTCTTTTTTCAAAAACTTTAGTGTTTCTGTAAATTCTAACATTTTTTCAGATGAAATTATACTTGTAATAACATTATCATTACTGTCACTATAGTATGACGATTCATCACGTGTTTTTAGTTTTTCAAGTTTTCCAGTCAATACTTCTGATGAAATCATTTCACCTGAATTTATTAATCTAGATAAAAATTGAATTTTCTTATCAATTAAAGCAACGTTTGTCAATATATCATTTATTCCTGATATTTGATTTGCAGTTGATACTTTTTTTCTAATTTCATATAGAATATCTGAAAAAAGAAAAAATGAATTAGTCTGTTCTGTAAATAGAGTTTCTGCTTTTTGCAACTGAGAATTTACGTCTTCATATTGATTAATTCTTACGTCAGAAGTTGGCATATTCTGTGTAATAAATTGCTTTAAACTTTCTTGTAATGCACTGGATTTTCTCAAGTTCAGTTTCATAATTTACTATCCTTTAGTTTCTATACGAGTATAATACACAAACTATAGTGATTCGTCAAGTAGAATTATAGATTTTCACCAAAAGAAAACGGCAATACATGACCTGGTATAGATGATTCTTTTCTTTTGAAAAAAGACAACTGGTCTTCTGGCATCATTAAAGTAGAACATCCATTTAAACCTACTGTTATTGTAGCAAAATGTTTTTGTTCATTAACAAAAAGCCATATTGTTTTAGTTCCGTTTTCTGTGACTGCCCACGAATATAATTTCATATCAAACTTTGCAATTAAAAAGTATTCATATATATCATATTGAACACAATTTCCAGAAAACGTATATGCATTTGCTGGAAACAAATAAAATACAAAAAGGATAGATAGTAAGATTTTTTTCATCTTTATTCTCCCTTCTTGTATTTATACTTATTTTTTAGTTTTATGTATTTTTCTTGCAGTATTTTTCCCTACGATTTCAAACATATTTCCTAACATTTTGTATGATGTATTAAATACCCAAATTGCTGGCTTTCTTGAGACTTCCCAAAACATTGAAAATGGCCACATTAATACCCAAGTAGATAATTTATTTTTGTTATTAGATGCTACATAATAACTATAACCATCTGATTCAAGAAAATCTTCAAACGTGCAAGGTTCATTATCACTTAGTCTTCTTTTTTTCCAACTTTGGTAATTTGATTCTATATTATCTGACTTACTTCGTATGTAATCTGGCCATTTCCAAATAGCAGTATATGCAGAACCAATTGCGATGTAGATTGCTCCTGATAGTAAAATAATTAGAGGATTTCCAATAATTGATTGAATAATTGGATAACCAAATATAAAATCTAAACCAAGTAGTCCAATTATTAATGTAATCATTCCACCAAAAAAACTATCAAATTCTGATGTGGCAATTCCTAATATAAATATTAGAAGAACAAAGACCGCAAACCAAGTTCCTCCTGCTGCTGCTAAAAATACTTCCATCTTATTTCTCCTTTTGTTTTTTGAGTTTTGTTTTAAAACATATACAGTTATACCCGCAAGATTTTCCAACGTGTTCAAATGTGTTAGGACATATTGTTTTCATAATAATTTCAAATGTCCTGTTATTGACTGTAATTGTTCATTTGTAGCTGGTCCAACTGCAATGCAGGTATTAGTAGGAACACCATTGAACTCAGTTCGTCCTGCATCGGTAATCAAAGCAGTGATAAGACCTGCTTCTTTTGCATTATTCATTACTTCAAGTAATTCTTCTTCTGATTCAACAGAAACTGCAATTTTTGTAAACGGCCCGTCTAGCCATTGTTTTACACTTGGATGATCAAGGTTTTCAAGTGTAGCTTTCATACTTGCGTGTGCACCTTGTGCAATGAGTTTCCCTTTTCTCATATTTAAATCTTTTCTCATCACCAACATTTGTTTCATTTTCTAAATCCATATTTTTCTAATATATTTTCGCCAGAAATTCTTTGAAGATCACTAGCCAATAATACTTCTGAAAAATCTTCAATATTATCTGGGTTACAATCTGTGTTATCAACCAGTTCTCGTAATGCAGAAATCCAGTTTACAAGACCTTCAATAGTTCCTAATAATTCTTTTTCACGTTCTGTCATCTTTTATCCAAATGTTAATAAAAATTGCAATCTGTCATTCATATGATCAAAATATATTAAATTAGAAATATGGTGTATATGATATAAATCACAATATTCTTTTATTTGTTTTTGTTCTTCATTGCTTGCGTCAATAATTCTCACTAATATAATTTCAGGAATATCACGTTCTTCATATACGCCTTCTTCAACTTGCTCATATCCTATACCAGTTGGATAGTATCTTAATTCATATTTCATTTTTGTTTTATTCCTAAACAATTTTGAATTATTGTAAGTTGATCACGCATTCCGCTTTCATATGCTTCTCTAAGAAGTCTTAGATATTCATATTCACTAGAATTTGTTTTTTCGTTTCTGATGTTAAAAAATGTTCTTGTTTGCCATCCAGCATCATTCCAGCGACAACGCATAATTTCTCCATCATCATCTACATACCAAAAAGTATTTCCTGGGCCATATGGCTTATTTTCAGATAATTTATTCATTTTTCTTTCCAAACTCCCATAATGCTTTGTGCATTCAACATATGTTTAAACAATAACCCATTTTCCGAATCAGTTAACACTAGGCGTTTTTTAGGAAGAATTTCATTAAATCTATATCGGTTATCATCAAACAGAATAAAATCTTCAACATCAGACCCATAAGTATTTAAATAACGAAGAACTTCTTCTCCGCGATCCATTGTTTGTTTGATCCATTCTTCATCTGGATCAGTTTTCCAAGGTGATGCAAACTTTCCTCTAAACCCACTGTTTGCAAAAGCAGACTGGACCCAATGTTCGGATTGCATACTTTTTGAATCAATGAAATTTTTCCAAGTTGACATAATTACAAATTCTACAGGATATCTATCGTGTATTTTATTCATAAAGTCAACTGCAATTGGATCAAATCTTGCCCACATATCGTAGCTTCCATTATGAGCATAATGAACTCTACTTGATGTAAATACACCATCAATATCTAGAAAAACAAGATATTTTCTTTCATTATTCATAATTGTAATCCTAATATAAACAGACAGGGACTAGTCCCTGTCTGTTATTTTAACTTGTTTTAGAAAGCAAAGTTATTGATAAAATTATAATGAGCTTTGTTTTCGTTTTTCTTGAACATCAGTTTAACCGTAACACCTTTATTGTTTCTTCCGTAGATGAAAGAATTTGAACTGTTATCAAACATTGAAATATCTTCAGGAACAAAAGTAATGTCTTGATCGTCATCAAACATAACAGACATTTCATTTACTTCTTCTGGTGTAAATGCTTTTTCAAGTTCCTTTTTTGAAACATTATAAAAAAAATCATTTGGATTAAATCCAGTATGAGTTTTATCAATTTCTTGAAGTTTTCCTTTATACTCAAAGATTACCATATAAGAATCGCTATTCTTAGTTTCAGGAACGATATTAAGATATCCGAGAACTTCTTGCAAGCTTTCGTTATAGCGGTTCATTTCTTCAACTGCTGCTGAAAGCATATCAAAATTGAAGAAACTAAAAATGTTTGTATAGTTTACAACATTATCAATTTTTGATTTATCTACAAGATTATCTTCGCAATATTCCCGAACAAAAGAAGGTTCTAGCGTATCAAATTTAAATGAATAATAAATGCGGCCAGGACGATTTTTCAAGAATTCAGATACACGATAAGAATCGTTTGTTGTAAGAAGGAATAGTTTCTTTGAAGGATACACCCCATCAAACAAAGTTAGAATCTTATTTTGATGTTCGTAATCATATACTTTTTCAAATTCGTCAAAAAGAAGAATCGCAGGAACATCAATACTTTGCACAAACTTATTAAATTCTTCTCCGCAAAATGCATTGTTAATTACAATAGTTGGAATTTTTTGTTCTTGTGCAATCACAGAAACGTATTTTGCCAAAAGCGATTTACCACTTCCTTTGACGCCATCCATATGAACACCAGTAGATAGAGGACGATTTTTAAAAGTTTTCAAAATTCGTTCAGCTTGAATTTTCGTTTTTCCATAAATTTTAGAAGGAAGTTTAAAATCATTGATTGGTTGAAGCATATATTCACCAGTCATAGGGTGTTGAATAACGCTATATGTTTTTGGTTCAAGATGTTGTGTTACTTCAACATTGCTTTCGTTCATAATACGATATGTGTTACCTGTGCGAACATAATAAGTCATTGTTTGTTTTCCATTTCTGTCAAGTGTTTCTGTAATGTAGATACTAGCTTATGAGTCTGTTCGATGTCAAGTAGAATTTCTTGGAAATCTCCATAATCACTACGATGACCGAAAATATATTTTACAGCTTTATTAATTCTTTTAAAAAAAGTTTCGGGTTGTGTAAGATGAACGCTTATGCATATTTCATCATAATAATCTGAATCATATCGTATGATAAATTGATGTTCTGCGTTAGAACAATTACAAATAAACAAAGTATTTTTTTCCATCACATTTCCTATGCTAGGTGTAAAATAGTAGGAGGGATATCCCTCCTACTTATCAGTATAAACTATTAGAATGATAGTCCAACAACAAGACCGAATTGTGTTTCATTATTATTGGTATCAAACGTGCGTGTTACATAAGGAGTAATTGCAACATTTTCTGTTAGCAAATAATCAAGTCCAACTTCTGCATACCCACCTTGGCGAGTAAAATTACTTGAAATATCCCAATTATATCCAACTTCGCCGTAAACTCCAACAACCTCTGAAATGTCATATGAAGTTCCAACATATGGAGCAAATGTCCAAGTGCCGCTTCCAAAGTTATTTGCTAGTGCATTATATTCTACACCAACTGAACCATATAAAGTAAATAATCCTGCGGCACCATATGCTTGATATTCAAGATCAACCGTTACATCATCTGTAACCATACCGTATGATAGTTCTGTGAATACGTTTGCATCAAGTGAACCAAGTGAATGATGAAGATAATGATAGCCAACGCCAACATAATCCATACCATTCTGAGTATCACCAGAGAGTGAAAATTCAAAATTTCCAGAATAAACAACTGTGCGAAGTTGAGTATTATCAAAGTTTCCAGCCATAACAGGGGTAGATAGACCAAGGGCGATAGCTGTAGTTACTAGTAGTTTTTTCATATGTTTCTCCTTTTCTACTTAGGTGTATAGAATAGCATATGATATGAAAGACTGCAACACTAAAATATCAGTAAACCAAACTTGTTGTATTTTTGCAACATTAAAATTCAGTTATTTCTATCTTGAGATCAGTTGTTCCTTTAATTATTCTATGATATGTGTTTTTTGGAATATAAAACTCTGAACCTACTGAAAGATTTTCTGGCATAAAGTTATCAAATTGTATAGACCAATCTTTACCTTCTATGATTTTAACCAATCTATCTTTTTTATCTCTATGCCAGACTAGTGATTCTTGATCTACGTCTTTTGAAAATTCTCTTATAAATTTGTTTTCAGATATAACAGATGTATTATATGGTTTGTCAATAATGTCTACTACCACCATTGACCTCCTTTAATTCCTAAACTTTTATATCTAGGTAGCCTACAACTCCAATAACTTGGTTTTGTTTTATCATTTTTATTTTTACAATCGTGTCTACTAACAAATGCCTTTACTCTGTCTGGATTATTAGCTTTTACACTCATTCCGCTTGCTCCAAAATTTACTTTTTTAATATTTTTTGTTTTTGGATCACGAACATAGACATAAAATTTCTTAGGACCACCACGTTTTGGTTGATTCAATGTTACATCTTTACCTCTATATTCTGCTTCCATCATTTCTTCATCTGTTCTTGTAAACGGAAGATCAAGAGGAACCTGTGTGCCATCTTTTAGTGTAACTATTTCTCCAATGTCAGTTTTCAATAATTCTCTATCAATTTCATCAAGATAATAATTGCTTATATTTTCTTTAATATGGTTTATCATATCAAAAAACGATCTACTTCCACTTCTAAGAATACTTTCACGTATAGGGGTTTTTGTTGTTAAATGATATTCCAATGCTTCGTTAACGAATGAAGAAGTAAGAATATTTAATTTTTTTCTTAATAGTTCGTGAATTTCGTCAGAATATTTTCCATATAAATCTTTTACGATTTTTCTTTGAATATTTGGTGTAGAATTTTTAAACATATCGCGTATTTCAGTTGCACTATTAACAGATTTTCCTAATATTGAAAATTCAACAGTTGGAACAACAATAACATAACCGTGTTTGTCCATTGGTTGCATATTATTAGTATCAAATTTTTGAAAGTAACTTTTTGATCCATCTTTTTTATCATTAAAACTAAACCTTGGATTTTCACCACTCATATCTTTTTGACTTACAGCCATAACTAAAATGGTTTTAGTCGGATCATAATTTTCTAATAATTCATCAGGACTATATGGTTTACTTGCTTGTATTATACTATTTTCTCCAACACCAGAAAATAACATAATTTTTCTTTTTTCATCAAATGAAAAAGGACTACGATCTAATTCAGTTGTATTACTGGTTGTGATAAAAACATTATCAAACTTTGATTTTAACCAGTTATATATCTTCAGGTGTCCTTTATGAAATGGTTGAAATCTGCCAGGATAAATGACTATAATTTCTTTGTTTTCAAATTCTTCGGTTTTCATCTTTTAATCCTTTCTCATAAATATGTATCTATCAACCAATTTTATCTTGCCATAAGGGGTCGATACTACATATCCTTCGTGGTTATTTTTTCCACTTATAGATGCTTTAATGATATTGTTTTCTTGATTATCAAGTTGCTTTTTTATTAGTGTTTTCATTTCATTAATTTTTGATATTGCTTCCCACAATTTATTGTATGCATCAACATTTTCTTTTATGTGAAGTTTTATTTTATTTCTTTTAGTTTCACTTACATTTTTATAAGTTTCAAACCATTTTATAAATTCTGTCGGAGCATTTTCATAATTGTTATCTCCCATCCTTGCCATATGATTTACATATTTTCCAATATAAGTATTAAAATCACTAATTTTTTTAGATTTTAATACAACTTGGTCAAGCAAAGAATCAATCAAATCAATATTTGAAATTTTTGGAGAAGAAACATCAAATACTTTTAAAGTTGATATTCTCGGAGGTATTACTAATACTTCATTTGTAGTTTGTAAATCAGACACATCATTAACAGGTTCTGGAACACTTATTCCATAATTTTTAAAAAAACTATGAACTGCTATTCCTATAACACTTAAAGAAATTGCTTTTCCGAATTTACTATTTACAGGTATAGAATATGTTATTTTATTTGGTTTTATTACATAATTGTTATTTTCTACAGTAGGAGTTCCAACATATAATAAATCTCCCTGATAAAATCCTCTTAATGTAGGTGGAGTAATTTTTTCAAAGTAATTCCATAATATGGCAATCTTTTTTGCATATTCACTTCTATTTGGTTGATTAGGCAATCTTGAATATAACATATTGTATAATTCTTGTGCATCATCTGGTCTACCTTTATAGGTGGTTGCGCCGAATCCAGTTTTATCAGTTAGTGTAAATTTTCCAGTATTTGGGTCTCTTCCAAATATAAGACTAGGAGTTCCATCCCATTTTAAGGTGATGGAATCTTCATTTTCTTGAGTATATTTTAATGCATTTACTGCGTTTTTAAACCCAGAACTACCATACTGCCATACAAGGTCTTCAGGATGGTCAATTCTGGGTTTAACACGTTCAGTTAATATGAAATCATATTTTTTCAATTTGCAAAGTTCCTATACAAACATATTTATATAATATAGTTATTTGTTGATGATGTTCTACCGTGAACAGAACCGTCTGCTCCGTGCGAAGATGCCCAAGCATCTGGTTTAAATATGATTTTTTCTTCTGGCAATCCAGTCATACCAAGCACAAATCCGGCTGCTTCTTTTGCAGCACAGTTTGAACCATGCTGTTCATCAAGATTTATATCTAAATGAACTGATACATCATATTCATCTACAAAAGGAATTAATTGATTATATGCTTCACAAATTTTCTTTGCTTCATTAAGCATACGCATCTTTGGTCTATTAGCCTTTAAATCAAAGTCCGGTTCTATAGACGTATGTGAAAAAACTCTACAACCATTATTTCCATTCATATGAACGATACACACGGTTGCAAACTTTGCATATTTTTTTTCTTTTTTCATAAATCTATAGGAATCACACCCTATATATATTTTTGTATTTTTATTTAAAGTTAACAGTAATTCAACTAATTCTTCTACTTGGGTATCCGTAAACATTTTTTCCTCATTTAATTTCTACATTTTATAATCCTACTTTAAAGATTTAAAATATTTTTATATAATCAGTCTTTTTCTTTTAAAGATTTTTTTATGGCTACAGCTTTACTTGAACGTGTAGCCCTTTCATCAATATTAAGTCTTATGGTTTTGCCACATTCATTGCATTTTCTATAGTGTTGAAAATAAACAATGTCTCTCTCTTGTTTTTTGTTTGGTTTGTGTCTTTCTTTTATTTCCGTTTTATGTATTTCAAATTTTTCTGAACACCCATTATAGGTGCATACAACTTCATAAGTTATTGGATCAATAAATTTAATATCGTTTGTTGTGTTTCTGTTTGACATTTTTAGATTCCTTATAAAGATTATACCTGAACAATGTTCAGGCATAATAACACATAGTAGTAACTATATACTATATCGCAGTTGCTGTCAATACCTATTTATCAGTGTTCTACGAACCATCCTTTGAAATTGTAACTTTGCCATACTTGACTTTGAAATCCTATATGTTCAAGTTCTTTATTAATATCAAAATCAGAAAGACATTGCATTTTTCCAAGAAGTGCATAATCTTTATCTAATATATCTGTGTCAGAAAAATGTTTTCTTTTTTGATTGATATGTTCTTTGTATATTACAGAAGAAAGCTTTGCGTCACCTATAAAAACCTTTTCTGCTATTAAAAGTTTTGAACCATTTTCTACTAATCTTTTCAGTTCATTTACAACAAGTTTTCTTTTTGTTTTTCCAAGAAATTGCAAAGTAAACATACATATTATTAAATCTACATTAGTAAATTGTTTTAAAATATCATAAGCATCTGCATTTACATAAGTAATATTTTCGTAATATGGTGATTTCATATCTACCACATCTACTCCGTAATAATCTCCTTTTGTTTGCAAAGATAAATCGTTAAGAAACTTTCCAGTGCTACACCCTATATCAATGCACTTTCCATCTTCTGGCATATATTCTAACGCTATTGCTTGAAAAATATCAAATAACCCATCATAATTAGGAATAGAAAGACTTATATGGTTATCAAACTCTTTTATATTGTTAAAATCAAACTTTTCTTTCATTTTCAAATTCCATAATACACTTACCTATATGTTCTATAACATTAACTGTCATTCCGTTGAATTTAAATTTATCAGACATTGATAAATTACAATCATCAAACCAATCAATAGGAAAAGTTTGTAATAATAATCTTTCTTCTGGCGTGACCCTACGTAAGGTTCCATCTTGATAAACTAAATCGGTAAAGTCTTTATAATCACGTTTTGTAAGAGTGGAACTTACACCTAAACAAGCAAATTCGTCACTGCGTTGTCTAGTAAAGTAGGCAAAGGAATTTGTGATTCCTTGCTTCTTCGTAAAATCCCATTCAAAGCGGTTGTTGAAAGAATCCAACGTTTGTCTGTGTTCTTCTGTATTACGTTCTCTAAACCTGAATAAATCGGTTCCGTTGGGGATTCCGTCACGGATTCCCACAATATAAACTCTACGGCGTCGTTGGGGAGTTCCAAAAAACTTTGAATCGAACGTTGTCCAACACGCATCATACCCGATTTTGGCAAGGTCGTGTAAAATGACTTCAAGTCCTCTTCCAAGCAATCCACTGACGTTTTCAATGATCGCATATTTAGGCTTACCTTCACAAATTAATCTATAATATTCTTTCCAAATACCTGAACGACTTCCATTTATACCAGTTCCAGTTTTACTAGATATAGATATATCTGAACAGGTAAATCCTCCACATAATACATCATATTCATTTTCTGTTAAATTAACTTTGTATATATCTTTTAGAATTGGAACATCTGGAAAATTTTTATTTAAAACACGAATACAAGGTTCTTCTATTTCACAAAGAGCAGAAATATTAAATCCTGCTCTTTGTAATCCTAATTCAAACCCGCCTATTCCACTGAAAAGGCCAAGAACATTCATTATTTCTCTAACTTTTTCCAAATGTCGCGTGCATTTACACGAATTAAACGTTTATTTGTTTCATTTTTATTAGGATTTTCAATAGTAACTACTACGTTTTTTCCAGCACGAAATGCTTTAAGCTGGTTCATAACACGTTCACCACTTTGAAGATAATCACTGCGCATTGCATTTAGCGTAGAACTTGCAACGTTACTGTGAATACCTTGTGAAATAAATCCTTTACTCTTTCCACCTTTTTTCTTACCCATATACTTATCTCCTTATATGTTTGTTATATAACGATAATATACCATAAGATTCTGTCAGTGTCAAGTGCTAATTGTATTATCCAATACTTTCATCTAATAGTTCATAAAATCTTTCTATAGCAGCAGACTCATCATAGTCTTGCCAACCGTAGTATGGTTGTTCTACTTTTATTTCTGAATCATAAAAGAAACCATCATACATATGATCTTCTAAATCTTGTTCATCACCATTAGCATCTTTTATAAGTTGCACAATATCTGGTATTCTTATTACAAACTTTATAGGTTCGTAAATTTTTTTATCACCTTCATCTGTTTCTTCAAAAATAAATTCACCAACACCTAATGGTGAAGAAAATTCAAAAACAGCATCCTTATATGAATCATACATTTGCGATTCTGCTCCTGCTCTTTCTCCATCTAATATAGCACTTGAAACTGGGTCTTTGATATCATCTATATCATTTTCAATTATATAATCTACCCAATCTTGTTCATTTGGATCAAATTCAGGGTCAAAGTTTTTTAACCATTCTACTATACGCTGTTTTGTTGTATCATTTTTTCCACTTTTACGTTCTATTCTATCTAAATCATTTAGAAATGTTGATATTTGCGAATCATCAACATCATAATATAAATCGTAAAATCTATCTCCTGACATATAATCAGATATAGATTTTGCAGTATCATTTCCATAATCAGATACAAGGTCACTTGCATCTTTCCACGACTCTATTACAAACCAATTTTTTTCACTATCATAACTTTCATAAGATATAAATTCGTCCATTATACCAATAGCTTTTTTTATAACTGATTTGTTATCTGGACCAAATCGTTTTACCATATCTAAGAAATCCATATATTCAGGATTTATTTTTATTAGTTCTTCTCTTTGGGTTTCGCTTAAATCACTTAATCTAAAATTATTTTCTGGTGCATACCCACCGCCTTTTATACCTTTGATCAATTTTGTTTGTTTTAATAGTTCTATTATATAAGGATGATATCTTGCTGCTGGTTTTTCATTTCCGCGACCTTTCATTTCTCCAAGATAACCATCTTTATCCAAGATAAAAGTTAAATTAGGTGTCCATTTGTTATTTTGATTTTTTACACGAAAACTAAGTATTCTGTCGCCAGTTCTTACACTTGGGACATTTCCGCAGTGTCCCATAGCCCCGCCTTCTTCACGACACGCACCACGTGCTAGTAACCACCATCCTTTTGTTCCGCCATCAAACTCTAGTATAAGTTTGTCACCTTCTTGAATATCAACTGCACGTTCTCCACTTGCTTCTTTCCATTCTTCTTCAAATTCTTCAAAATCTTTTATAATTTTATTTGATGGTTGCGTTGTCCATACATAATTTGAAATCTTTGCAACTGGTAAACTTAAAAAATGTTCTATCGTTGCACGAAATGTTCTATTTATATAGTCACTACTTTGTATAACATAATTATATTTTTGTGTTAACTTACTTAATTCTTTATCAATTTGTTGTGATAATAAAGTTATTTCTTCAGTTGAAAGATGTGGAAACCTTGTGCGTTCTAATTGTTTTAACCATCGGTATTTTATTATTCTAAGATACCACACTATTCGGTCACTTTTTTTTAATTGTTGCTTTGCCCACTTGATATCTTCCATTATCATATCTTTAACATGTTTTATAGAATTTTCTTCTGGTAATTTTTGTGCTATTGCATAAACACTATTAAACATTTCTTCATAATTTTGTGCTTCAAATAACTCTACTACTTCAATTAATTTCATTTTTTAATACCTGCTAAAATGTTTAATCTTTTTAATTCTGCATTTTCATTAAAATTTATCATTCTTACTACTTCTCGTGCAACTTCTATTGGATTTAAATTAGATAAATCAACGTTTGTAGTGTTTATTCTTTTTATAAACGAATTATACAACTCTCTGTCATCTTCGTCATAATCAGAAAATTGACTATTTTGTTTTTTTAAATTTTTTAATGTTTGATATATATCATAACTATCAACGGATAACCATTGTCCTTCATTGATTGCATCTTGTGCCATATAAAAAGCTTCTTCATCTTCGGTAGCATCACCACTACTAAAAGATTCTTCTAATATATTAACAAAATCATCAAAACTAATCTTATAAGAAAATGTTGTTTCAAAAATATTATTTTCATCGTATTCTAAATATGCACTATAAATTTTACTTGATCTTAATATTACAGAATTCATAAAAAAATTAATAAATTCAACTGTTTGAGGATCATCTTTAATAGGCTGACTATTTAGGTTTTTTGTTTTTACAATGGCACGTCTTATTATGTCTCCATATTTTGATTTGTCAATATTTTCAGATAAAGAATCTATTCCTTTAAAATTGGTAACATCTACATTAAGATTTAAATCATTTGCCATAGTTTGAAGTATTTGTTGTGGTAATCGTTCTAATATATCATAATAATCGTTTGAATCTACTTTGATTTCATCTGCAATTTCTTGTAGTTCATCATCATCTAATCTATCATTTTCCAATTCTTCTTCTATATCAATTTTTGCCATTAATGAATTTAAAACTTCATTATCAAAATTTCTTGCAAATTCTTCTAAATTGGACCACTCTTCTAATGTAACTGTTGGATAATCAAAACTTTCAACACTTGGCAAACTTGATTCATAATTTTTATCTTTTATTTCTGCTAATATTTCTTTTGAAAATCCATTTTTTCTATATCTTTGAAAAACATTCATTAAGTTTGAATTTATTTCAATTAAATCATCTTGATCAGATTTATCCAAATCACTTAAACTAAAATTATTTTCTGGGCGATATCCGCCACCTTTTATACCTTTGATTAAATCAGATTGTTTTAATAGTTCTATTATATAAGGATGATATTTTTCATTAGGTTTATCATTATTTCTACCCTTCATTTCGCCAAGCGTTCCATCACCGTGTAATATAAAAGTTAAATGAGGTTTCCAATATTTTCCTTCTATTTGGGTTCTAAAGCTAAGTATTCTATCACCAGATTTGATACTTGGAACATTACCGCAATGACCCATTGCATCACCTTCTTCACGACATGCACCACGGTCTAACAACCACCATCCTTTTGTGCCTCCATCAAATCCCAGTATAAGTTTGTCACCTTCTTTGATGGTAACACTATCCCTTCCTACTTTTTCTTTCCATTCTTCTTCAAATTCTTCAAATTTTTGATATAATTCGTTTGGATGCTCATTTTTAAAAACATAATTTTGAATACTGGTAATTTGATCTTGTCCAATATAATGTATTAAATTTCTTCTAACAGTGCCTATATCTCTAACTGCCTGCAATCCACCCGCTTTGTTTGAAGTTTTATTTATTTCTTTTATTATGATATTTTTTTCATTTGTTAATTTTAATCTGTCACTTTCATTGCTGATATTTTTCATATTTTCATCAGATGGAAATCTTCCTAACATTACTTCCAAATAATGAATTTTACAGACTCGTAAAAACCATATAATTCTATCTTCTTTTTTTAAATATTTTCTAGCCCAATTTATCTGAGTATCTATAGCATCTTTAAACGATTGTTTTACATTATCTGGAATTGTTTTTAATTTATTGCCAGTAATAACATCAAACATAGAATCGTATTTTGTTGCTTCCAATAGGGTTATCATTTCAGATATTAACATTTAATATATCCTTTAACTTTATATTATACTATTTATTCAACAAACAAAAAAAGGGGGGAACATATGTTCCCCCCTTTTATTCTATAATTTGTAATTGTTTATCTCTATCTAAAAATTTATATTCTACTTTTATTGGATCAAACACTTGTAATTTTTCAAATACTTTTAATGGGTCTAATGGACCACAACTATACAAATCTAATTGTATTATTGCAGGACTACATTCATCCCAACTATGTAATATAACGTGACTTGTTTCTATTATTGCACCTACGGTTAATCCACGATTTCCAGCAATATCTAAATATTTTGAAAATGGTCCTATTAATATTTTCATACCTATATGAGATATTATATCTTTTATCCATTCTTCTGCTACAGTTTCATCTATTAATGGTTTGGTTACTTCTGCTCTTATAATTAAGTGTTTGTGTTGAAGCATATTATAATTCCAATGTTAAAATATATTCTATTGCTTTTTCTTTATCTACTTTTATCAAATGTCTTGGATATCGTAAAAAGCTTCTTACTCTGTAAGTATCTTTATTTATAGGTTCTACACGTATCATTTTTTCAGTTTGTTTGATTATTTTACACACTTTTAGTTGACCACGAATCCCATCTGCAGCAATAACTACGTCTTCGTCACATAATTGATCACCAAATAAATCATAGTGTATTAATGTTTTTTTGTCATTTGACATAAAAATCTCTCCATATATTATATTTTTGTTAGTTATATTAAATAATATTTATAAATGGAGTAATATTACGATGATTTCAATAGGTGATATATCAATGACAATTTCTGAAATAATGACTCCAATAATATTGGTGTTGTTTTCTTTTTTAATTACTCTTTGGATAAAAGACTTTTTAACCAAAATAGCAAAAGGGGCTATGTTTAAAATGTCAGGAACCTTCCGAGAAGGTGATAAAGTTTTATTAGATGGAGAAGACGCAATAATAGTAAAAATAGGAATTACGTATACTGTATTTGGAATAACAAAAGACTGTGGAAAATACTATTGGAGATATGTTCCAAACGAAAAAATAATATCACTTAAAATAGAAAAGCAAATATTCTAATAATGGCGGTCACAATAGGATTCGAACCTATGGAACGCTATTATACGTTCACCTGATTTCCAATCAGGCACAATCAACCACTCTGTCATATGACCTTTATTGGTTCCTCTATCGTCATCCAAATTACCAAACTATTCAATAGTGTTCAAGGATTCTGCGAACCCATAAATTTTATAAATAAAATAAAAAAGAGGTTCGTAAATATGTTTTTAACTAATAAGTATACAAAATTATATTATAAAATAATACAAAATGCAAAAATCAACGGAAGAATAAAAAGAAGGTCAACGCATAAATCATACGTTTATTACGAAAATCATCATATAATTCCAAAATCTCTCGGAGGCTCCGACGAAAATAATAATCTTGTTCTTCTCACTGCTCGTGAACATTTTTTATGTCATTACTTGCTTTGCAAAATGCTTAATGAAGGAAGTTATGGATGGAAAAAGGTTGTAAGAGCATTCACTTGTATGTATTCTTCATCATCCTCACAAAAAAGATATGTCAATACAAGACTATATGAAAGAGCAAGAAAAAATATAGGTATCATAATGTCCGAATCGCAAACAGGAAAAGGCAATAGTCAATATGGGACAATTTGGATGAGCAATATAAAAGAACGCCACTGCTGCAAGGTAAAACCAGAAGAAATTGAAACATACCTTGAAAATGGATATATTAAAAAAAGAATTGTTTCTTGGAAATCATATGATAAAAAGATAAACGAAAATAAAAAAAAAGAAAAATTATTATTAGAAAAAAAGTTGGATAATATAAATAAAAAAATTAAAAAATTAGAAGAACAAAAAAAAATAATTGAATTAGAAATATCACAAATTTATATTTCCATCCAGTTACCTTTGTCTTGATTCGTAATCAAGGGGGATACGTGAGTGAAATAATTAATATTTGCTATACCTTATTTCATAACCATCTTCGTGTTTGTTTACAACAGTAAATCCTAGTTTTTTATACCAGTTTAACAATTTATCAGTATCAGTTATAAATTTTTTATCTTTATGATATGCTTTTGCAAACCCAGAAAGAGGAATTCCATACTTATCACTTAAGTTAATTAATTCTTTCATTGCATCTGTTCCTGCACCACTTCTTGGTAGCAAAGACAGTATATCGTGAATATGAATTTCATTATCACTTGTAGGAGAAATATGAACAGCAGTATTACCCAAAATACGTGTTACATTATCAAAAGGATGAGGACTTGTAATTTCATAGTATTCTTCCATAAAATCATCTAAATCTGGGTCTCTCTGTTTTTGACCTAATTTTATTCTTACACTATCATATAGTAAATCTAACTCTTTCATTATAATTATCCTACTGGTATATTTTTAACATCTTCTGTTTTTATATTAACAAGGTTTGTTGCTCCAGTTGCAACAGTTTTCCAATATCCTGTATTATGAAAATTCATAAACCAATAAAATAAAAAATTTGGAAGTATTTTATCACTAGTTACTTTAACACCGATGTATTCTGGATCATAATTTTTAACAGGTTTTCCAACCATATCAATACTTCCACGCCTGACTAACCAAAAATCTGCATCTGAAAAACTGGTTTTTATTATAGCAAAATCTTTTAATTTCATATTATAATCTCCTTAGAGATTATTTATTATTAACTTTTAAATTTAATACAAAATTTTCAACAAGCAACTTGGTTATAGTTGCCATCAATATAGTATCAAAATGTTTGTTATTTTTTTGTGTTTCTGCCATTTCCAACACATATGAAGCCATCATTTTGTATGCGTGTTTTTCAGATACAACTAACATTCCCCAATCTATTGGATCAGTAATTTCACTTTCCATAGCAATTTCTGCTAATTGGTCAACTGTCGGCATCTGGGTATTTTTCCCATCCATTAATAGAAATCCTTCTTATATCAGATGGAAATTCTACACATTTGATTATATAAGTTATCTTATTGCCAAATTGTTGTTTAGATTGTATTTTCCATCTTTTATTATTTATGATTTTCATATAATGGCTCCAACCCTGCATCACTCATAAGTGAATTATATACTGAGATTATAGTTTTTGGATTTAGTGATCCTCCACTATTTTTCATAACTTCACTAACAAATTGACTTTCAGTCATATCAATATATCTATCATCTAATAGAAGTGGATATACTGCGGTTATAAAGTTTTTAAGATTTCTTGTTGCATATGGTAATCTTTGTTTCATAATTTTCCTGAGTTTTATATTGGCAAAGGTGATGAGATTCGAACTCACTAAGTTTTTTCAAACACTGGTTTTGGAGACCAGCCCAACACTCCAACGTTGGCGCACCCCTATAAATTTTGGCGGAAGCAGTAGGATTCGAACCCACGGAACGCTTTCACGTTCTTCTGCGTTCAAAGCAGATGCAATAAACCAGACTCTGCCATACTTCCGTAATATTTGGTCCCGACCCCAGAATTCGAATCTGGCCTTGATGATCCACAATCATCCGTGCTAACCGCTAAACACTAAGTCGGGAAAATAATTTTTGTATTGTATATTGGTGCTGAAGGTGAGACTCGAACTCACGATGGGTGTTAACCGAAGGATTACAAAACCTTTCCAATCGCCGCTATGGGACTTCAGCAATGTTATTTTTCTACGATAGGGACAATAGTTTGTGAATCTATATAGTCGCCGTTATGAAAATTTCTTATAGTAGTGATTTTAAATATTACCCCACCACGATCTTCATATGTAATTAATTCTTGTCTAATTAATCCAGCACGCGGTAAGTCAAATTGTGTTTTAAACGGTGAGTCCATTTTTTAATCTCCATAAATAGTTATATGTATATTTATATTATAGGTAACAATGAAAATCGTCAAAAGATTGGGTTTGCAAAAGACCCACATCGTAGGCTAAAGAACCTACAAACTGGAAATCCAGATAAACTTTATCTTCATTATTATGTTGAAATTCCAGATGAAAAAACAAGAATTATGGAAAGTAAAATACATAGTGAGATATCTTACAAAAGAATAAGTGGAGAATGGTTTAATATATCAGTTGAAGATGCTAAACTTGTTTTGGATCACGCTGTAATAAGATGGCTAGACGATTCTTTATTATATTAACTGGATCAACTTTTTACCTGCTCTACTAACTGAGCTACTTCCCCGTCAAAGATACACTACAGAAGACGACAAACTCTTCCTATCGTTGGTTTGGAAACTGCTTCGTTCCTACGGCGATTAACCCGTCTATGTTGTCATAGTGTATCTGTGGCGGGGAAGGGCGGATTTGCACCACCGTCACGGTCCTTTTCACGGAAATATTGTTTGCTGAACTGATCCAAAAAGATTATTCATTAAAAAAGTTTCTTGTTCTGTCTCTTTCTTGTGCTACACTTGTGTAACCTTTACAAATTAAACAACCTTGTATGTATCCTAACCATCGTGAATACTTAGAAACATTAAATCCTAATCCATCATCACGAATTCTTGGTATACAATGATTACACATCCATAACAAATGTTCTAAACTTGTGGTATCACCATTTTCTATTTCAGTATGATTTACCGGCTTTGCTCCAAGATATTCTATAAATTCTTTGTAATATTCAAAAGCTTTTAGTGAACCTTGGTCAACTGGCGGATATAATGGTTTAGGAAGTGGTTTTTCATATGACATTTTTATTCCTTACATTAACAGAGATATAGTTATTATGGTTATGCCAATAACAGCACAAATTATAGAAGAAATTTTACCAAAATAGTCATTTGATGCTATCAAAAACAATGGACTAAATGATAAAAATATTAAACCAATCATAACATATCCTTTATTTATATGGTGGAGGATATCGGACCTGCCCCGATAATTTAGGTATGCAACACCTACGTGATCCTGATTTCACCAATCCCCCAAATATGTGGCCTACCGACGATCTTAATGGATATTTCAGGGTTTAAGAATTACCACATACTACTAAAAACCCTTTTCGCATATATGTCTGTCACTCTCCAGACTGTTACCCATCGTATAATGCTGCACACTGGTTTCAGGGTCAACGTGCAGGTGTCATAATACTGGTTCGCACGTCCTTGAACCGAATGTTGTCTAGCATTGAAACGACTTTCATTTTTATCATCACACACGACTACTCTTGCTCCAAAAATAAAAGTATCTAGATCAAACTGGTGCCTAAGCCAAAATACCAAAATCGGTAAGTCGGACATAGGACTTTATTTTATAGACTGGGTTGTTTGCAACTTTAACCCGACTGGTTACGGGAGCGTTCCTCACAAGGGCCGATTACGTCACAGTCTATATTGGCGACCCCTACGGGACTCAAACCCGTTTTTCCCGGTAGACAGCCGAGCGTAATATCCATATACCAAGGGGCCAAAACTGACTAGGAGGGACCAATTCCCCTAGCAGGTATTGAACGCATATTCGCTTCACAGTGTCAGGTCTAAAACACTCAGCATATGAATAGTGGGGTTCAATACAATATTTTTATTGGTGCTGCAAGTAAGATTCGAACTACCATTCTTTGAATTCAGAAAGAAAAGTTACACCTTTTAGTTGATTATTTTTAGGATATTCTACTCTAAAAATAGAAGCACCAGATTCCATTACTAAATTAGCTGGAATAAGATATACTTCTGATGTTTCTGGGTTATATACTGCAAATTGATCAACGAAACCGTTATATGTTCTATTTGATTGCGGACTTGAATTAAAGGAATTAATTTGTATTGAACCTTTTTTTGCACTAGACCTGTATTTTACCTGAACACGCTCTAATCCTTTTCCTCTATCCAATACAAAATCATAAGGGCAGTCTTGTGGCATTTTTCCAGTCCAATATCCCTTTTCAGTAGCCCTTAAAACAAAATGTGCTTCCCCTATATCACCTTTTTGGTTTGAAATGCTCATTATAGTATTCTCCTAGTTCATAGGTATTTATACCTGTTAGTAGGGTATAAGGTAGTATAAGAAATGGCCTCCACGGAAGGAATCGAACCCTCAACCTAGTGATTAGAAGTCACTCGCTCTGTCCAGTTGAGCTACGTGGAGATTATTTCATATCACATAGTATACACTACTGGTTTCACGGTGTCAAGACGATTCTCTATGATTGCTTCTATCACTTCCCAAGAACCATTTCCTAAACCAGCACCAATTTTTGGCATAGCAATTTCTGAAATACCGTATATATCGTAAAATTTATTTAACTTTACCATAACGTCATCTACTGCATCATAGCTAACATATCGTTTATTGTCACGCCCAAAATACTCTTGTGTAATAGCGTTTACAATAAACTTGTAATTACAAGGAACTGATATGATATCACCAAGCTTTAGATAATTATGTTTTTCATACTCATTACGATAACGCTCATATGCTTCTGGATATTGTTCACGAATTATATTCGCAACCCCAGACCCCATAACACCTTGCGCATTGCATCCGTGAACAATTGTTTTAATCTCTGTTTTAAATAGATCGCCTTGACGGTATTCAATTTTCATAGTAATATCTTTCTTTCATTGAATATACTATACAATAGCATAGTTGACTGTATATGTCAATCTGATTCGACCATATTTTGGTGAACAAGGTGGGATTCGAACCCACGTAGCATATAGCGACTGATTAAAAGTCAGTTCCCTTTGTCCTCTCGGGCACTTGTCCGTATTTCATTTTTACTTTATATTGGTTGGTAGAGTAAGATTCGAACTTACAATAACACGCATTCAAAGTGCGGTCGGTCGCCAATTTCCCTTCTACCATAAATTTGTTGGTTGTTCTGTCAAGATTTGAACTTGAATCTGACGATTATCAGTCGCCTGCACTAAACCAATTGTGCTACAGAACAATATTTATATTTTTATGATACACTGCGGTAGGACTTACACCTACACTTTGGCTTGCTCGTAAGCTACCCCATCAAGACCTGTTGCGGACAGTGTATCATAAAACTATGGTGCCACGATGTGAATTCGAATCACCATTCTAATTTTCCATCTAGCATCTGTTCGTATATCTCTTTTTCTATTATAAGAATGTTTTTATCAGGATGTTGTTCTATTACACAGTTCATTTTTCTTCTATCATCTCCCCACCAATGACCTTTTATTTCTATAAATAATTTTTTGCTTGGAATATAAAAGTCTGGTGTATAGCTTCTTATTTTTTTATCCATTTTATATTTCCAAGGTTTGCATCTTTGCCATTCTATGTTGTTCTCTTTGCAAAATTTGGCAAAGTTAAGCTCCCAAGTTCCTTGGACTTTCTTCCCATCTATCTCAAACCATTTACTTCTTCCGCCGTGATTATGTTCGGACATTTTTTCAGAAATTCTTTTTCTGGCCTCATCGCTCATTATGTTTGGTGTATTATTTTTATAATAAAGTTTAGAGGCTTCTGATTTAGAACGTGTTTTTAACAGACCTTTTTTTCTCGCATTTGATATTGATTGTTGACATATTTTGTATTTTTCTGTTATTCCACGGTATGTTAATCCATTGTCATAATCTTCTTGTATTGTTTTCCAATCAATATGATTTTCTTCAATAGTTTTGTTTGAAGATACTTTTTTGCCATTACAGGATTGTGTATGTCTTTTATGATTTGATAAACTTATCAATCTTTCACATTTTTTACATTCTATTTTATTTCTAATCATAGTAAATATCCTTTTTAGATATTTACTATTTTACAAACCTGTATGCTCTACCGGACTGAGCTACCGTGGCATTATTTTAGAATATTTTTTATCTTATTTTGAATATTTCTAGCAAACTCTGGTTGTGGAAAATTCCAACCAATGAAAGCACCAATTACTATTCCTACTATTAATGTAAACATATTATATCCTTTCATATATTATAAAACAAGACTACTTAAAGAATAGTTTCTCTATTGTTAAAGTAGTCTTTACCTTTTTTCTTTAAAGCAATTTTATCTTGTTGTCTCTGTGCTTTCTTAGATTTTTGCATAGGACCAGCACCTGTTCTAAACCTTGCAGAAATTGCATATTCATTTCGTGGTTTAGGTGTTTTTATTTTGTTTTTCATTTTGTATCCTTTCAATAATGGTAGGCTAGGAGGGACTTGAACCCCCACGCCTTTCGGCAACGCATTCTAAGTGCGCATTGTCTACCTATTTCAACACTAGCCCATTTAATCTTCTATTAAAACTAATTCTATACCAGTTTCATTAATCATTATTTTTGATGATTCAAAACTATCACGAAACCTTGAAGCAAAACTATCATCTGGTTTTTGTGTTACAATTCTTTTTATTCCATTTTGTATTAGTGTTCCTGTGCAACTAGAACACGGATAGTGTGTAACATACGCCGTATATCCAGTCAATGATTCTTTTGAACTGTATACTGCATTCTCTTCTGCGTGTTTTACCATAAGATATTTTATCTCACGATTATTATATCTTTCTGGTTCATCATTAACACCACGTGGAAATCCATTGTAACCAACAGACGCAATAGTTTTATCTGGTCTTACTATTACACACCCAACTTTTGTGCTTGGGTCTTTTGACCATTCTGCAATATGTTTTGCTAATTCTAAAAATCTTAAATCCCATTTATTATTCATATTTTTTCCTAATATTGGTAGGGGATAACAGAATCGAACTGCTGTATGATGCGCGTAAAGCACCTGTTCTACCATTGAACTAATCCCCCATAAAATACTGGAACATTTTTTGACAATTGTTCTACCATTGAACTACTTTTACAAACTGTAAAAGACAGGATTTGAACCTGTAACCCATTGTTTATGTTATAGTTGCGGTAATGTTCCAAGATATTAGTCAGGAATATTGATGTGGATTTGAACCACTTCACTTTGTTTTTGAGAACAATGTTTTATCCAAGATAAATTTGCTGAAATATTCCTAAATTATTTTATACTAAGCTATTTTGTAACTTAGTAATTTCTTCTTTTATCTTTAACTTTTCTTTTTTTAGAGAAGTTATATACTTTTCGTCTACTCTTTCAGCATACAGAACTTCAATCCTACTATCAAGTTCACGATGTTTTGCTTTTAAAGATTCAATCCTATCAGATATTTCCATTTTTTTACCTTTTTTATTATTTATTAGAGTAGACTATATTGGAGTGCGTGATTGGACTCGAACCAACATAATCAGGATTTGCAATCCTGCGCTTAACCATTCAGCTACACACGCACAAGATTTGTTTTGAGTGCTTGTAACTTTGCACTCATAATATTTGGTGTGTCGGGCTAGATTCGAACTAGCGTTGCTTTTCAGCGCCTGATTTACAGTCAGGTGGTTTAAACCGCTCACCCACCGACACATTATTTTGGTAGCCCCAGACGGAATTGAACCGACTTCTCTCGGATGAAAGCCGAGTATCCTAACACCAGCGTAGACGATGGGGCCAAAATTAATGGAGTTTATTTTTAGTATTTTCAAACGTATCTTGATCTAAACTATCAAACTTCATAATTTTTTCATATATTTCTGGATTTTCTTCTTGCAATAAGTCTAAATCCACTGGTTCACTTTTTTCCATAAGTGAACCACTTTCAATCATTTCTTTTAATTCCGAAAGAAGGTTATCAAGTTCTTCTTGTGTTCCATCAAAATCATCAAATGCACCTTGGGCAAATACTATTTTCATAACTTTTCCTTATATTTCATTAACTGATTTGATTACAGTTTTTGGGTCTCTTTTAGGTAATGGTGTATTAACAATATTGTAAGTCAATGGCCATCTTGTTCCCAGTAAACGTTTTTTATCTATTCTTACTATATTAACACTATCGCTTTGATTTCCACCAAAAACATAATAGTCTGTTGCATCTTCACCTACCAAGAAACCAACGTGACCTCCTGTGCCTCTACTAAAAACGCCTATGCATCCATATATAGCAGGCGATGCACGACCAAATTCAAGCCAATTTCTTGCCCAATATGGATTTTCAAGCATTCTACCAGTAAAAGGTTCAGTTGGTAATGAGTTTTTTATAGCAGTCTCGGTAAAATCACCACACCAGGGAAGTGCTTTTGGATCACCAAGAGTAGCACCATCACTTCTTAACCATTTTCTTAATTCACTATTATTTCTAACTTCGTGAAACCCAAATACTTTTTTTCCTTCTATCATCCAAGGTAAATCATCATCAGATGAATTGGAAGTAACCGTTACTGGTTTTCCTTCCCATTGTATTAAACTTTCTAATGCAGCTTTTGTTCTGCTTCCCCATAATCCATCAATTGGACCTGGATCGTGGTTCATATCTTTTAGTATTTGTTGAATTCTTATTAATGACATTATTATCTCCTATGTTAACTTACATAGGTATTTATAATATTATTTTGTGTGATATTTCCACATTGTAACATACCATTCAAAAGATTTTGGATAATTTTGTGGATTTGGTAATTTTACATCTTTTTCTTTCCAAAAATCTATAAAATCTTGTATTTCTTTATCCATAATTTATATCCTCATTTTTATAAAATGATAACTCAACCTTGATATTTTTACTCGGAAAGGAAACTCGTAAAAATAAAGGGAATTATCATTTTATAAAAATGGTTGCGGGGGGCGGATTCGAACCGCCGTGATCGGCTTATGAGACCGTGCTGGGTACCTCTCCAGTCTACCCCGCAATTATTACAGATTATGTGTCTACTTTTTTATAGAACCAGAAAATCGAAAACTGGGTTTGCCATACGGGCCTTCCGGCAACGTTGATAGGCTTTCATATAATTTATATGGTTTGCTGAACATAATCTAAAAAACTTAAATTAACTTTCTTTTTTTTAAAGAACAGGATCATATTATACGTTGTCCTACTATTAGACGATCACCCCATAATTTATATTGGTAGGGTGAGCAGGAATTGCACCTGCATCTACGGCTGGAAATGCAAATAAAATTGCGGTAATGATCCTAACATTTTAATCCTTTTTGGTAGTTGTATAATGGTTGCAAATTTCTATAATTATTTATATTATTAGAAGATTTATTCTTTTCTATTTTTTATTTTTAAAGATTCGGATATTTTGCGCTTATGTTCTTCAGACTTTCGTTTACCTTTGTTTCCTTGTCCTGCCTTTGATTGGGCACCGTTGGCTTGTAGCCTACAAGCTTCTTCATAACCGTGCTTGTCTACCATTCGTTCCCAAACACTCTTAAAAGTTCCAAACTTTTTTCCATCTTCTACTATATTCTCTCTGTCTGTCGCCCAATATAAATGCTGTGGATTAGAACATTTATTATTGTTACATGCGTGAGCCAGAACTGCTATCCTACCCATCGGGATAGGAGTGTTTAAATATTGAGCAAGGACTCCTCTATATATTGTGCTATTCCCACCACGTTCTTCACAAGGTGAAGATATATCTAAGTGTCTTTGTCTGTTTTCTTTTGTTAAGTTCATATAATTTTTGAAGTAATCACTCATTTAATTCTCCTTCTACTTATTTATGAGTAGAAGTAAATTTCTTTGTGTTTACTACATTTTGGTAGGCGCGGTGGGACTCGAACCCACAGTGTGATCACTAATCTGTGAGGCATTTTAAGTGCCTTGCGTTTCAACCAATTTCGCCACGCGCCCATTCTATTACAGGATGATTTTGCTTTTTTGATTAACGGTCAAATGCATAATTTTGCGGAAGTCATCCTAAAAAATCAAAAACTAATACTGGTAGGCCCGCACGGACTTGAACCGCGATTGACAGTGTTATGAGCACTGGGCATTAACCAATTATGCTACAGGCCCACAAGTATTAGTTCTTACACTGTTACTATAGTTGATTCTCTGGTGAGTGTCAACAGTTATTTGGAGCAGGACAACAGGATTCTAACCTGTATTTCTTAGCTGGTCGCCAAGCGTAATAACCTTATACGATGTCCGCATTATTCTATTTTAGTGTTTATAGTTGTTGGTGCCCGTAGAGGGACTTCAATGATTAAAACAAATCTTAACTCATAAGATAAAATTGGTAGGCGAGGTCGGACTCGAACCGACAAAATGACTCTCATTTTGAGTGAACCGACTTTACCAATTTGCCCACTCGCCCACAATACACAATCAGGATGATGTTCTGCTTTTACCAAAAAAAAGTTTATTAATTTTGCGGTAATCATCCTAAAGAGGAAATTTCATTTCATACAAAGGAGTTTATGTGGTTTATCTTGATTACATCACCACAAGGTTTTTAACACATCAAGCCTTTGGCCAGTCATTAATTAATTAATATTGAAACGTCAGACTGACAATTAAGTTTCAACATATTGGTGGAAGCACTTGGACTTGAACCAAGATAAACACGTTTATGAGACGTGGGCATTAACCAATTATGCTATGCTTCCGTTTTAGTTATTCTTGATTACACCATTTGAGTAATTCTTCTTTTGTTATCTGGACATTGCCATACTTGTTTACCATTGTCAACACTCTTGGCAACACAAACGCTATAAATGTATATTCATTCTCTGGATTACGTTTGGTTTCAACTTGTTTATATGATTTTCCTTCTATGAAGGCTCTGGCAATAAAAGTAGCACGATTTTCGTTACGAACGTCCCATCTGCGATGATGTCTAAGTGACTGAAAAGTTTTCATTATATCATCGGCAGTTTGGTGCCCTTGACGTTCTCTTACGTTACGAGCGTGTTTTTTGATTTTGTTTTCTTCAAAACGTATGATTCGTGCTTCTTCACTAAGATGTTTATTTTTAATTTTTAATTGAATACTCATTTTGTTTCTCCTATTGATATTTGAGTAAAGGTCTTTCTTTAAACTTTAAATCAATAGAAGTTATGGTGGTATATAAATCTAGAACATTTTTCTCTCCATTTGGTTTTATTTGGTGGCCCTAACAGGAGTCGAACCTGCTTGAAACGGGGTTAGAAGCCGCTGCATTCCACAATGCAATAGAGCCTTATATCTGTTTTGAATATGATAGCATCCGTTTGCTCAAACTATTAATTAACTCGAAATAATCAGTTATTATCTGATTACTCGGAAGTGGTGCTATCATATTCAAAACAGACAACCAATTGCGATTTACAGATTCTTCATCTTACACAATAAGTCTGTTTTTATCCCATCATAGCTTTCGCATAGGGAAGATGGTTAAATTGTCAAAGAGCGTTTTGTTGTTGTTGACACTATATCAATGATTTTCAACAGTGTCAACCAGTATTATGCAGGTTGAAGGAAATTTTCGTCAAAGTAAGTTTCATTCATTGCATTTGTGTTAAGCCAGTTTTCAAAACTTTCACGTTCATTATGATCAAGAAGTTTATGACGAACAATGTTAATTGCTTTTTGCTGGCGTTTAAACCTATCCATATATCGTGAATATAGTTCTTTATTCTCTTTGATAGTAGACAGTGAATTTTCACCAAGGTTAAAATAAGCAACTTCTGCACTTGTAAATCCACGATTTTTCTTAAAAGCATTATGGATCATAAATGCACGAAATTGTGAAGAAAGTTTCTTTCCTTCTTTATGTGTAAAGTTTGCAATAACATAGCTTTCATCATCAAAGAAATCACGTTCACTTTTACGCTGATGTTTGCGTTCAATTGAACGATTATGTTTGATCATTTTTGCAATTACTTTAGCAGTATATTTGGCTTCAATGCCCTTCATAGTGTTTCACCTTTTGTTAGTGGTTTCATTTTCAGTGTCTGTAATGTAGCTGATTCTCTATCGGTTGTCAACTGTGTTTTGCTGGAACCGTAAAATGGTATAGGCATTATTTGGTTCCGAATGATTTCCTATACTTCTGTAACACCAAGCTAACCCCCAAAAGTTAGCCTGTAGTATATAACAGGATCATATTACTTAACGCGGCTTTACCATTTGCCTACTCCCCGTCAATTATTATGGTTGGGGAGGCAGGACTTGAACCTGCAAACACGTGCTTCTGATGCAAAGTAAAATATTGCGGAAATGATCCTAAAAAAAAGTTTAAAAATGGAGCCGATTGTCTAAACGACTAGACTAAATTGAAGTATCGTTCTTCAATAAACCAACTGAATGGAACCGACATATTTTGGAGCGGGCAATCGGATTCGAACCGACGACATTCTGATTGGAAGTCAGATACTCTACCAACTGAGTTATACCCGCAAGTTATTAAAGTGAGGGACTTTTTCGGTTTCTGTAGAAAAATGCAAGAGGTTTATCTACAGATAAACTTTACATTTTAAACTACTTTTGTTTTCATTTTACGAAACATACATAATCCGCTGTTTTAACCCTCTGAAATTTATGGTCAGGGTAGGTGGATTTGAACCACCGTCAACGCCGTCCAAGGGCGTTAGATTAACCAGACTATCCCATACCCTGTATTCTTCATATTCGTTATTGGCGGAACATATTGGATTCGAACCAATGGAAGACATATTTGCCTTCGTCGGTTTAGCAAACCGATGCTTTAGACCACTCAGCCAATGTTCCTTAAATATCGCGCAGACCCAAAACTGCGCATTTGATTGGGTTTTAAGTTGTGTAACTGTATCAATAAATTACACAAAATATTGGCTGCATCGGCAGGGATCGAACCTGCGACCAAGTGATTACGGTTGATGCTGTCAGAATCGAACTGACCCTATGACCTTTAGCATCCACAGTCACCTGCTCTACCTCTGAGCTACGATGCAATAAACTTTTTCTTACAGAAAAGGTGATGAAAGGATTTGCACCAGATTCCCTAAAATCTTTTTTCCTTGGTATAAGATAGGGATTTATATACCGTTCCACACTAGGATCACCTGTTCTGTAAGAAAAGTGCTGGAAGATGTCTGCTCACCTTTTATCCAGCCCATCACTGTAAAGTATTGCATTTACAGTGGCAGAAAAATAACCCAACTTACTATTGAAGGAGGCGTAAAGTTAGTAAGTTGGAAACTATGATTTCACTATGCTTGGATTTGCACCAAGATCATAGAGCGACTATGATACTATTTCAGTTACTTTCATAGTTTATTCTAATAGGGAATAGTCCGTCACAAACAAGTTTGTGCTGCCGACACTCCTGATTCCCTTAAACGGCCTTGCATATGGAGTCTATACTGACGACCTAATCTGTTTTCAGATACACAGAAACTTAGCATAATGACTTCCGGATAGCCTTCTGTTAGTATATCTGTGTATTTGAAAACAGAATTCTTGATAATGTTTCATAACAGTTGTTTGCACAAAAGTAGTCATTCATTATCAATCATTAACAGAGAACTTACAGGCATATTCGCCAGCATCGTTTCACTGTTTTCAGTCTATTATCGGGTTTTCCCTAAGACGAATACCAAATTTTCAAAGAGCGTAGAACTTTCGTTCTGTTTTGTTTCTTGATGTTGTAACTATAACTGATTCGGTTATGGTTGTCAACACCTTTTTTCAACATCTTGCAGATTTTTTTATCTGCTGTCCGTTTCTTGATGAACTAACTATAAGTGATTCGCTTATCGTTGTCAACACCTTTTCGTAGTTTAAAAAAAGAACCCCCTGATTTTATTCAGAGGGTTTTATAAACTTTTCTTAAAATTTCTTTTAATCTAGTCTATATACCCCTCCAATTGAAAGACACCACAACCTAATCCTCTTGCGGGGATTATCTGGTTAGATGATATATTTCTATTACGTAAACTCATTTATGTTCTTTCTGTTTTTGTAATTGTATTTATGTTTTTAAAACAGAAAAATATACAAAATAGTGCATTTTTTATGAAAAAAATGAAAAAACTTTTTTATTGTTAAATGCTCTGTCCCAACCAAAAAACTTTGCTTTAAAATCGCTTTGGTCATCAGAATTTAAATCTATCCATTTAGATTTTATAGTGATAAGGTCTTTTGCGCCTTGTTTCCAATCAGTTGTTTCTATTATATTTTCAAGTTTTTGTTTTGCATCATTTGCTTCATCAATATTGAAAAAGTCTTGTTCTATATGAATTATTTCCATACAGTATGTATCGTCTATCCAATCTAAACTAAAGTCTATGCCCCATTTGTGTTTAATGCCGAGCAATTTATTTAGTATTGGTCTTTGCTTTGCTACATATTCTAATTGTTTTCTTGCTTCACCTGAAAATTCCCAACGTGTCAATATCATACAATGATCCAACACTAATTCTTTTTCACTGGATTCTTCATCATAATACCAAGGTTGAACTGGTGCTATATGATATTGTATTTCTTTATTTAATTCTACACCTTGTGCTTCATAATGAAGTTGTTCCAGTGGAGAAGGAACTTCATATCCATCTTTGTCAAAATCAGTTAATTTTAAATTCTTAACTAATTCTAAATCTATAGGAGTTGACAAATATGGATTTGGATTAAATTGTTCATTTGTTTTTATTAGTTTCATTTAGTTCTATCTTTGTCGTCTATTGCTCCACCAGTTACCCAAGCTGTGCAGCTTCTTGTTCCTGCACATTTAAAATGTAAAAAGTTACAATATCCCAAGTCGGCTTTATGAATAGTAGCAAGAGAGTCTACATCTTTATTATCGCCTTCAATTCCTTTTGTGATACAATCCCACATTTTATCGCTAACGTCAAATGCAGCACAATTTGAACAAGTCATTGTTTTTGCAGTTTTTTCAGTGATATTCCATCTTTTTGCTGCATCTTTCCAATAATTTTCTGGATTGTCTGGGTTAGCTGGACCATAATGATATTCGTCAATTGCTTTTTGACGATTTTTTAGATTTAAATCAATATCTTGTGTAGCTGGTGGACATCCTTTGTTTGAAGCTTCTACAATATTTAAATATTTTCTCATAATGTTTAATCCTTTATTTTTATTTATTTATAAAGGAATTAATACTTTTTTCAATGAACTGATTTAGTGTAAGGTCTTCTTTATGAGCAGCAATCATAATTTTAAAAAGAAGTGCATCGTCAAAATCAAGAGGAATTGATACACGATCATCATATTCTTTACCGTTTATGATGGCATCTGCTTTTTCAACAAAATCATTTACTTCTTCAAGTTCTACATAGTTTACATCGTCATATACTTGATTATATCTTGAACCTCTTGAATCTGATTCTGCAATATAGTCTTCACGATACTCTTTGTTTAGCAGAAGATAATGATTTTCCCGAGTATAATCACTTATGGTTGCCTGATATACAACTTGTGTTTCTGTATCAAAAATTACAGAATACGAAATCTTTTCGTTGTCCACGAAATCAAGATACCGTGCATTTGGGCCAAAACATTTCCAAAGATACTGGCTTCCCCCAGTTATTTGGTAGTTTGCGAGTTTAATTGCTTGTTCAAGAGTGATCATCGTTATTTTCCTCATTTTGATATTTTTTATAAATTGGATCATATCCATTTGAAAAAGTAAAAAGGTCTTCTACAGAATAATCTTCATCTTCATCCAAAAAATCAGAAACTGTTTCTTGTGAATTTGAAATTCCAAAGTGATCCAATATTGCTTTTTCTGTAAGTTCTCCGTGTGGAGACAAATTTCGTGATAGAATCGCACATTCACGAATTACTTTTTCAGCAATTTCATAATGTTCTGATTCTGAGATAATTCCCATAGATTTGATAATCTCTGTAATACGATCATTCATTTTTAATAAAAATCCCTACTGGTGTTCCGAGTGTTGATCTGTGTGATACTTCAACTTTGTAGACTTCACGATAATCGTCTTTATAATCTCCACCTTCACAATATACTTTGTAATCCTGTGGAAATTGTTGAAGTATGCTAATTAATTCAAAAACTGTCATTTGGTGTCATTCATAATAGTGTGATTACGATTATTGATCGTTACCGAATCATATATCACACTAAGAGTTAGTTGTCAAGCAAGATGGCTCTTTGCACCTTCGTGTGTTCCAAGATATATCCAACGTAGTTTCAATTTTTCAGAATCAGTTTCTATGTAAAATAGTGTTATTATTTTACTGCCTAATATATGAGCATCGTATGCACCTGAAAATTTTGGATCAGTTTTTATTATATGAACATTATACTGTGGTGGAAATGTAGATTTTTCTGGTTTTTCAGAGTGTGAAATAATAAAATTTTCTAATTCTTTTAATTCTTTTAAAACTTTTGGATTATTTCTATATTTCTTAACACCTTTTTTAAATGCGTTTGAATAATCTATATCCCAATTTTGGGTTTGGTATGGTTTTAAATTGTTTAAATCTTCGTTAAGATAAGAATTATCAAATGTGAATAAATCATTTATGCTATATTCTTTTAATACACTTTCTACTAAAGAAGTTTCTTCATCAAACGAATTTATTTTATTAATTAACGTTCTTATATCCATTATAATATTCCTTTATATTATAATATTTATAATATTCCACCACGTTTTAATATATATTCATTAACTTTTTCAACTGGCACAAATGCTGCTGGTGTAGTATCATCGCCGCCCCATTCAGCAAAAAAAGTTTCGTTTTTTGGGTATAGCCAAATTTCAACAGTTTCATAATGGTCAGCATTGTTATTCCTTGGAAAACAATAATGAAGTTCGCTTGCTTGAATAGATAAAATAGAACCATCTTTTAATACAAGATGATCACGAAATATTTGTTTTGTTGAATTTAAGAAATGATTTACAAAGTCATAATTTGTTGAAACTATATTTGTCATTTTAAAATATCCTATGGAGAATATGGCATAATTAATCCACCATAAGTAATATCTGTTATATACTCTGGCGTGTCATCAATCCATACATCTATTTTTATTTTATGGTTTTTCCACATAAAACTTTTTTTTGGTTCAAAGTTTGTTCCAAAGCAATTTGCTGGACCGATTATTTTACCTATCGTATTCTTTGCATCTTCCATCATAGGTTCTGACCTTGCAGAAATGCAATAGACAGTATGTCCTTTTGAAATAGCATTTTTTATAAATTGATCCCATAATACCGGATCAACGGTATATGTATTATCATAGTCTATTGATATTATCATCTTTAATTTTCTGCATTATATTTTATACTGTGTCCTACATTTTTAATTTCTTTTTTTAACATTTTTGCAAAGTTATCAATGTCTGACTCATCAAACGACCATCTTTTAGTTGAAATAACTACATATGCTCCGGCGCCACTATCTAATACTTCAACATTTAATTGTTGAAAGGCATCATCTTTTTGCATACTGTCACTATCTTGTAAAAACTTTAATTTCTTTTCAATAAGTTCCATATTCACATTCCTAAAAGAGGAATACACGGGAACTAGTTCCCGTGTATTTTACAAAAGTTATACGTTAGCGTTTTCCATCACAACTTCGTCAAACACTTCTTCTTTGACACCAAGTTCAGCAATGATTTGATACCTATTGCAACGACCTTTACTACGATTGTAGTCAACAGGAATTGATACTACATCTCGTGGATTGATTTTAAGAACCATAATCCTTTCACCACCAAAGCTTGAAAGATATTCTTTTGAACAAAAATGAAGACCTTCGCTGCAAGTTTGAGTTTTATCATCGTTAACCTGATTTCGCGGCATTTTGACAACAGTAACATTGTCAGAATTGATTTTTACTGTTACTTCGCCATTAAGTCCACCAACGATAGGCATACTTTGAATTTCTTCATCAGTAAACATTTTTGCAAGTTTATTTGGAACAGTTCTGCTATGAACGTCCATATAATCGTTTTTTACTTTTTTATAAGCAAGAAAATGACCATCTGGTGTAATAGGAAGGTTATTTTTTTCCAAGAATTCGTATAGTTCATTTACTGCACGATAACTTGGATTTTCCATAAGATTTTCCATAAAATTGATCATTGGTTCAATAGAGAAACCATCTTGAAACATTTTAATCATTCGTGAGCTTAATGAATTATGGAATTCTTTATCTTTCCAATAAAGTGTTTCACCTTGAATGGAAACATTTCCTTTTCCATAATTGATGATTACTTTTTTAGGATCAACAATGTTTTTTACAGTTTCCCAATCATTGGAACGAATTGATTCCAATACTTTTTCATATGAGATATGTGATTTTGTAATAGTGTAGGTTTCGTTATTAATAAAAATAACGATATTAGTTCCTTGAATTAGATAAGGGTATGAGTTCATTTTAATTTTCTCCTTGGGTTTTGTTTTCAATTAAGTTAATTAAGTTAATACAATCTTTGCGAATTTGTTGTTGTGTATAGTATCTTCCATAATCTGCATACAGTATCAGTGGATACTTTTCCATAAAAGCGTTAAACTCTTTTACTGATTCTGTAAACATTTCTTTAATATTAGTTTTATTAGTATACCTTTTATAGAGTTCTGATAACTTTGAAAAGCTTGTAGGAAAACTACTTAAATCAGCATTATCAAAATATTTTGCAAAATCAGTATCTGGAACAGACGGCAAAATGTCTTTTATAAGAGATTTTCCATAGTTGTTATTTTTTGAGAAAACATATGGAATTAGCATTGGTTTATCAATACTTTCAAGTTTATCTATTAGATATTCTTGAATGTTAACCCAATTTTTCATAGCAATCACTTTTTCTATATCTGATTTACGTATTCCATATACTGTTTTAATTCCCAACAAATGATCAATACCAGATGTATTGAGGTCATCTACAAAACTTTTTATATCCGTTTCTTCGTATCCGTCTTTCCATATACCACTATATCCAGACAGGGGAATATAAAAATGTGTTGTTTTAGTATCATAGTGAGACAGCAAGCTTCCTTGTTTCCAAGTATATGAGTTACGATAAGAATCTTTTTCTAACCGTAGAATAGAAATGTCTTTGTTTTTTGCAACAGTATTTCTAACTACTTTTGGCTTTTCAATTAGATTAGACATTTCCACAATATGTGAGTTTGGAGGATTGTGTATAGCTTTAAAAAACCCATCATAGTCAGCTTCTTTGTCCTTGGTTGCTGGATAAAGAATATAAATATGTGTATAATGTTTTGGTCTATTATGTTTAAAATGGTGTTTTACGTGCTGTAATGCTCCGTGTTTTTTATCGTATTTTACAAATACGGTATCGGTATCAACTTCAATAGATAACTTTTTTACATAAGAACCAGTTTTATTATCATAAACAGTGTGTTCTGTCATATTTCTAAAATTCTGTGAATATGAATCATACTTGATATGACGAACAGATACATTATACTTATTTTCTATTTCTGTTGACAATAGATAAATATCTTCTAACGAAAAATAATTTACATTATTTTTAATCAATGGAGATTTTACATTATTTTTAATATAATTAATAACAGAATTTTTCCATATGTTTGTTTGATATTTATCAAACAAAAAGAAACAAAGTTCCCATTCGTTTGTAATATGTGCTACTTCTTTTTCAAGAGAGTAATCCAAGCGATTTTGTAAAGATTGCAATTTTTCTTTGATAGAATTGATTGTTTTAGCAGTGTATGAAAGACCTTCACGGCTTGCTTGAAATTCAACATCACCGATGTTGAATGTAATTTCAAGATTGTGCCTCAATAATTCTGCAAGATTTCCCAAGTTGTTTTCTTTATTAGGAACATCAATTGGATATGCGATATTTCCCATAATTGCAACACTTGAACTATTATTAACGCTATATTTCATAACGTTGATATTGTCAACGATGTTTACTTCTTCATATTCAGGAGTAAATACGCTGCAAGTTCTTCCTGTAAAGTTTGGCTTCACTTTAAAGTAAGTCAAAACATATTTTGCTTCATTTTCAAACTTTGAAAAATCATAAGTATTTTCTACAGCAAATTTAACCTCAACACCATTTGGTTCATCAGTTGTTAAATCTGCCATACGTGCAACAGAAGGAACACCTTGTTCACTGACAAATGCAGTATAAATACTTTTCACGCCATCTTTGATAGCGGTTACTGTAAAGTTTTCTGTATAAGAAAATGGAGACTTAGAACCGAGACCAAGTGCACCAATGAAATCATTTGAATCTGATTTAGTAGATTCAAAATAAGTCGTATAAATATTAACAACTTCTTCGTGTGTAAGACCAGTTCCATAGTCACGAATAGAAAAATATGGTTCAATACTAGTTGGAAGGTGCAAATCAAACGGAGTGTTTACATTATTTGCTGCTACGTGACTATCCCACGCATTACAAGAAAGTTCACGAATAATAGCACGAATCTTGTTTGCATACAATCCAGAACTAAGAATCTGAAAACTGTGAAAATTTGACTTGATTTTAAATTCGTTTACAGAAGTTATATTTTTATATTCTGCTACGTTTTCTGGTTTAGTATTAATTTTCATAATAGTTCCTTTATTTATACAGTTTGTGGAATTACTTCTTTCCAAGTTAAATTACGATCCATAGTTCCTACTAATGCGTGATTTCCATTATTATCTATAGCATAGATAAGTCCAGAACGCAAGCGATTAGGTTCCTTTAAAACTACCTGACAATATGCCTTTGCGTGTTTAAAATCTTCAAAAGATTGATATACTTTTGTTCCAAAGCCAGGTTGAAAAAAAGAAACATTATAATACACTGCATTGTCTCTTACTTTTTGTTCGTGTTCATCAACTACTTTAAGCGGTTTAGAACGGGAAGGTGTTTTTTCTGTTTTTGTCATCTGTTACCAACGCTTCTTCTATTAAGATGTTTCTTACCATAGCATCATAGTTGGTGTATGTCAACTCCTTTAATTCTGGATGTCTATTTTCCAAAAAAGGATTTCTATTATCTACTTTTAAATGAATATGTGTGCATTTGTTTTGTTTTAATAGATTTTCATTTCCAATATATGGAACAATTTCTTTTTCTTGGCTTGTATTTAAAACAACACTTTTTTCTATCACTATGATTCTTCCGTCACCATTGCATACATTACAATTATGTGTATTGTATTCATAATCATTTCGGTGATAATCAACTAATGTTTCTGTTGTATAAAATCCCAATCCATCGCATTTTGCACATAAACTTATTTTAAAGTTTTCTCTATATTCACACCTACCAAACGAAAAAAATTTATTTATTTTGTCTTCCATTTCTTTAGATATCATAATTATAATCCTAAAATTTTACTACAATTTTCATTTAATCCGATATGTGGATTTTTTATTAACCAATCGTGAACCTGCGAAAAATAAAAAGATGCATCTTCTTGATTATTGTCTAACAACAAAATTTCTGCTTTCTTAGTAAATTCAATTAGTGTTTTAATATTAATATCTCCATTATTTTCGGTTCTATTGTATGTTTTTGCTGGTCTTTGATTTGTCATTTTAATTCCTTAATAATTTTGTTACGCATAGGTCAATGCCAATTCGCATATTTGTTCTTTTGATAATTTTAATTCAATACAATAATTAGTAAAAGAATATTCTTTACCATTTATATACCACTCCTTTGTTCCATTTGCTCGTTCAACAGCAGGGCCATCAATGCGATGAAGTTTGTCATTTTGATGCCAAATTTTGGTTCCACTTGGAAATTCAACAAGTCCATTAAGCATAATGTAATACCAATTCACATATTTGTTCTTTTGATAATTTTAATTCAATACAATAGTCAGTAAAGGAATATTTTTCACCATTTATCCACCAACTTTTTCTTCCATCTGCATATTCAATAGCAGGGCCATCACTCCGATGACATTTGCCATTTATATACCAACTTTTTGTTCCATCTGAATATTCAACTGCAGGGCCATCACTCCGATGACGTTTGTCATTTATAAACCACATTTTTGTTCCATCTGCATATTCAACAGCAGGGCCATCAATGCGATGAAGTTTGTCATTATGATACCACCTTTTTCTTCCATCTGTTTGTTCAATGGCAGGGCCATCACTCCGATGAAGTTTGTCATTATGATACCACATTTTGGTTCCACTTGGAAATTCAACAAGTCCATTACGCATAATGTAATACCAATTCACATATTTGTTCTTTTGATAAATTTAATTTAATACAATAATCAGTAAAAGAATATTCTTTACCATTTATAAACCACATTTTTATTCCATCTGAATCTTCAATAGCGGGTCCATCCCTCCGATGACGTTTGCCATTTATATACCACATTTTTATTCCATCTGAATCTTCAATAGCGGGTCCATCACTCCGATGACGTTTGTCATTTTGATACCACTCCTTTGTTCCATTTGCTCGTTCAACAGCAGGGCCATCAATACGATGACGTTTGTCATTTATATACCACTCCTTTGTTCCACTTGGATATTCAACAAGTCCATTACGCATAATGTAATACCAATTCACATATTTGTTCTTTTGATAATTTTAATTCAATGCAATAATCAGTAAAAGAATATTCTTTATTATTTATATACCACCTTTTTCTTCCATCTGGAAATTCAACGGCAGGGCCATCACTCCGATGACGTTGGCCATTTATCCACCAACTTTTTCTTCCATCTGCATATTCAATAGCAGGGCCATCACTCCGATGACATTTGCCATTTATATACCAACTTTTTGTTCCATCTGAATATTCAACTGCAGGGCCATCACTCCGATGAAGTTTGTCATTTATATACCACCATTTTGTTCCATCTGAATCTTCAATGAGTCCATTACGCATATCTTTTACCTTTTATAATAAATTTGACATAGCGAAACAATCTAACGACAAAATTTCTACGTTTATATACCAATATTCCATTTGGTTTTATTGCAATTAGATCATAACCATTATAATAAGGATACAAACTATTCAGTGACATATTTGAATCAGGGTGGGCAGTAACATACTGCCCACCAATTAAATTATATTGTTTTTCAAACAGCATAAAAAATCCTTTCTGTTGAAGATGGGATTACCTTAGCTGAATTGGTTCTTCAATTCCAAATTCAAATGCTTCATTTGCACGAGAGGTGGATACAATTTGAAAGTCGTCAAGGTTTATTGATGGATATCCAGAAATATTCAGCCAAGTTCCTTTCCAAAATGAGCCAAGTGCGGTTTCATATACTCGTTTTTGATCTACCAATTTAGTTTGTTCATTGGCAAATTCAATCCTTCCAGCTTCAATAATTCTCTGTAATTGAACATATACAGTTGAATCTATTTGTGGATTTTGTTCTTGAATCCATTGAAATACAGCTTGTGAACCATCTTCTCCATAACGTCCTTCCAGCGCAGCAGTGACAACTTGTGTTAAATCATCACGCTGCATTGCAGGGATTTGAGCAGCCTCAGAAACACGATTTCCATATTGTGCAAGCACGTTACGATTATTTTCGTATGTTGCTACAATATTTTGTTCAAGACGATTTCCCAAATTATATGCAGAAATATAACTTACTGCCGAAAATGCAACTGCTCCAAAGATAACGATTGCACTTGAAATTGCTAAAATACTTTTAGTTTTCATTTTTAATTCCTTTTATTTAGATTTGATCTGATTTTTAGATAGAAGTATAGTTATTATAGGTGATGCAATCATCAAGAAGATAAATGCTAATATCATAGCCCAAGTAGGAGGCGGAATATCATCAGCAAGATATTCAAATTCGCTCATATCTTTTTGATTATAATGAGCAACTATATTTTCACTTATAATTTTGTTTATTTTTACATAATCTAACTCATTTAGGTTCAGTATTTCATCACGAATTGAAACATTTACTAATTCATTAGAACTCCAACTACGAACATCTGCCCAAATTATTTGATTATTGTTGATACCTATTGATACTATTACATCATTAATATTATGCGCTTCCCACGCCTGTGACAACCTATTGGCAAATTCCTGTGTTTCGCCAGTAATTGCTATAATCACGTTTGCGTTTGTTTCTCTAATGTTAGAATTCATTGCAGAAAGTTGATTATTCCATTCGTTAAAAACCGCAGGACTAAATTCAACTCCATATACTACAAGACGATTTACTTTATAGTAATCACGAACTTTTGGGTAAGAAAGTGGTGGTAACACATCACTTGGCAATTTTTCATTAAATAAGCTATCATACGCTCCACGAATATAATTTGTATAAGCAATACTATGTGTTACTGGGTCTCCTATATTTATTTCAGAAAATCTTGGAGGAATATCTTTACCCTGACGATCAATTCTGCTAATTTCATATCCATCATTGATATCTGTTTTTACAAAATAACGTTGTTCCCAACTATATATGTAATTATACTGTGTTTTATAGTTTGTGGTGCAACTACGAATTCCATTAGATGATGTAGTGCAAGTTTGTCCATCTGGAACTGTACGTGTTCTATATTCTGTGCAAAAATTGTCAGTCCAGTCGTTCCATCCCATAGGACAATTTTCTTTTCTTTGGTTAAGTTCAGTTACTAAGCCATTAACAAGTTTTGTGTCATATGTTTGGGAATAGCTTCCAAAAGAAAATATAGAAAAAATTACAAAAAGAGATACTATACTTTGTGCAATCATTTCTTTATATGTGAACTCATTTTTAAAATATAATTTTGAAAACAAAATCCACACAACTACAGGAATAAAAAACAAAAAAGTATAGTATCCCATTTTGATAACCCTCTTTACGACATTGCTTGGTTTAGATATTCAATAAGACTTTTCTTATTAAAATTGCTTCCGGTTAGTGGACTTTGTGGCATACCCAAGTGAACCCACAATTTAAAATCTTCACTATCCATATGTTCATATGAACTCCAAGGAATGTTATGATGACTTCCATCTGGGTGAATCACAGTATGAAAAATTTTACGAACATCTTCTTCAGTGTCATAATAATAGGTATAACTGTATCCGTTCATTTATGTTTCTTTCTTAAACAGTGGTTTCTTGTTTGTTGATTTTTTCTGCCCAAATTTTTGAAGCAGTCTTTTTGCTCTCTTTAAGAGCAAGTTTCATATGAAGAATTCCTTCAATCTTTCCTTTATTCCAAGTGATAGCACGAATGATATCTCCATTGTAGTTTTCAGCAAAAATCATATACATTTTAGTTTCTCCTTGCTACGTTGTCGTCATTCTATTATGTGAAGCATCTGGTTCTTACGAAGATAGCGAATCTCTGTTTCAATGTCAACTAGATTCAGTTCACCAGATTGGGTATTTTCCCATAGTTCATATGCTATCTCTATATCTTCGTAATTTTCAAAAAGTTCATATATATCTCCATCATAAATTTCATCAATATATGTTTGTAAAGATGAACTAATTATTTCATCAGTATTCAATTATTTCTCCTTCATTGTGCAATGATTGCTTTGGTATCAAACAGTTAAATGAGTGTCAACTACTTTGCAAGAGATTCTGCAATTTCGTGAATACGATACCTTAATTCATCATATTCATCATATTTCTGTCTTATTTTCTTTTCTTTATTAGAAATTTGTTTTATATTTACAGTTGGAGAATTTACCCAACATTTATACATAACATTATTATTTTTATTTATTTTTTCAGATTTTATATTTTTGTTTCGTATTAAGTTGTATTCAGATTCTTCTAAGTATACTGGTTTAGGATATTCTCCATTAATCAAAATTTCTATTGACTTTGAAATTACATTGTCAGGACCATATTTTCTATCAATATAAGTAAATTTATCACTTCCACCTATGCCTACCATACCGATTATAAATTTTTCTATCCAATAATCATTATAGTCTATATCATCTTTTGTAAACTGATAAAGCTTTTTGTCATAAACAATGACGTATGAACTTCCTTCATCAGTCATTATTATCCAATCGCTTGTATTTGTAGTATCCAAGTTTTTTTGCTTTTGTTTTGATGGTCTTGACAAAATAGAACCAACAATGGCTTTTACACGAGCAGAAGTTATAACATCGTTTTTTACCAAATAAGAATAAAATCCGCTTTCCATATAATCCCGAACCATTTGAGAATGAACTCTTCTGAAATTCTTAAGACCAGACCGGGTGAACCCACCACTACTTTTTTCAGGATTTCTCTGACGTTTTAATTTTACCAATAATGTTCCAAATCCAAAATTTCTGTATTCTTGGGCAACCATTATAAGTAAAGTTCCCCACTCATTTTCAGTTTTACCAACAATTTCATTGGTATCTTTTCTTATTGCAGCATATTCATAATCATATCGCTTTTCAGCAGGAATAATCATCTTTATTTCTTCATCATTCAAATATGTAGCTAATCCGTTTTCATCACGAACTATATTATTATCTTGGTCAGTTTTTACATATTTTTTGTCCCAACGATCATCTGCTTTTTCTCGTATTTCAAAAACAATATTATTAATTGTTATTGTGTTAATTAGGTTCTGATAATCATCTACAGATTCATATGCGTTTAATTTTTTTAAATCTACATCATATGCATCAGATGGATGAAATTTATCTTGTGGATTAACCAAATTATAATATTCTGAAAATGTCATCAATGCTGGATCAACTACTTTTTCAATATATGGTCTGGTAGCTTCTTTTAGTATTTGACCAATCCTCATAAAAATTCTCCTAATTATATTAATTATTTATTACTATGAGAATTTTAAATAATATTGTTTATTGTTAAATTTAGATTTATAACAATATATTTCACTTGTATCAACTTCTAACTTCCATTTTAAATGTGGATGCAAGATATATTTAACATCATTCAAAATTGTAGTTCCGATTCCACTATATACATCAAAATAGAATTCTTCATCTACTAGTTTTCCTTCTGTTATTAACGAACGTAAAAAATTAATATCATTTACAACAATACCATCTTGATATGCAATATTAGATTTAAATTTAATATTTAAATAACTTTCAACAAATTTATGTGCTTTTTCAGTAAATTTTGATCCCAGTTTTAATATACCATTATTCATAGTTCTACTGCGTTCACGATATGAAAATACATAACCTTTCCTAACCAGAACTTCTTCTGTTTTAGGATTTACAGCATAATAAGTATCATCAAATATATATCTACGTTGTGCTACTGATAAACTATAATATTCTTTCATAATTTCACTTTTTGTAGTCATATTTGAAATTCTTTCTTTGCTTCTGTTACTGCATTAATCCTAGCGTTTTCCAATCCTTTTTTAATCTTATTAACATCAGTCTCACCATTTGGAAATACATCAACAAACTTTACACTTCTAACATTATTCCAAATTTTTGGAAGTAACTGTAGTTCATCAATAGAACAATGTTCACTTCCCAACCTGCCACGACTATCAACGATCCCTACCCAATACAATAAGTCAACTGTGGTTTCATCATTCCACGAATTCATATCGCTAAACATTTTAACATAAGTTTTTGAATTCAACTCAGTTAATTTATGCATATACATATGATATCGTGTTGCTTTTTTTACACGATTGCACATAACTGTAGGAACACGAAGCCTTTTACAAAAACTTTCAACCACTGATACACCATTAACATCGTGTCCATAATGTTTTGGTAATTTATCCTTTGGTGTCAATCCTTTTCCAAAATCGTGAACTAATGCAGCAAGACGCAATAATAGACCAAATTCTTCTCCAAATTCGTAACGAGTTGTTTGTGTCAATACAAGCATAGTATGCTCATATGCATTCCCTTCTGGATGCCACCTATGACTTTCCAATGCACTACAAAGTGCATATATTTCTGGGAAAATAATATGCAAGACATCACACTCTAATAGAGTGTCAAAAAACAAACGAGGATGTTTTTCCATAAGTGCCCGACTTAGTTCTTTCCAAATTCTATCGGGTTGAAGTTCATCAAGAACCCCAGACTTTCCCATCTTATGAATTAATGTTTTTGTATCTTCTGCAATCTTCCAATCACTTCCAAATCGTGCACGGAATCTTGCAATTCGTAATACACGAACAGGATCATCCATAAATGCATCACTTGTATGACGTAAAACTTTATTTTTTATATCAGTTTCACCATCAAAAGGATCAACCATAGTGCAAAATTCATCAGTTGGACCAACTGCAATACTGTTAATTGATAAATCCCTGCGTTGTAAATCCGAAATCAAATCAACAAAGTCTTTTAATTTTATCATTATACTCACTCCAATCTGAATCACACTATATGACTATTTGTCTATGCTGTCAACATAAACAAATTATTTCATATTTTTGAAAACTGTCATTAACTCATTAATATTATATTCTTTTTCTGGATCATACCCAAGATCAACAAACTTTTGCAATAATTTTGGATTAAGATTTCCACTTTGATGTATTGTATCAAACCCAAGATAACCACTGCCTGTTTTCTTTTCTACACGAGCAAGAGCATATTCTTGTTTTGATTCAGGATGCAAATATACAGGAAAATCTGCACCTACTTGAACAAATCCATTTTCTATCATTTCATCGTGTGATGAACCAACAACTAACCAATCATAATCCTCACAAGGACGATGCATTAGTTTATCACGAATTGAACCACCTACCATAAATATTTTCATTCATCTTTCCATTTCTTAATTACATCTATATCTTTTGAAATATAACACGGGTTATTAGGCAATACTTTGTTTGTTACTACATATGATTCGTTTGAAGGTAACGTATCAGTTAGAGCAGAATATACAATATAGTTTCTATATAACATATGTATGTATTTTCTTTCTTCTAATGTAAATTTTTCATTTGCCATTATTTCTGTTATATCTGACATTAAATATATTACTTTTCCAATCAATACATCTGAATCCAATTCTTGTTTGTTAGACATAACTATCCCCGTAAATCAAATGACTACAATCTGTTTACACATGTGTTCAATGAGAGTCAATAGGTAAGATAATAAGATTAAATGAGATATTAAGTAATTTCACTACGTTTCATTACTTAATAATCATAAAATATATACAATTCTTCGTTAATCACTCAGAATTTGTATATATTTTCTTTTTTTTATTTTTAATTGATTTATTAATTATAATTATTATTATATAATCTTAAGATATATTTCCGAGGAATGGACACACTTTGCCCTTCCGTGGGCAAAGCATGTCCTTAGAAAATTTGCATTTCCGTATCAAGACACTCTACACAATAAAACCTATATCGTTAGGAAATGGCGGTCACGCTGTACCATTTTACTTACTATCTTCGTTATGACGCAAGAGCATTAGCCGTGTAGATAGCTTTTTGCTCCCTGTAGGTTCCGTAATCCAACTAGATTAGGTGTTCACGATTGCCTACTCTTTTTAGGGTGGTCATCCCTGACGTAAACCAACTCATATATTGGTAAAATATATAAGTGCACATTTCTACTATATCTATTCACTATCTAACTTAATAAAAAGTGAAAACGTAGAAGAAAAAAAACATTTTCATTTTCTGTGCTATGTGTTTTAATACCATATGACTGAACGAATCAGACTTTATATTTATACAACATATTTGCGTCTATGTCAAGTATGTTCTATAACTTTTATAGAAGTTTCTTTTATGGCACTTTCACATATTGGACAAGGTTTTGCAGAACGAGGATTTCCCTCATTATCATAGCGAAAAACTACAATTCTATGTGCTTTTTCAAGATTTTTACATTTTACTATTGCGTGAATTTCAGCGTGTAGATATATTTTATGAGGCAATCCAGCTTTTTCAGAATATGCTGCTTGAACTGGATGCGTTTTGGTATAGGAGTTTTTTCCAATAGAAAGAACCCTGCCACGTTTATCATAGATAATAGCAGTAATGTTAAAACGTTTTTTAGACATTGATTATCTCATATCTGAATTGGTTTGTGCCCAGTTAGTCCTACTACGTAACTCATTAAATTTTCTACATCATCGCAAGATAATCCATCTTTGAAGAAGTATCTAAGCTTTGTTGGTAATGTATTAAACCGCAATTCATATTCATAAGTAATATCATCGTTTGTGATAATACTAAGTTCATAGTTGTCTCCATATTCATAAACCGCTTGTTTATAAAAATGCATACCTGCTTCAGGATCAACAATTATCAAATCGTTTGGATCAAAATATTTTATCATTTAAGTTTTTCTTTCCAGAATTCTGCCAACACTTCTTCATAATTCAACATTTCAAAATGTGTTTTATATTTTGATTCTGCCCACTTACGAAGTTCTTTAAGGATTTCAGTTTCCATTTCGCTGAATACTATTTTCATTTCTTGTCACTCCATAAGGTTAAGCGTGCGATTCTTCTTCGCACACTTCTTACATAACTCGCCCAGAGTGTTGTGTCAATAGACAATCTTTTTAGGAACTGATCCCGTATTTTTTCATTAGCTTTTGCAACTTTTTATCAAACAAAGGTAATCGTTTCATTATTTTATTAGCAAAGTCCAAAGTCCATTCTTTTAAGCTACTCATAAAACTTTCAGAAATAACTTCTTCTTTTATTTTAACATCACGCAAAGAACCTTTTCTTCCAGAAATCTCTTTAATGTTTGTATATTTTTCTTTTAAATCTAATAGCTTTGAAACTATGTCTTTATCCAATAAATCGTGTAGTTCTTTAAAAAACCCATCTACATCAAATTCTTCTTTTTGTGATGGGCTTATATCTTTTGTTATTGTCATAACAGTTGAAACTGTTTTGATATATTTTGTTTTTAATGCATCTTCTGCATCAAACAGTGCTTCCGTTACTCTTTTAATATTATCAGTCATAGAGTCTTTAGTTTCTTTTAACTCTTTTTCTAATTTTTTAACTTCCATAAACTGCTTTGCTAATTTTGTTATTTCAGCAGATTTTTTACCTTTAATGTCAATAGTTAATTTATCTTTCTCATCAGTATATGAAATTTCATTATTAGGAGTTCTCGCTTCTAATACATTTAATATTTTTCTTATTTCTTGACCAGTAGTTTGTGTCATAATAATCTCCAATTATATAATACATATTTATTTTATTTTGACAAAACTGCTTCTTCATAACTCATTTCATCAATAAGAACAACTTCACTTTCTGTAAGTATATATGCTCTTGCACCAAAGTTGTTTTTACTATCATCATAAATTAATTCAGAGGGACCAAGTATCTTGACCCCTCTTGCATAAGAAATAGTATTTTCTGTTTTAATAATATAAACAGGTCTTTTTCCGTTATCACGATAGTTTAATGCAATAATTGATCTATCTATATGTATTTTAGTTGTCATTGTTTAATTAATCCCATTAAATGATTAATTATGTGAAAATTGTATTTTTTACTTTCAGAAGTATTTTCACACACATCAATGTTTTCTAATTTAGATATACTTTTAAATTCATCATCATATTTAATTCTATATAATGTGTTTTGTGTATTTATTATTTCTTTAATTGGTTTACAAGACAATACCCATTCTATATAATCATCTTTTGTTAATTCTATTCCTATACAAGTTATGATTTGAGAAGAATAAATCAAAAACCCTTCTTGTAATTTCTTGTTAGTAGTTTTAAGTTTTTTTGATTCTACACAAGATATAAAAATTTTATTTAAAAAATTGGTTGTTTTAATTTCAACAACACGGTAATTAAATATAGAATTGTCTTTTAATACTGATATTTCGCACATATCAGCATTTATAGGCATTGACATTGTTTCAACCAATTTTGTTTTCATAATATTACCATCCTGGTTCGCTATATTCTCGTGTTTTTGTATATGTAGCACTTCCCTGCATTCCATATGTTGGACATACACTTAATCTTTCAGGAAGTCCTAGATCATCCTTTTCACCACCAATACCACATATAAACAATGCTCCGCTAGTTTCAGGAGAACTGGTTTGCATTGCTACTGCAACTCTGCGAAGTATTTTTGCTGCTTCTATGGACTTATCTTGTAATTCATTAGAAAGAACATGTTCTTTTTCATATCCCAATGCTTCTACTAATTGAAAATATAACTGTTCATAATCAGGAGTATTATTCATTTTGATTGTTCCTTTTTTCTGTATTGTATCCTTCTTCTAATCCGATTGCAAGAGAAGATACTAACCATTGTTCTATTTCGTATTGAGTTTCTAATGGAATTCCTTTCAATAAATTTACAAATCTATCTTTACGATATGATCCAGATTCTGTTTCGTTCATCCATTCTAAGTATATTTTATGTATGTCTTCTTCTTTAAAAACTGTTTTATTACTCATTTCTCTTTCTTTTTCCGTCACGATTCTTGATTTTCCTTTTCATAGTCCCATCCTTGATGACCTAGAGTTTCATACATTTTAAATTCTTTTGCTAAGTCTGAACATCGTTTTGGTTGTCCTATACTTCCAACAACGGCAAAACAATTTTCACAACGATATGAAAAATCTCCATCAAAGTGTGCACGACTATTACAAGGTAAATATATAGTATGTTTCATTTATCTCACACATATGCTTTTAATTTATTTCCAGATTTAGTATCAAATGTAACAACCATATGATAAAACTCATCCTTATTATTAAAGAAATAATCGTGTTTACGTTCTTCTAAATATGTATTATTTTTTCCCCAATTATAGGTATTAAGATTAGTAACGGAATTGTATAGTTGAATAATTTCATTATTTTTAAATGAATCTAGACAAAAATATTTACATACGTATTCTACTTTCATACTTTTATGAATAGAATAATCTCTATTTTTTTCTATTTTATATAAAAAGTTACTTGCTTTTGTATATATACTTCCACGTTCGTTGTAATTGTTTACTAATACATCTAATTGATCTTGAGTATCAACCGAGACAGGTTCTAATGATAAAGTAGTATTTTTTCCAAATTTAGGTGCACCGATGGTTAACGCAAAAAAGTTACTATATCCACTATATTCTATACTACAATTTTTGTCATTTAACAAGTTGTTTGCAAGAATTTCTGCATCTGAGTCTAATATAGTTTCGTCTGATAATATAGAAGCAAGTTTTGGATTATTAATAACTAATAATTTCTTTTTGTTATCTGTATTAATATAAATTATATGAATAGATTTTTCTGACACTTTTATTTTATTAGCATTGCTATTATTATAATAATAACTAATTCCAGTCAAAAACATTTTACCAAGCCAGATTCCAGATATGTTATTTTTTAATAGAATTTTATTTCCTATTTTAACGTCTTTCCAACTGGCAGACATTTCTGACACTTTTGTATTTTCTACTGCTTCTTTGTATTCTTTGGTTGAAGTGCTAAGTAAAACGTTGACTTGTCCATCACGCGCCCATACACACGTATCTGAAATTTCTCCACGATCAATCATACCTACGGAAAGCAATTGAGCAAGATTATGACTAGTGATTTCCAATTCAAATCCTCTAGGGTCTTCTATACGCCATTTGTCACTTCCACCATAGCTGCTGCTACGAATATCAGTGGTCATTTTGAACCCACTCATCGGAATATTGTTAATAATCATAGTAGGCAGTGATTTTGTGTTTCTGGAAGATCGGTTTGCCCAACTATCCACAGTTGACATACGTTTTTTTGCAGAAGAATCTTCTCCCCAAGGAGTTATAAACCCTAATGGAATTTTTTCATTATTTCTTTTAACCATACCAACATAGTGTTTTTCTGGAATCTTTATATTACTTTTATACATTAAAACTTCCTTTTAATTAATCTTCGTTATTTCCTAATAATATTAAAATAAAAGCATACATTTTGTCAATTTCTTCTATTGCTTCCATATATGGTTTAGCAGCTTCGTCAGCAGCTTTTCTTTTTTGTTTGTTCATTTCTGCAATAAGTTCTTGTTTTTGTGCAAATAATTCTTGTAATGTTTCGTCATTTGCAACAGCACTTATTTCACTTATGCCAAGTGCAGAAACTGAAAGTCTCGCTTTTTTAATTGCATCACTCATTTTTTAACTTTTTATATTCTGTATTACCAAGATTTAATAGTGCTTCAATTTTTTTTAAATCACAGTTAAGTGCGGGGTCATTTAAGTATACAAGGTTATAACCGTGACGATGCATACAGCGACCATAATATAGAGCGTATCCGTTACCGTGTAGCTCAATCGTGTATCTTGGCTCACACGTGCAAGGTTCAAACAGTGATGCCAAACTATTTACTTCTATCATTTTTATTAAGGATATAATACTAATACACGAGGATTAGCTTTATATTCTTCCCATTCATCTTCGTCCATATCGGCTTCTGTTGCATCCCAACTTGCATCATAAATTTCAAATTCATATTTATCAAATTGAATTAATACACCATCTGGATCAGCACCACTCAATTTTTCAAATCCATTTCCTTCACTATCTTTTTGAATATAAATATCCATTTCTGGATCAAGTGAATTCAATTGTTCAATAAGTTCTTTTACTTTCATCCTCTATAATCTCCTACGCTTAAATCGCCTTTTAAACCATATCTGGTAGTTTTGTTAAATTCCGGAGAACGCATTCTTGGCGGTGATACTTTTAAAGATAAGTTGATCCACTCTTCCATTCCCATACCATCATGACCTTCTTCATATATAACATACAATCCCTCACTTTTCCAGAAACTTTGAAAATCATTCCAAATATCTTGATGTTCAGCATTTCCTAAGAAACACTTCTTAACCCAAGATTTCTTTTCATAACTTTTTATTTTCTTTAAAGGAATTTTTCCTTCGTTAATTTGTGAAATCAACGTATCTTTAATTGAATCTAACCATTGTTTAGTTTGTTGACGTTCTCTTTTAATTGCGTCTACTGACGCATTATGTTGATTTTCTAAACCAACTATTTTAGCTTTTTCAAGTTCTTCCATAGTTTCTTTTAGCTTGTTAATAAGACTCATGTATATCTTTCCTTACCTTGTTTAAATTTTCAAGTCTTTTTCCAGACAATATAGCAAAAGGTCCAATATAATAATATTTTAGTTTAATGTCACTATAATTATGTTTTTTTGATATTTCAATGCGAAAATCTATATATCTAATATTATTTCCTTTATGGACCCAAGGAGTTTTTGTTTTCCAGTCATCTGATAAAAGAAAATAAATAATTTTCTTTTTTGTTTTTATTGAAAATATTTTTTTAGACAACTTCATAACCCCATTTATACATTGAGTTAATAAAATTATCGTGAACGATTGAATAATCATGATCAAAATCACGATTTATTCTTAATTCTACAAATCCATTTTTATTTTCAACTTCATCAATAATATCTTTTGCTTCTCGTAATCCAAGTCCACTAATTGACCGAACTTCTTTGATTGCATTGATGATTTTACGATCTTCTCTTTTTGTATTTGCTTTTTTGCCGATATTGAAAACCATTTTACAACTGCTTTCACCAATAACGTAAAACGTCAAAATATCTAATTTCAATTCAGGATCAAAAGCATCCAACATATTAATCAGTTTTTCTTTACCGATAGGACCAAGTTCTCGTTCTAATACTTTGATAGAACTTATAATTGCTGATATTGATTTTTTGTCATATTTAAAATCATAAATATTTTCTATCATGATGAAATCTCTTTTCTAATTGGTGTATTGACACTATAACACATAGTGTCACAATGTCAATACGTAGTTATGAGTATTTTTCAACAATTAATTTTAATTCGTTAATTAGTTTTTCTACCGGAACTTCTCGTTTGATTGCATTATCTAATGATCCGTAATGTTGTTCCAAACAAGTCAATAATAATTGTTTTATTTCTTCTTCATTTGGATACGATCTTAAATCACTTTTAATGTAAAGTTCTTCAAGATGTTTTTCTTTTTCGTCAAACCAACTACGAAGTTTTTGTTCAGACCATTCTCCCCGACGAATAGATTTTAATATTTCGCTATTTCTTTCTATATCCAGATCGTGTTCTATAAGAATTTGTTCTGCTTCTAATAGAAGTCTTACAATGTGGTATCCAAATTTAACATCATACCCATATTTTTCAATGCTTTCTTGACGTTTTGGATTTGAAGAATTAGCTTTTGTTCCTATTTTATGTAATTGCGAATAGGAGTATCCACGCATCTTGTGATAAGAACCTTTATGTAGAAACATTTTTCTATTATCACGAACAAGCTGTCCAACCGGAGAACAGTATAATACACACCTTTGCGGAGTAAAAATAATATCAACCATATTTGGATTATTTTCCATTGCAAGATGAAAGAATTTAACAATAGAATATATACTAAAATCATATTCTTGTTTTGAAGACTTATCAATAATATGATGTTGCTGCCAATTTTCAAATCGTGAAATTTGAGTTCCAAATCCTAAAATTTCTCCACGAAGATGCGGAAATATCATTTCTTTTGGAGGAATGCAAAATCCAACGACATCCATATCACTTGTATCGCTGGAAACAGCATATGATACCGATCCAGTTATTACACAATAGTGCAAATTTTGTGGCAACCATTTTGGCGGTTGACACAATGTTCTATCTTGTATTACATCAAAAATATTTCTACCCATCGTTATTTTCCATTAAATTAGTAAGTTGTTTTGTTGTATCAACGAAATTACTATGAAGGATTGCGTTTCCTCCATAATTCGTCCAAGAATCGCAATTCTTTTTGAAATCATCAATCAGAATATCACCTTGATTTTGCATAAATAATGCTTTATTTTTTCCACCAAGAACAGGAAGAATTAAAATATCTTTAGATAAATTCATTTTAACCCATTGTTTCTTTTGTATTGCACTCACATTATAGCTTGTTTTGGGACAAGCTGTAAGAATAATAGGATTAAGATGCTTGATACTATCGAAAAACTCTAAAGCACCATCCATAACAGGAAGATCAAGAAAAAAAGTTTTATATGATTCTATCTTTCTCCACATTTCAAAATCTGAAAATGAATCGTGACGTGTTCCAAAATAACTTTGAAAATGACCTTCAAAGTCTGCCATTACCCCATCAAGGTCTAGAAATATTCTATTTTTCATATCTATCTAACTTTACTAGTGTTTCTTTGTATTTTTCTGACAAATACCATTTTATTTCGTCACTTGATTTAATCCATTCTATTGCTTTTTCAAAAGCTTTGTATTTATCATATGTAGTTTCTGCATTTAAAAAATCTTTTTTTAGATTTTCTATTGATACAATTAAACCTTCTGTTGGCTCATATTTTATATCCAATTTCTTCCTACCTTTTTTTCTGGAACGGTTGCTTCTTCTATTGATATTTCTGTTATGTTGTATTCATCTTTCAGACCATTTTTTTCATCATCTTCGTGATACCATTCACTCCACCAACTATATTCAAGACGAAATGCTTTTCCATCTTCAAATACAAAATCGTGAGTTTCATCACCACATATATCCCAATCATACAACTTAATATTATCGTAAAAATACTTTATGATTGAACTTTTATAAATATCTTCATATTCTTCATAAGGTTTGAAAGTATACTCAATCCAAGGTTTTGGGACATATCCGATTTTATGTCTATACGATTTGTTTTCAGTTGTAGTAAATTTCATTTACCAATCCTTTACTAAAATATCAAAACTAAAACAAAAATTACAATTGAGAAGATAAAAATGAGTGGTCCTGCAATTCTTGTATTATTTCCTTCTATAGGTGGAAATTGGTCATTTGGTTCATAATCGTTCATACTACGCATTCCTGTTTATGTTAAAATTCCGAAAACATTCATCCAAAGCCTCTATGCACTGTAACAACATTGTATCAGTATGTAATGGCGTCGGTATAAATCTTAATCTTTCTTGTCCTACTGAAACTGTTGGATATTGTATTGCTTGTGAGTAAATTCCGTGTTTTTCTAACAATCTGTCACTTATATCTTTACATAGTTTTGCATCTTTTATCATAACTGGTATTATATGTGTGCTTGTTGTTTTATGTATTTCTATGTTTTGATCTTGTAGCATATTTTTAAAATGTTTTACCTTACTTTGATGGTCCAATCTTAATTCATTGTGATCTTTTAAATATTTTATACTAGCTATTGCACCAGCACATATAACAGGAGGTAAACTTGTTGTAAATATAAATCCGCTTGACTTTAATCTTATTGCATCTAATATTTCTTCGTCTCCTGCTATATATCCTCCTATGACTCCAAATGCTTTCCCAAGTGTTCCATTTATTATATCAATTCTATCTTGTAGCTTTAGTTTTTCTAAGTATCCCGCTCCGGTATCACCATATAATCCAACAGCATGAACTTCGTCTATATACGTTATTGCTTCGTATTTGTCTGCAAGATCGCATATGGATTCAATTGGTGATATGTCTCCATCCATACTATACACACTTTCAAACACTATGCAAGGGGTTTTTCCCTCTGATTGTGTCTTTTGTAGTAATTCTTCTAAGTGAGTTAAATCATTGTGTTTCCAAATATGTTTTTCGCATCTGCTATGGCGAATTCCTTGTATTAAGCTTGCGTGATTTTTACTATCACTTATAAAAACTATATTTGGTATTATATTTCCAAGTGTTATCAGGGTCCATTCATTTGCAACATATGCACTAGAAAAAAGTAAAGCACTTTGTTTTCTATGTAATGAAGCAAGTTCTTTTTCTAATGTTATATGATAATGCGAAGTTCCACTAATGTTTCTTGTTCCTCCGCTCCCTGCTCCTGTTTTATTGAGTGCAGTATGCATTGAATCTATAACAAATTTGTTTTGACCCATACCCAAATAGTCATTACTACACCAATTTACAATTTCAGTTATATTATATCTGCCATACCATATATTTTTGGGAAAATTACCTTGTTCACGAACTACATTATTGAATACACGATATCTGCCATCTTTTTTATATTCATCAATAATATTTTTAAAATACTTTTTATCTATCATTGCTCACTCCTACGTGTTTAATACACACTAAGATATTTACAATGTAGTAAACAAATTATTGAAAACTGTATTTTCTTTATGTTCTTTGAAAATCGGCAAGCGACTCGTTGCTTGTATAGAGTCACCTTTTACAAATATTAAAACATTTTGATGACATTTTGCAATTTTTCTACTACTGTTCATATAGTTAAATGACCTCATTGCTGCAGTAGCAGGTTCTTGCAATATAACCATATCGTTATAAAGTTTTAATCCTGCACGTTCAAATATTTCAACAGTTTTGTGAGGAAATTTTAAATAAAATCCGTTTTTATCACGAACGTCACCTACTACAATTGCAGCAAATCTGTTGTCATTTAAATTTGAAAGATGGTATCTTATTATATCTTCATATAGACGTTCAAATGTTTTTGGATTCATATTTGAAAGATCATTTTCTTGATCTGAATATTTTTCTAAATCATAATATGGAGGACAAGTAAAAAAGAAATCAAATTTTTCATCTAATTCTTTTGTAATGCCATCTGCTTCTATCCATCGTGGCATATGACCGATACATAACTTTTTACTTTGTTCTTCATTATGCGCCAACTGTTCTTTGCGTATATCAATTCCTACATAATTTCTTTTTAGTTGTGAAGCAATTATTCCTCTAACAGAACCACCGCAGAATGGGTCTATTACATAATCATTTTCGGTTGTAAACCATAGATACATTATTTCGCAAAGAACGGGATCAAAAATAGATGTTGATTTTTGTTTTTTACTCATTAAATCTGAAAGTTTTAGCAAATTTTCATTTCTGCCCAACTCACTTTGAATTCCTAATTCTAACCATTTTTTTCTTCTATCTTTCCAATATTTTTGCTTTACATCTAATACGCTTATTGGTGGCACAACAAAAATATCAGTTAATTTTCTATCTGTCATATAGAGCTTCTTTCATAATTAAATAAGGGGCAATACTGCCCCTTATTTTTGACATATTTAGTTGTCTTTGTATTCTGGGTCGTGGGTATCAATCACCTTTTCAACCAGATTTCCGTCTACATCAACAATCTTGTATTCATAACGATTATACGAGTTGTCATTTTTGAAGAACATAAACATTTTGTAAGCACCAAATACAAAAAACGTGGCGATAACTGCTACTGTGATGATTGCAAAAGTTTCCATTGGTTTTCCTTTCAGGATGGGTTGGTAGATACGTCTGCTTGACTACCAAACAAGTATCACTGCTGTGTGCTGTTGTCAACCCCTATTTTGTCTAAGAACCTTCCTATTTTATGATCATCACACGGATCAGAAATAAACAAAATCATTTCCCACATAATGAATTCGCATAATTTAGCTATTGCGTATATACTGGTAAATAATAAAATATTTGGTAGCACGTAGTGTAAAATAATTTCCATATTATTAATCCTTAAAATAATTTTTTGCTTCTTGTATTAAATCTTCAATGTGAACTGGTGTATAATTTATAACCTCCATTGATACATTACGATATGGGCCTTCTGGACTTTTATTTTGATGTATATGTCCGTGGATTCCGTATAGAACCTTGCATCCTTCTGCATAACTTTTTGTTTTGTCTACGTGTCTCATCATAGAACTAGTATGCAAAGGAACGTGACTAAACATTAACCCAAATTCAGGAAACATACGCCACATTTGAATTTTATTAAAAAATCCACCAGTAGATAAAAATTTTATGTGATCATGATTCCCCACGATCAAACGTTTACTGCCATTAAACTTTGGCCAAAACTTTTTAAATTCTTCACGATCACCGATGAATACATCGCCTAAACAATAATGAATATCTCCTTTCTTTACAACAGAATTATGCATTTCCAATATATGTTCATTCATTTCTTTTACATTAGAAAATTCTGGACGAACTTTTTTTCCTTCCGAATCTGTAAAAGTTAAAATATTACTGTGAAACAAGTGCAAATCACTACTAACCCATATATCTCTACTCATTTATCTTATCTCCGTATATATTATATAATATAACTTCATCAAAACCTTCAATTTTTTCAGGAATTGCAAAGCTATTAATCATATTTGCAATAATATGATTTGGTATGTGTTTTCCTTTTCTATTTTCTAGTCTGGTAAACAACTCGTTTTCTTCATCTTTATTACGTGGAGGAACAATACATACACATTTTATTGAGTAATATTTTGGAAATTTAGAGATAGCCCATTTTCTTTTTTTAACAGAAACATTTGTTTGATCCCAAAGAACATCTGTTCCTTTTGATATTTCATCAGCAAGTCGTTGATTTTGAATTTCTGTTGCTTCACGAATATAAGTATCCCAGACATCATTATAAGATGATCCTTGTATATTTGCTATATCTTCAATATAATCATCCGTGCTGTATATAAAAACAAAATCATCAAGTTTTTTAATAAACTTTTCACGAATGGTGCTTTTACCACTACCTGGAATTCCTGCCATAATAATTGCATTATTCATTTTTATTCATTTCCCATACTTTTTCTATTACTTTCATACTTATTTGATCTGGATGATTTTCAGAGATATCTATCCCGTTTTCTATAATTGGAGTATATTCATTTTTCCACAATTCAAAATAATTTCTAATTTTTCTTCCAAGCGTATTATGATATACTATTAATTCTTTTTTAGTAGATTTTACAAAAAGCATTTTATCACGTTCTGGTGCTTCTTGCAACCACGTATTAACAGTATCTGCCATATTTTGTATATCAGTTTCATTCATTTTATTATTGTTACCTTTTCGGATGCTCGTGTAATAGCAGTATATAACCATTTGTTCCAATCTTCACGAAAACACCAAGATTCATCTATAATTGTGCAATTTTCCCATTGCGATCCTTGAGATTTGTTTACTGTAATAGTATATCCAAACGTAAATTGCTGTGTATCTTTTAGTTTACCCCAATGTGGTTTTTTATAAAGTGGATTAAAAAAACTATTATGAACATTTACATATAAAGGATGTGATTCTTCATCATCATTTAATACCCCTAAAACACAATAATCACTATCATAATTTTTATTATATTTCTGCGTTACAGTAAACATGCCTCCATTGTATATGCCAATGTTATGATCATTCTTTAAACAAATTAATTTTTCATTTTCTATGGGATAAAGGTCTTTTATTCCACAAGTATTTCTTACATATGAATTAAAAGTTTCTCTTGTATTATTTCTACCTACTAACACTTGATCAGCTTCAAAAATCATTTCATCTGCAAGTTCAGACACGATTCTACTTTCACCATAGTCACCGTAATTTAGTTTTTCACCATTGCGAACTTTGTTTGCAAGAAAAATAATAGGATTGTCAGAAGCTTGTCTATGAATTTCAGTTAACATAACATCTGGAACTTCGTTAGTAAAATATCCTTCTCCTTTCACGGGAGGTAACTGTGCGGGGTCTCCTAATACAAGTATTGGCACTTTAAATGAAAGCAAGTCTTTTGCAATTTTTTCATCTACCATAGAGCATTCGTCTATAATTAACAATGATGCTTTCGTTAATGCACTTGCTCTATTTAATGAAAAAGATATATTACCTTTTGAATCTTGATTTACTTTATAAATTAATCTGTGTATGGTAGATGCACCAACGCATCCATTTTTCCTCATTACAAGAGCAGCTTTTCCAGTATATGCGGCATAGCACACTGTTCCATTTATATGTTCTGCAAAATGACGGGCTAAAGTTGACTTACCTGACCCCGCAAATCCGAAAATTCTAAATATAGGTTTTACTTTACTTTCTGTTTTAAACCATTTTTCTACTTCTTTTAAAGCATTATCCTGTTGTGGATTCCATTTCATCAATATTTCTCGCTTCCTTAAATGTCATTTCATCAATCAAAATGATTTCTGAATCTGTTGTAATCCAAGCACGTGCACCACAACTTAATTGACTACCATTATATACCAGTTTTGATGGCCCGTCAATGAAAACTTCACGAGCATATCTTATTTTGTTTCCAGATTTTATAGTATATACTGGACGATTTTTTCCATCTTTTGCATTCATAGCGATATGTTGACGATTTACGTGTATTATATGTTTAGTCATTTAAATTCCATTTTTCTACAAAACTGTTCATTTCTTCTTCATTTGAAAATTTTATAATTATTTTTGATATATCGTATTCGTGATAAAATTCAAAATGAACAGACCATTTTGATACATTTTCGTTTAACCAACTATACATTTCTTTGGATAATTTTATATTTCCTTTATTATCTTTGCGAATATAATCTTTACATTTATAATTTATTTCCCAAAAACTTATATAATTTTGTTCTGGTATATGCACAACTTCAAACAATGTTATTCCTTTTTTTCTTTTTTATTTATAACGTAATGCGTGGAGCAGTAAGGACCACAGAAAAATACTTCTGCATCTTGAGGATTATCTGGACCAGAACCTAAATAATATATGGGATATCCAGTATACCCAATAAACTTAATTTTTGTTCCACAATGATTACAATTTATTTCGTTCATCATTGGCTTTCCATACTTCTGCCATCCATTTTACATAATCTTCTGAATTATGATCTCCTTGTGTATTTTTTGATAGTAAAATATTTTCTAAAATTTCATTATCAATCTCGTGACGAATTTCTTCTGAAAGAATTTCAAAAAGTTCATCTTCAACTGTCCAAAACCCAAAAAATTTCAGAATACGCTTACGTTTATTTGCCCCAAATTTCCATAAAATTTTATCAATCCATTTAGGAAGCATAATAGTAGTTTCTGCTTTTAAATTTTTGTTCATTTTATATCCTTAATGCATTCATCACATATGCTAGTATACCATCCTTCTCTGTCTTTCACAATAGATTTTGTTCCACAGCTTTCACAAATGTTTCCACTGCAATATTCTGCTAAATCTACTGCTCCCCTTATGTAATCATCACCACCACTATAATAAAAACGAAGTCTTCCAAACTTTTCTTTTACTTGTATAGCAACTACTTGAGGCGTTTCTGGATTATATTTTATTCTGTTTTGAATAATTCCACATAAACGATCTATAAGAATAAACCAACCATCACGACATTCGAATCCCCAAACAATTGGTTCATTTTTATTGTGACGATTCGCAAATATTTCTGGATACTTTTCACATAATTTTTTATCTAATTCTAAATCCACTATTATTCATCCTCATAAATGTAATCTATTTCGTGTCCTAACATTTCTTCAAGCACATAGCGATATGCGTCACGAGTATCACCAAAGCGACGATCTTCTATTTCTTTTCCATCAATAAAAAGAATGGTTGCGTATTCACTACAACAACCGTCACCACATTCCCAATAATAATCTTTAGTTTCAATTTTCATAATTATTTTATCCAATATTTTGTTATTTTGGTATAAAATGTGGGGCAAGTTTCCCTGCCCCACTTACTTCATTTTAATACCGTTCAACTTCTTGAAGAATGTATTCTTCCTCACGTAATTGCGCACGTTGTCTAATGGTTTCAAAGTCATCTTCTACAAGCAATTCACCATTACGGAAAATTGGACGTAGAACATTTCCTTTTTCATCTGCAACTTCTTTTGGAACAGTGTGATACCCACAATTTCCTAATCCACAATTGTAAATCAACCCCAAACGGCCTTTCTTAGAAGTTTTGCCTTTGTCAGTGATAGGGTCTTTAAATACATCATGCCATACACCATTTGCATCGCGCCGCGCGCTTGCTTTCATAGCATATTTCAGTGTATCACGGTCAACTTTTTGGAGTAGTCCACCGCCCATACCGAATGCAAGGTTATCAAGGCTTAGACCTTCTGCAATCATATTTTCAACAATGACAGGAAGACTGGTGTGATCAATGCCGTCACCTTGGATAACACGAATGTAAGGCGGAAGAACTTTGTATCCCTTACTGTTAATAGTGTAACCAAACTTATCCATTAAAATCTTAACGATTTCAATAGGCATAGTCAAAGGATCACCGCTGTCAGGACGAACTACAAGAGTTCCACCTTTTGCAACAAGTTCTTCTTTTAGTGATGGCCATTTTTCCCCTGCTGCTGCATAAATGTCATAACTGTCACTTACACACGCAAAGATTTTACCTTCACCAGCAAATTGTTCAATCATGTTCTTGAACGCTTCAATTTCACCTTCACTGCCCCAACTAGTAATAGTTGAATGTTCACTTGCTGGAATAGAAAAACCACAAACATCACTGTTGTAATAAGTCATTGCTCCCATAATTCCTTCAAAGGTATCCGTTCCCATGAAGTTTACAAGGTGGCTCATACCGCCAAGAACTGCGGTCTCAGTAGAACTTGCACCACGTGCACCAAAGTCATGTAGTTTGAAAAAAAGTTGATCCATTACAGGAATATCACTCGTTTTATAAAGTGCTTCTGCAATTACTTTCTTCATCTTGCGTGACATTGTTGCAACCGTTGAAGGATACCACACACCACGTAATATAGCGGTTTCCAAGTAGGAAGTTAACCAGTATAGTCGTGGATCGGTATTAACAAGTTGGACTTGAACGTTGCTGGTAGGCATAATGGTGCCTTCTGGCACTGCTTCAATTTCAACTGGAAGCATTCCGCCGTATTCTTTCACAATGATTTCCCAACCTTTGCGGTTGAAAGGTTCTCCGTGAGCAGTAATCACACGTTCTGCAAAATCAATATCTGCCATAGTGATAGGATTCATCATATATTCTTTGATGAAAGCCTGTAGACCAAAAAAGACACTTTCTGGTTCTCCACCACGTGCTTCAATGTATGAACTGATATGAGTAGTATCTTTTGGATATTGGACCCACTGAGACATCTTGTAGCTGTCGGTGCGGGTAATTGCCGTTAGTAGTTGTAGTATATTTTTCATCTTATAACTCCTATAATTGATGATTTGTTTTAGTTGGGTAGTTTTTTATCTATGCTTTCGATATTAATACTTCCGTTAGGCTCTACCCATAGTATTTCATTATCTCCAAGTAGCTTGATAGCATCAGCTACTTCTTTATTTAGTTCATCTGGGGTTACTTCTTTGACTTTATAATTTGGTGATAGTTCTTTTAGCAATTCAAGTGCTTCTGAACCTTCACTATATTCTTCATTGTCTGCATCGGCTTCCATTATACTTCTTTCCTAATTTTTTCTGCAATATGTTTAGGATGTACACGTATTGTATAATCATGTTCTGTAAGTTTTTCTTGTGAATAAATTGTATCTACTGGTTCACCACAACCACAACCGCATATTTTAGCAAAGTTTTCACCTACTTCTTCTTTTAGCCAAACTCCAACACCTTTTATTTTTACGTGTGTGCGACCAATACTGTATTCGTATTCTTTTCCGTCTACTGTAATTTTACGATAACTCATTTTATTTCCTATAATTTTTCACGAATTACACCAGTAGGAAGTGTAATTTTTTCAACAGCTTCCAAAATAAAATATTCAGTTCCTGGATTATTTCTTGAAAGACGATTTGCTTCTCTAAGAGCATCTTCATAGTTATAATGACGAACTTTTGGTGAATTTCTATCGCCAGTAATCATCCAGAATTTTTTATTTTGTTTGTTATCAGAATTTTCTGTTTTATAATTTACGTATTCAGGGAACATGTTATTCATCCTTTGTTTTGTGATTTCTCTTGACATCATATCATATAGTTGGGCTGTTGTCAACATTGGTCTTCTATCTCATATGGTTCACTTTTATATCCACAATGTTTACATTTGTCATACCATCCATTTGGATAAGTTGGATGAACATACCCAAATAACATTTTGTGATATCCAAAAAAACATAAAACTTTATAAATGTGGGTCATTTGCACGTTTCTTTCCATTTATTTAGTTTTCTTAACACAGTAGGATATAAATCATAATCTTCTTTTATTTTTGGATTATGTAATTTAATTATGTCTAATGCACAAACGATTACATCAATTGCTTCCCCTACTATTCCATCTGAACCACTATTTTTATATGATTTTCCTTCTGAAATTTGTATTTCAAGTGCAAGTTCACCGACTTCTGTAACTAAATGAGTTAAAACATCTTGTAAAGAACGAGCATTTTCTACTTGTTCAGATACTGAAAATACTTCTTTTACAATTGTAGTAGTCATTGTGTTGTCCTTGCTTTGTGGTTCTTATACGTCACTATACGTTACTTCATAGTGATTGTCAAGCAGCATTAGCAGATTTGTAAGAGTTTTCCAAAACCTTATTTAATCCATCTATTTTTTCAAACACAGTTTTTGCATATTCCACATTTGAAAGTTTTCTGCTTGAATATTTTTTTGTATGTTTTCTTGGAACAACATACACACAAAATTTATCAACAAAATCTATTATTTTTTCTGGAAATTCTTGATTTTCATTTAACATTTCACATTCTGCCATTGCAAAATATAATTTGTCGTCATTTAGAAAAAAATCTATATCCCAAGTATTTCCAAAATGATCTTTTAGTGTGTATCTTTTCTTGTGTAACTTTTCTATACACGTATCATAACAACGATCAAACTCTTCTTTTGAAATTTTTAGTTCAAACTCGTCAACCCCTGCTTTTGTAATAGTTTTATAATTAAAAAAGTATTCGTTGTTTTGTTTTCTGAACCGTGCACCATTTTTATCATAACCTTGTTTTATTTCTAATATTTTAGAATTATTAATAATACTGGTATGATCAAAAGAATTTAATGATAATACATATTTTACTTCATTTTCAATCATTTTTTATCCTTATAATAAATTGATATTATGTCAATCTAACCATTGTCCTAATCCATCTGGAGAAAATGGATGACTATCATCGTAATTATCTGTGTAATCTTTCAAACGCTCAGGATGCAAGTTGCTAACCCCACGACCATTCCGATATGCAGCATGTTGTCCATTGCGTTTTTCTTGATATTTTGCTTTACAACTTTTGTTACAAAAGTTTCCCCAACCACGATTGTGATCAGCAAGACGAACAGTGATATTACTGCTACAGTGTTTACATTTTTTATCAATCATTGTTGGCATTAGTTATTACCTAAAAAAATACACTTATGCTCTGTATGATTTTTGTTTTTCTTGGGTTCGGTTTCTTTATCATCTTTCCAAGTTTGATATAAATTTATCATTTTTTATTCAATCACAAAATCTTCACATTCAAAACTACCATCCCATTTGCTCACTTCGCAATTCGGAACAGACCTGTAATACTTTGATAACACTGTTTCACCTGCATCATCAAAGCATATCAAATATGCTTCCTGGCTGCTTGCAGTATCAGTTCGTCTATTACTATTCCGATTTATAAGTTGTGGGTTTTCAATCACGTAATTTTTTACAGTGTTTTCTGCTTGTTTTAATGTAACAAACGATTCCATAGTCCGCACCTGAGAACGACCATGTGATGATTCAATCATACATTTATATTCAGCTTGTGCTACACTAGGAATGGCTAGGATTATTGCTGCAAATAATAGAATTTTCATTATTCTTCCCTAATTTCAATATAAACACCACGATACCGACCATGACATGAAAACAATTCATAATCTACATTGACAATATCATTGCAGTTTTCTTTTTTCGTGGTCACATAGACTTCCATGTTTGGATCGTGATCACTCAGTTGTTTAATTAATTCGTTAACAGTCATATCAGCCCCACAAATATTCTTTGAAACTGTTGAAGAATGCCATCACATCTTCCTCGTATGTGGTATCAGGATCATAGTAATCAAACCCACGGGCAAGTTTGCACACCTTTTGAGAAATCTCTGAACTGAAAATCAGATCATATTTTTCTTCCCAAGACATATCGCTTTCAACAATGCTTTCTGCTTTAAAATAGATACGCTGTAGTTCCATCTTATTTATCCTTTACGATATTACTGCAAACAGGACACTTGATACCATATATCGTATCAAAGTCTCCAAGATAATCGTGGTTTATTTCATATTCTTTGACATCCAACTGATTGTATTTCAAGTGTGACAAACATTTGCCACACTTGATTTCTTTTTCGCCTATTTGTATTATAGTGATTGTCATTTTTTTACCAACCAGTTTAATGTTCTGGTAGCCCATCCTTTTGTTTTGTATCCTTGTCTCCACGATTTATTGCAATCTGGATTCACAATATACCATAGACCATCAGCGCGTTGTTCTATATGACATAGCTTATAATTCATCTGACTTTCCTTAATATACTGGAATAAAGCGATTTATTATATGAAAATGATCAAATGCAAACATATCACTTTTTAGTTCACTTAGATGAACCCATTCTGCATGTGCGGCATCATCCCCGTTTTTTACCTTTGGCAGTTTTTCATCTGGGTATCCAAGATCAATGAAAAATCCGTGAGTAATAGTTCGTCCACGTGGATCACGGTCAGGATGATCAAAAATTTGAACATCTTTAACAGACCCTTTCAACACTTTTGAAGGAACTTTTACACAAGTTTCTTCACGAAGTTCCTTGATCATATTATCAACAATGAATTGTCCTTTTGCAAGGTATCCGCCTGGAAGTGCCCAACACCCTTTAAATGGAAATTTCCCACGCTTGATAAGCAGAATGTAACCACTTTGTGTAAGAACCGCATCAGTTGTAACAAATGTTGGCGGATATGGAGCATTTTCCCAATCCTCGTGATATTTAATTATTTCTGAATATTCTTGACAAATATGGTCATACCATCCTCCAATTTTTCCATTTTTGATAAGATTCAATGACATAACATCATATGATTTGTCTGGCATCATTTTAGAAATATTTTTTGGATTAACATTTTTGCCAAAAATCATTGCTCTGATATCTGTTGCATTTATTCCATCCACATTGCCAACTTCAACGTGATTTCTCCAATCTGGAAAAATTTTAAGATAATATGAACTGTGATCTTTAGAATGACCAATAAGACCAGTATTTGTTCCAGTTTTTACGCTGTTAACTGCTCGTTGAACTGCACTGACCCAAGCATTGTCGTCGTATGGATAATCTTGCACCCCTACAATTTTAACATTATCGTTTGGATACAATGCTTTGATCATATCTTTACGTTCTTCAAATGTGAAGGGATTTTTTGTGCTTCGTGCTTGAAAGCTGGACCCCACTACGATGACGACTTCATCTGCCAATTCTAGTGCACGATCAACTACAGCCTTATGTCCAAGATGAAATGGAGAAAATCTACCACAAAATACCAATGTATTAAATTTTTTATTCATTTGCAAAAACTCCTTTTGCTATTACAAGAACTCTTGTTCTGTGTTTATATTTATACAGGATTCATATAACAATGTCAAGTAGAAACTTGGTCAAATTCTATATTGTTACAATCATGCAGTTTTGCCCAAAATCTAGGCTTCTTTTTAAAAGAAATATCCGGATGATGAGTTAGATAAAATGTCAATGAACTCCAATCATCCATTCCTTTTCGGATAAAAATACGATCCAACTTTAAAATGGAATCTTTTGGAATTTTAACTAAACATGAAGTAAATTTTCTACGAATGTCATCAAGCTCATTATATCTATCTATATCATTCTGATCCCATTCAGTATATCTGGTATACCTATAACCATTTGATATATAATACTTGTTTGCAATTTTATTAATTTCTTCATTAGCATTTTTTTCTTCCACACGTTGAAGCGAAACGCTATGAGAATTTTCGCATTCATATAAATCCCACAAACTTTTATTTCTTTGCTCGTTATATAGATCAAATGTCCAATCATTTATTAACTTAAATTGATCTCCAATTTCAGGAATATAAAGTTTCATAATATGAATTTCCTTTTTTACTCTTCATCACAATCGTATTGTTTTTCGCGTGCATTCATAATATCAGTAGTGATTTTATTCATCAAACGATATTCATCATAGCATTCGCTTTGAGAACCTTGATGCATAGAAGGCAACCAGATTTTACGGGTTGATTCCATAAAACTGTTAATCATGATACCAACTAGTGCTTCACGCATTAGTTCATATGCTACTTCTTTGTCACCGTCAAAGTATTCATCGAGAATTTTATCTTTAATATTTCCAATAGAAGTGAAGCCACCACTAGCATAACTACTACCAAATGCATGACCAAAGTAACCAGAAAGAATGTGTTCACGATAACCTTCAAAGAAAGCATATCGTCCGAAATATTCTTTCATTAGTAATTTTGATTCATCATCAATGCCTTCCAATGCTTTTTTATATGGGCTATCTTTTCCAGCCATTTGTTCCATGTAGTGTGGAATCAATTCAGCAAGTTTCGCATAAGTGACGTTTTTAATATAGTATTTGTCGCCTTCAAATCCTTCTGGAACATCACCATCCGAACCCTTCCACATATCAAATGACCACTCATTCCACAGACGATCAACAACATCTTTACGAATCATCGTGAAGAACATTTCACGATATTCTTTCTGACCAGGATATGATTTTAAAGGATTGTTCATACGAAGCCGCTTTTCGTGGCATGTTTCAAAAAACATATCAACATCAAAACCTTCACGTTTTACCGCAATGTCGTGATATTTATTTTCGCCAACTTCCATTTCTATTAAATTTTCACGAATTCCTGCAATAAGAAATTCTAGTGCAGGACCACTGCAGTTTTCACCAGCACCATAGTCATTGTATTCTGCGCGAAATGGCACTACGCTAGGGCGATACAGTGCAGTAGCGTAACAGAAGCTATCCCGATATGATTCCAAAATCGGAAAAACATACATTTCTTCACCGTGAATAATTGGCAGACCACTAAGCCCGCAAGTTCCGTTCCAACAACCCATTCTATACTTCCTTCTACATATGTTGTCTAATTTAGCGTATACGATTCGTTTTAGGTTGTCAATGGATGAGTCAAAAACGATTTAACATAACGAACTGCATCAACCCCATTCCAAAACCGCTTACGATAATCTTCGTCATTTACTACATCAAAAGATTTATTTTGCGAATCAAGTAGTTTTATTGTTTCTTTATAAAATGTTTCTCTATCCTTGTATCTTGACATAATACGTGTTCCATCATCTACCCAATCTATGTCAGGAGATAAAACAATATAATGATCAATTTCTTGTTTGTGTGCAAAATCAAGAATTTCTTCTACATATTCTCCAAGATAAATTTTGGAAAACAGATAAGTGGTATATGCTTCTGTATCAATGAATACAAAAGGTGAGGTTGCTTTTTTTGTAACACTATCAATAAGTGCCTGTTGGCCCCGCATAATATCTAAAAAATCTTCTTTTGTAAGATTATTGTTTTTTACTTCACACAATGTGCGACCATATTCATTGACAATTTCACTTCCAAAGAAATCAGCAAGATCACTAACCATAGTGGATTTACCACTGCTTTCAGGACCAACTATAGCAATTTTTTTAACATAATGCGGTTTTGCAACATCAGAAATCATTTCAAAATGTGTCACAGGATCATTACGAATGAGTGTTGCACTGATATTGATCATTTCACGTGTTGGATCAACTGGCAACCACTTGATACCAAGAAGGTCTGCCATAGTTTTTCCATACATATCACTAGAAATAAAATGCGTTGCGTTGGTGACGCGATTGAATTCTGTTTTCCAATATTCTTGGAATTCTGGATCAAGAACAGTTCCGTGTTCATCTACATTAATTGGTGTAGGTGAATTATCAACGTGATAAATTACTTCTACATTTTGTAGATTATTTTTATTGACATAATCCCATACCCAGTTATACCGTGTAGTTAGGGGAATAGTATCAGTTTCTTTACCTGATACAAGAACATAAAGAAGGTCTACCATTGAAGACCCAAAATCAATCAATAGTTCATGCCCACGATGAAGCGGCATGAATTTTCCGATAGTGATTCCAATTTTAACCATTGTTAAGCATCCCCTTATGCAATCAGTGACTTCATATACTGTTCTTCTTCGGCAGTCAATAGACGAAATTCAGTATGTCCATCAAACGGAGTAGTAAATTGATATGGTTCTCCTAATTTTAACAATTCTTTTTCAATACTATAAACATTGTCATCTTCAAATACTTTCCAATATTTGGAATGTGGAGTTATGTTACCTTCTTTACCAACTTTATTAATTCGGTTTTCTACAGTATAGTGATTACTTATTCCAATTTTCCACAATTGTGGATTTTCAAGCGTATTCCAAATATATACAGTGTCTACTAATACGATTGTAGTCATATGTGGACATATGTCATCTAACCAATTTTCTCGTAATGCTTTGTTATAATGTGAATTATATGTTTTTTTAAATTCACTTCTGCTTTCGCAGAGAAGTGCCTTCTCTTGACATTCTTCTTTGGTCCAGTTATTTAATAAAATTTCCATATGTGGACATATGTCATCTAACCAATTTTCCCGTTTTGCTTTTTTATAATGTGAATTATATGTTTTTTCAAATTCACTTCTGGTTTTGCAAAGCAGTGCCTTTTCTTGACATTCTTCTTTAGTCAAGTTATTTCTTTTTTTAGACATTTCAACTTTCTCTTTATATATCAAAGAGAGGGGTATACCCCTCTCTTAGGTTTTAATTAATTTGTTGGGATTTCCAATCACGATACCATTTAAATAGTCCGATGGTAGCAATGATAAGAAATATAAAATATAGTCCTGAAACTACATACAATCCTTTGGCAAAATAGATACCAATCGCAGCGACATCCATAATTATCCATAATGACCACGATTCCCAGTATTTGCGGATCATTAGAATTTGTGCAAATACACTTAACCAAGTAGTCCACGCATCTGCATATGGAAAACTTGCATCTGTGTATGTAGCCATACCATATCCATTAATCAAAGTTAATGTAAGTATTGATCCTATAATAATGGCTATTGTTTTTGGTTGTAGTGACAATGTTACGGTATCATTTGCAGATTCATTTGCAAGATCGCGCCATTTCATAAATCCCCAAACCTGTAAGGGTAAAAAGAATAAAATTTGCAATACTGCATCACTATACAGTTTATACTCATAAAACAGTGCACCAAATAGAATGACTCCCAATGCACCAAAGAACCAAGTCCATTGATTATGTTTTGTTGCAAGATATACGCAGATTAAACTAAAAATAGTTCCTGCTAATTCTACCATTCCCCAAGTTCCTGAGAAATATGTAATTACTTCGTTAATAATTTCCATCCTAAAACTCCTTTAGTTGATTTTGTGTTTATTTTGTTCTGTCACTTTTCTACAGTCTGGTATCGAAGTTGTTTTCTAACTTTTTTAGCATTTTATCAGACCATTCTTCTGTTGTCAACCAAGCAGCTTCTGGTCTTCTAATTGATATAGTTTCGGCTTCCTTCATTCTTGCCATAGTAAAATCAATAGGCTTAGAATAAGAAGCCATCAACAAAAATACACGAATTGCTTCACTACTCCAATCTTTTTCCAATTGTTTTACTGTTATAACATTTCCTGCACTTTTAGACATTTTTTCATTATTGACTTTTACAAATCCTACGTGTAGCCAATTAACAGAAATATCGTGACCATTAGTGCACCGGCATTGAATATTTTCATTTTCGTGATGTGGGAATAGTAAATCATTTCCTCCACCATGTAAATCTACTTTTCCTAATAATTTATCAATCATTACTGCACATTCGGTATGCCAGCCAGGGCGACCTTTGCCCCACGGACTATCCCAAGTATATCCAACATCTGTAAATTTCCAAATAGCAAATGAATCTTGTTTTGATCCAACAGGACGATTTGAAATTTTTGTAGGATAATCTACTTTAGTAATATCAAGATATATACCGTCTTCAAGAGAAAACGTATAACCCTTTTTTTCTAAATTTTGTATATACAAAATCATATCATCAATAAAGTTTGATGCACGAGGTTCGTAATCTGGGTCTTTTAGACTAAGAAATTTTTTTGCATCAACGAATGATTTTAATGTATTTTCATTAACCCATTCTGCGGGGTGTTGTTCTCCTGCTAAAGATATGATTTTATCATCTACATCAGTAATATTTCTAATATAAATGACGCCTTCTGTTCTACGATAATATTCTGAAATTACATCAAACAGAACCATACTTCTAGCGTTCCCGATATGAATATCAGAGTATAGGGTTGGTCCGCAAAGATAAATTTTTTTCATACTAAAGCTCCTTTAGTTGATGTATTATTCTTTAATTAAAATATATTTCAGTTTGTGTTAATGTTAGGTTTTCTTTGTTATGGTAAATCTCAATCTTAATTTCACAGCCCGTTGTATTACCATAAGAATCATATATTGTTTTAGATTCTAATGTAAGATTATCATAAAGCCATTCAATAATTTGATCTTTATCCATTTTTATCACCAAATCTTATCATTGCGATTTTTTCCAGTCTTTCATACTCGTAACCCTGTGAAACACGATCTAGAACAAATGCAAGTGCTGCTTTTTTGTTTTCTGTTAATTTAATTGCTTCTACAACAGAAACGGTTTCATCGTCGTGACAAATATAATAGTCATACCACATAAGAAATGCAGACCATCCCATTTCTTCCATATCTGAAAAATTGCTACACATGTAATAGTCTTGCCCATACTTTTGTTCAGTCATCCAGAATGAAGGAAACGCATCTTTTCCATTGTCAATTTGTTTCTGAATTCGTGAAAAATTAATTTCGGTCATTTTTTCCAATCTGGCAACTTCCTTTGCAGGATCAAAGCTGTTTTTTTGCTCAAATTCTTTGTCGGCAGTTTCTGCTTTTTCATAGGTGTCATACATCTTACCGTCTTTGGAAAGATACTTTGTGTTTACTATTTCTACAGGTTCAACCATTTTCATTCTCCAAATAAAATCCATATGCAAGACATCCACCACGATCAAAATTTACACTCTAACCTATAGCGTTTGTGTTTAACCAAGATTCAATGTCGGGTCTCAACCGATCTTCATACGGTTGTGTTTGAACAATGTATCCAGCATAATCACGGTCTTCATCGAAACGAATACTGTAACTAGCAGGAATAATTTGTTGTGGTTTAATATTAACTTTCATTCTGCTTCTCTCCACCAGCCATACTCTCGGACTACGAGAATAGGATAAGAATAGTCCCTGCTATAAACTTCTATTCTATCTTCATAGACTCTTAATTCGTCTGCGTGTATTTTAGCAAAAGGACGGTTTTCGTCGCTATGCCAAAACTCAACAACAGCTTCGTTAAAGTCTTTGTGTACTTCTAAAGGCTCGGTCATTCTGCTAAATGTCCTCCCAATGGTGCTCCGTACATATTGCTTACGTGTTCGTAAACTTCTTGTCCAAGGTTAATCATTCGCTCAATATGTTGTGTTTAATATTTCTACAGGTTCAACCATTTTCATTCTCCAAATAAAATCCATATGCAAGACATCCACCACGAACGTCTTTATCGCAATCGGCAAGTGTGGATTTTTTGTCCATAATAGAAACTACTTCTTCTGTTTGATCCATAAAATTTACCAACCAAAGAGGAATAAGAATTAGTTTATCATCCCAATTTCCAAACCCATAATTATAAAGAGTTTGACGATCAACAGTTTTCAAATCATTTTGGGTAATCAATTCAATTTCTTCCCAACCAAATCCTTTTTTATTTGATAGAGCCATATCAAGTTCTTTGAAAGAATATTTATCACCCCAACTGGAGCGATATTGGTTTACCATTGCAGAACCGTTAAGAACACGGCGGCGAATTCTATCTAGTTTTTCAGTAATAGTCATTGTTAGTATCCTTTTATATAGGTTACACGAGATTTCAAACTACGTTCAGCAAATTTATCTGCACGTTCTTCTACGTATTCATTTCTCATTACCATAGCATTTTCAGGTTGTTTGTCAACTGGAATCTTTGCCAATGTTTCACTATCCAGTTCAACCATACGAGGTTTACGACGAACACAAACACCATAACGATATGTTGCAGATAGTTTTTCCCAATCTGTTCCACTTGATTTTAATTTTTCAATCATTTGGGTTCCACTTAACCCGTGCATAGTGCTATATCCAAGAGTCCAACGATATAAGCTTGATATGCTATTTTTCTTTGCATCTTGAATACGCCATAGTAAAACGTTACTTGCTTCAACATCATTTGGAACACTCCAAGCACGACAATCAAAGTAAGCCAACCCTTTTCCCGCATACAAAATTGGAGAATATTTTTCAATATAATGGTTAAAAGCTGCTGATGCCATACTTGCAAGTATAGAATTTATCTTTGATACTTTTCCTCCAAAAATATGTTCATTTTGCTTTTCACTTCGTTGAAACCATATTAGAGTAATTTCATCTGATTGTGTATACCCAATATTTGCATTTGTTTCTTTTACCAAATGCTTAGTTGTATCAATCATTGCCTGTGTTAAATGGCTGTCAAAAGGTTTTGTAAATCCTTTGGTAAATTTACTAAAACCTTTTCCATCAATACGAACACAAAGAGGCACATTAATAGGGATACGAACATCGGTGTATGCTCGTTCAAAAAACTTCATACGATTACCGAATTCATCAGAATTTTTATTCATATTGATATCCTATCAAATTGGATGAAAAGACAAAAAGTATGATTCTGAATATGAATCAAATGTCAAACGAATATCTTTTTGATCTATGGGAGCAGTCCCTATATCCCAATCAAACTCAAATTCTACATCACCATCGCGTTCTTGCAATTTTTGCAGATTCTGTATAAGTTCACTTAATTTCATTTTATTTTTCCTTGATCAACCCAATGCATAAGTAGAATTTTTACATCTTCTACGGTTTCGCATTCTAATATTTCCAAAAACAATTTTTCTTTTCTTACGATGTTTCTTACTTGTGCTGGGGTATAGCCTACTTCACGTCCGAGTTCAATGAGTGTTTTCATAATGTTTCCTTTCTATTATTCTCTTAATATTATTTGTGACATAGTAATGGTATCATCAATACCTTTTAATACATTTTGCCAAAAATGTTCGTAGTTTTTATGATCATTAATAATATTATAAGATATACGCCCTTGTAAACTTATCATAAATTCTATATTATTGGTTGCAAAAGTTTTTCTATCAATATTGTATAATTGTATACTTTCATTCATAATTTTATGATAATTCATAAAAGTAGTTTCACCATCTGCCAATCCGTGCAAATCTGCTCGTATAATTGCGCGACTAACTTCATCAGAACCTTTTTTGATACTGTGGTCAATGGTTTCCATAATAAGTAGATGAACCGTGTTTTGATGAGTTATGGCAAATCTATCTGGATACATTTTGCAGTAATCATAAAACAATTCGCTAGAACGAATTTCTTTATCTGGTTGATTATCATATACACTATCGTGATAAAGAATTGCAGCATCCAAATCTATATCGTATGGATAATTGTTTTCTTCAAGATAATTGAACATTGCTATGATATGATCCCAGTTATGGTATCCACAATTGTTCCTGCGCATAATGTTTTCAGCATAATAGCCAATTGGAGTTTCAATTAATTTTGACCACATCGGTTCTTCCTTTTAGTTCAATTCCGTCATATGTTAACATGAATAATAAAAAATCTTCGTTATTTTTAAATGCCAATATTATTTCTTCAACTCCCCAATTGTCAATGAAAGAAAGCTTTCCATTTGCATAAAATATTGGACTAAGATCAATTCTATATTTGTAATTAGCATTTTCTTTGCACCATTTTTCTATATTGGCAACTTTAGGATATATTCCAAATATGTCTCCTACATTTTCATATTTTGACATTATAATCACAGTGTCATATCCGTGATAATAGTTTTCAACTATCATTTCATTTTTATTAATATCAGGATCATATACCCTATGATATTGCTCCCAACTTTTTACATTGTGTTTTTTTAGAAATCTTTTTTCTTTGACTTGTTCTATATATTTTTTAATTCGTTTGATCATTAAGGAATAACCTTGCCATCTGGTAAATTTTTAAATATATCTATAGAATTAATTCGATTTTCTTTTATATCGGAAGAAAAGTTATTAAACCATTTTTTAAAATAAGTTAAATCTTGATCATTTAAAATTTCAAAATTTGCAAAATTTTTATTATTGTATATGACCGATATATGACTATTATCGCTATATTCCCAGTATAAATTATGGTTGCACATTTTGTTTATTCTCATTTGTTACCAACAACAGTTGTTTTGTTAGTGTTTCGTTCACTGCAATTAAGTTTTCAACTTCTGATATTACTTCTAATGTTATCCGATATTTACAATCTATGCTGTGGTATGATGGTAACGGGCTTTTGGTTAAGCACGTGCAGCTACTTATAGACAAAGTTATAAGCTTTGATATTGTGCTATTCATTTTCCAAGTTCCATACACACTCAAGTATTTGTGATTTTGATTTGTAATTGTTTTCACAAATAGCGTAAGAAGATTTAGGAGTTAAGTAAATTCCTAATAAAAAACCTATTAGTAGTGCTAAAAAAATTCTTTCAAGCATATTATTTAAACCATATTTTATTAAACAGATTTCTAACAAAATTGAAATCTCTTGTCAGCATCCATTTTATATATATTTTTATTTCGTGAGAACGTGCATCTACTTCGTATGGTTTGTCATAGTAATCAACAGTATTTGGAACAGTATTGCCTTTCCAAACTATTCCAAATTCTGTATTGATCAATTCTTTTTTCAAGTATTGTTTTAAATGTGTAATTTCGTGAAAAATAGTAATAATTATTCCTACTATATTACGATTACTTTTTATTTTAATATGACTTTTGGTATCTGATCCAAAATGAAATTGTCCAGCCGTAAATTCATTCATACCTAGACTTCTTGAAGAAGTAATTTCATCTACAAAATAAAATTCAACAGTATGATTTATTTCGCCAATTTTGTGATATTTTATAGAATATTTAATAGCATCGCGTATCTTATCCATATCACTGTCATTGAAATAGGTTTTCCAAGATTTATGCAACTTAACCTTTAGCATTTTGGTATGCCTTTCTTGCCATTTTAAAACAGTTTTCTGCTTCGTTCTCACTACTTGTATCAAGTGCTTTAATCAATAATTTGTTTATTTTGTTATCTTTTGTAAATGAATTTTCTGGTTCCTTTGATGATGGAGATTGTTTATTTGATTTAGAATATTTTTCTGGATTTTTAACATAATCTGGAATAATATTGTTTTCAATCCATTTGTGTTTTACATAATCAATCCCAGGGTGTATGATTAGACTATCATAATTAGTGACAAACTTTCGTGTTCCACAATGTTTACATTTTAAAAAATGAACATGCCAATATGTAGTTTCACCAGTATCTTTCCATCGTGTTGTGAATATATCATATGTTCTTAACACAGATACATATCTGTGTTGTCCAATATTGCATAATATTTTATTTTTCAGACTCATCATATGAATTCCTTGGTAGTTGAAAGTATACTTTTCAATACCATAGCATATCAAACGATTCGTATCAACTGTTATCTTCCGTAGAAACGTGTTTCTGTCAATTCATTTTGAAAAAGATACCAACAAAAATTATCAGTGCTTGTGGCTTTACTATCAGAAAACCATTTTACTCTTCCAACAGACACCACCTTGGAGCATTTTTTCATATATGGTCCCATTCTTTTATTATGCATAAAATCTGAAGGAATTAATAACCAAGTAGGTTTTAATGAAATTAAATGAGTTGTTATTGGATCAAACATTTCCCACTTAAATGGAGGATTTGTTATAAAATAATCTATATTATCTATTTCACTTTTTTCTATGTCTGTTGCAGATTTTTTTATAATATTATTATCCCTTGGATCAATGTCAAATGATATACTACATTTAATATCAGGTCTTAAAATTGCAAGATTTTTTACTAAATCGTTTGCTCCTGCACAAGGTTCACAATATGTAATATTCTGTTCTAAATGTAAAACTAATGGTTCTAATGCAGAAATTGGTGTTGGATAAAATTCATTTTTACTTCTTGGATATTCTGTTTTTCCTAATTTTGACATTTATTCTTCCCCGCTTCTTATTACTAACTTATCAAAGTATATGGGGAAATCTGGTAGTTCTATTTCGTCAACGTTATATGGTTTTCTATCATAACTCAATGATATATGTGGTTTAAAGTCTGGCCACTCATCAGTCATATTATATGTTTTTTCAAAGTATTTTCTCAACTTTGATATTCCATCGCCTTCAACTTTTAATACAGGAACATCTTTATTTTGACCAAATACTTCTAATTTAATTGGATTAGCTGAAATTACATCATTTAACTGTTCTTCTTTATTTTCAATCTTATGCAGAGAATTTGTAAAAAATATAGTAACGTGAAATTCAAAATCTTCTGGTGATTGCTGTTCGTCATCATATGATTTTTCTAAATTAAAGTTATTTTTAATACAATAATTTATGAGTTTTGTTTGGGTAGATTGATCGCAAATTATTGCAACATATTTTATTTCTTCTGGTAATTCTTGTTCTTTTAAATATTCTTTAAATGTTTTCATAAATATCTCCATATTTTACTATAAAGATATTTATTATTTAAGTGTATAGTTTATTCAAATAAATTCTTTAATAGTGGATTTTCTTCAAATCTGGCGCTCATTTTTTTAAACATATTATTGTCTTTTTCTATTAAAATATATTTTCTATCTAATTTTTTACACGCCATACCTGTGCTTCCGCTTCCAGCAAAAGTATCTAATACTATATCGTTTTTGTTGGTCAATAATTCTATAAAATATTCTAATACTTCTTCTGGCTTTTGAGTAGGATGGATTTTATCTTTTCCTAGACCGCCACTATATGTTATTGTGTTTGGAATTACACAATGTTCTATATCGTTTGTTCTTTTTAAATTTTCATAAACTTTTTTGGCATCAACTAATGCTTCTAAGAAACATTTATCTAAATTCATTTCTGTATCATCTTTTAATTTTTTATATAGTATAGAACTTAATTTATCAGCCATACTATATCTTGCTACTATATTTTCTTGTGGACAATCTGAATTAAATGTTCTTTTACCGTTTGGTTTTATTCCCCACAAAATATATTCACAACCGCTTACTGGATTCACTTTTCTATTAAAAGGAACTGCTGCTGGCTTTTTCCAAGTCCATATTCGTTTTGGTTCAAATCCAGCCTTTTCCATAGCTGACCATAAATGCGAAATATAACGATCACTAATGAATATAGCAAAAGAACCACCATTTCTTAGTTTTGGATACCACGTATTTGCCCATATTTGTAGATTTTTTATGAAATCGTCTTCGGACAAAGAATCCCATTTTTCTTCAAATTTATCATCAAACTGTTGATTATGAATTCCGTTTTTGTTTATTTTTTCGCCAGTTTTTTCATCAGTTACAAACCATTCTGGGTTTGCTCCTTTTTCACTTATGTTATATGGCAAATCTGTAAGTAATAGGTCTACTATATTATCTTCTACTTGATATATTTCTTTTAAAAAATCTCCGTTTATAAGTTTACTTTCATAAGATTCTTTTGCCATATTGTTTTATTTTTCCTTCACTAATATTTATGCCCAATCTTGGGTCTTTTTTATTACTTTTATTATGATATTGTTTTTTCAATGGTTCTTCTACAATACTAATTACGTCATCAGCAGTTAATTTCCATATTTCTTCTATAGAACTGCCATTATATCTGGCATAGTAGTGATTTTTATATTTTCCTATTTTTTCTTCTTTTAAATATTTTATTTGTTCATCCCAAGAAGGTTGAACTGATATTCCGTTATATGTTGCATTTATCTTGTTTGAAATGGTAGATTTGTATTCACAAGGACCATCTTCATCATAGGCATCTGCACCGCTATAGGTGTCAGCAAGAGTGTTTCCAAGGATACAAGCCATATGGATTTCTCTACTTCTGGCATAAGAGAAGGGTTCTCCCCATCCATTTTCCTTGCATAGGTTATGCATACTTTCAAATAATGCTACATATTTTTCACTTGGGTCTTTATAAAAATTATTTAAAAAAGATTCTAAATTTTCTGAGTTATATTCTGTATTTATTTTAGGTGTTTCACTCATTATTATCATTTAACTTTCATTTTTTGAGAAATAAAAAAAGAGCATTTCTGCTCTTTTTAAGTTTAAAGAGATTATGTTACCAATCGTAGCGACTGTCCATAATTGTTTGCTTCATAACATCAACAGGAGTGACATTTTCTGCACGAATTATAGACTTCATAATTGAAGGCGAGAATCCGCTTACAAGAGCCGTTCCACTTTGGTCAAATTCAACAGGAACACCACTTTTTGAATTAATGTTCCAGTAAACTACGTTTGGCATTTTATAACCAGCATTTTTGTATATATCACTGATCATTTCAAAAGATGTTGGGTTGCTACGTCCATAACGCGATGATACTGCACTATTAAATTGCATATCAGAAAGAATAAGAATTGTTTCAGGCATATCACTTTCAGCAACCTTTCCATTGATTGCAGCATCAAGAACAACTTTGAATACTTTTTCAAGGTCAGTTGACATTTGCCAATCTGCACGACGAAGTTGTGTATACCGTTGATAAAGATTTCCGGAAAGTTTATGCATTTGTGGATTATTACTAAAAGTAATAAACTGATCTTTGAATATACCACGATTGCGTTCACTTAGGTAAAGTCCAAGTGACACAGCAACATCAAGACAAGTTACACTTGATCCTGAACCATATCCTCCTGCTGGAACAGTCATACTTGCACTTACATCAACTACAGGTAGAATACCGCGATTTTCTGTTCCTTCCATATAGTCAGGAAGTGAATTCCACTGTTGGTTTGCAACATCTTTATCGCCATAATTTAGGCTTTTGACAATATCATATGGATACACCGCACCAGCATTGATTTTTGCTTCACCTTTTTTAAGGCTTTCTACATATTTGGAATATGATTCGTTTGCATTTTTCCAAAAAGCTTTTTGATACCGTGATGCAGCAACACTAGGTAGCTTGTCAAATTCAATAGAATTCCAGCTTTTTGCACACATAAGTTGTTCCACAACGTTTGTGTTGTTTACAACAAGCTTACGATATTGTTTTGGAGTTAGACCCATTGCTTTGCGCATTTTTACTGCATTCATACCTTTACGATCACTCCACTTAGCAGCTAGACCGTTTCCAGAACGAAGTGCACCAGCAAAAAGTTCAATTGCTGCATTTTCACTTGGTGTTCCGATGAATGCATAAAGATCATCAAAACGCCCAAGTTCTGGGACTTTTGATACAATGCGATCACCTTGTTCTTTCGTGAGTGCACCAATTTGGAAACCAAATAGTATAGCATCACGGAATAGCTTTCGTTCACCGGCACCGCCGCGAACATCACGAGACCAAAGAAGAACGCGAACAGTCATTTCAGGGTCTGTTGCAAATGCAGCACTTAATGTATTTTTTAGTGCATCAAATTTTCCACGGCTTGCACCGATTTTAAAGAAAAGGTCAACAACTGAATCCAGACTTGATTCAAGTGTTGCCATACCATTTTCGGTTACTGTAGTTTCACGGTTTACTGCTTTGAATAGTGCTGACATATTATTTCTCCTATTTGTCAGAATGATGTTTTGTTTGGTTTGCTGTTATCATTCAAGTTGTTATATTAGATCATATTGATTCGTTTGTCAAGAACAATTTTTAGTTTACATAAGAAGCCGTAGTAAATTTTGCACCCATAAGAAAACTAGCTACAAGCTCTCCTACAGTAATATTATTGTCAGTTGACATTGTTTCTAAAAAAGTATGAGTATCTTCGTCCATACTAAACGAGATTTGTGGTTCTTCGTTATGATCTAACCCAGAATTAATTGTAATTTTATATTGCAGATGTGTCACATTATTCTCCTTTTTATAGCGACATATTTTGTTATTATATAAATTTAGATTGTTTCGCAAGCAGTGAAACAATATAATCTTCTAGACTCATATTAAAACGAGTTGACTCTTTGTGGAAAAAGTTGCTGGAAAAGTCATCCATTTCTATTTCTATTTCACATGATCCATCCTCATTTTCTTTTACTACGGAAACAGTGAAACTTGGGTTTTTGACAACAATTGGAACCAATTCGCCAGTATACAATGTTCCCTTGTGGTCAACTGTTGCACGTTTTGCCCAACCAGATTCGCAGTCACACCTATCTATACTGATGTATCCATCGGAACAAGAGCAAAACACATTCTCATTTTGAACAAGTTTTCCTTGAACAAATTTATCTTCATATTTTACAGTTCTTAGCATTGTCCACAATATCCTGATTTATGTCCACAAGTTGTGCATACTTCTGTTATTTTGAAGTAACTTCTAAATAATTTGTATCTTTCTGATAATTTATAGCTATTATTCAATACAGGTATGGTATGTGAATTGGTATGAATTAAGAATGCATTATATATTTGTTTTTCCAATTTTTCTTTAGAATTACCTGTAAAAAAAATTTGTCCTTTAAAGGTAACAATAAATTTTTTTTCTTTTTTTGGTTGTTTAACAAATAAAGACTTAATATATTTAAACATTTACATTCCTAACCATTTTGCGCATTGGTCCCATTTAACGTTAGTTGTTATGTTTTTTTCAATATGTTTTAGCAACATATTGCGCAAATCTTTTCCATCTATTTGACTGAATATAAATGAACTATATGTTTTGTCTTTTATATATTTCGGAATGTATTCAGTCGCAATACGTTTTTTATCATAATCATACGATGTTCCGGCTTCACGATATAATCCATACAACTTTTTCTCAGTATCAAGAAATGCTTTCCAGAATCGTTTTTCAAAATCACGAATACGATTTACATCAGTTTCTGGCAACATAGGAATAACATCATCAATATTTTCATTGATGATCAAGTCAACTATGTTACGATCAAACTGGATCATATCTTTTGTTTTATGAATTCTTACATATTCGTCAGCTTTGATCTTAAGTTTATGACCATTAGGAAACGAAATGATAAATCCTTCTGCATTTTTAAGATGTTTTGTATGTTCTATAAGAGAATGAATGTCATCAAACGCTTGATGAGTTTCTACTACAGGAATATTATATTCTTTTATTTTATCAAGTAACATCAAGATATTCTCCAGTAATGTTGTCACGAACTGCAAGTAGAACTAATTCTTCTTTTTCATAAGAAACAACAATTCGGTTATTTGGACCAGTATATTCAAAAATTGGAGTTAATCCGCTTTCAATACACCAAGCAGCAAAAGGATTATAGTTGTTTGTGGTATTGATATATTTTTCTGCTTGCAATGCTACATCTGATAAACCCATTTTTGTCATCCAGCGAATATACCCATTTACCATCATCGGGTGTATCATACTTCCATCACGTTTGTCCATAAGTGTGTGTTGTAACGTTAAATCAATTTTATGAATTTGTGTTTCTTCACGTTCTCCAATATTGAAAAATTTATGAAAAACACGAGAAGCAATAGTTCCGTCAGGATAGAACTTAATTCCACGACATTCACGACGAATAGCCCCGCCTAAATCATCTGGTCCCTTCATATCAAACGTGTCTGGCATTGATACCATATAGTTTATCACTGTGCCAAACTCACGTTCAGCAACAACAAATTCTTCACGTCCTTTTATATAAGGAAGGACATCATCAATTGTGCGAATTTGTGGAAAACAATAGTTCATAGAATGTTCCTTACTGTGGTGAATCCACTATGACATAATCAGTATACAGTGTCAACAGTATTCTACTGTTGGCTTAACATTTTTACTCTTTAAAAAGTTTTGTATATCTTTATGCTTTTTTATAGCAAACTTGGCATCTTCTTTGTTGTTAACTGTGCAATATTCATGTATTCTATCTCCGGTGGCTGGAGTAATATTAAAGTCAATTCTCCATAAAAAATTATCTGAATATACTTTATTCGTAACAGAATTTATATTGTTATTTGTTAATAGTTCTTCTTCAATATCGGGAATTTTTCTGTCAATTCCATACCATTTTCCTCTATATTTATAACAACCAACATAAAATGTTGTTCCTCTTGTATTATATGTGTAAACTGCATATTTTGAAAAAAGAGATTTAGTAATATTTTTAAAAAAGTTTAATAATTTCATAACTATATTCCTATATTATGTTATCAATCGTTACGAGTTCCATATCCCCAATCAACCACTACTGGGAAACGAGGTATACCATCTGGTGTAGGCGTAAAGTATCTTACTGTTGCCCAATCCGGTTTTTTTCCATTTTTGTATAAATTGCTAAGAACTTCTTGTGTCCCGCGAATTCCTGCTCCAAACTTCCTTTCATCTGGCAATTGTAGAACAAGCTGCTTTATATGTCCAGCCCAATTTCCTTGTCCTTCTGTCATTTCTAAAACTGGAAATTCTTCACTTAAAAACTCTTTTCGTTTTATAAGATATTTAGAACGTTTATCTTCTTGATAAACTGCGTTTATGCGTATCATTTGGCCTTCGTATCCATATTCAAGATATTCACCATATAATTTATCAAGTTGTTCCATATCATACACTGCAAGTGTAGGAACAAATTTAATAAAGGTATCGTTTACAGAAAATGAATTTAGCAATTCATCTTTTAGCCACGAAATTCTATCACTAAAAAATGGATTTTTTCCATAAAATGTTTTTTCTTTTTCTGGCATATTGACCATATCATAAATATGATATTGAACAAGTTTTTGTGTTTCTACATAATCATATTGTTTTGGTTTTGTTTTACGAACAAGAGAAGTGATTTTATTAAAATCGTCTTTAAGATCGTGGTTGTATAATTCTCCGTCAATTATTGCATCCGGATATTTTTCAAAGAAATTTTTAAGTTCTTTACCAATGTGAGGGATAGAAACAATTTCTTTACCTGTTCTTGTCCATAGACCATCTTTTCGTGCAATGCACCTGATACCATCAATCTTTGGCTGAGAATAATACATATTATTTTTAAAATCATAAGTATGATTTTCGTGTTGTGATGCCAGCATAGGTTTTGTTTTTGCAAACTCATCTATTTCTTTGACATTTTTGAAATATCCGGTCTCTAACTTTTTTGTATACAATGAAGATACTTCTGATTCTGCTTGTTGCAAAGCAGTTGTCTCGTTTGATTTTCCGATATTTTTTGGATTACACGCTTTCCATTCACTTGTTACCATCTTACCATTTAATACACCGGATACAACACGATGTGATGCAGATGTATCGGTATAACCGATTTGCATAGACCACATTCGTGTTGACCCACTGGAATCACGTTTATAAATGGGATCAAACTTTTTAATATTTTTATACATTTTTCTCTCTCATTTTGGATTCAATCTCAAGATAGAACCGATGATATTTTGCAGTTCTTTCAATATCACGCTCTGTAATTCCTTTTAGTCGCCGTATATCGGAATTATCAGTCAAATCTGCTTTTTTTACAAGCATAGCATCAATATTTGAAAGAACTCCGGTTTTATATTCTTCGTATGTTTGACCGGGCATCTTTGTTAACAATTTTACTGCATCAACAATACGTTTAGACATACCACTATCAAGCATATCTTGAAAAGTTGTTTTTGTATCTTCTGCAACATCGTGCAAAAGTGCAATACATTGCAATTCTTCATCATCGGTGTCAAGATAGTTCATTACACGGAAACAATGAAGAATATAAGGCTTTCCGCCTTTATCAAACTGCCCGTGATGTGCATTAGTTGCAATATGAATTGCAGTTGAAAGTGATTCGCCCTTTTTCATTGTGATACTCCTTGTTTTATCAAGGTATATCACATTGACTATATCTTGTCAATCCATCATATTTTTATGACTTTTTATAACTTCTACTGTTTGTGGAACACACATAATTTCATAATGGTTATAAGGCAATTCTAAAAAATTCATATCTTTTCTTGATTTTTGACTTCTAATAGTGACTACACCATCGTTGTCTGGAACAATCCAAGGAACCCTTCCTTTTGTAGAAACTATTTGTGTCCACGGAATTTCAAGATTTATTTCTTTTCCCATAACAACTGGATGACTGTTTGTGCCAATATCGTGCCATAATTGATAATTTGGCATCATAAACTTTGCCCAATCTGCAAGTGAACTTCCATTGAACGGGGTTGATATACTTATTCCGGATACTACATTTACTAATTTTGTCAAATGCAATGCATATAATCCGCCCAAGCTATGCCCTACTACAAGTATATTCTTTTTATCTTTTATTTTATCAGCCATTTGCTCTAAATTAAAATAAAATCCATCAGAACTTTTATATTTTACAAGGGTATAATCTTTTTTGTTTAATTCTAATTGTGATAATGTATAATTAAAACTATTTCCACTGGAATTTGCTCCGTGAATAAAAACATAATGTGTCATTGTCAATCTCCTGTTTAGGAGTATTTAACAAATATCTTCATTGATAATTTTCTTTTTGATAGTCTTATGAATTCCTGGATTAATATGCAATACGTTAGGAAGAACTGTATGGCGAATATAATTCCTCATATACTTTTGATCATTGTTTGATTTATCAATCATATAAGGCACATTGTTACGATCACACCAGTTTACAAAATCAGTTTTACGAGTTGTGCGAAACGGACGAATAACATTGTTGTTACGATATGGAATAATTTTTCCCATACCGTGCATAGAACTCCAAATCCAAGTTTCCACACAATCATCAAGATGATGACCAGTAATTACGGGATGACTTTTATATTTAAAGAATACATCATATCGTTGATTACGCCAATGTTCTTCTTGGCTAACACCTTTTGGAACATCGGGATCAATATAGTCTACGAAAACATCAATATTATGGTCTTTTCCATATTTTTTAAGCAAGTCAAATGCTTCATCACTTGTATCTGTCATATGATGAACAAATTGTAGCATAACTTTGTGCTTACGTTTTAGGAAATCAACGATTGCCATACTGTCAGGGCCGCCGCTACAAGCGATTACCAATTCTTTCGGCAGTTTTCCTTGGACATTGATCATTCTGCTATATCCTATTAGACTTACATCTGTGGATATAGCAGAACGATGCGTTAGTGTCAACCTTTGTTGTATTGCTTTTGGAACTCTTTTAAATTTTCAAAAGCTTTCTTTGCAAGGTCTGGATATCCCATATCATATAACATAGAAATGGATCGTGCATAACTCATTATTTCTAGATGATAGTATATTATCTCTATTATATTTGAAATTTTTGTTTTCATCGCATTATACATTTCTAATATCTCCATATGACATAAATATTGTTTTATTTTTTTTCATCCAGTAATATGCATATTCTGCATCTTTTTTAAATTCATTTCTAGCAAATCTTTGCAAGTCTGCATCTTTTAATGACTTACTGTTACGAAAAAATCTTAGTATATAACCAAACATAAAGAATCTCCTATTGTTTTCTTTGTTCACATCATATACTTATCATAGATTTTCATCAAAAACAAATGTGTTTTAGGAAGAGTCGGTATGCATAAAACGAATAGCTTGTGTTACTCATCTTTTTCGATATTTACTTTTAATGGATACGAATTCATAGATGCAAATGTTAGTGTTTCAGATGCTTTTTGTTCTGCAATTTCATATATGTATTGACCTACTATAGCACTACCATCTTCGTGAATTTTAAAAGTTAATTCTTTTGCTTTAGTTTCTGTATGATTAAATATTTCAACTAATACAGAAATGACAAATTCCATTGTTGTTTTGTTATCATTATAAAATATAACATTCCATTTTTTGATATCAGAAAAATTTACTTTTTTTGATTGTTTTTTTCCTTCTCGTATATGTTCTAGTATTTCTTGCATTTCTGGCATTTTTAAACCTATAATAAATTGTTTGATATAATAAAATCATAGGGAGATTATAATCTCCCTATGATACGGATAATAATAGTTTAGTCTCTATTATTTTCTAAACTAACAGGAGCTATTATGGAAATCTTTTTAGGTTGCATTTCTTCTGGAACATTACGTTTCAGATGAATATTTAAAATTCCCAAATCAAGATTTGCATTTTCTACTTCAATGTGTTCTGCTAAGGTAAACTGTCTGCGGAAATTACGACTTCCAATTCCTTTATGAAGATATTTAACATCTTCGTCGTTCTTTTTGGAAGTTCCTTCTACCGTTAACACATTTCTGTCAAGTGTTATATCAAAGTCATCAATTCCAAATCCGGCAACTGCAAGACTGATAATCCACTGATCTTCTTCAAGTTCAACCACGTTATATGGAGGATATCCATTAGATTTTGAATTTTCAAATTGACGATTTATTTCATCAAACATTCTCTCAAATCCAACAGAAGACCTAGCAAGTTGTGGTAAATCAAAAGTAGTTATTCTTGTCATTTATTTTCTCCTTTATTAAAGCAAGATTAATTATTGAGTCCATTATGGCACTCATCTGTATTTATTAATTTGAAAACACATTATTATACTGTTGTGTTACTCGTATAAATCTAGCATTTTCATACAATTCTTGCAAATTTGCAGAATTGCAATATGTGCAAGTGCTTCTTATACCGCCAAGAATATCTTGCACAGTATCTTGAACCTTACCACGATAAGGAACAAGAACCTCACGCCCTTCTGACGTTCGGTATTCTTTTAAACCACCAAAGTGTTTATCATTGGCAGATTTTGAACTCATTCCGTAGAATTGAACAAATTTTTTCACTTCAGTTTTTTTGATACGTTCATGAACATATTCACTGTCATATTCATCACTTTCATAAAATTTCGTAATAACTTTGCCACCGCCTTCATCATGACCAGCTAACATTCCACCTAACATTACAAAATCCGCACCAGCGACAAATGCCTTAGAAATATCACCAGGACAAGTGCATCCACCATCTGAAATAATAAATGATCCCATACTATCAGCAATATCTGCACATTCAAGTATAGCAGATAGTTGAGGAAACCCTATACCTGTTTTTATTCTAGTCGTGCATGCAGAACCACTGCCGATTCCAATTTTTATAAAATCTGCTCCTGCTTTTGCAAGAATTTCAGTCATTTCAGGAGTTACAACATTACCTGCAATGATAACTAATTGTGGATAAAGTGTTCGTATTTTCTTTATAAAATCTACAAAAACAGAAAGATATCCATTTGCAACATCAATGCATAAGTATTTTATTTTTGTTCCAACTTCACTATATACTGATTCAAACTTGTTAAAATCTGAATTAGAAATACCAGTAGAATATGCAACATTTTCAGTTATATGGGTTTCTGCATCTTTAAAAAATGATACAAGATCGGCTTCGTCGTATGTTTTTGATAAACAAGTAAACATTCCCATAACAGAGAGTGTTTTTGCCATATCAAACGTTCCAACTCCGTCCATGTTAGCAGCCATTATCGGAATGCCTTCATAAGTTTGACCATTTCTAAATTGCAAATATTTTTTTAAACTTACATCTTTTCTACTTGAAATATTACTAGGAATAGGTTCAATTAGAACAGAATTAAAATCTAACTTAGGATTATTTGTTGTAAGCATATTTTATCTCTATATTAAAGATCATTTAGTTTTGATTTTTCTTTTTTATATCTACGAATTGCAGCAGCTTTTTTGAGTCTACGTTTTTCACTTGGTGGAGTATAAAATTGACGATCACGATACTCTTTTAATATTCCCTCAGTGGTTACTATCTTTTTTAGTTTTCGCATAGCGCCACTGACATCATTATTTCTTACTTCTATTTTTGTTCCCTTTAAGGAAAATTCATTATTTTGCTTCATTCATTCTTCTCCATCTTGTAAAGCATATTCTATAAAATCGTTAAGTCCATCCATTGACTTAACTACTACGTCACCCATATTTAATTTATAGAGAACCAAAGGATTAGTTGATCCTATATCTGTGTATTCTATTACTTTTTTACTATCTTCGTCTTCGTCAAACAAATTTTCTTCTGCTATTGCTAACTCTAACGGAGTTATATTATCTAAATTTATTATAATAAAATCTGAGTTTTGTGCAACAGCATTGGCCCATCCAAGTGTTTCGGTATCAATTTTGCTTTCCGAATAATAAAATAACAAGTCTGCTTCATATACTTGTTTTTCAAATATTTCTTCTATTTTTAATATAGAAGAATGTTCAAAACCCAATAATAATACAGTTATTCCTTCTTCTACCATAATCAAATTTGGTGGCGTTATGTGATACGTATTATTGGACATTTGGTGGGTTCCTTTTTGTTTTTATAACCATGTTTATGTCTGAGTTATTTTTTTCATTCTTAGAAGGTTTTGTTTCAGCATTATCAGGTTCAGATATTGATTTTTCGGGTAATATTGGCATTTCTTTCTTTTTTCTTTTTCTTCTAATAATTGGTTTTTTTGGTATTACTCTATTCTTTTCTATTGTTGAAATAGCTGCAATCACTAATATTATTGCAAGAGGGTCAAATACAAATACAAGTAGTAAAATTACAAATCTAACTGATTTTTCTAGTATTTCACTATCATTACTATTTTGATAAATTATTTCTGCAATATATTTTATTGGTCCTACTTCTGATTCTAACAATCTTATCTGTGATTCTACACTAAAAATTTCAGAAGTCAACAACAAAATTTGTTCTCTTGACTTTTCTATTTGTGTTTCTAACTCGGATATTCTTTCATTATCTACTACACCGGATATATTAGAAATTTGTTGCCTTAGTTCTACAATAGTAGAATTTATAACGTCAATTTCTGATTGTGCAGTCTGTCTAATTTCGGCTATTTGTGATATTGCATTTGCTGATTGAGCAGTTGGTTGTGATAATAACTCATCAATTTGATTAGTATTTTCAAGTATATTAACATTCAATTGGTCTATACGATTATTTATAAAAGTCTTTCTGTTATTTTCTTGTGTTAAATCTGCTTGTGTATTAGTAATTTGTAGTTGTATACTTTCAATGTTTTCTTTTATTTTTTCTATTTCATTGTTTAATTCAGAAACATATAGATTATAAATTCTTTCAGTATTTGGTCCATAGATTCCATCTATATTTGTTTCGTTTATTCCTATGATAGATTGTAATTCTGTAATACTTTGTCTATCTCTTTGATCTACTAATTGTTCAAGGCTCAATAATTTATCATTGATACTTTCTAATGCGTCAGTGTTATTGTTTAGCTGTTGTGATAATGTCAACAATAATTGTGATTTATCACTATTATTAATTTGTAATAATTCTTCTGATAAATTTTTAATTTCTTCTCTATTTTCTGTAATTAGTTGTTGAATTGGTGCTATTCGTTGTTGTTTTACATTATCAGAATTAGTAATTATTCTTTCTTGTTCTTCAATAAGAGGTTGAATTCTTGTGAGTATTCTTTCAATTCTTTCCTGTTCATTATCTATTTGTTGTTGTAACTGAGTTTCACGATTTAACGAATTGCTTAATAAAAAATCTATTTGTTCTGAATTTCTTTTTATTTTTTCTTCTTCTATAAGAATATTATTTTCTAACTGAGAAATAACTGCTTGATATTCTCCACCTACAGAAGTTTGCTCAATATGTGCTTTACTTAAAAATCCAAAAATTCCCATACTCGTGATTAACATAAGAACTACAGTTGCAGTTGTTAGATATGTTTTAATTAAGTTGTTTGCTGTTTTCCAATTCATATGAAGCCATACCGCAGTTGTTATTTTTGCAACTTCAAGAACTGTTCCCATAATTATAATAGGAATAACTGAGGTTGCAAATATTGCAGTGAGGCCAACAATACTATAATATGCTGCAACAACGCTTATTCCAAGTGCAACAAATAATGTCCAAAAAGCAAAAATTAACATATTACTATATCCTTAGCTTCAATTACCCATCCACTTGGAGAAATACACAAAATATTAGAACCAGATAGGGTTGTTAATACTTTTGTTTCTGATTTTTTAATAACTCTGGCGGTTAATTTATTTTTATCAATTAAACTGTCAATCAAAGGAATAACGGGATTGGTTTCCAACGAAGATTTTAATGAACAAATAACAAGATTGTCATTCCAACTAAAAAGTCCTGTATAAATTTTATTTGATTTATATGCATATGAATATATAATTTCTTTTAAAATTAAATTAGTTCTATCATTTTGCTTTGTAGTATTATCAGACAAAAATAATTTATGTTTTTTATAATTATCTGGTCTTGTTGAAAACTCACCATTCATAAAATTGTAAAAATCAAACAAATTAGTTCTATATTTTTCACAATAACTGTCTACTAATGTATCGTGTTCATATTGAACAATAGAAAAATTAATAAAACCAATTGAATCAGTTGGAGACTTTACCAAAGTAAATCCAAATACATTTTTTTCTTCTTCTTTTTCTTTGGCGATTTGGTCTGGCGTTTTTATTAAAACACCGTCTTCTGATAAAAAAGCTTTTTCAGTTATTAAATCTAATAGTTGTTTTCTATATTTTGTCAAAATGTCTGTTGTCAAAATACAATGAGTAAATGAATCTTTATAATAAGAAACGATTTTTTCTGCATAAGTTGGTTCTAACTTTTTCTTTTCTATTAAATATTCTTTGTATGTAAGTTTTCTTTCTTCCATTTTTCTACCATTTATCACTATATTGTTATGTATAATAACATATGTGATAGCTAATGTCAAGATTCTATATATGAAAACTTGAAAGTCCAGTTATATTGTTTGTCTGGAATTCCGGATATGAAAAATTTTATATTAGACCCTTCACCAGTGATAGTTATGTTATAATTAGTAGAATCATTCACAAATATAGTTTCTGATATTTGGTTTGGTGATACCGTTGTTGTTCCATTCGTATTGAACGCAACTCCTTCTAATTTTTTAGCAATATTTTCTACTATATCTGAATCTGTTCTTCTACCTAATACATTTAATGTAAAGAACCAAGTTTTGTTAGTTGGGACGTTTATATTAATACCTTTAAATATTTCTATAGTAGAAGAATCTTTAGTTGTAACAAAATCATCAAAAAGTGTTCTTGTAGTATCTAATGGCGTGGTAAGAGATTCTATTGTTAAATTATTATCTTTTAGTGATCCTGGTGCAGTTGATGCTACTGGAACATCGCCTCTGCTTCTTTCTTCATCACCTTCTCTTACCTCTATAGTATTATATCCAACTATTTGTCCACAATAGTTATATATTGGCTCTTGTCTTGTTATTCGTTTATTTGGAACTGCTCTTCTTTTAAGTAAATCAATCATATCATCTTCAAGAAACAGTTTAAAAATATTTTCGTATACATTTCCATCACTGTCTACTACAGGATAACCTGCTAGTTGATTATATGCATTTCTTAAACCTGCTGCTATTGATATGTTTCCACTCATTCCTAATTCATTTGGATTATGTAAAACACCTATTTTAGTATTTAACTCACCAGTTGAACCTTCAAACTGACTTCCACCGATATCTACTATACTTGATGTATTATTTTCGTCATCTATTAATTCTTGAATTTCTCGTGATATTTGATTTATTCTGGTAACATAATTATCTAATTCTAATTCGGTTAATGTTCCTGCAATCACTCTATCATAATCTTGCCAGATATCATAAAGTAATCCACCATTAAATATTGATCCGTTAAACCCTCCACCATCTAAACAACCTCCTATTTCAGAAGGTATTATAGAACCTATCTTATTAGCAATATCCATTCCTTTTCCCAAGAACGATTGTAAGCTATTTTCTAGTGAAAGTGGAATTGGAATTGGAACAATTGGCTTACCACAAAAATTAATCATATTTGCTATTCCTGCAATTTCTGATATAACATTGTTTACACGATTTAAAACATTTTGTATTCCAGTATGTTCAAGAAAAGAATTAAAAGCATCATTTAGTTGAGTCAATGCAGTAGTTAATGCAGCTTGTATTTTTCCAAGTGCACCAAAAACCGGACTTAGTAATGCTTTTAAATTTAAACTTAAACATATTTGTATATTTGGTAACTTTAATCCTTGACCAGCTAACAATGAACATAATACTTCTCTGAAAGAGAAATCAAATCCCGCTGAAATAACGATGTTTCCTACAGAATCCAAATTTTTATCTATTTCTATATTAGAATAATGTCGTGTATCCAAATAATCGTTAACACGCTGTAGTCCTTCTAATGGTATAATTTTTGACATTTAAAATCCTTAATCACACGCAAAAACATTTGGGCTTCCGCCTGTTGCACTAGGGGCGCAATGTGCGCCTCCAAGTGGCGGACACAATAAATCAGGCGATGCAGAACTTCCTAACAAAACCATTAATTTATTTTCAACAAAAACAGTTCCATCATTGACACTTGCATCTAAACTTCCGCCCCCGTGTGTGTTTGGGTCGCCTTGCACACTTACACGTAAATTATTAACATAAACAGAACTTTGTCCTGTTACACTTGTAGAGGCTCCGCACGCTCTTGAATCTGTATCTCTATGAACTTGTGGCATATGTGTATTTATATTTTTATTACATTTTAAAATTACTTGAATTCTCAGCTATTGTTATTCCACTGGTTGACTGTGTATAAACATCTTTAAATTGTTTATGTGGTTTTGTCATAGCGATAACTGTATTTTTATTAAATTCTATTTCCATACTATCTTTATTGATATCACCTGTCATAAAAAATGGCGCAAGTGCTGGTCCTTGCTGTGTCATTGCAAGTGCTAATGGTTTTCTTAATTTTATGGTGTTGCTATTTTCTTCTAAAAAAGAACCAACAATTTCTTCGCCACTTGTTAGCTTAATGGCAACTACTTCCATAACATTTGTTTTATTTACAATCATATTTCCCTCTAAAAATTTGAATACATACCGTGATCTTCGGCATATTTTAATAAGTCGTCATAACCACCAATATATTCTCCATATAAAAATATTTGTGGTAAAGTTTTTGCATTAGGAACAGCTTTTAGAAGCTGTTCCTTTGTCCATTCATCAGATGAAACATTTCTTTCTTCAAAATGTATGTTTTTACTTGTTAAAAACCTTTTTGCTTTTACACAAAAAATACAATCATCTTTTGACCAAACTATTGTTTTAGTATTGTTCATTTATGCCTCACACGCTGCACAATCTGAACTATTTACTTTTTTTCTAGTAAGTGCTTGTGCCTTTGACATAGAAAAACTATAATACAAACTTTTTACGCCCATTTCCCAAGCGTGAATATACAATGCATTAATTTCTTTTACTGTAGTATCTGGGTCTAACATAAGATTTAAACTTTGAGCCTGATCAATATATTGCTGTCTTATTCCAGCCTGATCAACTATAGTATATGGATTTATTTCTGCAAAAGTTTTAAATACAGCTTTTTCTTCATCTGTCAAGAAAGAAAGATGTTGAACAGAACCATCCATATTTTTAATACTATCCCAAGTGTCTGGAGTATTATATCCTTTTTCGGTTAGTAGTTTATCTAAATATGGATTTTTTATTGTAACTTTAGTTTTTGCTAAATCTTTTACATAGCAATTTGAAAATTCTGGCTCAATAGATTGAGAAACTTGACCCAATATAAAGCTACTTGATTTTGTAGGAGCAATAGCTAATAAAGTTGTATTACGACGACCATACCCTTTTAGTAACTCTGGTTCTCCAAACATATCAGCTAATTTTTTAGAAGCTTCATATGCTCTTTTGTTTAAAGTTTTTGATATTTCCAAATTTCTTTTTGATGCATCTTTGCTTTCAAATGAAATCATATTTGATTGAAGATATGAATGCCATCCTAGCACACCCATACCCAATGCTCTATGTCTTTTAGCAAATTGGTTTGCTCTTTCAAAATACTTTTTTCCTTCTGTTTTGTTTATAAATTCAGTAACAACAGTGTCTAAAAAGTAAACCATAGTCTCAATTGCATCTGTTTTTACAATTTCATCCCAATGAAGAAGATTTATAGAAGATAATACACAAGTAAATGTTTCTTCTTGTGAAGAAGGCAATGCTATTTCACTGCACATGTTTGAAGCATATATCTCCATCTTTAAATCTTTATAAACGTCTGGTTTTTGATTGTTTACGTTGTCACTAAACAAAATGTAAGGAAATCCAATTTCAGAACGTCTTTGTAGAACTTTTGCCCATATCTTTCTTGACTTAGCATCACCTGAAATCATTTTTTCTAAAAATGCATCACTAACTGTGATACCAGTTGTCAAGCCTTGAATAGGATGACCCTCGGTTGCAATATCAAGAAATTCTTCTGCATCTGGATGATCTATAGGCAAATATGCAGAAAAGAATCCACGTCTTACAGAACCTTGTGATACTATAGAAGCAAGAGTATCAAATAGTTCCATAAAGTGAACAGCACCTGAAGACTCTCCGTTATCTTTAATGGGTGCGCCACGTTCTCTTAAATCACCAAAATAGCCAGATGTGCCGCCGCCATTTTTCATAAGCATACCGTTTTCGCCGTGACTATACATTATTTCTTCCATACTGTCAGAGATAAATGATCCGAAACATGAAACTGGAAGACCTCTTTTATTTCCATAATTTGACCATACAGGCGAGGCAAGAGAATAATAACCTCTGCTCATATATTCATAAAATTTATCAGAAAACCCCGGAATATTAAGATGTGCTTCTGCGGTATCTGCAATCTCTCTAACTCTTTCTTCTGGGGTTTGTCCTTGTTTTAAATATCCTCGTGAAAGGAATTTTCGTGACTCTTCGTTTAGCCATTCAAATGACATTAGTGTGTTCTCCTTTATTAAAATAAATCATCTTCTGAAAATGATTTTGTTTTTTTACTATATGCGGTGCTTCTTTTTACAAAGAAGTCTATATTTTTTGTGCTTAATATTTCTTCAACAAACCATTCAGTATCTTTAATGGCTTTTTCATCAACTTCATATAAGGACTTTAATCCTATTGATTTTAATGATTGATTAAATCTGTGTTTTAAAAATTCTTTCACAGTTTCTTTTGGCAAAAAGTCTAAATCATATTCGCCATAAATCCAATCAACTATAGCAGATTCTGCCTTATATGCATCTTTACATAGACGGTTCACATTCGCTATAGTTTCTTTATCCCACCAGCTTGGATTTTCTTGTTTTATTATATTAACCAGTTCAAATCCAAATCTTGCGTGAACATCTTCTTCTTTTGAGGTTGCTTCTACTGCATTTGATATACCTTTAAGAAGATTTTTATGTTTGTTAAATGCCATCATTATCAAAAACTGAGAAAAAAGTGATACGTTTTCTACAAACATTGAGAATAAAATTACTTTATAAAAATAATCTTTATTATCTACTGGGGTTTGAATAGATTGTTCAAGATATTCTATTCTTTTTTTGATAGCAGGCACATCTACTAATGTTTTAAATTCTTCATTCAATCCCATAATTTCTAAAAGATTTGAATATGCATCTGCATGTCTTACTTCGCTTTCTCCAAAAGTAATACCTACTGCTTGAACTTCTGGTTTTGGCATCTTATCGCCTATTTTTGCCCAAAATGTTTTTACTTGAACTTCTATTTGAGCAATAGCCAACATAGCTTTTTTAACTATTTCTGCTTCTTCTGGTTTCATTCTTACTTTCATATCTTGAACATCAGAAGAATAATTAAACTCACTGTGTACCCAATATGAATGGCGAATTGCATCTAAATATTCTATTAATTGTGGATACTCATATGGTTTTAAATTTGTTCTTTTTCTAAATATGTCTGGCATATTAGAAACACGATAAACAATGTATTCTCTTGCCAAATTATGTAGTCCCATATCCATAATAACATTTTCTACAGTTTTATGTATAGTATCAACCACAACAGTTTCGTCAGTTTCTTTAAATCTTTCTAATACTTCATCAGTTATTTCTATGCCTAATGTTTTACTTTTTATGTTTATTGATTTCATAGCTTTTTGAACAGCAGCAGTAATCTTTTCACGATTAAATGGTTCAGTTGATCCATTTCTTTTAATTACATATTTTATCATCTTTTTCACTTTCTATTTAAAAAATAAAAATATATATGCAACTTAATATATAAGCTGCATTATTTAATTATGTTGTTATTTGATGGTTAACTATGTCTATTACTTCTGAAATATTCCATACTTCTTGTATTTTTATATTTTCTTTTATAGAATCCCATAGCTGAACCTCTTGATTATGTGGTAGTATAATATAAGTATCATTAATTAATGATGTAATGTATATATCATTTTGTATTTTATCATAAACTCTACATATAACAATTTTTATAGAAGGATTCATATAATGGATCATATATGAAGCTGCTAACGCACTGGAATATTTACATATTTCTCCTATAGAAATTATTTCCCACAATGTTAACCAAGACTTTACGTCATATGGATCAACTATTTTACTTTTTTCTGGACAAGTTTTCCATAAATCCCAAACATCAGAAACAAGTTTTTGTTCATTGACAAAATTATATTGTTTTCTAATTTTTCTTATTATTTTGAGACGTTCGTGTGGAGGCTTTAACCAGATTTCTTTATAGAATGTTACATCTTCCATGTTTCAAATTTATATTTAAGTGTTGCAGATGATGAAGAACTATTTTTATATGTTAAGTAAAATATTCCATCTTGTATTCTACCGTCAAATAAAACAGAGTTATCATTGTTAAAAGATGTGTAGGAGTCATCAAGAATATAGTCATCCCCTTCTAGATCAACTATTGCTTTAATAGTTCCTATTCTATATCCAGTTATGTTATCAGACCCATCAAGCATTTTTATACTATAATTTATAAAAACCGTGTCATATATATTTGCATCTATCGCAAATCCAGTATCTTGAAAGTCTACAGTAACAGAAGCACTTAAAAGCAATGAATTTGGATTTATTGAAGAATTTAATAATTTTATTTCTGAATTATATTTCATAGTTATAGTGGTAGTATCTGCTGGTGCAACTGAAAATGTCACAGTTGTTCCACCTACTACAACGTCACTTCTTTCTACACCATTAACATAAAACTTAATAAATTCAGTATTTGTAGCTGGAATAGGAACATTGCTTGTAGATGGTATATTAAATGTAGTTAATACACCATTACCTGTTCCGATTGTATATTCTAAATTTCCTACAAATAGTCGGGTTTGGTCAGTTGCATATGCAAGTTCAGCTTCTGATAAAATCGGTAAGTCTGCAATGTTTCCATTTCTTAATTGAACTTTTGCTATTAAAGTATCAGTCATATTATATCTCACTTATATTGTAATATTTATTAATTCTATTTGCCCACTCATTTTTCCAATATTCAAATTCAGCACCAGATACTTCAAATTTTTGAAATTCTCCTTCTCTGGAACACATAAATACCACTCCTTGATTTATGTCAGTATCATATAATACATTATGTGCTTCTGCGTATGCAGCAAGTTGCAAAAAATAATCTCCAATCCATTCACGTTGTTTGGGTTTATTTGTTTGTTTGAAGTCCATTATCGTAGGAACATTTTTCCATAATCCTATTAAATCTGAAGTTCCTGCATATAAATCTGGATAATATAGGCTAACTTCACTTCCCCATACTTCAGTAATATCGTTTTCAATATTTTTTTTTATAATGTCTGCCATATTTTTTGCTTGTTTATGTATTAAATTATTTCCTATAGGAAATTCTTTGTTTAATATCCAAGCTTCTAAAATATTATGAACCAGAGTTCCTACGTCAGATGCTTCTTTTGTAATCTTTTTTGCTTCTTGTATTCCAACTCTTTGTTTCCATTCATTTAACTTTTTAACAGATTCAGCAGGTTTTGTCTTACTTAGTATAGTCGTTACACTTGGCAACTTTGTTTCGTTAACAAGGTATAATCTACCATTGTCCGAATCTTCTCTTGAAAATTGAGTATAATTGTATTTGTTGTTAATTTTTATCATTTTACAATAGTATCATAACATTGTTAGTTTGTCAAGAAGTTTTTACCAATTAACTTCCCAAATTATAGTGTTTGATGTTGAAGTATTTAATCTTATAATAATATGATATCCTATTTTTTCAAAATATTTTATTATTGAGTCTAGTTGTTCTGACACTTTTCTATTTTCTGTTATATTATTCCATACTTCATAGTATAAAGTAGTAGTTGTCATAGTTGTTCCTGTGCTTATTACAGCACTAACATTTCCACCTAAGCTTTGAGTTAATATAGTTCTTGAAATAGCTGTTATTTCATCAAATACAGTCAAGTCATATTTTGATATTATATTTGCAGTTTCGGAATTTAATGTTGGAATCATTTTGCAATGTCCTTTGCAGCCTGACGTTGTGCAGCGCGATCAATTTCGTCTGGTTCATCTGTGTCTTGTATGTCAAACGATGTATTTGTTTCTATATCTAAATCATCAATTCCAGAAAAATCAGAGTCTCCCTCATCTGGAATGTCAGTAGATATTTCTATAAAATTATCATCTGCACTTGTGATTATGTCTAAATCATTTAATAAAGATTGAATAGTTTTTGGGGTTACATCATATCCTAGATTTCTTAAATCTTTTACTAGTTTTGATGTTTTTACTTTGTTATATCCTTTAGAAGATGATATAGTTAGTAAGTTTACTATATCATCTTCTAAATCAGTAGTATATATATCTTTTTCAAGTAGTTGATATAGTCTCATTATTTCTTGCCAATTATTTTATTAAAATCTTTTCTTGAAATTTTGCCATCTTTTGTTGCTTCTTTTAGTAATAAAAGTGCATCTTCAAAATCTATGCTTTCACCTTTCATTTTTCTACCTTCTGGACCTATATCACCAGAAACTGCATCATCACCATCAAATCCATCATCGCCCATATCATCAAGAGAATCTAATCCTTGTGACTGTTGCATTCCCATATCTTGATCCATTGAAGTAGTTCCACTTGAAACTTGAACTATTGCAGTAGAAATTTTATCTTTTGTTGACTTAGCTATGTTTAATAATTCTGCTAATGAAGAATCTGCTATTTGATTAAAACGTGCGGCTTCATTTGGTCCTAATTCTTCTTTCATCTTATCAACAATTGGAATTAGTTTTTGAACTTGAAGTTCTGCAATTTTTTCAACCATATCTTGTAATTTTGTAGTTATTTCTTCGGCAGATAAAATTATTCTTGCTTCATCCATATCCCCAGAATCTTCTTCTTGTTCAGTTAGTTTCCATAATTTTAATCCTTCTGAAACCAACTTTAGTTTGGTGTATTCTTTTGGATTTGTTTTTTGATTAACTGTTTTTAATCTATTCTCTGAACGTTCTATTAGTCTGTCAGCTTTAATTTCATTAAGCTTTTCAGTTGCAATTTCAAACTTAAAATTTTCTTTTAGGTATGTTTGTATTTTGTTAAATTTTTCTTTGTTTGTATCAAATTCTTTTAAAAACATTGATTTTATCTCCATAATAAGTTTTATACTTTTATTTATGTTATTTTTATTATTTGTGATTTTATACGACCAAGTGCATCTATGTTGCCATTATACTTTGCGTTATATATTTCACGTTTTTCTTTGTTTAACGTTTCTTTAATCATTCTTTTTTGAAATGCAACATCACAAAATTTTATTTTGTAAGATTTATCTAAATTAATAATATTTTGTAATTCAGTGCAAAATGTGTTATTTTTATAGTTTTTTATAATATATAAAACAGTTATAAAAAGAGATATATTTTTGGCAATTAGCTTATTATGTTTTTCGTCATATATATCGTAAAATATTTTATCAGTTCCATGTATGTCTTCTTTTTTTAATCTTATAATAAAATTTTCTACCTTTATAACATTATCTGATATTTTGCCTGATGACAACGCAAGCTTTGCATCATAATTGTAAAAACTTTCTGACACTAAATCATTAATAGTATCATTTACTACTTTTTCAAAATTCTTGCTAAGTTCAGACATACTTAATTTCATATTATATAAATCCATTTTTGTTTATTTTATAATATATCTCGTTATTTTCTCTTTTTATTTTCAAAATACCACGTTTATGTAATCTTTCTGCTATCAATGCTTCTCGTTCTTTTAATTTTTTTCTATATATTGGTTTATCTTTGTTTGCTTCTAACAAATCCCATTCTTCGTTATTCAAAAAAACATTTATCCCGCCGCTTAAAAGTATAGATTTCATTTTACACCAGCAATTTTTTTTAATTTTTCGATTTCTGCGGTTGCATCATCTATTTCTTTTTGATTTTTTAATTCACTTGGTCCCATAGAACTTATGGAAGTTGAACTGTCTGTATCTTTGTTATTCGTATCCTTGTTATTTGAATCAGTTGTGTCTGTAGTTTTGATTTCAGATGATACTTTATTTGGTTTTGGAGTTTCACTTGCCTTTGAAATAAGTTGTCCTCTATTTGGCATAGTATACTCTAACTTTATGTCAGATTTTAAAATATCTTCAATTCTATCTATATCTTTTGACGATATGGCATTATCTAATTCAATGATATCAACAAGAGACATATTTTTAATTGAGCTACGAACATCATCCGGTTCCAGTTCTATTGAAAAATATCTTTTCAATAATTTTGATATAGCAGTTGGAATGTCTGTTTTGTTTTTTTTAGCAGCTTCAAACAAATTCATAATAAATTATCCTTTATTTTTACTGGAACAATGACATATAAATTTTTTAGACAGTTTCCCATCTTTTTTAGTCCATACAATTTTTTTATATATAGCTGGTTTCATATTTTGTTCCTATAATAAAGTATTTATAATATAGCAGCTATTATTACAGATATTGCCCCTATTATACTTGTAGCTAGTGTTACTGTTCCTGCTATTAAAGTTTTAATCATTGCCTTGTGCTGGTTGTTATTTTCTACTCTAAGGGTTTCCATTGACTGAATAACTCGGTTAAAGTTATCATCTATAATAGAAATTTTATCATTCATTGATTGATATTTTTCTTTAATAACTGCTAAATCGGTTTTGATACATCCAATTGCATCACGAAATTCTTCATTTTCTTCTTCAAGTTTTTCTATTTTTTTATCAATTGACATTGGCATTTTAATATCCTCACCTTATTTTTTAAACATTATCAGCATAGTTATTATAGTTGCCATAAGTGAAGCAATAACCATAGCAGAAGAACGAACTACTATTGTAACAAATTCTTTTTTAGGATTGGAATTTTCTTCGTGCATCTTTTTTAATTCAGCAGAAATAGATTTATTTGATTCTACTATCTCACTCAATCTTTCGTCAATTATGCGCTGTCTTTCTTTTACAACTGCTACTTCAGTTTTTAATTCTGATATATCTTTATAGTCTTGTTGCATATGACTTCTCCTAAATAAAGAACTTTGTTTGTTCTTTATTTATTTAGAACAAAATCACATTTTATTAAATGTTATGTTTTTGAATTCAAAAGAAAAAGAGTCAAAACACGCAGTTTTTATTTTACACGTTTCATTTAGATCAGTTGTTATGACAATTTCATTAATATCTTCTTTTAAGTAGAAAACGTCATCATCATCTTTTTTCCATACATCTTCTCTGTCAACTTCAAATTCTAGTTTCCAAACAGTTTGTAAAGATTTATATTTTGATCCAAAAGTATAAGATGTCATATTTTCTTTTTTTAATTCTGTAACCTTATAATTTATTGGTTGGCACCTTAATCCTATTACTTGAAGTAAAACATTTAAATTTTGAGATTGATTGTATTCTTTTGATTGTGAAATTCGTGTGTCTGTTATTTGCGTATCTGTTATATCTATGAGCGTATATAAAACATACAACCCACGACTATCAGATATTATATTATCTGAATTCATTTTTAAGCCTTTTGTTATAGTAAGCTTTTTGCTATATTTTTACCTATGTGATATGATGCAACAGTAGTTGCTCCTAAAAGAGCAAGCTTTGCAGCAGAACTCATACTTCTGCTATCTTTATTTTCTGCATCAACAGCATCATCTATTTTATATCCTTTTTCGGTTGACAACTTTGATATAAGATAAAATAATTCACTCTTTCTTGCATTTGCACGATAATATTGAACTAATCGTGTTATAACCAGTGATTTTTGTGTTTCAGTTAGTATACCCCAATTTTGCGCCATTCTTCGTATACTTCTATAATTACTATTTGAAATTTTTAAACTTCTTTCTGCTTCTTGTAATAACTGCCTTGCAAACATTGCATTCAAGCTATTTGATGAAATTTTTCTTAAATATTGAATTATTTTCTGTGTAGGTATAAACATATTTTCTAAAAATAATTTATCTGCTTCACTTCCACCCAATACTGTATAATTTTTTGTAGATAATACATTTAACGTTATATACAAGTCAGTTCCGCTTTGTCTATATGAATTAAAATTTCCAAAAGAAACTGTTTTTCTGGCATATTCTAATGCCATTGGAGCATATTCATATTCATTATATAATATCCATAATGAAATTAAATCCATAAATGCGTGATCTGCTATGTTTCTTGCATTAGTGTTTCTTAATGAATAGCTAGTTCTATATTGACTGCTTTCATTTAAATCTTTTATAAATTCTAAATTCATAAATTTTGTCCTTATTTGTAAAATTATTCTATAACTTTAACCTATAATATTATTTATAGTTTTATTTTTTAGAATTTATTTTATTTCTTGCAGCGTAAACGCCTCTTATAAATTTTGTTTCATCACCTGATTTTATACTATTGATTAGTCTTTTTTCTAAATCATTTGATATTTCTTCATCATAATTTTCTTTAATTAAATTTATAAGATTAGAAATTCCTGCAATAAGATTTGTTCCAGTATTTTCAATTAAATAAGAAGATTCATACGAGTCACTTATTGAATTGAGTTCTTCTAAAATAGATTTTGTTTTACGCTTCATTGCAGGTCTCCATTGCTATACCATTATTTATTTTCTTTTGGTAAATATATACTTTATTTCCACAATCCCATATTCTACTATATCCATTGCTTTTCATATTTTGCCATTCTGATAACATATTGTCATAATTTTTTAATATTGTTTTTAGTTTATGTTTTTGAAACTTGTATCTACTTCCAAATTCACCATTCTTATTAACGTAATAATAATTAGGACTACTGATATGTAAAAAGTTAAATCCAAGTGTTGAATATATATTTCCACTAAAGTATCTTACGTCACAATAAGAAACAATATTATCTGGATCATATTCAATTATAAACCTGTTAAAAAGCTTTGAAGAACCGCCAATAACAGAAATATTTAATTTTGTGGATAACCTTAACAATTCCCATTGATATTTTTTTCCAAATCTTGGAATTCCAAAACTCATCAATTGAACAAGTTCTTCATCGTAATATAAACCATAACATACAGCAGAATGATAGTATGATTGTATATGATTTTTTTCTAAAAAACTCTTTTCTACTTTTTTTTCTACTTTTTTAACAATACAATTCCTTGCATATATTTTTCTTGTTTTATTAAACTTTGAATTTAATATACTTTTTACTATTTCTTTTTTATTCAACCATTCGTGTTCAAATATATGAATTAAATTTATACCTTTTTCTTCACAAGCTTTGGTTTTATTTAAATGATAATTTTTGTCTATCTTTTCATCGCTATGCCAATAAATCCCATTATGCTCAATTGCTAAATTATATTCAGGAATATATATGTCTAATTCTTTTCCGTTTAATTGTTTTCGGTCGTTTCTTATAATATTAGTATTAACAGCTTTTGATATAAATTCAAATATTTCTACTTCATTTCCAGAATAATTCCCTAGATTAAAATCCAAGTTAACTAATGTTTGGCATAATAATGAGTAAGATATATTGAACATAATTGAAATTTGTTTTATAGAATGTGTTTTTAAAAGATTTTCAAAAAACAATTTATTATTTCTGTTTTCTAAAAAAACATTTGATATATCTTTTTGTAAAAAATTAGAAACTCCATATTTTTCTATATTTGTATTTTTTACTTTTTGCAATATTTCTTCTACCTGTAATGGGTGATATTTTCCATATTTTTCAAAAAGTGTATCTTTAGATTTTTTTAAAATTTCTTTGTTTTCAAAAGGATACTTATATCCGTAATTTTGTATATTTTCATTTCTTTTTTCTAGCCATTCTTCTTTATTATTTTTCCATTTTTCAGACATTTCTTTTTTAAATTTGTCAGTCTTTGAGAAATTTTCTACGCCATATTTTTCTATGGTAGTTTCACGTATTTTTTCTTTAATTTCTTTTGATTTAAAAGGATTGTCTACACCATATTTTTTTGAATTAGTTTCTTTTCTTTTTTCTAATGTTGACAAAGAATTGCATTTAGGAGAACAATATGTTAAATATTTGCCGTTGTGCCAATTAACATTATTGTTACAATCATATTTTTTACACTTGGGAGTTTCTGTTAAATTATTTACATATGTATATATTCTTTGATTTATTTTTGAACTTAAAGGTAAAAATGCTGTATTAACAAATATATCATCGTATATATGTTCTAAGTTATTTTTAATCCACCATTCTTTTTTATTAGTATGAGGATTTAACTTTTCATTGTTAAAACATTTTTCTTTTATTATATCTACATATAGTAAATTCATATTAATCTCTTCGTTTTAATATAGATTTAAGCTTATTTATGTCTATATTACTGTCACTTTTTGGTTCGGGTGCATCGTTATTTGAAGATTTTGCTTTTAATTTATCATATATAGAAGGTTGTGTGGATTGAGAAGTATTATTGTTATCTTCATCGTCTATATCTTTTATTCTCATACAAGTATTGTCATATGATAGTTCTAACTTTCTTCCTTCTCCTGCACTACTTCTGGTTTTCATAAATTCTATTTGAATTTTTCCACGTTCTTTCATAGCTTTACTGGCGTGTAAGCCAATTACATTATCAGCAGTATATATCTTTGATATACCACCAGCAATGTTTTGCATACCAAATTCTGCTTCATCTATACCACCACGTCCTATTTGCGAAGCTGTAGCAAAAAGATAATTGCCTTCAATCGTAAAATTTCTTAATTCTTCACTTACAAATTTATCTTTTGTGAATACATCATTTAGTGGAACTTTTTTTTGTGCAGGTGTCATAAGGTCTAAGTAATCTACTACCACTGCGTCTACCATAATTCCTTTTTTTGTAGAATATTCTTTAACATATGCTTTTAAGTCATTTATGTTAATTCCGTTTGGTAACTGAACTATTTGTAGATTTGCTGCGTTTTTAGAAATCATACTTAATTTTAAACTTACATCATCTATATTTTTAAACAAATCACGTGTTCCGTATCCGGTAAGCATGCTATCTAAGCGCATTGAACAAAGTTTTGTGCTAAGTTCCAGACTTATATATACTACATTATATCCGGTTAACGCCCAATTTAATGCTATATTTTGAAGCATTAAGCTTTTTCCGTGACCAGAAGGAGCAGCAAAAACATTTAATGTTCCACGTTCAAATCCACCATATAACACGGTGTCAATAGTTTTCCATCCTGTTGAAATTGCAGGTTTAGTTTCTTTAATATCTTCAAGACGTTTTTTTGGATCGTTCCAATAATCCATTCCTAAATCTTTTGTTAATCCAATAGAAACTGCTTGCTTTATAAGCTGTTCCACTGCACCGTATTCTTTTTTTTCAAGTTTATCAGTGCTTGCCAAAATAGCTTTTTCTAATGCTTTGTATCTACAAAAAGTTTCATATTCATCTAAAAACCAATTTCTTTCGTTTTCTTGAATGTCAGTAATATTACTTAACGAAACTCCTGTTTTTGCAGAAATCTGTGATATAGTAGGTATGCCAGAATATTCATCATGATATTCCTTCATAAATTTAATTACTGGACGAAATTTATGCTCAAAAAAATCAATTTGTGTTATAGTATTGCATTTTACAAACAAGTCTGGGTCTGATTGTAAAAATTCTAAAAATAGTTTTTGCATTTCTGTAGAAAAGTCATCTGACATTTATATTTTGTTCTCCGCTTTATGAACACCAAGTTTTTGCCATCACTTTGGCTTTAGTAGTATTAGTAATTTTATTTTCTAGTATTGAATATATAGTAAAAAATCTTCCATATCTTTTAACTGCATCATTTACATCAATTATTCCTTTCTCCCAAGGAGGGTATGATATGGACCATCCTCTTTCTATTCCAGAAATAGCAAGTCTTCTTCCTGCTTGGTTTGCATCTGGTAATACTATTATTTCTTTATTTAAAGATTCAATAATTTCTGCCTGTTCGTCGTTTATATAATTTGATCCTACTGCAACCCCATCGGTAAATACGGCATCAAAATATCCTTCTGTAAGGATTATATATTTTTTTGAAGATTTTTGTGCATCTAAATTAAATACATAATTTTTTGGTATATTTTTTAAATATTTTGGATATTTTGAATGGGGGACAATTAGTCGTGAAGTATGCCCTACTATTTTGTTGTTATATCTTAAAGGTAATATAATTCTATTCTTATAAGTATAATAGTCACTTATATACCAATCATCAATTAATTCTAATTTTCGTTGTGCTATATAATTTATAGCATTAAATTCAAAAGAATCATCTTTAATGTTTTGAATATCAAACAGTTTTTTACTTTTTGGTGGTAATGATATTTCTTTCCAGTTTGATACTGTAGACTTCCATTTTGATTCTTCTTTTGTTTTTGGAGAATATATTAATTCAGATTGCATTTTCAGATGCAATTTAAATCTTTGTATATCAGATTTTTCTGCTCCAAATTGAATTAATAAGTTTGTTAACTTATTTGATATATTATTTCCTTGTTCCCATCTTGCAGTATATCTACAATTAAAACAATTATAAGAAATACTGTTATTGTCAAAATTGAAACCACCACGCCCTTTGGTATCAGGGCGTGATTCTCCATTATAAATGCACATCGGGCAATTTCCATGTATCCATCCGCCAGAAGTATACTTCCAATGCGAAGGAACATGTTCTCTTACATATTCAACAAAATTATTCATAGATAGTATCTTATACTATGTAAAGAATTTTGTCAATGATTCCTGATACAGTTTCCTTAGAAAATCTTACCCACATAAATTTTCCTTCAAATGCATATGCATCAATTCCAGTAAAGTTTTCATAAGTTTTTTTAGGATTTACCAATGTTAAGTCAACTGAAAACCAATCATTTTCATTTGGATTACTTGCCAAACTAGCTTCAATCCCTACACTACCTGTAAAATCCGTAGCATAAAATACAACAGTTAGATTTCCGAATGTATTAGCAACTTGTGAAGTTGATAATAATTTGTCAGAATATTCAATATCGTTTATAGTTGTAAAACTTGTGACTTCAAATAAGTTAGGAGTAGTATCTACATAATTTTCTAAAATTTCTAAAGAATAATCTGTTTTATAGGTAGAATCTACATAAACAGGATATGTATTTGAATTTTCCTCTGTTATAGTTAAAATTAAATCATAATAGCCTGCATCTTTTGCAATAGTGTCGGTTGATAGTATAGTTAATGATGCTATACCAAGATCATAATTTTCTATTTTTAGATTTCTGGTAAGAATTATGTCATTTGATTTTGATTTTACTACAGTAGCTTTTAATGTTTTATTGTATAATTTTTTTGCTTTTCCTACTGCTTCTTGAATAGAAAATTGTATATACGTGTCTACACCTTTTAAAATTCTAAAAGGAGTTGATACATTTCTTCCTGTTCTTGATGTTCCATAAATAACATTACCCTTTTGAGGAAAAGTAAAACCAGATACACTTTCTCTTTTAGCCATATAACATAAACTCCTAATACTTATATTTATAAATAAAGAAATGAAAAGGATTAATATAATAATGAATGATAATAATGATTTACTGCAAAACTTTCCATTTCTTACAATCGTCAGATGCGGTCAACGAGAATATGTAGGGATTATACAAAATGAAGATATTAATATAACTAGTTTGTATTCAATCGAACATATTAAAACAGAAGAAGAAAAAAAGTATTTTATTAAGTTAGCAACTGAATGGTGGTGGGAAACAAATAGACAACTTCCTATTAATATTGTCATTGGAAAAAGATTTGATATGTTTGAATATTGCCTTATTACATTTTCTAATAAAAATCTTGAATTTGTTTCTGGTCCAACCGTAAGAATTCGTGATTTGTTAAAAACAAGATCAAAGAAGAAAAATGTTCAATTAATTAAAAAAGTTAAATAAGCTGTTCACACAATAAATTCATATGAACAACTACGGCAATACTGTAACTATGTGCGTGACTTTTTTTGAAGTAATAGCTATTATCTTTTGGTTTTTCCCAAATTTCAGAAAAAACTGTGTTCCAATCTTTTCCTATTAAATACCTTTTAGATGGTCTTATCATTGCCAAAACAGCAGCTAATTGTGTTACTGATTTAGGTTTCATTTTTTTACAAACTGAATGGTGTCCTTTCATGTGAAACAGAATATCACAAAATTCTTCTTCTTCTAACAATTCCCATATTGGTTCAGTATTCATTAATTTTAATAAATGTTCTTCTGATTTTATATCTTTATATATATTAACATTCAAAATATCAATTTTAAAAAAGCCATTTTTTTCTGCTTCTTCATAATCTATACTACATAAATTGTTATATGGATTTATTGGAACTTGATGGAAATATACGCCAGTGTTATGTTTTTTATAAGTTTTGTTTTTTACTATAGATGCATTAGTATATTCAAATAATTCTAATACTTTATTTCTATCAGAAGTGTCTATGTCTACATCAGTTGTTGTTATTTTAACAGTGATTTCGCCCATTCTAAATCCTCTTTTCTTTTTGATATTTTATTATTCCAATATGAAAGATCAATAGATTTGTGTATTTCAATAATCAATTCATCTGGTATCGTATTAACAAAATCAATAGCATCACTTGAAGAAAACAATATCCAAGGACTTATTTTCCCTTCTTTTATATAATTTATAATTGCAAATTCATTTTCTGTTTTCCAAAACATATCCCATCTTGTGTTTGTTTTTTCTTCCCACTCTTGTAAAAATAATACATAACGTTCAAGTGCACGTGACACACTTTCTGTTTTTAATAATTCATCATTAAAGGTATAATATGTAGAATCTTTATTCCATTTTTTAATAGGAATTTTATTTTTAATTAACCAATCTACATATTTTTCCCAATTGTTAATCTTGGAATCAACAATATATTTTCCAAAATCAAAGAAATCATTATATATAGAACTGTTAATAAAGTTATCAAACGTTTTTGATGAAACTTTCTTTCCATATGATCTTGAATACCAATATAAGTATGTTAAATATCCTGCTTGACTTTCTTTTGAATTTTTATTCACATATCTTTGCTTCTTTTTACACATATGTTTAAACATTGTAGTTTCGCGTTTAAACGTTTTATTACAAAAATCACAAGTAAACATTATTTAAAAATCTCTGCTATTTGTTTATCATCTAATCCATAAAGCTTTGCAAGTTCTATTAAGTCTTCTTTATTGTTTTTGGTTTTAATTATTTCCAATTCGTCAAAATTACAGTCTGGAAAAATCAACTCTAAGAATTCGTGAATTTTGTCTTTTTTTTCTTTTTTTGCAGGAGGTATCCAAGGATGAAACATATTAATTCCTAATCCTATTGCTTGCATTAATCTTATTTGTAATTCAGGATGATTTCTTAAAATATTAAAATCTAAATTAACTAACTCGTTTGTTAATTCCAAATAGTATTCTACAATTTTTTTATTTTTGTTGTCAGCACTACTTAAAAAACGCATAAGTTGCCAAGGTGTTACTTGAGATTTTTCTTCATCCGTTAAGTTTTTATACCATTCTACATCTTTTTTATCAATGGCATTCATAACCTGTTTAATATCTAATTTAGATTTTTTCATTTTTTTACCATAAATCTTTGCAATTTAAAATTTCTGGGATTTTTGTAATTTCTTTGATAAAGAAAACACAATCCGGATTTTTTGATTTTTGTATAGGAGTAGTCAAAAAGTGTCCATACTTTAATTTCGGAGAATACCATTTCATTTGTTTGTATATATTCACTAATTTTATTTCTGGATAAGATGGTAACACACTGGAAAGAGGATTAAAAGAGAATGCCTTAAATCCTCGTGTTGTCAATGATGATACTGGAACAATCTCTGGATCAACTATGTTATCGTCTCCTACAATAATATTCCAATCTAATGGAACTTTAATTATGTTTTTACCTATTTGTAATACAGCCGCTGGTGCAGAAAATATTTCTAAAAAAACCAATGACTGGAATGTATAGTCTACATCATTCTTATTACTGTAGTCAAGAACAGAATATCGTAGATCATCAATTTCTTCTGGAACAAAATCTATGTCATATAATTCATTTTCTAGCGTTAGTATATTCATTTATTATCCTTTATAATTTTTATATTTTTACTTACTATTTAATAAGTAATTTTATTAACTTTAAAGCTATATCCAGCTTCACGATAGTATTTTTTTCTTTCTGTTAAATGTTTTTTACTGTATTTTGAATCTGAACATATGTCCCATATTTCTACATGATCTTTGTCGAATCCTTTTCGCAATCCTCTACCAATGCTTTGTATAGTTCTAACAAAACTTTTTCCTGGTTCTATTAATACTACATTGTGTAATTTTGTAATAGAAATACCCGTTGATGCAATACCGAATGTAGCTATTAATGGTTTGTTTTCACTATGATTAATACTTTTATATTCTGCTTTTCTATCTTTTTGTTTATCTTTTCCACTTAAGAATACACTATCTGGAATTAATTTTTTTAATTCATTCCCTGTTTTAAGCTTATCTACTAATATAAGGGTATTTCCAGACTTACATATTTCTATTATCTGTGATGCCATCCATTCTATTCGTTTAGTGTTGGTTGTTAAATAAGATATTTCACTTTGATAATTTTGATAAACAATGTTGTCTTGGGTCTGTAACACATTTATATTACAACTTGACAGAACACCTTTATCCTGTAACTCAGATGCTTTTACTTTGTTTACAACTTCCCCGAGGTTTATTTTTAAACTCATTCTGGAAACATCGTCTTTTGGGATTGTGCCAGTCAATCCCCATCTTAAAGGAACGTTTGCAAATGGTCCGGTAAGAATACGTTTCAATATGTCGGCAGAAGCACCGTGTGCTTCGTCTACAATTACTGCAATGATACCCTTGGAAAACTCTTTTAGTCCGTCCTTGCGTTTCTCTGCACGCATCTGACGTTCCATAGCCTCTAAGCTTTGCCAAGTGCATATTGTATGTGTTTTGTCTAAATCTTTCCTGTCACCATAATATACACCAACATCAAGACCAATATTTTCATAGTCTTCCAGTGTTTGTTCTACCAGACTTTTATTTGGGACAATTACAATACTTTTCCCATACGGTTCAACAAGCTTAGAAAGAGTTGCAGTTATAATAGTTTTTCCACTTGATGTAGATAATTCTTGCAATGCCTGAGTGTTGTTGATAAACATATTGATTGCATTGACTTGGTAATCACGCAGAGTAACCGGCTGACCCTCGTGAGGATGACCCACTGGCCATTTGATATGGGATAAGCTGTTTTCGTTGACTGGTTCTATTTTACTGAAATCGTGTTTAACACGATGGTCTTCAAGTTCAAATTCATAATTTTTTTCTGAAAGATACTTTAAAATTTCTGGTAGAATGTTGCTATATGTTCCGCCACCTAACGAAAAAAAGTTGACGTTGCCATCCCACCTACCCAACTTAAATTTTTCGGTGTGATATGCATATGGAAGCCTTAATGCATACTTTTTTGAAAGAAACTTTCTATCTGGTAACGGTAAATTTTCTATCCTACAGTTAACTTCGTCTTTCAATACTATTTTTATTTTCATTGATTCTCCTAAAAAAATATACTTGGGATTATAAACCCCAAGTATATTATAGTTTCAAGGAAAAGTCAATATGTTTATTGGAAATTACCGACGAATACAGGTATTTTCCGCATATTCTTTCCAGCGTTGCGGCGACATTTTATAAAGGTCAGAGACCTTGGACACCATACGAAGGGAAAGTTCACGAAATTTGTCCTTGTTATCATAAATGAATTCAAGGAGTTCATTCTGTTGTTCGTATGTGAATCCTTTGTTGATAAGCATCCCATCCTTGATGATTTGCTTACAGCGAAGAAACTTTTCACGGGTATTGTTGATTTCAAGATCAATGTAATGGCACCGTGACAGAAGTGCCTTCATATGATCACCAATTTTTCCGCGTGTGTCTTCAAGTTTCAGGTTAGTGATGAACACAACGCTGCCCTTGAATTCAAACGTATCCGGAACGCCATCACGTTCAAGTGCCCGCGTTTCGCTACGCCACGCTACACGACGCTTTTTCCCGCTGTCAAGAACAGCTTTCAAAAGGTTCAGCGAGACTTCATCATACAAAATAGAATCGCTGTCATCCAGAACGAGAACGCTATTTTCTTCGCTGTATTCATACAGCAACTTATAGAGCGAGATAGGAGTTGCAGAACCACGTTCTACCCCATACTTTGCCTTAGAATTTGTGATTACCGCGTGCATTTCAGCTTTCTCAAGGATTTTTTCGATGCCGTATGTCTTGCCAACGCCTGGAGGTCCAGATACAACAAGCCCTTTGATAAGACCATCAACGGCTGCATTCGTCATATCATCCAGAATAGAGAACCGTGTGCGAATACGGGTCATAATTTCTTCATCTGTTTCCGGAGTGACGGGTTCCATATCGGTTTCATCTGACATATCAGAACCATCAAACCCGCCAGCATCACCGATAAATTCAAATGAAGATTTGGAGTCGATCTTGACACGAATCACGTTGGCATTCAGTTCGTGAATAAGATGCGAATTCTCACCTTGTGCAGATTTGGGATCAACCGTAATCCACATTCCGCTTGCACCGGACTTGATGCCGCTGATCATCTTGAAAGTCATATTTTCAACCTGAATCTTGCGGACATAGCCAGACTTTACGAGGACTTTTGTCATTTGTGATTCCTTCCTTAAGGAGTGTTGTCTTGGTTACTGACACCTTTATAAGGATAATCAGGCACCGTGTCAACAAGAATCTACAAAAAAGTCAGACATACGAGATTCTTGTTAACTGTGTTTCTTTACATTTCAAAAATGTAGAAAAGTTATGTTTTTTAATTGTTGCTCTTATTTTAAAATTATTTTTAACTTCTACGTTTTTAATAACATCGCGTGAGTCAAAATAAGTAAACAACTTATTTTCACTGTTTAACGCATTTATCACCCAAAATTTATTATATGTAGCAGAATTTGCAAGTCTTTTTGAAACTAAAGTCAATACAAAATCTTCACGATTTCCTACTCTACCATAGTATTCATTTCCTGAATTTTTTACTGTTTCAATTATACCATCAAAGTATTCACGTTCTTTAAGTTGATAATAATATTTTGGAATAGAAGAAATAATACCAAGATCACGAGGATTTACGTGATCGTCCATTTTTTCAAGAAAATTATGTAATGCTTTTTCATATGAACTAAGACTATCTTCAATTACTTTAACAAGTAAACCAAATTTAATAAAATCTACAATATCTGGAATTTTTGTGATCTTTTTACTGCATAATATTGGTATGCTGGAATTGACCATTGTGTATTTGGGTTCAAACAAATAATGAACTATATCAAATTTTATTAAATTATTTTGTTCACCATGTATGTTATACAAGTTGAAGGCCAACATTATTGCGTGAACCTTAGAAACATATTTGTAATTTTGAATTGAATATGTGTTTGCGCTTGTAGGTAATGTAAAATCTTTCATCTTACTGCCATCCTGTATTTTGGATTATACACTACACAAGATCGCATAAGGTGTCAAGCAGATTTACAACTCTATATCTTCTAATCCTGCAACTCTTAATTTTATTATATTATTGATAGAAAAAGAACGTTGATCTAACGCTTTAATAATTCCTTGCATCTGATTTCTTATTAAAGAAAACTCGTTAATAAGATGATGCATATTTACTACCTCATCTACACCATCAACATATCTCTCTGCGTCACGACTGGAAAGTTGACGATTATAATTTTCTATAAACTTTTTAAATTCTTTACTTCTTAATTTTTTTAACTCTATATTAAGATATTCAAGTATAGATTCTATCTCTTGAAGTTGATAAAATCTATACTCAACAATTCCTGGCATATCTCTTGCGTGCTTTTCCAACACACCTTTTAAAGATAATTCTTTTCTGCCTTCTTGAATTTGTTTTTCATAATATGATATAGCGTTTACTATATTAGTAGTATCTTCTCTTACTTTGGTTAGCCAACCGGACATAATTATTCCTCATAATCTTCTTCATACTCATCATAATAGCTATCTTCATAATTTTCTCTTATTACAGATGCAAGTATAGTGCAATGATCAGAAAAATCATCTTTAAATTTTTCTATTTCAATATCATAGTTGGAAACAATTTCCAAATATTTTTCTGCAATTATAGTTCTATCTTTGGAACTTACGTTTGATTTCATTAAATCCCATATTTCTAAAATCATTTCAATTTTTTCCATTTTAATTTTCCTTATTTCTATATTCCCATACAGAATTGCCACAATCATAAATTCTGTAGTAACCATTGTTTTCCATATTTATCTTTTCCGATAATAATGAATCATATATCGGTAAAAGTTTTTTTAATTTGTGTTTTTGATATTTGTTTCTACTTTCTCTTTTTGTTCCGATAATATAATAATAATTTGGAGTTGAATTATGTAAAAACACAAATCCAAGCTGGTTATATAAATTTCCATCACTCCATCTACGGTCTGCATATGATATTATTGATGAATTATGATTTTTTATAAAGTGATTTAATAGTTTACTGGCACCGCCAACGACAGAAAAATTGGTTTTATTACAGAATCTTAATAATTCCCAATCATAGTTTTTGTTAAAACGAGGAACCCCAAACGTCATAACAGAAACTAATTCGTCATTATAAAACAATCCATATTTGTGATGTGAATTGCAATTTCCTTGTATATGATTTTGTTCTAAAAAAGATTTGCTTTGTAAATTATTCAAATTTCTTATTTTAGTATTTCTTGCATATATAATGTTTTCAGTTTTGTTCAATATATTTAACAATCTACTTTTAACAATATCTTTTTTATATATCCACTCATCTGAAAAAATATGTATTAGTCTATGTCCTAAGCAGTTAGCATTTTCTGTTTTCTTTAAATGATATGTAGGTGTAATTCTATCATTTTTTGTGCTGTGGTAATAAAGTCCATCATATTCTATTCCAATATTATATTCAGGTAGCCAAATATCTATTTCTTTAGGAGAAATTATATCACGCCTACTCTGTTCTACAATAGTATAATTAGATAAAAAATCTACTAATTCTGCTTCTTCATTAGAAATAGTATTATACTTTAAAGGAAGTCCAAGTTTTTTTGCTCGTTGATGAATAGTGGTTTCACCAACTCCGAAATATTTCATAATTTCACTAACTCGTTCAAATGAATTATATATTTCTATGAATTTTGTTTCATCATTTAGTTCATTTACTTTAATTGGGTCAATATGTATTTGTGATTGATGGCTTACTCCATATTTTTTTAACAAAGTTTCTTTTCTTTTGTTTTGAACTTCTAATGAAGAAAATGAACTATTTGACCCATATTTTTCGTTTATTACTTTTTTTGATTTTTTTTGATTTTCCTCTAATACCAACACAGTAGATACACCATATTTTTCTAAAATAGTTTGTTTTATCTTTTCTTGAATTTCTTTATCTTGAAATGGATATTTTATACCATATTTTTCTACATTTGTTTTTTCAATTTTTAAAAGAATTTCGTTAGATTGTAAAGGATATTTGACACCATATTTTTTCAAATTTGTTGTTTCACGTTTTTCTATAGTCATTGCATTTATATTATCAACACCATATCGTTCAACTAGAGTATTTTTAAATTTTTCTTTTAATGTTTCAGATTGTAACGGATATTCCGTTCCATATCTTTCAATCATTGTTTTCTTTCTGGATTCTTTTGCACAATTACAATGCTTTTGGCAAAAAAAATAACCTTTGTTATAACTTTCAAAAGTTTTGTGATTTCCGTAATCACATATTGTTTTTTCTGGAAACAAATAGTGATACACCTTTTCTGAAAATCTTTTTGGTGTCAACTCTGTTGGCCAATTTTTTTCTATTTCTGATAAAATTTCAGGATGATGACAGTTTAATATTATTCTATTAGGAATGACGCCATTGGCGTCATTTATCATTTGTATCAGGGTATTCTTGTTCTGCTGATAAATCTTGTTCTCTTGTGTCATATTGTTCATCCCATTCAGAAAGTATTAAATCAAGTATACCATTAGTATTTTTGTCATATTCTTTTTGAAAATATTTATGAACCTCTCCATTTTTATCAATATATTCATACTTATTTCCTGTTTTAGATAAAACACCTTTACTAAGTGAATAAGAAAACATTCCGCTATATGGATCAAGTCCAGTTGAATATGGAATTTCTAATTCAACTTTTTCAAATGGTTTTGCATAACGTGTTTTGATTACTTTGCATACTGCACGAATACCGTGAACGGCAGATGTTTTAGTTCCTTTTTCATCTACTTTTAATTTTAATTTATTTAACATTATGAGTATACTACTGGCATACTGAAATCCACTTCCGCCAGACATTTTTGGATCGGGATTAAACATATCTTGACTTTCATAACTATGGTTAGTCGCCACCATACCAATATCGTATTCTCCAAACATATTAACACAATTAGTAACTAATGCTTTCAATGCACGAGGGCGGCGGCCCATATCCCCTTTTAAGTCACCCTTATTAAATTGATCAACATCTGTAGGTGTCATTAACATACCGATACTATCAATAACAAACAATACTTTTGGTCTTTCATCTTCTGGTTTGTCGCCATAATCTTCTTTATAGCTTTTTACAAAGTCACTGATTATTTTAGCAACATCGTCTATCATTGCCATATTTAATTTTAATAGTTTATCTTCACTTGTGTCAACACCCAATGCCTTTAGCCAAGATTCATCCAGTGCGTTTTCTGTATCTATGAGAATGCAATATATATCTTGTTCTTGTGCGTGTTTAATAATATTGCCACTTGCCATATACGACTTTCCCGCACCTGACTCACCAGAAAAAACAGAAACTTTTCCGAGTGGAATACCTTTATAAAAGTCTCCACTTATTAATTTGTTTAATACATAATTTCCAGTAGAAATCCACACTTTTGGATCACGAAATCCTGCACTCATACCCGGAACACTTTTTGTTATATTTTTTCTAAATTTTGACACGTCAAATGGTTTTACCATATTTTTCTCCAAATAATTAAAAGTTAGGAGCAATATAAACTGCTCCTAATATGTTTATAGTTTTAAAGATAATTTTATTGTGCAGTGGTGTTTCTGTTACGAATCATTGCCAATACATCTTGTGCAGACTTTGTTTTTGAAGATTTTTCAGTTTCGTCATTATCAGCAACTTCTGTAACTTCTGTAACTTCTTTGACTTTTTGTTTTGAAGTTGAAGGTTTAATACTTTCTTGTTCTTCTGTTGCTGTTGGTGATGAATTATTATCTAACTCTACCCCAGATGGTTTATAAAATTTAGAATATTTTTCTGGGTCATATAGTTGGCCTTCAACGCTATCTTCAAACATTTGAAAAATAGCTTTTAACTCTTCTTCTCCTGGTTTTTTTGGAAGAAAATCGTTTAGATTAAACAAACCAAATTGATCAATGTTATTTCTTTCTTCTTGTGATAGACTGCGAGACCTACGTGCCCAAGATGAAGTTGAATAACTTGCATATTGACCTTTTTGTGTTTTTGTAACACGAAAATCAGTTCCGCCTTCAAAATCAGTAGGAATTTCATCAAAGTCTGGGTCCATTAGTGCAGCTTTAATTATGTTAAAGATTTCTGCACCAATTATAAATCTGCGAATTGGATTTTCTGGTGGTGTATCTTCTTTATATAGTGAATCTACGACAAATCCTTGGAAAAGATAACTACGTTTTTTCCAATAAGTTCTTGCCATATCTTCCATACTTGCATCTTTGAACCAAGGACGAATTTCATCGTGAACTGGACATTTTTCATTCCACATTTCCATACAAGGAACTGTTACTGTTACTGATTTTGTTTCATCCATACCTTTTACACCACTGAAAGGTATTTTGATCATTTGACGTTCACGCCAAAAATATATATTTTCTTCATCGCCATCTGGTAGGAAACGAAGGGTTGCAGTGCTACCCTCTGGTATGTTCCAGAATGGATAAATTGTGTTGTCGGAATAACCTCCTGAATTATTCTTATTTTTGTTTTCTTGTTCAAGAAGGTTTTTTCTAATTTCTGCTAGTGTTGCCATTATTTTCTCCTATATTAGTTAATGTTAGCCATATTAGTTTATATTAGTTAATGTTAGTCTATATTAGTCTATATTAGTCTATATTAGTTAATGTTAGTCATAAATCAAATTTATTTAATTCTTTAATAACTTTGTTAACCGCAGATTCAGAAATTGATTCTTTTTTAATCTCTAAATCTGAATTAACTTTAGCATAATTTTTCAGAAATGTCAATAGTTTTTCTGCAAAATCTATGTGTTTTTTTCCGAAACGATAAACATCATCACTTAGTTGTCTTAAATAATTAGATGTATCTTGGTCAGATGCCAAAGTTGATAGATATCCAGACAAAGAAGATAATCTTGATTTAATATCATTAAACTTAAGATTTACCGGATTATCTGGATCAGTGTTTACAATCGGAGAAGATATTATGAATTCTTTTCCGTTTGCAAATTGCTTAAAAAAGTCTTCTAAACTTTTTTCTTTTTCAGTAGATTCTTTTAGGTTGTGTGCTATACTTTTCAAGTATGGTATTACTTCTTCGTTTATATCTTCTGATACTATATCATACTCTTGTAATATGTCAACAGAAAAATCACTTTCTGACACATTTTCTGAATAATTTTCAAAAAAGTTTTTATATCCTGATTTACTGTTCATAGATTTTATTTTTGTTTTTAACTCAAAAATTCTATCTTTAATTTTTTCTATTAGCAGGGTAGCATTTTCATTCAAAGAACCTTGCTTTGTTACTTTAAAATAATATTCTTTTAATTGCTCGTGTTCTTTTGTTATATTTAATATTGCTCTTCCTGCTTCGTCATATGGTGTTCCGCCTTCATTGATATGAATACACATTGACTTTGCAGCAGATATATTTTTATAAGGAAATTTAAATCTTTCTCCTTCTGAATTTTCTATGAACATAGATTTAATATTACGAGAACGACTTCCTCTTTTTTGTTCATCTACTCTTTTGCTGTGCTTTATATACAAAGTTGCATTTTCAAATTTTCTACGACTGGTCTTTACCGTTCCCCAAGGTTTAGTAAATCCTTCGGTAACTGGTTTAGTAATTGATTGATATGAAAAATCTTTTGGTGTTATTTTTTTGTTATAAGTTCTTAAAAAATATTGTATATTATAAGTTTTTGCAATGTTTTTAAGTATATCTAGCAATGGACGTATATCATTTATATCATTTTTGTTACCAATATTAACTTTTAATTTATATATATCTTGTGATAACTCTAAATTAACCATAATGTTGTTTTCTTCGTTATAAAATCTGGTTGCTTCGCTTGGTGACACAGTTGATTCCCCAGTATCAGTATACAAAGTTAAAGAAAGTTGATAAGATTTTAATGCTTTAAATACTTTTTCAGAAAGTTTACTTACGTCTATTGCCATTTTGAATCCTTTTTATTATATTATTTATAAAAATCCAACCGGCATTGGTTCATTATAATATTCGTCGTCGTCATCAAATGTATTTTTTATATCTTCAAACATATCTTCGTCATATCTGGCAATAACTTCTATCATTCTTACACTTAATATAAGTGCCATAACTAGATCATCAGTTTCGCCTTCTTTTGCTTTATATGTTGTTCCTCTGGAAACAAATGTTTTTAATTCTCTAACTAAATTTTTACTATTTATTTTTAATTTGTCACTTTCAATCCAATTTTTTAATCTTGCACAAGCAGCAAGTTTGCTGGTATGAGTAGTAGTAAATCCTTTTCTATATTTTTTAGATTTTTTAATACCGTCCATCTTCTTAGGTTGTGACAAAAATAAACCGGGAATATTTTCTTCACCTAATTCTTGTATAGTTACTAAGCAAGCTTCACCAATACTATTGTTTTCTACACTCCAATATATTTCACTTGCCTTTGTTTCAGATTTAATATATTCACAAATTTGTTTTAATACTGTTATTTGTCCTTTTATAGGAGTCATATTACTTTGCCATTCTGCAACTTGTTCAAGGTCTGGTAATATTAATACTTGTATCGCAGAATAATCACCACCAGTCCCGAGACTCGGGTCAAGTGATACTATATAAGTTTTATCATCTTGAATTGGTTTATACCATCTTACTTGACCTGTTTTATGATTTGGTTCAAATCCTTCAAACATATTACTTAAAAATATACTGTTTATTAGTGTTTCATCATATGCAATAAACTTTAATTCAAATTCTCTTAAAAATCTTTCATCGCCAATCTTTCCACGTTCTTCTTCTGCCCATTTTTCATCACGATCAGGATGTTCATTCCAATGTGCAATAAAATGTTTGAATCCATTAATGCCTACATCACGCTCGTTACCAAATTCATCAATATTTTTATTAGCTTGATGCCAAATTTGTGCAAATTGATCATTGTCTTGGTTAGGTGTGCTGGTTATTATACAACGCCCACCTGTTGATAAAGTAGGACTAAGTGAAGTCCAAAATTCGCTTGCAATATTAGGTCCAACGAATGCAAATTCGTCCAAATATACAAGGGTAAGTGCCATACCACGACCTGTATTTTCTGTTGTGGCTTGTGCAACAATTCTACTACCATTATCAAATTCTATACTACCACGATTATATGCAACAACACCAGCACGAATATGGTTTGGAATATTTTCATAAATGAAACGTATTCTTCCCATAATTTCTTGTGCACCACGGAAGACGTGAGCAGCTATAAGAATAGTGCTATCTGGTTTAAACATTGCATACCATAGCAAATATGCAGCAGCACATTGTGATTTGCCACTTTGTCTAGGCAACATACTTATACTATTTCTGTATCCGTGATATACATCAATGAGTCTCTCTTGATATTCATATAATGAAAACTTCATTTTGCCTTTTGTTGGATGTTGTAGATAACAATAATTTTTTATAAAATACTTTGGGTCTTCTACACATTTTGCAAATTCCGTTATTTGATGAGCATTTAATATATCATCTTTGTGTGGTATTTTTATTAATGAATTATTGACAGTTGACATTTTATTATCCTTGATATTTAATTATATTTATAGATAACTAATTTATGTCATTAAAAAATCTGACCAAGCCAGATTTTTTAGTTTATTATATATTATTTTGTGTTATTTTGTGTTATTTTGTGTTATTTTGTGTTATTTTTAAATTTATTATATGATTCTACCATTGAATGTATAGTGTGGGTTCCTTCATCAACCGTAACGTGATCGCCTTTTGCTTTAAGATAGCGTCTTAAACTTGTATCAACTATTTCACCTTTTGGCTGTTCTAATTCTCTTGGTTCTCCGTCAAAAGAATCTGTGCTGTTTGCCCATTCTTCTCCAACTAATTTTGGATCACGTGCTTCTATATTTTTTAATTTTGACAATATGTCGCTCATAGGATCGGATGTTCCACAAGGAGCAGCAGCTTTAGTAGGCATAGGCATCATATCATTATCACTGTAAGAATTAACTTTTGGATCATCAATAACAGGATCATTTTGCATAGTATCACTTTTGTTAATCAATCCTGCTAAATATTTTAATTCTTCAACAGAATCTGCATTTATCGTAATTGTCATATTTTTCTCCTATTATTTTTTTATCTTGTATTCTTTTGTTAAATCTTTTCTTGATTTTTCTATATCACGCAAAAATTTAGTTTTATGTTTTTCTCCGTGATAATCTTCTGCTTTTGGATTTTTATATTCTTTATAATCAGGATCAAGCAATCTTGGCTTATAGTTTGGTTCTTTATAACCTTCTACATTTTCTTCTCTGTGTATTTGATCAAGTTCTTCAGCAGGTTCTGCACGATTTCTAACACGAACATCACCTTCTGATATTCCTAATTTTGAAACTAATTCATTTACCAAAACAGTTGGGGATAATGGAAGTTTAGTTTTAAAATCTATTATATACACTTCATTTGACCCTCTGTTATAAAAATCTAAAGGAGCAGATTGTAATATAGTTCTTTTTGGAGTTTCTATATCAAATGCTTCGTATTTTCTTAAATGACTTTCAAGTTTATCTAATTGATCTTCTGAAAGTTCTACAATAGTTTTAAGACGAAACTCGTTTATTTTTTGACTTTCCATTAAGTAATGATGCAATCTTTTCATTTTTTATCCCTCTTTTGAATTATTTATATTTTTTGAAAGAATTTGTCTTAGTAATTCAGTTCTACTTATTTCTATAGATTCTGCATTTCCTTCTAATGGTCTTGCATCATCACCTCTATCTCTTCTTTCTTTTATTTTGAAATCTAATTTTCTGTTTTCGTGATCTACTTTTGCTTTTTGTATTTGCAATTGTATAGCCTTTAATTTTCTATCCATCTTTGATTGTTTTGCACTTATAGCATTTCCCATAAGTTTAGATGCTGCATCATATACAGAAGCTATATGTCTATCTTCTAATTGATCACCCATCTTTATAAGTTTATCAAATGTATCTAATGATTTGTTAGCAAGATCATCCATTTCGCTGTCTAGCATATCCAATCCGCGAACTGTTCCTAAAGATTGATCTATCTTATCTATTTCCAAATAAATGTCTTGCAAATCTTGAATATCATACGTATTTAACTCTTGGGTATCTTCTTCATCTTCTGATATATCAATTTTAAATTCATCAGATGTTTCATTATATTCTGGTAAATTTAATATTTCTTCAAGTTTATGTTTCATAAATTATCCTTTTTTCGGTGATCTAAAAATTTCATTTTCAGTTATTATTCTAAATTCCATACCTTGTTCTTTGCACCATAATCTTGCCATTTTCCATTTTTCTTCATTCAATAATGCAAAATGTTTATCGCGTTTTCTTTTTGAATTTCCTAATATTTGATTATGTGGTTTAACTTCAATCAATTCTGCTTTTTTATTTCCATCTTGATCAACATATATTATTAAAAAATCTGGAACATATGTAGTCATTTTGTTTGTATAAGGATTTCTATATGGAATTCTTATGGATTCACTCGCCCATAATGTTATACTGGGATGTTCATCAAACATTTTCATAACGTGCTTTTCCCAAGACGATCTAAAATATGGTTTATTTTTTCCAACATATTTTGATGGATTTTTTAATTCATAATATCCTTGATAATACTTAGTAGACATTTTTATATCCTTTAGTATTATTTACAAATTATGCAATATTAAAATTTATATTTGCCTGATCCAGTTGGGACTCCACAACGTCTAATAATGTTGGTGTTGTTGTAGTAGTTTGTAAACTTTCCAAAAATGTATTTTCATCATTTACAAAAGGAGCAGGAATCAATATAAACGGTTCTTGAGGCTCTTCCTGAGTTCCATCACTTACCGTATCCGAAAATGGGGTAGATATAGTTATTAATTCTGGTTGTATAGTTAAAGTATACATAACAGGCTGACTTTGTTCATAATCAAGAGTGTCATTATTAATGGTAACAAAAAAGCAATTATGTAATGTATAAACTTTTGGATTAGGTCCACCATCTAATGCTATTTTTATAGAAGGAATATTAAACCTATTCGTATTAGATGGTGCAGTATATCCTAATGTTGTTGAAAAGTCTCCTATTACGGGAGATTTTTGACTGGGCTGGATAGATGTATTTGGTAAACTTATACCTTTTCCATTATTATAGTAATTAGATACATATGGGATATATATATTATCTGTAAATCTATTATCAAATGTATCTACTAATGTCATAGTAGCTTGCCCATAATTTATTTTTTGTTGAACTACTCTTTTTATATTATATTGTTGAACTACTTTTGTTTCAAATGATATATCTGGTATAGTTACAGATTTTAATGGAAATGGCACATTAACGCTTTCAAATCCTTCAAAAGTAGCAGTATATTTAAATTTTAAACGTGGTGAACTAACCATTGGAGAGGGATTAACTAAATCCCCTCCGTGGTCCATACTTCCATAAAATTGATTTGCAACTGTTATTGACATTTACTTATATACTAATATTACTGACCGACACCACCACCAGTTGCGTTCTGTTCATTTGTTTGAACGAATTGTCCGCTAAGTGTATCATCATCACCAGGTATGCTATGTATGGCACTATCATATCTTAAGGTAACACTAACTTGAATTGGAGTAGAATCACTATAATCATTGTTTCCGTATTCTATATTCTGAATAAATGTTCCTACTAAACTCCACTGATCCAATACACCGGGGTCTGTTCCGTTTGTTCCATCTAATGTCTCAATTTGTGTTACAAATTTAAAAGCAGAAGCCGCAGTAGGTGTGCTTTGGCTTGCCATATCAATTTGTCTATTTAACTGACGATCAAGTTCACGAATTGTTTGACTATTTACATCATCACGAATGACAACAGTAACAGCATTCCATTCGTGTTTACCAGCAACATAAACCCTTGAATTATATGCGTGTAATTGAACTTCTTCAAATGTTAAAGTAGGACGGGTAACACTAACCACGTTTCCAGTTATTATTTGCGCATTATCAAATAAGAACGAAACACGAAATCTGTTTTGCAACTTTGGCATAAGTAGCAAGTTATTTCCACTGGTGGTAGGAACACTCATATTTGTTAGAATAGCCATATTTTTAATCTCCTTTGGATTTCTTTAATGGTATTTATTATTTTATTGACTTTTTTAGAAAGTGGTTTTATGCTTGACACAGATAAACACGTAATATATAGTGTGATTCGTAAATGCACTATAAAAGAAAGTATGTTTGAAATGAAAAAGCTTGACGTTAATACTGTAGGTATTGTTTGGATTTTGATGCTCTTTGCTATAGGATTAATAGTTACTGCAATATATACATTTGAACTTTTTATCTTGTTAATAATTGTATTTGGGTCACTTGCAATCTTTTTATCAATACCATATGTGATCACCTATATATGGAATAAGTATGTTGCAAACAAATAATCAAAAGGATATAAAATGTCAGACCTAAGTGTTGAAGAAAAAATTCAAAAATTATATATGGCAGAAAATGGCATATGGCTTGTTCAAAAAGGAAAAATGACAGAAGCAAAACTTCTTAAAGAAGCATATGAACGAATAAATTATCTCAAAAAAGAAAGGTCATATTATTTTAATAAGTATCAAAATAATATAAATCCTTATAAAAGTGAAAGAGATAACTTATTGAAAAAATTAGAAGAACAACAAAAAATTAATAAAAAATTGTTAAAGTCTTATGAAACTATAAAAAATTCAGTAATCGAACTTGAACTAATCGGAAAGGAAGTATATGATGTTTGATGAATTTTCACTTCCTGAATTGGTTGATCTTGCAAAACGGATTCTTGCCCGCAAGGGCGAAGAAGGATTGATTAATTATCAAGTCTTCTATGGTGCGTGTGGATGCATGGGGCCAGCAAAAGGGGAACGACTTTGTTCTTGCAACAAAGCAGTCACACTGAAAACAAATATGGTAGAAGTTGTTGCACAGTTTGATGAAGACCTTGCGAAACGAATTTGGTTGGCACATTTTGTTAAAGGATTACCGGGGTAAATATTATGGAAACATTTTTTGTAACTTACAATACTGGCGAATATGACTCATATTGCGAGCATGTGTATGCAATTGATGCAGAATCCAAAAAATCATTGTATGAAGAAATCAGCAAAGCTTTTGATACATATGTTGCATACGAAACAAAATACCGAGAAGATCGGAAACAAATTGATGAACAATTTCGTCCAAAATCAGCAAATGCTGGCGAAAAACAGTATAAAGAATATCATATTAAACTCAATGAATTCTATGAAAATAATCCATACATAAGCAATTTTATTGTATTTGGATATAATATTGCCTTATTTGATGAAACAATGACTTGCGAAAAACAAGAAGCATTTGAAAGATCGGGATTTCAAATTTATACTATAGAAGAATATATTGAACGTGTTCGTCCAGAAAAAGAATCAGTATGACAAAAGTAATAATGGAATATGAAGACAGTGATTATCTTGGAACCCTTTTTCAGGACGCAATATCACAATGTCTTCTTATGAAAATGGAATTCATAGTAAAAATCCACAAAGAAAAAGATACTGCAACCGAAAGAGAACAAATCAACAATGAACATATGTTGAAATTCTACGATGAAAAAATTGCAGCATATGAAGCAATGCGTAATAGTTTGAAATGGACCGAGAAAAATGATTGATCGTTATGGATACTTTACTGGTGCCGCCATTGCTTGTGCTACGGTTGCACTTGCAATTTATAGTGGAATTCTATATGAACGGCATACTGCTCCGAACCCTTGTATCACAAATCTATCAATACATTCATATCCTCAATTTGGATTTGAACAAATGATGATTGATACTATCATTCATTATAATAAAGATAGTGACTTTTATCGCACAGGAATCAAAACAAGTGAAGAAATGGCAGAACATTTGGTTGAAATGAGCCAAGATAGTGACTATCCAAGTTCTATCTATACGAATCAAACCAGTGGTCGTAAATTTTATGTTCCTGCTTTATGTTATGTAGGAAAAATAGATGTTTTTGGCGACCCTATTCTTTACAAAAAATAATTAATTTTAGATGAAAGAGACATAATATGGAACGTAAACTAGCAAGTATCCGCAAGATAAATGAAATTCGCCCAATCGAAGGTGCTGACTTGATTGAAATCGCTGTTGTAGGCGGATGGTACGTAATTGTTAAAAAAGGTGAATATAAGGCAAATGATCTTGCGGTATATTTTGAAATTGATTCGTGGATTCCAACTGAACTGGCGGAATTTTTATCTAATGGAAAAGAACCACGTGAATATAATGGTGTAAAGGGTGAACGTCTTCGTAGCAAAAAAATGCGGGGCGTAGTTTCACAGGGACTACTTTTACCGATTGATGAAGTTATAAACAAAATACCAAAAGAAGATATTCAATATCTTGATGGTGGTTATATTAAATTTGGAGAGGCTGATCCTGTTCGCCTGTTTGAGGAAGGTTCTGACCTAACAGAAATTCTTGGAATTCAAAAATGGGAAAAACCCATTTCTGCACAACTACAAGGTGTTGCAAAAGGAAATTTTCCAACACATATTTCACCAAAGACGGATGCAGAACGCATTCAAAATCTTACCAATCGTATTCAGGGATGGAAAGATCGTGATCTTAAATTTGAAGTAACTGAAAAACTAGACGGAACTAGTTTTACATATGTTAGGTTTAAATATGGGGATGATCATTACGAATCGCATGTATGTTCGCGGAACCTAAGTTTGGAAGAAACCGAAGAAAATCTATATTGGCAAATTGCAAGGAAATATGATATTATCAATAAAGTAGAAGAACTTGGTTTGAATATTTCTATTCAAGGTGAAATTATTGGCCAAAATGTTCAAAGTGGCCAATTTAAGATTCCGCCAGAACTTCGGGTATTCAATATTTACGATATTGATAATCATGGATATATGGAGCCGCATAAGCGAATAGAAATTTGCGAAAAATTGGGATTACTTCACGCACCACGTATTGCAGACGAATTGTCTATACGTGATTTTGATGGTGTTCAAGAAATGCTTGCATTCGCAGAAGGAAAGAGTATAATCAATGGAACTGAACGAGAAGGTCTTGTTTGGAAATGCACAACTGATAATACTATAATGTTTAAAACTATCAGCAATAAATGGTTATTGAAAAACGAATAATATAGGAAAATGTGATATGCCAAAAATAGAAGTTTACAAAGGCGCTGGCAATGTTATACCTATTTGTGAAGCTAAAAAAACAAAGGCATATCAATGTCCTTGGACAAAACAGGTATATTTAACAAAAAAATCATATGTAAGTCATCTTAAAAATTTAAGAGAAACCCGTATGCATAAACGTGCCAGAGAAATAGTTGATAACAAAATTAAACAAGATTTATGGAATCAACCTACATTTAATGACATTATAAACTGGATTTCTTTGCATCCAGAATTTATATTTAATCGGCTTTTAAAACATTCTTTTATGAGTGACAGAAAAAAGTTAGAAGAAAGCCGTGATATTTTTAGTATTAATATAACATACTTAAAATTAACGTGGAATGAACGTTGTAGTAACACTCACACTTGTCCGCATAATGGTGTAACAAATTGGGGTGGAAGAACAGTTTTGAAAGACAAAAGTCCTGCGCCACGAGGATATCCAGGTTGGACAGGAAGTATTGAATTTAAAGTGAAGTGTTCATCGTCATTTGAGACACGAGTATTAAAAGAATTAAGAATTAACACTGGTTCTGGCGGTAGTAGTCGCAATGGTCACTACAGATATAGTGTTATTTTGTTTGCAGAAGATTGGCCAGAGTTATACAAAATTCATAAAGATAATGTAACTGAAAAAATATTGTTAGACTTAAAAGAAATACCAGATACATATAAATTTGAATATGGAAAAAGTAAAATATAATTTTTGTGGGTCTGGAAAATCTGGGTTAGTTTGATATTAAAGGAAATAGATTATGGATCGTTTAAGTAATCCTATAGAAACAGTAAGTGAATGTATATATCATGCTCAACATTTTGGTTTAAGTTTGATACATTACGAACAAAAACAATGGCATCAAAGTAAAGTAGAAGGTAGAGAAATATATGAATCAAAGACCAGAAATCCTTATAAAAATGAATTTGCAATCGTCGCAATGTTTCCTCAAACGTGGGGAAGCACATCATTAGGGTTTGATGGTATAGGCGGGGCGGCGATGACTACGGCATATACTATCGTGATTCAATCACAACATAGTGGGTCTAGGGAAGTATTAGTTTATTTTGATGGTAAATTTGCATATAGAATAAGCCAACCAAATGATTTGTTTTGGGATGATATAAAAAATAGATATGTTTCGGGCATAACAGATTGTGACAAATATGAATATAAGAGGACTATAAAATGAGTATATATTTTGGATTTACAATTAGCAATCCGTTTGTAAAAAATAACTCAGGAAAAACAATTTTTTGGTATGAACCAAGAATAACAAAAAATAAAGCTATATGTATCCAACTTGATGCATTTGATTGGAAAGAATTGTTTGATATAACATTTACTTGGAGTGACAAATCTCAAGATCATTGGGGTGTTGGCTTTGATATTGGTTTATTTGGATTTAGTTTGCATTCTAAATTTTATGATATCAGACACAGCGATTATGATGACGACATAAATTATGATTATGAAGCAAAATAAAAGACATTTCGTATTTCAAAAAGAAATAATAAAAGAAGTAACCCCATATATTAAAGATGAATGGGATTTCACTTTCTTTTCTGGAAATGATAATATTAATAATATTTTTACAAATATATGCGAAACAGCAGAACAAAATAAAATTATCATTCCATTTGTTTCTATTCAAATTGCAAGAATTTTGAAAGTTAAAAAATATGAAAGAATTGGAAATGGTTTATTGTTTCCAAATACTTTTATTATGAATGATGTTCGTAATCCACTATATATGAATCACTGGTATTCGCAAATTCCAAAAGAATTATTATTAAATGATTTGGTATATTTTACAACTATAGGTGATATATTATCTAATCATATTGTATGGCCCAAAGATTGGGAAAGAATTTTTATTAGACCATTGAGTCCTTGGAAATCATTTACAGGATTTGACTGCGTTTCAAGTGATATACAATTTGAAATAAATTGTCGCAAAAATTTAGAAAATTTATTTAAATCAGAAATAGTTGCTGTATCACGTTATAAAGAGATTGACAAAGTAGAATGGCGGTGCTACTATATAGATGAACAGTTTGTTACTGGTGTTCCATATTCGTGGGATACCACAATACAATTACCTACTCACATTACAAAACCAATAGTCCAGTTAACAGAAAAGGCAGGTGATTATCTTTCAAATATTGGTGGTGAGTGGGTAATTGATATTGCAAAACATAAAGAAGAATATAAAATAATAGAAGTAAATGCTGTCCCTACTAGTGGATGGTATAATAATTTAGATACAAAAAAACTTTTAGAAAGCATAGATAACTTATTTTTATGAAAGAGTTTATAATATGAAAAGACTGCCAAAAATGCCTTTTGAATTTGAAAACTGTTTTATTGCAGGTGGATCAATATTGTCTACTGTTACCAAAACAGATGTAGCAGATTATGACGTGTATCCAAAAAACAAAAATGGTTTAGAATCTGCATTATATGTGTTAATGGAAGATCATAGTTCGTTTATCTGTAATATAAGTGATCGTGCTATAACATTAAAAGTTAATGATGTAAAAGACCCAAAAACAGGAAACCGAGTTATAGTTCAAATTATGTTTTTTAAGTGGTTTGAAACTGCAAAAAGTATTTTTGATGTTTTTGACTTTACTGTGTGTATGGGTGCATATGATTGCGACACACAAGAATACGTATTCCACGAAGATTTCTACGGAGATATAGCATCTAAAACTCTGAGGTTCAATCATAATACAAAATTTCCTTTAAACAGTTTGATGCGTGTTTCAAAATATAAAAACAAAGGATACCATATAGGCAAATTTGAATACACAAAAATTGCTCTTGCAATTGCAAAAAAAGGATTGCCTAATTCTTGGGAAGAATTAGAAAGAGAAATTGGTGGGGTGTATGGAAAAGAAATTAAACTACAGCAAGGTGAAGATCGTTTAGAATATTCATACGAAAATGCTATTTCTGTATTAAGCGAACTTGAGTTTGATCCAGATTATTATCTAAAAAATGAACAAGATAATGATTCGTATAGTGATGTTAGTATTGAAGAAATAATACAGTATTTCACCGACGAAGAAAAAGAGTATACAGAAGTTTACAATAATAAGCTATGCCATTTTATTGAAAATGAGTTTTTCTTGGGAAATAGAGTAAGTAAGCATTTAATAGAATTTGCGGGAACTCGTAATTTCAAAAAAAGAAATCCCAGCAAACTCTTTGGTTATATAAGTTTAGATGAAACCAAAGTTTTAGATTTTAAAAAAACTTTCAGTAGATATCAAACAATTGATGTATATAATAATAAACAATTTTATGAAAAAAACTTTATTAAAAATAAAGGTTTATTTTTAGTGTCGTATAATGTTGATAATATATCTATGTGTAAGTCTGATTTCGTTCGTGTTCATAGTAACATTAATATAGAAAAAAAAGTAGATAATACAACAACTGCATTAGAAGATGTATTTGATGTATTAAATAATTTTATGCATAATTAAAGGAACTGTTGAAATGGTTAGATGGTATGATTATTGTTTTGCATTTTTGTTTGCAGATTTGATTACAGCATTGTTATTCTATTCAACTTTTCAAGCCGAACTTGCTTGGCAAATTATATTTTCAGGATTTGCAATTGGATTATTATTTAGATTGTGGACTGATTTTTATTGCAAAAAAAGAAAAACTATAGAAGAAAACATGTTGGGGTAACATAATTACTATTGACACCATTGTTCTAATCGTCTACTCTAGTTAGTAGATCAAGGGAGATTAAAATGTCTTACAAAGAATATGTAGTTCATGTCTATAATGACGGAACCCGTCATTGGTATCAAAACGGTAAACTTCATAGAACAGATGGTCCTGCCATTGAATTTCCAGATGGAACAAAAATGTGGTATCAAAATGGCAAATATCATCGGAGTGATGGCCCTGCCATTGAATTTCCAGATGGAACAAAAATGTGGTATCAAAATGGCAAATATCATCGGAGTGATGGCCCTGCTATTGAAGAAGCAGATGGAACAAAAATGTGGTGGATAAATGGCAAACTTCATCGGAGTGATGGTCCTGCCGTTGAAGAAGCAGATGGAACAAAAAGTTGGTGGATAAATGGCAAACGTCATCGTATTGATGGCCCTGCTATTGAAGAAGCAGGTGGAACAAAATGGTGGTATATAAATGACAAACTTCATCGGAGTGATGGCCCTGCTGTTGAACGAGCAAATGGAACAAATGAGTGGTATATAAATGGCAAGCAGCTAACTGAATCTGAATTTAATAAAAAGAACCTCACTTGTTCTGGAAAAATTGTTGTGATTGATGGAGTCAAATATAGACTCCAAGAAATTTGAAAAAGGAGATTAAAATGTCTTACAAAGAATATGTAGTTCATGTCCATAATGACGGAACCCGTCATTGGTATCAAAACGGTAAACTTCATAGAACAGATGGCCCTGCTGTTGAACATGCAAATGGAACAAAATGTTGGTATATAAATGGCAACCTTCATAGAACAGATGGCCCTGCTGTTGAATATCCAGACGGAACCCGTCATTGGTATCATAATGGCCAACGTCATCGCATTGATGGACCTGCCGTTGAACTTCCAGATGGACCAAAAAGGTGGTATCAAAATGATAAACTTCATAGAACAGATGGCCCTGCTGTTGAATATAGTGACGGAACAAAATGGTGGTATATAAATGACAAACTTCATCGTATTGATGGCCCTGCTGTTGAATATCCAGATGGAACAAAGGAGTGGTATATAAATGACAAGCAGCTAACTGAATCTGAATTTAATAAAAAGAACCTCACTTGTTCTGGAAAAATTGTTGTGATTGATGGAGTCAAATATAGACTTCAAGAAATTTAATTAAAAAAAGTAAATGTCTTGCAAAACCACATACAATTCTTGTTTATGATTGAATTATGGATAAATGACAAATATTATTCTTTTGATGTCAAAAGAAAAAATATGCGAATTGCTAATAAATTATGTTTAGTAAACTGTTCAAGAAAATAGTTGACATATAATTTATATAGCGAAGGTAATACACATGGTTTTTGCAATGAGGACAATAACATATAATGTTTGACAAAATAATAAAACTGATAAGCTTTTGTTTTGACAGTATAAAAGAAGGAAATCAATATAGATTAGAGAAATATGGAAAACCTTTGTCTATAATTGAAGATATGAAAAAATGTCAGCAACAACAAAAAGACTATTACAAAAATCAAGTTCCACATAGTCGTCCTTTCTTTGAGAAAAACTGTGAATCAAAAAAAATAGAACAATATAAGGCAAAATTTGATTATTGGGATGAATGGACTGGATCACGATATGAAAGACGTGACAATCCTTATAAAAAAATGACAAAATCAGAACTTGAAAAACTAGAAATATATCACATAAAAGAAATAAAACCATATTCTGTTTGCAGAAGTAATCCTGTAACTGGAAATTGGGAAGAAATTTAATAAAGAGGATATGATGGAACCAATACTATATATTATTATGAGAAGTGACATTCCTGATATGAATCCAGGAAAACTTGCTGCACAAGCTGCACACGTTGCCAGTGATTTTGAACACTGGGTAAAGCATATAGAATCTCAACCGGACCAATATTCTGAGTTGCTTTACCAAATAGCTGAGTGGAGGAAAGGTGCAATAAGTTGTGGAACAACTATTTGTTTAAGTGCAACAAAAGATGAAATTTTAGAAACTATAAGAATAACTGATTTTAGTGGAGGTTTTGTTGATCCAACATATCCTTGGAAAAATTGGTATGGCACTTTATTCTTAACAGAAGAATTAACTGGTTCTTGGTTTTTTGTTTGTGACGAAAATGAAAAAGATTTAGAACTATTAAAAAAGTTTAATTTACACCAGTAAAGGATATTAATTGAATTACAATTTTTTAAATAAAAAAGAATATTCAGAGTATAAAAAAGAAAAATTAAAATTACTTGAAAAAGCAATTAAAGATGAAAAAAATCTAACAAAACAAATAAGATTACCTGTTGTAAAAAATTTACAATTAAAAAATGAAATAAGAAAAGAATACATATATTATATGTGGGTTTTAAATCAACCAGAATATTATAACCTTTTAGAAAAACGTAAGGAAACAAAATGACACTATTGAATCAACTAAAATCAAAAACTCTTCAATTACGGAAAGAAAGATCATCATTGAGTCCGGTTATGCAATTTCATTTGAGTGAAGTTTCTCAAATAGGAAAAAATTCTGGAAACCGTGATACACAAGATGATGAAGTAATTCAGTATTTAAAAAAGACTGTTCAAAAATTAAAAGAAAATTCATATTCTAATGTAGAAGAAATTGTAGTTTTAGAATCACTTCTTCCTTCTATGGCAACGGATGAACAAATAAAAGAATTTTTGTCTGCGCTTGACCTAACTTCAATGAACAAAGGTCAAATTATGGGAGCAGTAAAATCTCATTTTGGTGTTCTTGTAGATATGAAAAAAGTAGGAACAATATTAAATGATTTACAAAAAGTATAATTTTATTAGATTAAGATTTGATCTATGTGAACTATCTATATGTATTGTTAATTTATTAGCATACATAGTAAATCTTTTTATTGTTGCATATTATAATAATAACTTTTCTATTGAAGCATTAGTTGTTTTGTATTTAACTATGTTTTTTAATTGTTTTGTAGTATCTTTTTCTATTAAAAAGTTTCATCACGATTATAAAAATTATATTGATAATATATGCAACATACTGGAAACGTAAAAGTTTTCAGTGCCTTTACTTTTTGTTTGACACTCACAGAATCGTTTGGTATGGTGCTTACATAAGGAAACCGAATCCAAACGGAGTGCATGAAATGTCTGCAAATATCGAATCCATCCGGAAGAAAGTTGCTGCCCTTCTGAAACAGAATGAAGAAGCTGGAGCAACCGAGAATGAAGCAAACAATGCATTCCAAATGGCGCAACGGTTGATGCAAGAACACGGAATCACTCTTGAAGAAATCAAGAACACCCCGAGCAAAAACACGGATTTTTCTGAAAAAAAGATCAAAGAAGGTCGCAATAATCTTCACGAAGTTGATCTTTATGGCATTGCCAATGCGATTGCAAAATTCACTGATACCACTGTTTACAAAACAAAAAAAGTAAATGAAGATGCAACAATTGTATTCTTCGGATACAACCCCGATGTAGAACTTGCTGAATATATTCGTGAAGTTTGCAAGCGTGCAATGGAAACAGAATGGAAAATGTTTTCGTCAACTGCTGATTTGGTTGGTCACAAGCGCCGCCATCGTAAAAACTTTATGATCGGTATGAGCCAGCGCATTGTGAAACGTCTTGCCGATATGAAATCCGATCATATTCAAAGCAACGGAACAGAACTTGTTGTTTTGAAAAATCAGATGGTTGTTCAGGCATTGAATGAACATAATGTGCGTATTCGCAAAGCAAGCGCACGGAAAGTTTATTATGACAAAAATAGTTCATATAATGCTGGTCAAGCGGCTGGAAACAATGTTCAGTTCAATAAAAAAGTAAAAGACGGCGCATCCGGTGGACAAACAATGATCACAGGATAAAAAAGGGGCTTCTGCCCCTTTTTTATTTTAACCATCCAATCTTCTTACCATCTTGCTTTCTTTTATTCCATTCTTCAATTGATCCTGGAAATCGCCAAGCCCATAACGCTACTAAGGCCATAAATCCGCCTGACCACACAACTGCATTGACATTGTGTGTAGTAATCCAAGTGAATACTAAAGTGCTTGCCATAACAAAAACCATAACATATTTCATTTTTGTTGGAAATATTCTTTTTTCACTCCAATTGGTAAGAAACGGTCCAAAGTGTTTGTGATTATAAATCCAATCGTGCATACGTTTACTGCTTTTTGAAAAGCAATATGCAGCAAATACCAAGAATATACTAAATGGTATTCCAGGAACTACTAGACCAACATACGCCATAATAAGAGATAAGAATCCCATTGTCATAAAAAAGTATTTTTTAATCATTTTATTGTCCACCGTGTTTTTTTATAAATTTGTAAGAATTTGGATTTTGTTGAACGGCGATTCGTTTCATAACATCTGTTGGATTTTCAATGAATTGAATTGCATTTCCGTTATTTTTAAGAGCAGTTATTTTAACTTTGTCACTGGGATTTTCAAAGAACTGCAATGCTCTTCCGTTACGACTAGCGGCCATCATTTGAACTCGTTCACTGGGGTTTTCAATATATTCAACTGCCAATCCGTTGCGACTAACTGCCATCATCTGAACTCGCTCAGTAGGATTTTCAATATAACGGATTGCTTTTCCAGTTTGTTTCACTGCGGTAAACTGTAATTTTTCATCTGGATTTTCAATAAATTGAATTGCAAGTCCTGCTTGTGACAATGCAGCTAACTTTACTTCTTCACTTGGATTTTGTATGAAACGTATACTTAATCCATCATCACCAACTGCTTCTAGTTGAACTTTTTCACTTGGATTTTTTATATATTCTATAACACTGCCATTTTGTGCAACAGCAGCTAATTGCATTTGTTCACTTGGATTAATTACATATTGTATTGATCTTGGATTTTGTTCAATTGATTCCAACACAACTAATTCTGGTGGATTTTTAAAATACTTAATCAGTTTCCCGAGCATATTGACTGCTACAAATTGCAGTTCCACTCTGTAATTATCACTTCTTCCAACTTTTTTAATATATTCAAACACTCTATTTCTGTTTTTAGTATATATTAATAAGTTTTCTATCTCTACAACGTGTTTGCCATTTTCTACTTTTGGCATAAGTCTGTCTATTTTTGCAATACTTTCACGATATTTTTTTCTATTGGTTTCTACTTGTTTTGCAGTATCTAATCCCAAAGCATCGTTTAATATTTGGCTAAGTTGAATATCACCTATATTATTTAAAAACTTTTCTTTTTTAATTTTTTCATCATTTTCATCAAAATACTCTATATCTTCACGATCACGTTCGTTGACTACTAATGCATATTTTTTATTTGTCAACTTGTTTATAAAATATATTAATATTAATTCACTATCATAAAAATATTCTTCATATTTGTTATGAAATACTTTTGCACTACACCATTTAGTGTCACTTCCATAAAAACAACTACTATCTTTATCTAATGGTATGATAACCAACCATTCATTATTTTCAAACAGTAACTTACTACGTCCTGTTTCACTTTTTTGTTGACGATAACTTGCTTCATTTAGTTTGTTAAGTCTCATATCAATAACCCTCATATCACATTATTTATGGATATTTTGACTATTGACTTAACAGAAACCGAGTGATATGAATATGTAGTATGATTCGGTAGCAAGAAAGAATTTATTATGGGAACACAAAGCTTAATTGCAATTCACACAATTGCAGGAACTGTAGATACAATTTTATGTAATTGGGATGGATATTTAAATCATAATGGTAAAATTTTGTATGAACATTATGACAGAAACAAAACAGAACAATTAATAGAATTAGGAGACATTAGCACTCTTGGAAAAGAAATTGGAGAAAAACAAGATTTTGATAATCCAACAAATAAAGATTGGTGTTTAGTATATGGCCGTGATCGTGGAGAAACAGGAATAGATTCGATATCGTATAACAATAAATCTGAATTTATTGATGAATACGTAGACTATAATGAAGTTAACCACATTTACCTTATGGAACTTGATGGTAAATGGAGATATTTTAATTTCAAAACAAATCAATTTGAAATGTTAGAAACACATCTTAAAAAGGAAAAACAAGATGTATCGTGATTATTCTATTTGGGGCGCTGAACTATTATTTCAGCTAACACGCGGGGTTTTAGTCTTTGACAATATGTTGCTTTTTATACCATACATAATTGTTTTAGTTATTGTATCTGCCAGTCCGGTTATCTTTACTACAACAAAATATCTTCCTTTTATATTTGTTATAGCATTGGGATTTTCTATTGTTGCTGGAATGGGACCAATTGTTGCGCAATTACAAATGGTAAGTGAGTGCAAATATTCAACTGTGGTTGTATCAACTCAGCACAACATTGAAAAAGAGTTGACAATCCGTGAATGTCGCAATAAAGAAGATCAAGATGGAAAGATTAATTACTATGGAGAATTCGGTGAATGGAGAATCATAAAATGAAATGGAATATGTTCATTGATGATGAAAGATTTCCAGCAGATGATGGCAAAGATTGGGTTATTTGTAGGACAAAAATGCAAGTAATTTCTGCAATTTTTGACCACGATAAGATTGCACCATCATTCATAAGTTTTGATCACGATCTTGGTGAAAATGAACAAACTGGATATGATATCGCAAAATGGATAGTAGAAGCAGATATGGACGGAATCATATCTATTCCTATTAATTTTCAATTTTATGTTCATAGTCAAAATCCAATCGGAAAACAAAACATAGAAACTTATTTAAACAACTATTTAAAAATAAGGAAAGATTTATGATTAAAATGATTAAAAAACTTTTTACAGTGAGAAATTGTAAAAAAGATGGCTGTGGAAATCAACGAATCAATTTGTGGGATGCAAACTGTTCAGTTTGTCATTTACCAATAAGGTAAAATAATATGAAATATTTGCACGATTATAATTCTGATTTTGCTTTATTAGATAAATCTTACGGAATACCAGAACATATTGCACACAGTTTTGAAAATTATTTAATTCACGGATTTAGTCCTGGTGGATTTGTTACTTCTATACTTGCAAATGATATATTTCTTGCAGTTGGTCGTGCAGATGGAATCAATAGACAATTTATTCCTCAAATAGTAAATTGGATAATTTTCAATATGCCTCCGGAAAGCATAGGAAGCTATCAAGCTATTGAAGACTGGTGTAATGACAAAAATAATATAAGATCAAATTATGCTTACCGTTTAAAACAACATAAATTTTATGAGGCATTGACTACTTGACTTATACCGTATCCTTTGGTATGATAAAAGAATCACATAGTCAACTACTTTTTAATGATGTTATAGTAGTTACATAAGTAAAAAGCAACACAGAGGAAATCATGAAGCTTACTCCAATACAACAAGTTGTGATTAATCATTACGATGATGAAAAAATGACACTAGAACAAGTGTTCGAGTGCTGTGATAGCTATATTGCTGTTCTAACTCAAGAACAACTCGATGAATGGCTGTCAATGTTTGAGTCTGATGCTGATCCAGAATATACTGATTTTGCGTCAGCAACGGTAGTATTTAATGTTGACGGCAAACTACTTACTATTGTTAGCGATAGCGGAGGAGAATCAGCTTCTGGAGAGTTTTCTGAGTTTTGTGAAGAAAATGGTATTGCCTGTCAGTTTGTTATTGATAGTTTAGATTGTGAAGGTGTAGATGTTGAAGACATTTATACAGGTGAATACGACAACAATATAGAGTTGCTAACACTACTTCATAAAGTTTACAACTGACACAAAAAACTTGTTGACAACTGGTTTGTTGATGTTATAGTAGTTACATAAGCAGAAAACTACAAAGGAAAAGTAAGATGTTCACAACTATCGTAGCTTGGGCGGCTTTTGTTGGTTGCTCATTAATTTTTGTTGGTATCATTGCTGATTCGATTTTGAATCGCCGTGTCAATAAACTCGAAGAAGCCCTTTATGGTCGTCGCACTTTTTGGAATTCAAAGATGTATATCACTGTGTTGGCGTGGTTTGTGAGCGGATGGTATCTTTTCGGGTAACGGTTGATTTAGGTGTTGACCACTGTGCGAGAATCACCTATACATAGTTTCACGGAAGGCGAAGAAGAAACAAACCTTCCAGACCAGAGACAAAACAGTGTTGACACCAAAACCAGAATCGGTTAAGGTAGTGGCACGAAACAAAAGAGTGAGCCAGATATGTTTAATATCCGCGATCCCACGTAAACAAGTTAATTCGTAATAAACTCTAGAAAAAGTGTAACCTAATCTGGAAACCCCTTAGATGAAAAACAAACTCTGTATCGCCGCAGGGTGAGCCTGCGAAGATCGAAAGCTGATACATCAGTTAGTAGACAACCTTAGATAAGTAGTGTTAAATAGAGAAGACTTTAGAGAGAATAAGAGTATGATTTGTGGAGACTTACGGTCGTAGAAGCAATCATCCGTTCCTGAGCAAGAATAAAAACTGCTCAACAAACTTGGGGATATGATGGAACTGGTATACATATCGAACTTAAAATTCGAGTTTGCGGGTTCGAGTCCCGCTATCCCTACCAAAACTTAGTCACAAGCCCAATACTAATCTTTGGTCATTGGCCAGTCCAAAGGTGAGGTATAAAGGGACAAAAAAGCAGATTGGTAATCTGCTAACAAAACCAAACTTGCTAACCACAAGGGACCGTAAAAGATAAATGCCTTTACGGGGTATTGGGTTTATGACTAAGTTTTGGGGGATTAGCTCAATTGGTGAGAGTTACCCGCTCATAACGGGTCGGTTGGCGGTTCGAGTCCGTCATCCCCTACCAAAGTTTACTGCACTGACTGTCACTATCTTGGAACACGCAAATGTTTTGCCGATCTAAGTGTGTGCATGTCAGTGCAGTAATTTAGTTAAAAAATAAAATTTAAAAATAAAAGAAATACCAATGACTGACAACAAGATGTTAAGGCTATGGTAGGATTAAAATCTGTTTGACACGCTTTGCAGTATGTGCTATCTTGTGTATAGAAGAAAAAGAGGCACAAGATGAAATATCACGTTCCTACTGTTATCAATGAATTTCCTTCCCTGAAACAATGGAAGGAAATTTATACTGATTCTATACTTCGTGCAAAGCTTGCATACAAAAATGCAAAGTGGGTATATATTCGCACAAGGCTGAGTGAATCACAAAACTGGAAATGTTGCTGGTGTGGATGTCATACGACTGAAGAACGTGGAAAAAAGAATTCAACAACGGTTGAGCATATCATTCCGCGTTCAGTAGGCGGAAGTGATGATTGGGAAAATCTCGCAATGGCGTGTCACTCCTGTAATTCGCGCAGAGGGTCGCAGACAGTCCAAGACTTTATGGAAGGGGTCGTGGTAGAAAGGTCGCTGAATGCCCGTGAGCGGCAGCGTGAGAAGCGTGAACGGCGTTATCTTCGGAGAGCAGAAAAGTTTCATAACACTGGATGGATTGATGAAAATGGAAATCAAATTTCGTTTTCACAATGGCTTGCATCATTGCGTGGAATATCGTATGATACTCGTGAACAGTTGATAACCAAATATGGAGAATCATAATGCTCAAAGTGTATGCAAAAAAAGTATATCACAATATGGGATATGATGTTATCATTTATCGTGATGCACAACTAAACCAAATTATGTGCAAGTTTGACTGGTATAGCACAAACAAACCAACAATGAGAAACAAATATATAACATTAAATTGTAATCGTTGGCAAATTGAATGGGTATAAGGATAATATCAGATGAGTCAAATTGATAAACTTATTGCAAAAGCACTTAGCACATCAAGCGACGATGAAGCACGCAATGCGCTGGCTATTGCAAGAAAAAAATTTAAAGAGAATGGTGGCAGTTATACAACTACCACAAATACACAGGCTGATACTACAGACTGGAAATCCAAAGCACATACCTTATACAGAAAATACAAAGAACAAGAACAGATCATAAACAAATTGCGTTATGAACTTTCATTTGGTGTGAAGACTAAAGAAATAATTGATCTTCAGATCAAACTCAATAACAGTTTGTTCAAGATAAAATCTCTGCAAAGAGAAAAAGATATTTGGTATAATGCAACAAAAATATTAATTGTTATAACATTGGTAATGCCTGTGTTTCTACTTTTGCTTTTTAAATGAGATAATCTATGCCAAAAAATAACACACAAAAAATAATCAAAGCATTGATGTATTATTCTATATCAAAAAACTATACCGTTGCAATGTATTCCTTGCCACGGTTGAATAGAATATTTGATACAAATGATAAAGACATAATATGGAACAAATTTAAACACATACCAAAAGGTCGTATAGCTATATACAAATATGGTCAAAATGGACAAAATAATTATACATCTGCTTATGTAGAGTTTGATTATCGAAATGACATTATAAAGAGTATATGTAATTCTGTATTTGCAGATGAATTACTGAAAGAAGCAATTTTTTTATCAAACTTATATGAAAAATAAAATTAATATGACACCAGAGTTAAACCCAATTCAAAAGCAAATGTTTGCTATGACTAAATTATTCTTAGAAAAGAATAGCAATCATACAGTTGTTATCAAAACAACAGTAGATAAAATAAAAATATTGACATTTAATTTTAAACGAACAAATATTGGCGAGTTTATAGATAAAATAATAGAATACAAAACTGGTGTTATTTGTTTTTATTTTAACTCAAGCAATAAAGGTTCCAAAAATATTATTGATATTGTTGATAATTATCAGAATAAAGTTGAATTCATTTATTCATATGAAGATGATGTTGTAAGCTTTACACCAATGAATATAAAAAGGAATTCAGAGTATACTGAACAAATTTTTGATTTATTCACAGAAGCAGAATTTTTAATTAATATATCTTTTGATGATTTTATTATAGATAGTGATTTTATTAAAAAATGAAACAAAAAAATATAAAAAAATGTAAATTACCAAAGAGACAAATAACATTTTTAAGAATGTTATATTCTAAAAATTATGTTGCCGTTATAAATAAAAAAATAATAAAAAATCCATTCAGTATTCCTACGTATATATATAACAATATAAAAATACATAGAATTATAGATATACTTTTTGTAAAGGATGATGAACCAGAAAGATGGGTTAATTGTATTTTTTTGGCAAATCCAGATGCTGATCAAATATATATGGCCGGTGTAAGCGGAAGAAGTTCTGAAAACGAAGCACAAGAAATAAAAAATATTTACAATGAATCAAAGTTTTTTGATGACATAGATTTTTTTAGGTATTGACACTGATTCTCTGGTTTGATATAGTAACGCATATAACGTATGAAAGGTTTACAAATGAAAAAACTTCTTATTGCGTCAGTATGCTTCGTATCCGTTTTTGGTTTGGCAGGCTGTCAAGATGATGCTACTATTGCTTCTCAAAATATCAGCAAGGCTGCTGACAATTTTGAAGTAATGAGGCGTGTGGTATTTATGAACGGCATCACCGATGAATATATGTTGGAAATTATCGGACTTTGTTCTTTAAACCCTCGCACTGATGCTATTCAAGTTACATGTAAAATTGATAACAACAAATTTGTTCGGCATCAACTTGGACTCAGTGACAACGTAACTTATTTTGCTGAACAACTTGAAACAATTGATGTAAGCACTAACCATTATCGCGTTACTTTTCGTCCACAACAGATTATTCCTGACATTGATCTTCGCGGAAGCTTTGAAAATTTGACTACAAATCACAGCGAAGTGAATCAATAATCATTTTTAAATAAAAACAAACTAGGTATACCTAGTTTGTTTTTTATATTTACAATTATCGCTGTGTCATCTAGTGTAGTTTGGGTAAGTTTTTGTAGTTTGTCCAGATAGAGTTTTTTCTTTTTATTTTAATTCACTTATATCAATGCTATCTAAAAATTCATCAAATTTTTTTTTCTTTGCTTTAGCTTGTATTAATTTTTTTTGTAGCATATCTCTTGATATTGCTCCTGAAAAATAAAGAGAAAACAAAGTAGATATATTTGAATAATCATTGGATTTAGTTTTACTAAAAAGTTTATACAATTTCTTTATATATTCACGTTGATATTTATTTGGGTCTAATGCTGCATCAAGCGCAACTATAAATCTCATAATAGTGTTTTCTAAAAATTCTGGTGTTATATTTTCTACCCAATTACCACCAGGACCACGAAATTCTATACGATTTTCACGAAAACTTATGCTTATTTCTTTTTCAAATTTAAATAAACTTGTAAACATATTATGTGCATTTTGATTTAATTGTTTTTTTAACACATCTAATGTATCTAATATATCTATATAATTTGTTTTTATTTTTTGTCTTAATGCTGCTTCTGTTCCTTTAGCATAATAAGCAATCATCCTATCAAATTTTGATAATACATAAGAATCACCTGTTAACAATATTAATTTTACATAATCAAGATTTTCTTTGCTAAAGTTTGGCAACGAAACATTTATATGCAAACCAGTTGAAGTGTTTGTATATCCATTAGCTTTGATGAACTCTCTTATCTTGGAAAGGTCAGTAAGGGTCTGTTTAAGGCTTTGTGGCGGGCTTATCACTTCTGCACCAAGCTCACCAAGCTCAGATTTAGGCGCACGTCCAGTCTGGGTATATACACTTGCATCAATTGTAAATTTATATGGATTAACCGGATTGACAAACGCATTGAATTTATTTTTTAAAGATGTAATTAAATCATCTGTATCAAATCCTGTTACGTCTAATTCATATTTGTCTCTGATGTCACGCATAGTTTTTATATTGTTTTGTTCTAAAAAGTCATTAAAAAATCTATCTTCTATTCTGCTTTCATAATACTTTTTTGTAGAATCATACAAGTCAAGTATTCTGTTTTTATCTGTTTTTGATAATTCAAAAGTAGTATCATCCCATACATTAGCGGGACCAATTTTTTCTATAACTTTTGAATATTGATCCAAGTTTTCAATTACTTTTGGTTCTATATAATCATCTTCACTTTTATATTGAATATATTCATATGCATAATCACCGAAACTTTTAATAAATTCTGGATAATATTCATTAAATGTATTTTTTAACCATTGATTATAATCTCTCCTAAATTCATCTAAGTTATAAGTATCTTCAAAGTATTTTTCTATTTGTTGTAATCCAAAAACAGAGATATTTAAATTTTTTTGTTCTTTGTTTACAAATACGAACTCATACTCTATTCCAATTAAAGGATTCAAATTTGAAACAGATTTTGATAAACTACTTGTAGACATTTTTATTTCATTTATTATTTCGTGATACCGCATTTTTGTTTCCTACTATGTTTTATTATTTATTCGCGTATGAATAAATACATTATGTTATAAGAAGGATATACTGGCAATGAGGTATATAGAACTATTATTAGAAGATTATAAAACTGCTGCAAAAACTTATGAAAAAAATGGAGTATCACCAGAAAAAGTAAAAAATGTATTAAATCAATTTCGTAAAATACAACCAAGAATAAGTGATCTTAATTTAAAAAATATTGACTGGTGGGCAAAGAACCGTGATTTTAGTCAATTAGAAGAATATATTATAAACTTTGAGGGAATACCAACAAAGAGTCAAATTGGTAAAAAAACAGGTCGCAGTTACAATATTACTGAAAATAATGAATGGTTAATAGTAATACCTCTTGATAAAGATGCAAGTTGTTTTCACGGAAAAACAACTGATTGGTGCACCACCAAGCCATTTCGCGGATATTATGAAAATTATTTTTATGATAAGAAAATAACTCTAATATACTGTATACAAAAGCAATCTGGAAATAAATGGGCAATTGCTGCACATAAAGATATGTTGAATAATACTGAATATTTTGATGTAAATGATGAACCATTAAAAAAATCACAATTTGAAAAACAAACTGGATTAAATACTGATAAAATTTTAAGCATTGCATTTGGAAAAAAACCACAAGATGAGGTAAAAACAAGTAGAGAAAGATATTCTGCTGCATTAGACAGAATAAAGTTTCTTATGCCTGAAGTAACCAAAACAAGAACACAAAATATTGAGATTGAAAAATTGTTATGGTATACTAAAAATACAAAATTATTAGATCAATATATGTCAGCAGTAGGGCCTGCAAACTTTAATAAAAATTTAGAAATATTTGCAGTAAGTTCTGGAATACCATCCGCAATTACTTATATAAAAAATCCAAGTGAACGGGTTCAAATTATATCAGCAAAAAAAAATGGAGCCATAACATTAGATTATTTACTTGATATATATGGTGAAGATAATATAAGTGATGAAGTTAAATTACTATGTATAAAAGAGGAACCAAAAGTTATCCGTAATCTAAAAAATCAAACTGAAGAATTAAAACGTGCTGCTATAGAAACAGGTTATGTAAATATGCAGTTTATACAACCTCCTATAAGTGATGAATTAAAATTACTTGCTATCCAGAAAAGTCCCAGATCAATAAAATCTATTGAAAATCCTAGTGAAGAACTGCAAATACTGGCAGTTAAAAATAATGGAACTGTATTATATGACCTATTAATTAATCCGAGTAAGATAACTCCAAGTAAACAAGTATTGATTGCAAGTGTGTCTAATGAAAATGCAATCAGTGCAATTGATACGATGATGTATAACGGAATAAAAATAACAGATGAAATTATAATAAACGCTATGGTAAACACATATGATGCAGGTCAACTTATTCGTATTTTGAATAATAAAGGTTATAACATTTCTACATCTGCGCAAATTGCTGCAGTGAATAACGATCCAGGTGTAATATATAATCTATATTCAATATATGACGGTAATGTTAGTGAAGCAGTTCAAATGGTTTCAGCAAAAGAAAGCGGTAGTTTATTTCTTTCAAACACGCATCGTTATATTATAACTACCCGAAAATTAATAGATGTTTCCAATTATGCTGTGGAAGAAGCATTCAAATCTACAGGAAGTTTAACTGTAATGATGATGAAATATTTTAATTCTTTAAAGAAAAATATGGGAAAAGATAAATTTACAGCATTTCCTACATTTATGTCATTTAAAAATGCAATTGATAGTCTTATAAAAGAAGGATTTAATAGTGACGTAATATATATTTTAAGTATTTCGTTTACATATAAAAAATTATATGATCGTGTTGTAGATTATGCAGAAAAGGCTGCCAAAAAAGATGATAATACTATGTTACAAAGATTAATAAAAGAATATAAAGAAGAATCCGATTTAGATAATTTAAAGTTTGAACCAGAGTAATATATTATGAGAATAAATCAATTATTAGAAGCAAAGTTTCGTAAACCAATAACTATGTTCCACGGAACTTCAACTAAATTTTTAAGAAGTATATTAAAAACAGGTATGGTTCCTAATCCGCGTGATAAAAAATGGGACGTTGATCCTGGTGCAAGTTTAACAACACAATCTCGTGTTAGTTTAACAGGATCATATTGGAGTGGAAGACTTATGACTGCAACCAGTAGTGCCTTAAATACAACAGGAAAATTTGGCGGAAACAGTCTTTTAATAATTGCACAAATACAAACACAAGATGCAAAAGCAGATGAAGACCAAATTAGTTTTGACATTCCTCGTGAATATGATTATGCTTTTGGTGGAGTTTATAGCAACAACCCAGATTTAGTTGCAAGAGTTTATTATGACAGTCGTGATTATTATAACGAAAAGAAAGAAATTTTTATAAAAAATATACATAATTCATTTACTGAAAATCCAAATAAGCCTGTTCCTACAAAATTGTTAAGTAATTTATTTGATACATTTACACTAAGAATAATTTCATATGGAGTTAAGGAAGCTGGAACTGATAGTTATTATAATCCTTTAAACAGAATAAAAAATAAACCAAATGAAGTTCCAGAAACAGATGAAATTGAAAAACAGTTATTAAATATAAAAGATAAACTTACTAAGTATTATCGCGAAACTACAGAAGATAGTGGAAAGTTTTCACATACTTTACGAATAACAGAACCAGTTACATTTAGTGGTGCAAATCGTATAACACACATATTAGAAATACCAAAACATTATTTTGATGAAAATAAAAAATTTGTTCAACCTCCATTAATTTTACATTATGGAAACAGTAAAACATTACCAAAAAAGTTTATGGATGAATATACAAGTCGTATAGGCGATTTTACAGGATTAGTAGATAAAAACGGAAATCTATTAGATGTTCCAAATTATAATGGTGAAAAACAATGAGAATAAATCAATTAACAGAAAGTAATGAAGTATTATATCACGGTGATGATTATGGAACTACTGCATTAACACCACAATGGATGATGCACGGAGAAAGATTTACAAATAAACGTAGTAATAATCAGGAAGGTGTAGGAATATATTTCACACCTGAAATAGAAGTTGCAAAAACATATGGAAGCAAAATATCTCAAATATCTACAGAAGGTTTGAAAGTAGTCAATAGTCGTATGTCAGTAAAAAATGCAGTAAAAAAGTCAGATGCGTTGAAATTATTAAACTATCTTAATGAAAATAACGAAAATTTTTGGTATCTTATAACTGATTATAATATAGAAATAACTGGTCCAGAAGATGTTGAACCTTATCATTTACAAATGCTTTTTAATGCAATGAAAGATCAAGAAATAAGAAATTGGCAGATAGAACTTGCAGATGCATCTTCTGTTATAGATTTAGTAACTGGATGGAATAAATTTATTCCGATTGATGGATTATATGAAAGTGTTTCAAAATTTTATTCTATAATTAATACCAATGTAAAAGTAACACCAGTTAATTTTTAATTAAAAAGTATATTTTCAATTTTCTCAATTCTTTTTAGTTCAAGTTTGTCACTAAATTTGCTACGATGAATACTGCCAATTATAATTATTGGAAGATAAAAAGTTATGCTGAGAAAGAAACCAATTGTAACACCAACAATGCCATTATTTAATCCATATAAGCTTGTAATAACAACAAGATAAAAGAATATAGGAACACCCGGATGCGGACCACAATGAGGTATATTTTTAAATCCACGAATTGAATGTTGAAATATATTTCTATTTGGTATCATCATAATAAACCCTTCTTGGTTTTTCTAAATATTCATAAAGGTCTGGTCTTGATAATATAAAATCTACCCATTTTTCTTCTAAGCCAGTAGCATAAATCGTATTTCCTCCAAAACAATTTATGTCTGTAAATCCACAGTTACGCAATTCTGTTAATGTTTCATATAACATTTTATTTTTATTATCATATGAAATATATTTTGTTATTATTATTTTAGTTTTCCACTCATATATGTTTATCTTATCTACCATATCACAGTTAACCTTGCAAGAATGTATAACATATCAATATCATACAAAGGCAAGTATGTCAATCAATACTATCTTTCTACATATATTCCAGTAGTTCTATCTTTTCTTAATTCTATTGTTCCGAAATCTTGAATTTTGTCGTGAGCAGCTTTATCAATAGGCAAAAATGTGCAATTTTGTATTTCTTCATTCCAAGCACGAATCTTATTAGGTTTGTCACTTATGAATGACATTATTTCATTTCGTGAATTATCCATTGCTTCTGATTTTGTTTTACCACTTCCCCAAGTATATCGCAAATCTTTATCACCAAATGCCCAATATAAGTTTTGTGAGTTTATTACTGGGCGGTTTCTTTTAAATTTATTAATCCAACTTTTTAGTGCAGCTTTTGGTATTTTATTACTTCCATACATTGCAAAAACTTTTATTAAATCATCATACTCACTGTATGGTTTAAAAAATTTATAAAGTTTTTTAGCATATTCTCGTTGGTATTTTGTTGGGTCTAATGCAGCATCTAAAGCAACTACCATTCTTCTTATATTATCAATAATATTATCAATACTTTGATCTTCTATCCAATCACCACCCATTCCACGAAATTCAACACGATTGCTGTGAATATTAACACTTGTATATTTGTCTGTCCAGCCATCGTGTATAATTCTTCCTGCAATATTTTCCAAAGAATCTTGTAATTGAACCAAAGCAGTTGTAATATCATCAGAAGAAGCTTTTTTACTAATTTCTTTCATAGAACTTTGTGCATAAGTATTACTTTTACGATTAAATTCTTTTAATATATATTCATCGCCCAATAACAATACCAATTTAACATAATCTAAATCACTACGATTAAATGACGGAATAGAAATGTTTATATGTAATCCAGTTGTATCATTTGTATAGCCATTATTTTCTATAAACGTTTTTGCTTTTCGTAATTCGGTTAAAGCTTGTTCTAAAGGTAATGCGCCATCTGTTTTTATTTCAACAGCAGTATCATCAAAATCATCATCTGCTCTTATAGAAGAATCTGTTTCAATTTCATAATTGCTTCCAACTTCAGATTGAAACTCACTAAGTATATCATCAATTTCTATTTCACTTTTTATTTGTGGCCACGATAATTCTGGTATATCATCACTAAATTTGTTATAAACATCACTCATAAGTGGATAATTTTCCCTAAAGAAAATAAGTTGATTGGCAAACCTTCTTTTTACTTCACTATTCAAATGACTTGTTAAACTAACAACTTCTGGTATCTTTTTCCCCTCTAAAAAGTCTGTTATTTTTTCATCTATTTTATCATATATAGGTTTACGAATTTCATAATAATCTTTTAAACCTATTTCATCACTGTTACTGGTATTGTTTACATTAGTTAATACATCATCGTTATTCATCATAGAACGACGACCATCACTCATACTGTTATGCCATCTAAAAATTTTACGAAATTCTTCACTACCTTGTTCATATCCAGTTGTTTGTGTTATACGATTTTCCAATTGACTTAAAATAGGGTCACGTTTTGTTTCATAAAAATATTTTCTTAAAGTTTCTGTTATAACGTATTGTTCATCAGGATCATTCAAAGTTTTTTCAATTATATCAGAACTCCATTGGTCATATTCTTCATCTAACTTTTCACTTAATTCTTCTATTGCATCATCATTATCTAATTCTATATCACTATCAGTAAAAAATTGTAAAACACCACGAATAGAACTGGCACCAACATCATTCTTATCAACATATTCAAGATAATCATAATCTTTGCGATATATGAATTCAAACTCTATACCAACCTTTGCATCTATTACACTGGTTAATTTTTGTAAACTTTTAGGAGACATATTAATTTCATTAACTATATCTTCAACTAATTTTATTTCATTGTATCGCATAATACATTTACCTCAGTTATTACAAATATTTATAAGAAACACATTATAATAAATAACTGTATATTTAATTTATCAGGAGAGTTTTATGACAGAAAGCAGACATATTTCGTATTATATAGCAGAATATGTAGAATATATAAGAGAACAATTTTATATTTACATTGAAGAAACACCTGTTGATGATTTGCCTACTACTAGCATAGAGAGAATGAAGCAAAAATTTGAAAACAGTTTAAAGATTGACACTCTTACAAGTAAAAAATATACAAAAATACTTACTATGGATAAACTATTTAGGCAACCTATTGTTCATAGTTTTATATTAAATCGTGACGATAATACTTTTGGACAGAATTTTGTCAAGGGTGATATATTACAGGCAGATTATTATTTTCAACCTTTTCGTGACAGAACATATGGAAATGTTTTTTATCCTGAAAGTTATCGTGCAACTTGGTATCGTCCTTTACCTCTTGACAGTGGTGATTCTGTATGATATTGTAAGCTACAACAAATCTCCTGAAAGGAAACACAATGTCTACGATTTTGCTGATTGCTCAAGCTCTTCTGTTCGCTTATGTTGTCTCTATGTCTTATCCTGCGGATGAAGGCGGATGGCAGTTCTGGGCATTTGTTGTTGTAAATGCTTGTTTGATTGCTTTTTATGGTGCTGCAAAACAAAATGAAAGATAAAACTATGAACAGAATTTTTCATATCTGGTTGGCATTTTGTTTACTTATTATGTTATCCTTACTTGTTTACATATTTCAACAATGTGGCACAAAAGCATTTCTATATGGAAATGGCGCGTTTTATGCTGCAATAACTGGTGTATGTGAAGAAGAATAGGTATCTTATATCCTGAGCAAGATATAAAAAGGTTCTAAAACTATAAATACTAATCTAGTGACTATTTTATAATATTGGCTGTTGCTCCGTGGCCGCAAAGTAGCACTTACGGAGAGTGTTAATTTATTATAATTACTTAAATATTAAACTTAGAAAAATGAGCCATAGTAGAAATACTATGGCTTTAATAATATAAAAAACTTGACGAATCGTTTAGACTATGATAGATTCACTGTATTATTCATAGCAACCCTAGCCCGAGTGATTCGTTGTGCATGTTGCATTCTACTAAAATAATAGTTAAATTGAATGAGCAGGCTCTGGTCACTATCCCAACCTGCAAAAAATTTATCGGTAATTCTTACTGCTGATAAAATAATATGCGTTGGCGGAAACATTCCGCGAAGTAGAAAGTAAAAAGGTATCGCCCAACCGCCTTTCCCTGACTTTACAAGGTTTTTCTGTAAGAATATGTCCTGAATTTAATTCAGAATATACTTTGCGTATCGGAAGCCGAAGTATGTCCTGAATCATAGAGAATCAAAAAAAATAAAATGATTAAAATGAACGGAATGAAATGGAGTGAATTTAATCATTTTATTACTAATACTTGTGAATGAAATGAACAAGTATTACTTAATTATATTATCATATTTTGGACTATTAGGGGGATTCTGTGCTGAATCAAGTTCATTTCTTTGAAATGAACATTAGGTTTTCCTTTCAGTCAAACCTAAGTAATCATAAATTTCTACGAAATTTACTTCGTTTCACTTCGTAAAGTTTTCGTAGAAATTATTTTTTTCTTTTTTTATTTCACTTGAAATATTTTATTTTGTTTTCATATGGGTTTATCTTAGTAGAATCTTAGTGAGTCAATGAATTTATTTTGTTGTTGACAAGGCAGAATCAATAGTTTAATGTGTTTTACATAGACAGTGCAAACCTAGGAAATCTCAATGGCCTACATCACTACTGAAGAAGTTCGCGCCATCCGCAATCAACTGAAAGAAAAGTTCGGCAAACTTGGCCTGAAATTTTCTGTTCGCAATGCGAACAAGACGGAAGTCATCGTTAGCATAAAATCAGGCAAAACCGATTTTTCTGATTTGTGGTCGAAAAATAAACCCGGTGATTATGGGTTTGGCTATGAACAAATCAACCAGTATCATTTGCACAACTATGGCAAGCACGCTGAACTTTTCCGTGAAATTATCGAGGTAATCAAATCTGCACCTGCAACCGTTCCCGATGGGCGTGAATGGTTTGACGACAGTGATTCGCAATCGGACTATTTTCATACAGCTTTCTACATTTCTCTCAATGTGGGAAGTTGGAACAAACCTTACATTCAAGAATAAGAATAGGGGCTGCGGCCCCTATTCTCTTTACATTTCCAACCGAATCGGGTATAAGAAAGAATACTCAGTTAGGAGAACACACTATGCAACTTGATGACTTTATCTGTTCAATGAATGAGCAGGCAACAAAGTTCCTTGAAAATGCCGACTATGTTGAACCGGAAAAGATTGGCCTTGAGCGTCGGTGTGGTATGGTCTGGGTCGGAGAAGATTTTATCGCCACAAAAAATAACAAAAGCCTTCGCTACTATGGTGGCTTTGAATATTGTGACCAAACTTATGTGACACAAGTTGGCGAATATGTGTTTTATTCCAGCGAAGATGAAAGGGTGAATGAACACCTTGAACATTATCATACGGTAGCAGAATAATTTCTGTAGATCAATGGTATAAATCTCACTTGACAAAAGGAGTAACTTAATGTTACTAAATTTCGCATTGTTTACATTTTGTGTTTATCTTATGGCAAAGGTAAATTATACTTTGTCAAAGATTTTACTTTTTGTAGGTGCTGTTCTTCAGTTTTTTATCTTATATCCTTACATATCTTAACCGATAGGAAAACATAATATGTATGATAACAAGATTCTCAAAGAGTTTTCTTTGAAATGCAAAGAACGTGAGATTCAATATTGGAAATGGGATATTGAGTCTTATAATCGGTTTTCTAAGATGAAAAAGCTTGCCGAAAAAGCTGGAACCAATACCCAGTTTTATGAAAAACATATGAAACGGATTCGTGATCGCTGGCCTAATGTAAAAGATTGGGATTAATATTATGGAAACAAGAATTACAAAATCTCAAATTGAAAACATTGTGTTTAACTGTTTTAACTCTATTGATTCAATAGAAAACCAAAACAGTGACCGTCTTGATTTTCACGATGTTGCTATTTGGGAAATAAAAGAAGCAATAGAAACCGCGTATAGATTAGGATATCAACAAGCACAGAAAGATAATAAAATTTAAAATGAACACATATATTTTATTCATAATTCCTGTTTATACAAATAATAAACATAAATACAAAAACCATATTGAATCTTATAAAATCGCAATAAAGTATTGGAAAGAACTTGGTGGAACAGTAGATCATAGTATTTTTTACTTTAACACTATATTATACGGAACAGAAGAAATCGCTATGGAATTTCTTTTAACTTTTTATAACGAAAACTTTGAAATTAAATTAAAACCATATGAAAAAACAATATCAAATAAACTTACGGATAAAAAATAGTATTGCTCCGTATATTCCGCATGATATAGCTTCAGGATTTAGTTTATGGAAAAATAGTATTGCTCCATATCTTTATGATATTGGATTTACACATCTTAGCGATATGAAAGTATTAGGAACAGATAAACAAGTAGCAGAATTTATACTTACTTATTTTATTCCTGAAAAATTTAATAAAGATTACAAAGACATAGAAGTTAACATAAAAGAAATTTTGTAGGTTGACTGTGCCTTGGTTCTACGTTAAGTTCATATGAACGCAAGCAGAATCAAAGGTGATACAAAACTATGGAAAACAACATCGCAAAAATCATCCTGACCCAGATCAAAACTCTTGACCCTATGGCGCTTTTTGCTTGGGGTGCAAAAGATTTTGTGAATATGGGTGATGGTCTTAAATTCAAGACAAGCGGAATGGTAAAGCGTAAATGTTGGGTTTATATTCGTTATGATCACGCGAATGATCTTTATGAAATCATTTATGCTCGTGTTCGTAAAAGTGAATGGATTGTTGACAACAGTGTTTCACATATTTTTGTGGAAGATTTGGTAAAAACAATAGATCATTATGTTGGGTAAAAATGACAAATAATATAATAAAACAATATATAATATCAATGAAATATAAACATAACAACAAATCTGTTTCATTTTCAGATGCAGCTTTAGTAAAACTATTTTGGTTAGAATGTGGAGGAGATATAAAATCTGTTGACAGCCAATTTATTAATGACTCTTTTATATTTCGTGCAGATGAAAATACATTAATATTATTTACTCTTACATTTCCGTTTGAAAATATTGACATAAGAGTTTCAAAGTTAACATATACGTTACCCAACAAGAAAAAATAAATCAGTTGACATTCTGTGTCATTGGGATTAATAATAAGTATGGAACAACGAATCAAAGGAGAAATGTGATGGAAATTCGTGACCTTAAAGTGTTCTCAAACTTTTCTTATCTGTTTGCGTCCTGCGACGCTGGAAAAAAATGTATTTGTGTTTATCTTTATGATCAAGTTGTAGTAATAAATGCAACAACCGATGATGCCGTATATCGCAAAGAATATGATCGTAAAAACATAAAATCCAATAATATGTTGTTCAATCCGGAAACTTTGAAAAACTACTATGATGAAATTATCCAAGATGGTGAGTTATACAAAGTATAATTTGTAAAAACAAATTATAACCGTTTAAAATAAATGACTGCTATTTTTGGCAGTCATTTATTTTTTTTGTATTTTTACTATATGTGTTAGTGTTGTATGTATGCAACATTAAGAAAAGTTGCCCTGACGATGATTTTCTTATTGACTTGCCACTGATTCGGGTTTAAGTATTGTCTCACGAAGAAGCAAGGCAATCCCGCCTTACATACATTGTAGGAGAAACACAATGAACGATATCGCACAAATCACCGAAGATCAAATCACCGAAATCGCTGCCGAAATGGATACCGATCTGGAAGCCACCGAGGCCGAAGCCACCGAAGCCGAAGCCACCGAAGCCGAAGCCACCGAAGCCGCGCCGAAAAAGCGCCCCGGAAAAGCAACAACTTTTTCGGACAACGCCAAGCTGATCTCTACCCTGAAAATCATCGACTCGGCTGATGGTGAATACCATTACAAAACTGGTTCTGTTTCCCGCGTGCTGACGCTGCAACTCGTGGAAATGGGGCTTGTGGAAGCCGTTGACCTGCCGCGTGAAGGCCGTGGGCGTCCGATGAAGGTCTATCGCCTGACCTCTGCCGGAAATACGATGGTTGACGACGATGAAGCTGGCGGCAATGCAGAACTGGCAGATGTCGGAAACACGGAAACCGCTGATGAAGCCGAATCGTCTGAGGCAATGATTGTCGCAGAAGAATCGCAGGAAACCAACGCCGAAATGGCATAATTTCCGAGCGAACATAAATAAAGAAAAGAGGGCAGATTTGCCCTCTTTTTTATTGACACGAAGCGAATCGCATTATATAAGTATGTTACTGAAACAAGACTTGGACAAGATAGGAGAAAAAAATGTCCCGCGAATATACCGTCTATGGTGACTACGGCTATAACACCGAAACCGAACTCTACACCACCAACAATCTGAAAGCTGCAATCCGTTGGGCAGAAACCTACTGCGAACGTGATGATATGGGCGGTTTTGACGTGGTGGAAGTCGCGTATCACGAAAATGACGGCGAATTTGTTTCCGAATGGAAACGTGTAGCAGAAGAAGATTTTCTGTATGATGAATTTTAATTCACATATTCAGTGAGACAAAAGAGGGGCCTTTCGGTCCCTCTTTTCTTATTGACTGGCATACACAAATAAAGTATTGTTTGGTAAAGCAGCGCCAAACCACTACAAAAGGAATCACACAATGATGAAAACTGACGATCAACAGATGAATATTGCACTGGACACCCTGATGCAAAAAATTCGTGAAGACTATTATCGTTGGACACTTCGCGGGCGTGATCCGATTGAACTTTCTGAAATCAACAAAACAATGATCACAGAATTTAACAACAATATTAAAATTGATATTGGAAAAAATATGTGAAAATAATTACAGGAAACAGTGTATGGGGATTTGTGGTAAACACAAATTCAGATAAACTTTTCCAATATGGAGACATTTTGAAAGCTGCATCTTGGAAAACACCAGCACGAAACAAAGCTCGTGGAAATGTTTTGAATGGTGATTTTTCTTGGGTTCGCTGGACTGGAACAGAATATCTTTGAAAAATAAAATATGGGGGGAGAAATTCCCCACATATTTCTTTCCGTTAATTGTCACATAAAACTTTTTCAATTAATACTTCTTTTGAAATTTTAATAACATTATGTGGACGACGAATTCTTACTGAGTTTTTGTTGATGCGTTTTATTGTATTGTCATATATATTTAATTTAATATGAAGACTTATCTTTTTTTGAGTTTTTCCATAACTTATTTTTTCAATTTTTCCATATGTAAGAGCGGTTTGTGATTCCATACTTAATGCAACCCAGTCACCAACACATAAATTATTTCCAACAAAATCAACAATATTAAATTCTTGTATATTATTTTCTTCCATAATTATACTCCAAAAATACACTATTTGGCATAAGATAGCATAGCAAAAAAAGATTGTCAATGCACGAAAAAACAATTGACACAAGCGCACGATTACTATACTGATTCCATATAAACACGCCAGTCAAAGGATGGATCGCAAATTGGCACTCATCGTCGGATATGAAAATTCAAGTCTTGATCGGTATGATGTTTATCTGTATGTTGGTGAAGGTCGTATCAAGGAAAATATCACTGATATTTTTGGGGCTGAAGCACAACTGATGGTGCAAGCCGATGGTCACGAACTTGAATTGATCAAACGGCAATTTACAAATATTCCGATTACATCAAATCGTGTTGTTCGCTGGTATGGCGATGATGCAAAATTCATCATCAACAATATCAATCTCACAAAATTGAATTGATCAAACTACAGAAAAAGGAAACACAAAATGCAATATGGTGATATATACCTCAAATGTCCCAACAGTGGGGATTTGTTGTGGTATGACTGGACAAGCTTTGAAAGGTTCCAGTCTCACTATATTGCAGGCTTTGACAAAGGCCGATTTATCTTTGTGGCAACAGGAGACTCACACAATGCCCGGACCTAACAAGTGGAATAGCGTAATCCTGAAACTTGTGATTGAAATTGACGGAGTGGAAACTATCGTCAAGCAAGTAGACTACACTGAAAGCATGAACGAAATCAGCGAAGAACAATTTGTTTCCAGCGAAGATGTGCGGGAAATTATTATGGAAGATATTGAAATCGGTGAAAGCGGAATTTTCTGAAATGTTGCGGTTGACATTGAGGAGTCATTATAGTAATGATTCCCCAACGAAACCAATACCGGACAGGAGACAAGCACAATGCCCGCACTGATGCCAATCATTGATACCCAAGCACTGCAAACCAAGATGACAGCAGACCAATGGGAATTGGCTGCGCCTTGCTTTGCAAAGAGCAAAGGTGCATCACGCCTTCGCACATCACGCCCCACAAAGGCAAGCGGTGCAACACAGTATGTTTGGCGTATGGTGGCCTTTATCGTTTCCACAAATCCGCAACACCATTGTATGCCGGTCGGAGCAGATTTTTATATTAAAGATTCTGAGTTCGCACACCGCACAGATCAATATATTCCCAAGCTTTTGACAGAAAATTGCCAACAAACTGTTGACAACTGGTCAGCAAAAACGTGGGATATGATGCATCGCGGAGAGCAACGCCGCAAATATATCAGCGAAGAATTGGAACCAATAATTGAAATTATCATTGATACTATCCCAAAGTCACAATGGCGCGGGGCACATCGCTGGCACCAAGCATTCTATGGATAGTTAAAAAAAAGAGAGGGGCCTTAGTCGGTCCCTCTTTGTTGTTGTTGACTTTCGACTTGACATAGGTTACAGTCGTATAATAAAGTGTGATTTATAGAGGCAATATACAGGAATGCTGATTGAATATCCCAATGGAACAAAAATTTGGTATCAAAATGACAAACGTCATCGGACAGATGGTCCTGCCGTTGAATATAGTGATGGAACAAAAAGGTGGTATATAAATGGCAACCTTCATCGGAGTGATGGCCCTGCCATTGAATATCCAAATGGAACAAAAATGTGGTATCATAATGGCCAAATTCATCGGAGTGATGATGGCCCTGCCATTGAAGTAGCAGATGGAACAAAAAGGTGGTATCAAAATGGCAAATATCATCGCATTGATGGCCCTGCCGTTGAATATCCAGATGAAACAAAAAGTTGGTATATAAATGGTAAAGAATATTCTTTTACTAATTATTGTATTAAATTAAAATTATCAAAAGAACAAATATGTGAATTGGTATTGACCTATGCGTAATGGACTTGTTGAATTTCCAGATGGAACAAAAAGGTGGTATATAAATGGCAACCTTCATCGTATTGATGGCCCTGCCGTTGAACACACAAATGGAAGAAAATGGTGGTATCAAAATGGCCAACTTCATCGCATTGATGGCCCTGCCATTGAATATCCTAATGGAACAAAAAGGTGGTATCATAATGGCCAAATTCATCGGAGTGATGGCCCTGCCATTGAAGAAGCAGATGGAACAAAAAGGTGGTATATAAATGGCAAACCATATTCTTTTACTGATTATTGTATTAAATTAAAATTATCAAAAGAACAAATATGTGAATTGGTATTGACCTATGCGTAATGGACTTGTTGAATTTCCAGATGGAACAAAAAGGTGGTATCAAAATGGCAAATATCATCGCATTGATGGCCCTGCCATTGAAGAAGCAGATGGAACAAAAATGTGGTATATAAATGGTCAAGTTCACCGGAGTGATGGCCCTGCTATTGAACTAGCAGATGGAACAAAAAGTTGGTATCAAAATGGCCAACTTCATCGCATTGATGGCCCTGCCGTTGAACACACAAATGGAACAAAAAGGTGGTATCAAAATGGCCAACTTCATCGGATTGATGGCCCTGCCATTGAATTTCCAGATGGAACAAAAAGGTGGTATCAAAATGGCCAACTTCATCGCATTGATGGCCCTGCCGTTGAATATCCAAATGGAAAAAAAAGGTGGTATCAAAATGACAAACTTCATCGGATTGATGGCCCTGCCATTGAATTTCCAGATGGAACAAAAAGGTGGTATCAAAATGGCCAACTTCATCGCATTGATGGCCCTGCCATTGAAGAAGCAGATGGAACAAAAAGTTGGTTTATAAATGGCCAACTTCACCGGAGTGATGGCCCTGCCATTGAATATAGTTATGGAACAAAAAGTTGGTGGATAAATGACAAACCATATTCTTTTACTGATTATTGCATTGAATTAAAATTATCAAAAGAACAAATATGTGAATTGGTATTACATTATGCGTAATGGACTTGTTGAATTTCCAGATGGAACAAAAAGGTGGTATCAAAATGGCAAATATCATCGGAGTGATGGCCCTGCCATTGAATATCCTAATGGAACAAAGGAGTGGTATATAAATGGTCAAGTTCATCGTATTGATGGCCCTGCCATTGAATATCCCAATGGAACAAAAATTTGGTATCAAAATGACAAAATTCATAAAACAGATGGTCCTGCCGTTGAATATAGTGATGGAACAAAAATGTGGTATATAAATGGCCAAATTCACCGGAGTGATGGCCCTGCCGTTGAATATCCAGATGGAACAAAATGGTGGTATATAAATGACAAACGTCATCGCATTGATGGCCCTGCCATTGAAAAAGCAGATGGAACAAAAATGTGGTATCAAAATGGCCAACTTCACCGGAGTGACGGACCTGCCATTGAATATAGTTATGGAACAAAAAGTTGGTTTATAAATGGTATAAAATATTCTTTTACTAATTATTGCATTGAATTAAAATTATCAAAAAAACAAATATGTGAATTGGTATTACATTATGCGTAATGGACTTGTTGAATTTCCAGATGGAACAAAAATTTGGTATAAAAATGGTCAAGTTCATCGGAGTGATGGTCCTGCCATTGAATATCCAGATGGAACAAAAATTTGGTATCAAAATGACAAACGTCATCGCATTGATGGCCCTGCCATTGAAGAAGCAGATGGAATAAAAAGGTGGTATCAAAATGGCAACCTTCATCGGAGTGATGGTCCTGCCATTGAATATCCAGATGGAAGAAAATGGTGGTTTATAAATGACAAACCATATTCTTTTATTGATTATTGTATTAAATTAAATTTATCAAAAGAACAAATATGTGAATTGGTATTGACCTATGCTTAATGGACTTGTTGAATATCCAGATGGAACAAAAAGGTGGTATCAAAATGACAAACGTCATCGTATTGATGGCCCTGCCGTTGAACTAGCAAATGGAACAAAAATGTGGTTTCATAATGGCCAAATTCATCGGAGTGATGGCCCTGCTATTGAAGAAGCAGATGGAACAAAATGGTGGTATATAAATGGCTACCTTCATCGGATTGATGGCCCTGCCGTTGAACGAGCAAATGGAACAAAATGTTGGTATCAAAATGGCAACCTTCATCGTATTGATGGCCCTGCCATTGAAGAAGCAGATGGAATAAAAAGGTGGTATCAAAATGGCAACCTTCATCGGAGTGATGGTCCTGCCATTGAATATCCAGATGGAAGAAAATGGTGGTATATAAATGACAAACCATATTCTTTTATTGATTATTGTATTAAATTAAATTTATCAAAAGAACAAATATGTGAATTGGTATTGACCTATGCGTAATGGACTTGTTGAATTTCCAGATGGAACAAAAAGGTGGTATCAAAATGACAAACGTCATCGTATTGATGGCCCTGCCGTTGAACGAGCAGATGGAACAAAAAGGTGGTATATAAATGGCAACCTTCATCGGAGTGATGGTCCTGCAGTTGAATATCCAGATGGAACAAAAATGTGGTGGATAAATGATAAAGAATATTCTTTTACTGATTATTGCATTGAATTAAAATTATCAAAAGAACAAATATGTGAATTGGTATTACATTATGCGTAATGGACTTGTTGAACACACAAATGGAACAAAAAGGTGGTATCAAAATTGCCAACTTCATCGCATTGATGGCCCTGCCATTGAATTTCCAGATGGAACAAAAAGTTGGTGGATAAATGGCAAACGTCATCGTATTGATGGCCCTGCTATTGAAGAAGCAGATGGAACAAAATGGTGGTATATAAATGACAAACTTCATCGGAGTGATGGCCCTGCTGTTGAACGAGCAAATGGAACAAAGGAGTGGTATATAAATGGTAAAGAATATTCTTTTACTGATTATTGTATTAAATTAAAATTATCAAAAGAACAAATATGTGAATTGGTATTGACCTATGCTTAATGGACTTGTTGAATATCCAGATGGAAGAAAAATGTGGTATATAAATGGCAACCTTCATCGGAGTGATGGTCCTGCAGTTGAACTAGCAAATGGAACAAAAATGTGGTTTCATAATGGCCAAATTCATCGGAGTGATGGCCCTGCCATTGAAGAAGCAGATGGAACAAAAAGTTGGTGGATAAATGGTAAAGAATATTCTTTTACTGATTATTGTATTGAACTGAAATTATCAAAAGAACAAATATGTGAATTGGTATTACATTATGCGTAATCGTATTATTAAAAATAAATATTAATATGCATAGGATAATATAATATGAAAATAAATCAAATCATAAGTGAAAATACCGTAACACTAAATGATCTATATGATTATGATGAATTAAATACGGAAAGCGAAATGCTATACCATTGGACCACGCCACAAGATCACTATATACCTTTCACAGTAAAAACTATGCAACCAGAACAATTAAAAAAATTAAAAACACCAAAAAACGATATGACCGTATTAGATGCATTCAAACAATTCGCAGACAGTGAACAAAAACAATTAGTAAAATATAAATCAAAAAATTACGATCATAACAGAATAATAGTTATAGCCAATAATACCGTAATAGATGGAAATCATCACCTAATCGCAGCTATACTCACAAATAATCCCACAAAGTATATTGACATATATGATGAACCCGAAAGTGAACAATAATGCGTATAAATCAAATCATAACAGAAAATAATAAAGAAGATATAAAACAAAAATATTATTATCACGGAAGTTTCGATAACCTACCAGTAGGAACAGTATTAACACCAAGATATGACAATTATGAAAATGATTGGAAAAATACAGACTTCTATACCATATTAGAAAAATATAAACCAAATAATATGCTGAGTCATAAAGAATCAGTATTTATGGTAGATAATGAAGATGATATAGACATCGCTGGAGGCGCAACCGATTATATCTTTACACTAAAACCATTAGGACCAATACAAAAACACGACCTTAATTGGAGTAGCGAAATATCAGCACTCGTTAGTGAAGGATACAATATAAATTCACCAGAAATAATAAATGCTGCAAATAATTACTGGAATGGAATACCACATCACGATGAAAATGTTTGGGAATACCTAACAACAAAAGCAATAATTGTAAAAGTAGAAGAATATTAAATATCTTGTGATAATATCAAATTATAAATCATATCTTGCTTTAATATAATCCAATAATTGATCTATATTTTTTATCCCTAATTGCTGCAACCTAGATAAAAACTTATCTAAATTTTCACGACCCCGACCCATTCTATCATTGTGAATATCTGCACTTAAACCACGCTTTACATCACCATAACTGTCATAACTTATTTTATATAATAAATCTTTGCCAACCTTACTTAATTTATCACGATCAATATCAGACAATAATTCCATAAATCCAGCATAATAATTACGACGACCCCGACCATAACCAACATAAGACTTTAAGTCATTCTTAATATTACCAAAAGAACTTAACTTAACACTTTTTCTCTTATCTAATAAACGATACGAATTACTATCACTGTAAACATATACCGAAATATTCATTCTGTTGGCCATAATATATATTTTTCTAATCCAACTTAAATTACGATTTTTGTCATCCTCATATGATAATCTTGGAAAACAATGTATCTCACGAATATAATTATCCGCATTCTCTATATATGCATCCTTGGAAAATAAACGATCTTCCATTTCATCCTTGTTAAAACTTCCACCCCAATAATCAACACTCTTTCCACTATACCTTTGATTTAATTTATCACCATCCAATACTAATAAACAACTGCCACCACTATAACTACGATAATCATTTATACGACTACGACTAAAACTCATATAATAAATCTTATCACTAGATCGCAATTCTGTCTCACGACTAGTGCCAAAATCAGGAGTCAATCTAAACATATTACTAGATAATATTTCCAATACACTTTTTATACTCGTAGAATGATATAAAATACTACTCAATCCCTCAAATAATTCACAATAACGCATAATAAAAATTTCCCTATATGATAAAAGTATTTAACAATAAAATATCACACTTAACAAACATAATAATAAACACATAATAGAAAATATCCTACACAACAATTATTCCCTACATAACAAATATAATAAACTACAAGATGAATAATATCCTACACAACAATTATTTCCTACATAACAAA